TAAACCTTTTTCTTTGTTCTCTGACATATCCAAAACTCCTTAACTCAATTCTATTTAAGTATTCGATTCAAAAAAAAAATAACAAGGGACAATAACACTTCATTACCTACCCTTGTATCGAATATGCGGACATAATCGAGAGATACAAACGGCGTATCTCCTTTGGTTCAAAATGGGGTGACTTGATGACTTCTCTAAACCTACTCACATTAGACTATTCTTACTTTGATACGTGATATCAGGTTTAAGTATCGGTTTTACGATTTAGGCGATGATAAGACCGCGATACTGACTCTTGTCGTACCTGTCTTGATCATGTCTAGTTTCTTAGCCGCACCTTGACTGACATCAAGGATACGACCATGTTTATAAGGGCCTCTGTCATTGACCTTCAAAACAGCACTTTTCCCATTACTGAGATTGGTGACTTTAATTTTACTTCCAAGGGGTAGTGTCTTATGCGCTGCCGTCATGGCATTCATATTAAACACTTCCCCGTTTGCAGTTTTACGTCCGTGGTGGAATCCACCGTAATAAGACGAGACACCCGTTAAACGGTGCGTGTCTGGATAGGCTTTTGCTTCACTTATTCCTGGTAAGAGAAATAAACTCAACAAGGCTGCATAAATGCACCCATTCGATTTCTTCATACTGGTATACTCCAAGTCTGGATACTTTCAATCTTGGTTTTGCTTTAAGCAGAGTTAAGAAAGTTTAATATCACTACAAGCGTACTAAAGTAAAAAGAAGTTTAGCGTGGAGATTTACATCCATCATCAAGTCATATAGCTTATATACTACACTAAGATAATATAGCCTCGTAGCATCACATAGCCGAGCGGCCACTCACTGCACCGCTCATCGCCAAGCCAACCGATCCACGACCGCCGCCGGCTCTCAGTTATCTCTCTTAGGTTTTCTTTTTCTCTTTTAAGAAAAAGCAATAAAACATTTCTCAGGTAATCCAAATATATAAAATCATCAAAACGTTTACTTGATACGTTTTTGTTGATTTTATATATTTGATATCATAACCATTGATTTGGTAAATCCTTAGTGTATACTAGGCGGTATATAAACCGCCATAGTAATCTTTCTTAAAACAATAGTTAAAAAGGATTTACTCAAATAAAGATCATTCCCTGGTAAGATACTTCTTACCAGACAGGAATGAGATAAGCAAGATGTTACTTTGTAACATCTTTCCTTTTTCCTAAAATTAAATTTATTTAATTTTTTATAAAAATAAAAATTCTTAAGGGGAAGGGTAGATAATTTATGTAGTGTAATGAAGATGAGTGTATACGAATCTGAATGAAACGGAATAAATTATCTGGGTTGGGGTTCTAATACAGAGAGGAGTGAATGAGTAATATACGGATTGAGTATAGTACGAATGAACGACATCCTTCCACCGAAAAATAAAGTATAGTATATAAGGGGCGAAGCCCCTTATATATAGTGAAAAAATTGAACAGTAACATATACTACAAAAATATAATAATATTTTACATTTACATTACACTAAAGAGATAGAGATAATGGAGAGATGAGATAACCTTATCTCTCTTATTTTTGTTGTTATATAGAGATGAAAAGAGATATACTGTATACGTATAGTACTAAGTAGAGATAAGAGAGGGTATACTTAGTAGAGATAAAGATGAATTAGAATACTGAATAAAGAATAGATACATTATACTCAGATAAAGAGAAAAGAGAGTATAAGTAGAGTAAAATTCGTATTCGGGAATTTTTTGATAGAGAGAAAAAGAATTATGACTTATTGGATAACAGAAGGGCCTAATGGGATGGGAGCAAATGCTTCAACAAATGGCTATACGGTATTACCAGGTGGTACTATCATGCAATGGGGGAGATTACCAGGGAATCATGATGGGGCATGGCATAACTTCCCCACACCGTTTCCTAACGTGTGCTATAATGTCGTGGTGACACCACATGCAAGTGCGATGAATAATGACTATGAGAACCCGCATATCGGCGAGATCAGACGGGATATGTTTTGGGCGAAAGCAAAATATGATCACCAGTTAAATAACGCAACCTTTATCGCATTTGGTCGATAAGAGAGAGAAGGATATCTTTAAGATGACGTATTGGATAGAAAATGCACCGGGGAATCTAGAACCTCGTACTGCAGAAAATGGTTATAGTATACTACCGGGTGGAATGATGATCCAATGGGGTGGTATACCAAATGAATATGGAGGTGGATGGCATAATTTCCATACACCATTCCCAAATGAATGTTTTATGGTGTTAGTGAACCAAGCGGATGTTTCAGGTGACTTTGAAAACGTACGGGTAGATCATATCGAAAGAACCCGTTTTAGTGCTTGGGGTAAACATGCTTGGCATGCTAACGGCGGTCAATATATCGCCATAGGGAGATAGTAAATGACTTATTGGATTACAGAAGCCCCCGGTACCAGTGATACCCAAGGTGGTGAGAATGGTTATAGTATCTTACCGGGTGGTGCAATCATCATGTGGGGAACCTTTACAGGGGATGGCGATAAAGTGAATTTCCATCGCGCATTCCCGAATAACTGTTTTGCAGTAAACTTTACAGGTACTTCAGGTCAGCGGGTAAACCCTAAGATCGCGAGTAAAGATCGTTTTGGATTTGTGGTACACCATCGTGAAAGTAGACGAAGTGGTTTTGGTCGACATGCGACGACCACCGGTTATGAAGCAATCCACTACGTAGCTGTAGGTAACTAAGGTTCTAAGAGATACATCTTTTTGGTGTATCTCTGCCTTATGTCCCTTCCAATGCCATGTGTCTATATTTAAAGAGATAGAATATGAGTTTTAGTAATTTAAAAGAGATCTTCGATCACTATTGTGAGACGGAGATCAATCGTAAGCTCCTTGAGAGCTTAACGAAATGGCGTAATCGTTTTTACAGCCGTAATAGTGAACATGTGGGATTCTTCTCTACGGCATCATTTGGGTTATATATCCCGAAATGGATGAGTAGCGATGATGATGTTTGGTTAAATGAGATCTTAGGGATCGATGAAGATGAAGTCGCCGATTTCGTTTATGCTTTACCGACGATCAATAAAGACTTTAAAGTTAGTAGTAATATCTTAAGTATCGGGATGGTGTATCTGATGCATCGTGCTCATACTTCTAAAAACTTAAGTCAAAAAGAACGTGATGGATTAAAACTCGTGATCATGGAGATCATGGTAGCCCGTTATTTGACCTCTGTGATGAATAATTACTTCTCTCGTGGGAAAACCTCACCTGAGATCAGTACCGAGGTCTATGAACGTCTTACACGTCGATTTGACCTTAAAGTAGCAGGTAGTTGGAAAAACTGGATCGAAATGAAATCCGAGTTATTTGTTATTGGGGACGATCAACGTGCTGATGCAAAATATGCGAAGCAAGAAGTCTTCGATACCTTTGATGATGAATTGGTAGTGCGTAAGCTTAATAGCGTAAAATCTCAGATCAATAAATCGATTGTAGAAATCAATGCAGTATTTAGACAGGTGTTAGATGATCAAGAGAAAGTGATCTCGACTTCAGCATTAAGTATGAGTGTTGATGGATTATACCTTGGTGATTTAGTCAGACAACAAAGTCAGTTCTTACACTATCAAGATAAGATCTTTACCGATGAGAATAGTTTCATTAAAGAAGATCTTCTCTATGTGATTGAATCTTCCATGCCAACTTTAGTGAAAAGTACGTTTCGTGAAACCTTAAGCTTTATGGTGCGTAATCAAACTTCACCGAAATGGAAAAATAAAATCTTAGATGCCCGTCATGATGTCATGATCTACAGTCTTGCTTTAATCCAATCAGAAGGATTAAAAACCAATGACCTTGTTCAGATTGCGCATCGTTTACGTCAAAACCTATTATCAGGTAAAGCTAACGATAAAACATTATTGTCAGTACGTAAACTCGTTGATGGATTTATCTATGAGGTGAAACCAAAACTAAAAGGTAAACTAGTTTCTTTAGAACGTTCAGGGGTGATGTTGTATATTATTCTTCGTACTCTTGCGATGAACTATTATAAATCTTAAGAAATAAAAGTTTATTTTATTTTGTACTATTATGTGGAAACATGATAACTCCTATGGGTCACTGGCAGGTGACTTTATCATACGCCCACAGTTTTCTAAAAAGATCAGCTGGGAGTAAGTATTTTCTTACTCCCTTGCTCGATTATATGAAATGAATTTGATTGACAGATCAGTCAGGTATTCTTGATAAGAAACTAATGATTCAGTTACGCTATCCATATGGATTCTTCATTGGAATCCTCCTTATGAAAGTTAAAGTTGAAAATAGAAAGGCCTGAATACCTAGTAAGTACAACGAAAGTGGTTTGTGCTCTGTTTCTCACGTTTTCTTAAGACGTTGTAGACTTTTCTGTCAATCGCCCTCTTTGGTTATGGGGATAAGATTTTTTGGTTCGGTTGCACGCGGATCTTCTGCATCCTAGCATAGAACGGTTCTTTTGTTATTAATAATACGTCTTTCCCTATAACCAAACCCTTTTCGTTCTGAATGGCATATGGGTTTGCTAGCATCTTCCCTTTTACAGTATCTCAGCCTAATGATGGTACCATGTTTCATGGTGTTTCCTTTATCTCCATAAGTCCTCTGGCTTGAGTAGTTGTTCAGAACGAAACCTAAGTCTACCCTGGTGATTATCATCGAGCATGTACCATCATTATTTTGTTCATCTTGTATCGCTACTTTTACCTTCTTCGGTCTACAAAGATGAACTTTGCGCTCCGTATGGTCACGCGATATTCATCAACCTCACCAGGGTGACACCCTTATCCTATAATAATACAACTTGATTAACATTCTAAATTCCCTGGGCATCTTTATGATGCCCTTCTTTTTTGTCGTTATTTTTTTTTTTTTTTTATTTAAATTCTTACTAAGGTGAAAGATAAAATGTCCTAGAGACGGTGACTAGGATAAGAACTGGTTTCAAATGAAACTTTTATTTGCAAACTAAGTGAAGATGAAAGAAATAATTCCTGTTTAATAGTTACATTAATCTATAGTCGTGTTTAATCCGTCTTAATCACGCCGTGTAGCGTTATTTCATTATAACCTATACGATTCATCGCCTAAACCAAGATTGTCGTCCTATGCTTGTTATATTGCGTTCTCTGATATCGAGTAACGAGGTCACGGCCGTGAATGTATTAGAAGTGTATCTCAAGATATATAGTAATCTTCAATTAAACGATGAGACAACAAAAATAGAGGCATCCCAAGGGATGCCTCTTATTCTGTCCGTTATATTACTATAACGTATCACTAAGCTTAGCCAGCTGCTACACCCATGGTAGTAGAGCGTTCTTGTTGCGCTTTATCAGTCGCAAAGTTAGCTTTCATCTTAGTGGTATGCTCAGTACGAGCCATTTTGTAGTTTTGTTGCATGATACCAGTGCTATCAGCTGATGCTAAATCATCATAAACTTTGATTTCGCCTGCTTTCACGATATCTTCATAGGTGTCACCTAAGTATGCACGACGGTCTACTGAAGCCATACCGCGGATTTCAAGAGATTGCAAGATATTGTTTGCAAGTACTTTTGTACCGCTGTTAATTTCTTGAAGACAAGTAAATTTAACAGTAACCTCTTGAGTCTCACGACCTGCGGTTTTATCCATTTCACCCACACGATCACCAGCGTTATCTGGCATCATGTTAGTACACAACCATGCATTCACTGCATAGGTACAGGTTGGATCTGGTTCGATGTAGATACAAGTTGCTGCGATGTTTTCAGGCATTAAGCTGTAAGCATTAAATGCAGCTGATTTACGGTTGTTAGTTTCAGTGATGTATTTTTGAGTGGTTACAACACCAGGGATTTGAGTAATCGGATCACCCATACCCATAACAATCCAAGTTTCGAAGAATAAACTAATACCACGACCGATTACATCATCCCAAGTATGAGTTGGTTCTGATTTTTCACGGGTAGTACGAGAGAATACATCGAATACTTCGTTTGCACCTACGTTAGTTTGAACGTATTCAGCTTTGATAGATGAATCCAAACCAGAGATTTTCTTCGATTTGTTTTCCATCAATGCTTTAAACGCACGAACCATTGATTTACCGTTATCGTTACCGATGTATTTGAAGAACAATGGTACTTCAAGTACGAAACAGAGAACGTTATTACGGGTGTATGGTGTATTGGCATTCAATACACGGAAGTCGGTACTAAGACCATTCTGACCATCCACGTCAAGACGTGCAACAACATCAGAAACACCATTAGCAAGACCAACTTTATTCTTAAGAACTGAGTCTTTTGCGATGAGAACTCGTCCATTACGTAAAGTACCACTAGGCATTTGTCAAGTCCTCCATGCGTTTTGCAACCACGAATGATTTATTCAAGGTACGCATATTTGGACCGTAGAGATCTACTTTACATGTCCAGCTGTAGCCTTGAGCTTGGTCTTTCGTGTCTTTGTAAGTTTGTGGAACAACCACAACACGGTCATCATAACGACCACGTACACGGTCACGGATCATGGTGTCAGATAACTCCATGAAATCTTCATCAGTTAGTTTACTGTTACCGGTTAACTCCGCCCATACTTGGAAGCAAATATAGTCGATATCGCAGATGATTTGCATTGTGATATCAGAAGTTAAGATAGAGGTATCGTTTTTGTAAACTGTTTTCAGACCAGGACAGAATACGACACGGTCAGATTTGTTGATGAAGTATGATACACCGTTATCCCAAGAACGAATACGAGATTCAACAGGGATATAAGCATTCGTTACTTCTTTACCTTCCAATACGTGGTTGTATGGAGGCGCATCATAACCATAACCTGCAAGCATACCACCAGGTTGACCCATGTATTGCGCACGCATACGTGCTACTTCATACGTCATTGGAACGTATTTTTTATAGCGTGGGTTATTGATGAGTTTCATCGCTTGTGGGATGATTACTGCACGCATTGCACCTGTACCGAATAGTTCAGATTCTACGTAGTTACGTGCTTTAGAAACAAGGTTTGCACCGATTGATTCTTCTGCATCCACAGCTGGCGCTTGGTTAGGGTTGTTGATGAAGTCACAAGTACTCATCGTTAAGTTAGCTTCTTGACGTACACCAAGTACTTTATAGAGACTTACTTTAGTTTCAGTAGAATAACCCACGTCGTATACTTGACGGAATGGATATTTACCTTGGTCTCTCCAAGTAGTAGGGTGTAATTCATTACCGGTTGCCATGGTATCAAAGATTTCTTTAACTAATGCGTCAAAGTTCTTGTTATTCATAGTACCATCGCCACCACCTGCTAACCAGAAGGTTTTACCACTGTCCATAGAGATCGCATCATTGCTATCTAATTCACGTTGTACGTAAATGGCATTGTAAGGACGGTTGGTGTGGTCACGACCAGTAAAGAAGTTGATAAGATGTTTACCATCTTCAACACCTTCAGTAGTGCTTAACGCCGTATTGTTGGTTTGTGCTTCAACTTTATACATTTCACCTAGAACTTCTTCTAAGTTTTCACGATATAAATGGAAGCTACCGATATCACCGTAAGTAGCTGGTTTACCACCACGAGTATCGAAGTCTTGATAACTATCTAAGAAAATTTCTTCGAAGTCGATAGAAGCATTACCTGCATTGATATCGAATGCACCTTCTTTGAATGAACAAAGAACCGCGTTACCACCGGTTTGAGTTTTAACAACAACACCATCAGCACGTTCGTTTTGACGTGTTAATACTTGGATGTTGTAGAGGTAAGCTTTTTGATCTAACAATGTGCTTACTTGAGCATTAGTCAAGCCACCGCGTTTGTTAGGTGCACTGAAACGAAGACCGATGTTGTTACCAGATTTACCTTTCCATTGTGCTTTGAATTCAAAGATTGGAGAAATTTTAGATTGACTGGTTGCATCATCACGTACTTGTAATGTACCAGTACGAGTTTCTAATGTGCCAAGTTTACCATCTGATGGCATCGCGATAACGCGCCATCTTGCAAGGATACCTTCGATTGGTTCTTCAGTACTTAATACGATTTTGTTGTTCGCATCCACTTCGTGTTCACCAGAAACAGTACGAACTGTTTTACGGAACTGAGGTGATTTAACCCATTCGATCGCTAAACAAATACGTGCTTCTGCTGGCATGTCTTTTGGATGAAGACGTTGTACCATCATTGGGTTGCCGTATTCTTTAAATAGGTTAGCAAAAGGCGTTGCTAAAGTACCATATGGACTCTTTTCATCAAAGATCTCTTCCCCGAATAAAGCTACTGCAGAAGAAGCAGAGCTAATCACTGCATTGAATGGACCTTTACTTGCATAAGTAAATACCACTGGTAAATGCATCGGGATCTCTGGTGCAACGTAAGGAACAGCACGGATGGATTCATCCTTCGTACCCGGATACCAAATCAGCGGGGTACTATTGTGCGGCTCAAATGTAGCCATAACCATAGAGAAACTCCTCTTTATTTATTGGTTACTAATATATTAGTTTTATTATCTCACCCAGTACTAGATGGAGATAACCGTTATTGCTCTTGAGCTATCAAAGTAAAATAAAGTAGGGTGACTAGAATTCCTACAGTTCCCACTATTAATAAACTCCTTAATTAAGAAATTTATGTCGTTTTATACCCCAGACATAAGGGGTCTACCCTCGGTCTTTCGCTTATGAAATGGCTTAAGATCTAGGGTGGGTCGATTTTACGACATATGATACGAACTCTGTAAACATTTACACCTAGACGTAGGTGGTCAAAGTTATAGAGTAATCAACTATAAACCACATTTAGCTAAATGAGTATATAAAAGATGAACATGAAAAGTCCATATGAGACCATGGTTCTGCGTCGATCTAATATTAGTAAGCTCGAGCAGAAATTAAAAGAGATGGTAATCACCAAACAAGTGAAGTCGATTGACCAAGAAGGGAAATATGATTTCGACACCTATCGTATTTTAGGTGTAGCAGGTGAAGTAGAGATTCCTTATTTCTATCAACCAATTATTATTGAGTTACCAGAACAAAAACCCACTATCGTCGTTGACTTCCGTGCTTATGCTGGAGTAAAATTAGAAAACGATATCATCCATCGTAATAGAACAAATGAAACCACTAACTTCATTATGGTGTATGCTATTGCAATGGGTGAGTGGATGAAAGATGCGGATTCATTGATCTTAACGCAAGATTTACCGATTAATACTTACGGTGCATTAGTTGCTGAAACGGTAGCACGTCGTTTAGGTTTAGATCCAGAATCAACCTTACGGCTAATGGCAGCATTTCAATTGTTCTATGCAACTCGCACAGTAAAAGATATCCAAAATATCAAACCAGAAGAACTTGCTTCTATCGCAACGATTCTATCTCGTAAGATGAAAGTGGATATCGGTACACACATGCAAATTGTTGAAATGTTAGAAGCCTCTGATCTTAAAGATATTGATTCATTCATGAAGAAAATTCGTGAGCTTGCTTGGTCACCTCGTTTATCAAAATTAACAGTTGGTGATTTAACTATTATGCTTGCAGGCGGTTGGATCTCTCAAGGGAATCCAAAAGAAACCATGGCTGTGGCAATTGAGTTCCCACCAGCATGGCTTGCCATTAACTTCACTTGTGCGAAGAATAAGTTCTATCAAAAATTACCATTAGGTCAAATCATGAAACGTTTAGATCGTAATGGTACATTAGGAACTTTCGTAAGTAGTAATACCGCGAAATATTTCGGTCCAGTTTACGAATAATTTTATTTAATAAGGAAAACAGAAAACATGGCTGTGATTAGTCCTTATTATCAAGAATATCTGATCCAACATGCCGCTAAGCTTGTTTGGTGTAGCCCTTATGAAGATGAGCAATACATCATCGAGGCTGCCCAGCTTACGGATGCAAATGGAGATATTATTGATACCATGGTGTTTGAGCGTTTACTAACGCTTCCAAATAACAACGACCGTTTCCACATGTATATGATTGGTGGGAACTATCCAGATGAGTTTAACTTGTCTATATATAAAGAAAGATGGATACCAATTACAGAATGGTGCTTAGAAGCTGACTTCCTTGTTCGTGTTTATAATGATGCAGGTATTTTAGTTCCGCTTTGTAATGTCTTCTATTTCTTAGAAGAAGATGGAACCATTTTATTTGCAATCCGTGAAGATGGTGATCTTGGTATTAAGTTTGGTGTTGAACCAATCTATTTCCACTTTAGAAGTAGTCATTTCTGGAAAACAAATAACCAAACTGAACGTACCAAACGTGTTTACGTCGATAGTCGTATCTATAAGAAAGGAACAGACTTAAGTGATATGGTTAATGCTTATAACGATCGTTATGAGAAAGATTACCATAACCCACTTATTTTCACCAACGGTAGACCATCCAATAAAATCATGGGTAATAACTACGGTGATTACGTTGAAATGTCAGATGATGGCTCTGTTACACATGTCGAATATCACTCAGTAAAATCATTACGTTCATTCCATTCGGATTTGGATAAATGTAATAAATATCTTCTGATGTTAAAACACGTACAAGATAAAAGAAAGATCCATTATCGTGATGATATCGAGATCTTCCCGATCTACGTACCGAGACTTCAAATCGTCAACTACATGAAGCTGTATCCAGAAGCAACACTAGCTGATGCCATTGAACATGCTGAATTTGAAATGGGTAACTATTATCACCGTAACCGTGAAGACAGTTTACGTATGGTGACCCATCAAGCTTACTCAATACCGGTTGATTACCTTCTCTCTATACTGACAACCATGCAAGGGAAAATCGATATCGATAACTGGTATTTAAAAGTGGTAGTACATGAGTCAGGATTAGATCGTAATCTCATTGCAGAACGTCATCATGTCATGGAGTTATATCAACTTGATTATGAAAAACGTTTAGATGCGATGACAGATACCGCATCTAATATCGATGTATGGAAAGCCAGCGAACTTGAGAAATCAGATTATAACTATCTAATGCGTTGCTTTAGACACGAACTCACAGCTAAACGTGTCCTTGATGCTTATGGGTATGATCAAGCATCACTCGCTTTAGCTAATCCAAACGTATCGATTACGAAAGATCCGAATAAGAACTACTTCATTATTCCGGTTGGATTGATGGAAAGTTGTACGGTTTATGAGTATGATAGAGATGGATTACTCTTAGGTTGGTACTATAGTACCGATACCATGAAGTATTATCCGGTTAATGAAGGAACAATTTACATTGAGGCGATCTCAGGTAAAGGTTCTCATGAGATCTCATTGTATAAAGATGTTGGTATTGGTGATAAAGTCAACGTGACAACAAACGCTGTATCTAACTACCGTTTATACCGAATCGCAAAAGTACTCGGTTTAAATAATGTAATAACTTACCAAGGTGGTTATATAGATGTCACGAATGTGGCGACGAATTTCGTTCAACGTGATAATGGATTTTCGTTTACTAACTCTGATCCAACTAACGTTCGTTATGATGTCGTTGGTGATGATAAGTTCCTTTGTCGTGATCTTATCTTAGTACCGGCATCGGATGGTGTGGTAGACTTTACTCTTGTCTATGGTGAGAACAATGAAATCCTTGATATCGCACCTGCTAAAATTGCGGTGTGGTTAAATGGAAAAGCATTAATTGAAAATATCGATTATCGTGTTGATTTCCCACGTGTCATTATCTTCTCAAAACAATATCTGAAAGGAATGACTGAACACAACGAGCTTCATATCACTTATCGTGCATTAGGTTTTAGTCGTGATGGGAAAACCGTTGATAAACCACGTGAAGTAGGTTACGTTATCGATGGTAAACTTTCCGTTGATTATCATTATGACTTACACCAAAACCGCATCTCTCGTGTGACAATTGGTGGTGGTATTTATAATCCACATCTCTTGAAATTCGATGATCAATACGGTGAAGCAAAAGTGAAAGTACCAGATGGTACCCCGTACTCAATCGATGATCATTATATTGCATTACGTGGTTATGCGGGTTATCGTCAGATCTATCGTTTCCAAGAATCCGATAGACGAAACACGATCGATATCATCAATTACTTATCAACCAGACTACAACGTGAGAAATTACCAAAACATGTTGTGGTAAATGGAAAATACGAATTGTACTCACCTTTCATGTCTGCAATTATTACGCACGTGTTAGCAAACGAGAGAAAATATATCGAGTTTGATTATCACAATAAAGCGAAAGTTGCGAGATTGATTAGTAAGTTTAAGTTCTTATTAAACAGCGACCCATGTGTTAAAGGTTACGATGAAGACTTTGCTATCGTTGACCCAAGACCGTTTGACCAAGCTCAGCCTACTGTAGTACATCATCGTATCTACGCATTACTTGAGCATATCAATCAAACTTACTTAAATAATAAGGTAAGATTGAATGGTTGGTTTAAGGTAACACGTACTCGTCGAAACGTAACAGAATAAAAGGATAGGATAAGATGGAGTTAAATGAACTCAATCAAGCTACTCCAGACGTCACGTCTATAGACCGCAACGAAAAACGCGGGTGGCGTCAATGGAATATGAATCAGATCTATATGGGTCAGGATTCGAAAGGATTATACGTACCAAACGTCGGTGATATCGTTGAAGATATCCGTGGTGGTATCATCCGTTTTAAAGAAGTGGTAAGTGTGGATGAATCTACACTTATCCCAACATTTGCAAACTTAACTTTTGCAAAAGAAGATGAAGGTGAACTCAACCAGTTTAGAGGGGTGGGTCCAGGTTATCAATCTGAAACCTGGCGTATCTTCTACGATAAGAGTGTTATTCCGCATACACTGATGGTCGATGTGAACTTACATCAATATGGTACTGATACGGCTTATATGAAGTTGTTCAAAGGTCGTGATACTTCATCGACTGGTAAAGTGATTTCTCAGTATCGTAATAACAACCTCGATAACTACTCTGAGAACGTGCCACTTGTTACTATCGGTAGTCGTTTTGATGACAGTAATGCAATCAAACGTCCATTAGTTTGCCATACGACTGAACACCTTGAAATCGGTGAAGTAGTAACCGCAGTAACTTATTCTGCGTCTGGTAAAGCATGTAGTGAAAATACGTTTATCGTAGCAAATGCAGCTAACGTACGTGCTTTAGATGCAGCAACGGCTTATGTAACAGGTATCGAGTTAATCAGTCCGTTTATTTCATCATCTGATGATCGTCTAGTGGAATTCCCATCTAATATTCAACGTGATGGTTTATTCACAATGGCTAAAGTCTATTACAGTGATGGTAGTGATCGTGTATTGTCGATCGATGGTGGACGTTTCTCTATCTTAGGTTTAGATCATTATATCTCAACCTTACGTGGTGAAACAAACTCATTCGGGTTACGTTATCAATTAGCCGATAATGAACTGGCATGGAATGCTTCCATCGGTGCAGATCGTCACATCACCGAAATCTATCGTTACCGTACATTAGAGGTCGATGGTAGTTACTCAGTGAACTTAGTGGCAGTCCCTCGTTGGGCAAATGCGGCTGCGGGTTACGAATTAGAATACTGGTTATTTAACCTTGACCGCGATATCGTATTGAACGTAACTGATTACATTGAACCAGGTGCAAATACTGAAATGTTTAATGGTAAGAAATTCGGTACTGTTCAGCATATCTCTGTTGCATTAGAGTTATCTAAACTTAATATCGGTTTAAATAGTTATCGCCATGTTCAAAACTTCCAAATCGGTTTATCCGGTAATCCACTGAACTACGATGTACCGTACTTAATTCAATACCACGTATCACAAACTCCTGGTTATGGTGCGAACACTAAACTCAAAATGACACGTCGTGAACGTGCTGATGAGATTGGTATTAACTTAAACGGTTATCTTGACTTCCGTTCATTAGATCTCTTCTTAGAAGGAACCTATTATCAAACTAAACCATTGTTTGATGAGAACGTTGAAGCTAAGGCACCCGTACCGACTCACTTTAGTGTAACTACACCAGATGGTACATCGGTGGAATTTGAGATCAGTAAATGGAACCAAGAAATTGCTATTCCGAATAACCCTCAATTCCCAATGGTAGAAGGTAGTACATTAACAATCGAATGGTTACGTAAATTATCTCCAACTGAAACGCAACATCTTTCAGTAACACCGATGATTTTACGTTACTAATAAGGTAATAATAAAATGATACTTTATCAAGAAGACTGGTTACGTTATCCTGGTGCGATAGCGGATTTCCAGACGACGAACACGTCGTTCATTCGATTCTGTAATCTCCTTAAAAAGCAAGGGATAAATAACTGCTTGTTTCCACTCGCACTTTTTGATAAACGTCTCGTAGGGGTCGATCCGTTCGACCCCAAATTACCTGCTGAACTTTGTACGGCAGTGATCATTGAGTGTAAACGAAATCCTTGGTATTGGTTACGTGAGGTCGCAAGACTTCCTGCAACTGGTACTGATGGTATCCGAGTGCAAGCTAACCGTTCTATTATCGCCATGTGGTGGTGTTTACTGAATTGTTTCTCAACCTATGCAATCCAACCACGTCAGACAGGTAAATCTGTTGGTGCGGACTTGTTCCACGTATATAACGTGATGGTGTATGGATATAAGACGCAAGGATTATTGATTACTAAAGATAGACCCTTGGTAGTAAAGAATACGGAACGTCTTAAAGCGATTCGTGGGATGTTACCTTCCTACATGTGGATCAAAACACGTAAGGATAAAGATATCGAGGATTACATCAACTACGCTCAGGAGATGAATACTCTAAACTTAATCCCTGCTCAGAACGACCCACAATCAGCAATCAACGCAGCTCGTGGTTATACTATCGAACGACTCCATGTGGATGAGATCGCTTTCGTAAAATACAATTGGGTGATGTTACCGGCTGTATCCTCAGCGATGGATGCGGCAATCAACAATGCGAAAGCAGCCGGTATGCTTTACGGAAGACTTTATACAACCACAGCAGGTGACTTGTCAACCAAACAAGGTAAATATGCTTACGATTTATTTGTGAGTGGCTGTCCTTGGTCGGAAGGACTTTACGATAAGCAGAACCACGAGGAAGCATTGAGATTTATCAACTTCCAAACAGGGTTACCTGTTCCATTGGTGAGTATGCAATTCTCTCATCGAATGCTTGGTATTTCAGATGAAGAGTTCTACGCTCGTATCATGTCTGCTCCATCTACAGATGAAGACATCAATAAAGACTACTTCTTAATCTGGGGTAAAGGTGGTAAAGATAATATCATCCCCAAAGCAATCTTAGCGGATATGGATAAATCCATCCGTATGGCAAAATACAATGAGATGACTTCAACAGGCTACGTAATCCGTTGGTATATTGATCAGGAAGAAATTCCTCAATACATGGCAACGCATAAGTGTATTCTCGGTGTCGATACCTCAGAACAGATCGGTCGAGACAGTACTGCGTTAGTATTGATTAATGTAACTGACTTATCGATTGTAGCCACCGTATCTATTCGTCAAGGTTCAATTTTAACCTCAGCGAAATGGCTAGCTGATTTCATGAGTAAATATGAAAATGTGACACTCATCATCGAGAAGAAATCGTCTGCTCAAACATTCATCGATACGATCTTGTTAACATTTACCCATGCTGGTATCAATCCGTTTAAACGTATCTTCAATCGTATTATTGATAATAAGTTACTGAAGCCTGATCTTTATATGATCTTGCAACGTAACAGAATGCCATCTAAAGACGATATCGAACAATGTCGCCAGTACTTTGGTTTCAATACTTCTGAGAAAACCCGTACGCATCTTTATTCTAAAGTATTAGATGAAGCAGCAAAACAATCCCGTCATGTGATGCGAGATCAGTTCTTAGTGAACCAACTTGCTCAATTGAAAGTGGATGACTCGGGTCGTGTTGACCACAGTGCGGATGGGCACGATGACTCATGTATCGCTTGGTTACTTGCTAACTGGTTACTTCGTTATGGTAAGAATATCGATTTCTATGGAATCGACTCAAGACGCGCTATGATCAATGTGACTCAGGATGGTAAACAACTTTGTGAAGATGATTTCGTTGAATTAGAGCGCATAGAGAAACTTAAACAAGAAGCTGATGAATTAGTTGAGGAATTCTCTAAAACTTCTCACGCAGCCCTTAGAATGCGAATTAGCCAGCGTTTAAATGTGATTAATAAACAACTGGATGGGTATGGTATTGAAACAAGAACCGTGGACTCATTTGTTCGTAAAGAAGAAGATGATAAACGTATTGATGTACGTAAACGTCGCTTCGGTATGATGACAGGTGTAACACGTTCTCCATACGGAAACCATTGATTATTTTATGTATATATTACATTATACAATCGTTCAGTTTTTTTTTTTGATGAGACATTGAACACCTTTTGTAAATTTTGTTAGTTGTTACAAAGTGAGGCATCGTCAAGATGCCTCTACTTCTGTCCGAAAAAAAAAAGAAATGGACAAAATAAGAGGTTACCGAAGTAACCTCTTTAATATCACCAGATCATTTTACCCCAGGTAATCATGATACTACTACTATTGTTAATGAATTCGAAATCGTACCCTGCTTGTCTAAGGTACCACTGAATGTTCGGGTCAGTGATACGACAAGGCATCATATCGGTACCTCTATAAGTATTGATTAATTCCGCCTCTACGATAATAACACTATCATAGGTTGGCACACTCTTGCGTATTTTATCCGCGATGAAACGTAAAGCATGTTCAACTCGACGTTTTGCCTGCGGTTTAATTACATCGCAACGTCTCGGTAGGATGGTTTCTAATTCATCCGCCCCTGTTATTTTTAATCCATAATTATCCATTGTTCACCTCTTTAATGATAAATAAATGTTTTTACTTCACCACCGGTAAGTTCATCGTGCTCCATCGCAATTCTTACTAACTCTTCTGGTGTTTGTTTACATGCTACTTCTGCAACCGAAATACGATAGATGATTTCATCTGTAAATCGTTGTGCACCTGAACCCATGATGATAGCAAGTTTATCATCGTTAGGGTAGTAGCACTCATCACGACAGTCTTCTTTAGTGCTATTGATACCCCAAGTATAACAACCTTTCTTGGTGATAAACATGAGTTCCACTAAAGCACCAAATGCTTGTTCATAGGTAATAGTACCATTTTCTGCATCGTGAATCATTCTGGCATTATAACGATACCAGAATTCATTAAGGCTTTCAGTTGTACCATCAATCCAGTTCTTAAAGTCAGCGAAAGCTAGCATGTTTCCCACACCAGCGATAGCAACCACTTCATTATCGATATCATCTTCATGTAAACGAAATCGTTGTTCTTTATTTAGGACAATAAATTTTCCATCCTGATGGAGGTTCATCACCCCACCTTTAATGAGATCTAAAGAACGTAATAGAATGCCACGATCTACTTCATCTGTTTCTGGATTATTAAGTAGTCCATTGATGATATCACCAGAAGCATCAAGATTCTCCTGATTTAAAACGAGTTTAGTATCGGTAGCAAGTGTACCGTTTTTATAAACAACTGTAGTCACGTTAAACCCCCTATTAGATTCTTACAGTGACAGTTAATATAATGTAGTAGTGGCGGTCTTCCACACCAACCACTACTATTCCTATGGGTGTTTACCACCCGTATAATTGTCGAAATACATTATCGACAAGTTTGTACTCACACCAACAATATTGGCGATCGAACTTCGAAAAGTCATCTCGGCATAATGCGTCAATGCATTTCTCGGTATTCTTGAACCAGCTTGAATAGAAATCGTCTGGCCCAAGAGCTCGAATAAATGTTACGAGTACAAATGCTCGATTGAAATCGATCATAGTTAACTCCTTAACGGAATGTTAATAACAAGAGGGTTACCATTAGGTAACCCTCCCCCTATGTCATAACTCCAATCACGCGCACAGTTTTCTTTTGTGAGATAGCGAGATCTACGCTTATTATCTCAAAATAATAATATATACTTATAAATTTGATAGAACAACAAAAATAAGAGGCTACCGAAGTAGCCTCATCATTTTAAATTAATAAGCTTAAGCTTTCACTGAAGTACGAACAGGACCTGTTGTCATGTTCTCAGTCATCTTCTGCTTTGGATTGGCAGGAGAGCTTTGATTGCGTTCAGCTTCCTCACGCTGTCTTGGTGTCATATTACTATCACCACTTACAGCACCACCATTCGCTTGGATTGCTTGTAACACCTGAACTAACGTATCGTTATTAATACCCTGAAGTTCTACTTGTTGTTTAAGTAGATCTGTCATGAGTTTATTGCCCTCTGCAGAGCCCTCTACGAAGGCTTGTTTAAGACTGCTTACGATATTATCAGATGGACTAGAAATCGCAGGAGCGCTTGATGTAGGAGCCATATTGAACGTATCTGTTCCAGTTGGTTGAGTTGCAGTATCACCAGTAGCAGCACTACCATCAACTGATGGTACTGGAGTACCAGTTGGTGTAGCTGTACCCATCTGTGAACGCAATGCATTCAGCTCGGGAGCAATACTACTTCCAATATTTGGTATTACTGAAGTATCACTACCTAATTGTTGAGCAACATCTGCAGCTGGATTCGCTGGTGCGAGTTGTGTACTACCTTGCCCTGTGACAGCCGCTAAAGCAGATTCACTACTGTTGCCACCTTTCTCAACACTTGGACCACGCGTATCAGCACGGGCATCATTTCCACTGTTATAAACATTCATATCCCCTTTATATTCAGGAATATCATAAACAGGTTGAACACCCGTTGGTAAGATATAACCGACTACATCATTAGTTGGGAAACCTGATACCTTAACCATGTTACCTTGGTTACCACCAAGTACCGCTAATTTACCTGATTTCATCCCTACAACGAAACCAACGTGACCACCGCCCGTTTTCCATTTGAATACAACAAGCGCACCATAAACAGGTTTATTGAAACGTTGACCACCACTCCAATCTAACCAGGATTGTGATGAAGCACTATTGGTACCACGCATACCAGCCTGAGTAATAACCCAGTTGGCAAATGCACTACACCATGGTAATTCATCTGTTACCCCTTTCATGTTACAAGTTGCAAAGTATTCAAGAATACGAGGGTTATGAGAAGAACCTTCTTGTTCTTTCACGCCAATCTCTTTACTTGCAATCTGAATCCATTTATATTCAGCAGGAGAAACACTCGTACTATTAACTGGACCACCCAATGAGGTTGGGATAGCTTGGTTAATTTGTTGAGTCTGACCAGGTTGCGTTTGTAATGGTGCATAACTTGGACCATTACCACCTGTACGGTTTACGTTCTCATACTGCGCAGGGTTAAAGACTTTACCACCCAAGATACTATCTTCATACTGAGCAGGATTGAAGTTCGGAGAAGCTGTTTTAGCACCTACAGGTGGAATCTGCATGTTCAATACTGAACTTGCAATATTTGCACCAGTTTGAGCACCTGCAATACCAGGAACATTGTTAGTAACCGTTGCACCAGTATCACCTTTGTTAATGGTAATCGTACCATCTTCAGAAGTGTTACCTGTGATACCGCTACCCTGTCCATACTTACCGATATTAGCAAGATGTTTCTTATAGGCAGCCATACGTTTGGTCATGCCATCACCGATACCGGTACTACCTACGATACCTTGAACCATGCCATTAAAGTCTTTACGGTAAAGACCTCGATCTTTCGCATAAGCATGAGCAACTGCAACAGCAATCTTCGGATCATTCATGAGATCAGGATTAGCGATGACTTCAGGGTAACCAGCAAGTTTAGCATACTTAACGTAGTTCTCTTTACCGGTGATCTGAACTAATCCACGACCACGGTACATGTAACCTTCAGTTGGTCCATTACCCATTCTACCACCGTAGAACAAGTTACCAAGGATTTGCTGACGATTAGGATCTTTCGAGATAGCAGCGATTTGTTCATCGCTCATACCAGAAAGTTTATTACGTACTGAAACGTAACCTTCCCAACCTTTCTCACCACGTTTGATCTTCAACAAGTTCTCAGTTGAATACTTCATATTCTCAGACTGAGGTTTAAGTTGAGACTCAGCATCCATCATACCTAAGTACATGGCGATGTGATTATCATCAACACCATCCGCACGAGCTAATTTAACGTACTCATCGATGATCTCTTGTTGTGAGGCTGAAGGTGGTTTATAACCACTGTCTTGATAAGTACCTGCCATATCTGCATAAGAAGGTGTAGAAACTCCACCCTCTTCTAATGGCGCACCATTGTTGGTATAGCCTTCTACGCTATCATTTCTGATAGCAGTATTGTCTGCAGCCATAATAGAAGAATCGATATATTGACCACGGCCACTTCCATTATCTTGTTGGAAGGCAGCTTTCACTTCTTCACGGCGTTTTTCTTCATCGGCCATGTATTTTTGCCATTTCTCTTGAAGAGCTTTCTTCTTCTCTTCAGATAAAGGCATTTCATATGGCTTAGATTCTTTCTCTGCTTTGATGTTCTCATAGAACTCTTTCATCGCATCAGGGCTATTATTAATTGCCACACCTGCAAAGATGATACGACCCGTATCGTTAACTTTATCAGATTCATTTTTGATAATGTCAACAACTGGTTTACTCATTAAGAAGTTAGCGAGTGGCATCTGTTCTGCAACCGCAATCTTATCAAGGTCTTTTGCATTCTTACCACGGAAATCCTTAATATCTCTCCAAGCAGTCGCAAGTAAACCAAAATAGATCGCACAGAAACGATGTTTAAACCATTCTACCCAAATCTTAAAGTTGTTTTCATCTTGTTCTTTGAAACCAAACTTAACAGCAAATAAAGACCAGACTTTCTTAAGTCCATCTTCACCAGAAGACCAAGTCACACTACCCTGAGCACCATCACGTGATTCAGAACGCATGTGGTTTTCTCGAACTTCTTTTTCAAGTTCAAGAATCACCTCCATGTGGTTACGACTAAAGTAGTCAGTTGTATTATAAAGTAAACCATAAGCAATGAATCGCATCGCTTGAAGATTACTTACACGGTTATCTTTCAATCCGTATTGTTCAACTGCTTCGATATATGGTACTTCAATTTCTGCACCATCACCAACTTTAATCTTAACCTTCGTATCTGCATTACCCGCAACCACGACGTTGTCTTTATCTTGACCATTGATCGAGATATTACCATTTTCCACATCCGCTTTATATTGTTCACGTTGAGCAATGAGTTTATCACGATTTGCAAAGAGATCTTCATAAAGGAAACCATTTCCAGTTCCATCTTTCTTGTTATCGTCAAGATCCTCAACAATATCTTTCTCATCTTCACGGAATGCTTCCGTTACACGAACAGCATAATAACGAACTTGATCGTAACCTACACCACCTTCTTCATAGTCACTGAATGGTAATGAAGTATAGCTATAGATATCAGGTACACCTGGATTCTTATCTTTATCCAAGAATGACATGCGGACGAATGAAGGTTTATAACCATCATCTAATCCTTCAAGATTATAAAGCTCACGACCATTATCGCCTTTAAACCATTGCTTGATGTTACTCCACGTTCCATGTTCGGCTTGTGACATCATGGCAAATAATGCTTCTTTATGACGTTTATAAACCGGATAGAAACGTTGTTTATACCACATGGTAAAACGTGGTAATTGTTCATCTTGCATTTGTTGTTGGCTAAGTGGACCTTGTGCCTCTTCATTCCAGAAGAATGCCGCCCATTTATTCATGTCGATTTCTTTCTCTTGGAGATAACCAGTTGATGGGTCAACCACGAGTTCATTATCCATCTCTTTCTCAAAAGCAAGGATAACGTTAGAACGACCAACATCATTGTTAGGGTGGATACCATAACCTGCTAAACGGTACTCATCCATTTCTTGGAAGTTATCACGATAGTACTGCCAGAGTTTATAGCCAAACCAACCTACAGCTGTAATACCAAGTAATGCCCAACCTGTTGGTGTACCCAGTAATGCAGTACCAGCACGTAATGCGGTATTCGCCACAAACTTACCCGCTGCTAAACCAGCACGTCCTACAAGTTTACCACCTGCATGAACAACTTTGCCCGCAGCTGCACCTAAGCCAGTACCTTTACCTGTTAGTGCACCTTTAATAAATCCACCAACACCCCCTACGACTTTAAGTACACCATTTAGTGCACCACCAATCCACTGGAATGGTTTAAGTAAGATACTACCAATCGCTGCAGGTGCACCTTTGATTGCCGCTAGGATCATTGGAATAAACATGCCAAGTTTAGATAAGAATCCTTGACCTGCATCCTCTTGTGATCCTTTACGACCAAAGAGCTTACTCATCATACCACGTCTTGAATCTTTATTACCGTATTGCATAACACGATCCATCCAAGAACCTTTACGGCGTTTACCTGTAAAGCGGTCGATGATGCCTGTGCCGAAACCTTTAAGACCATCTAACGATAATCTTGATTTGCGTTTCTCAGCTTTCTCAGCACGTGCTTTTTCACGCTCTTCTTTCTTCGCTTTAGCTCTCTCGGCTTTTTCGTTTAGATAATCTTGAATACCATCTTTAACGTTAAATCCTTCACCCATTCGTCTGGCTTTATCCGCCATCCAACCAGCAAAGTTTTTCGCATTACCAAAACGTTTCTTAAGTGATTCAGCACGTTTCTTCGCATCTTTAACGATATCACCAGTTGTTGCCTGACTGATATTATCAGATGCAATATCCTTCATGTGATGGTCAGGTTGACCACCAAACTTCCAGACTAATAACTCATAAATCCGTTTGGTCCATTTAGTATTAAAGGTGATACCTTCACCCCAACCACCAAATACACCACCGAATAAACTTTTGAATTTATTGCCAAGTGAACCTAAGAAATCAATTCCGCCCTTAAGCATTTGCTTACCGAATTGGAATGGTTTTACGATAACATTACTAATGAGGTTATCAAGGACATCTTTATAAGGCTTACCATCTTTATCAAATAAACCCTGATTGCGCATTTCAGATAATGATAAGATCACATTCCCATCGTGGTCGACTACGTCATTAACAATATCACGAACTTGTCTTAATGGTTTTCCATTACAGAAATAAACACCATTAATTAACTGGTTAGCAGTAATACGTGGCGAACGTTCATCTCCAACGTAAACATCTTTAACCAATGCATCCGTAATACGGTTAAGCACTTTGCGACCGAAATCTTTCGCACGATTTAATTGAGAACTGATATTAAGGTTAGATGAGATCTGGCTGATCTTATCTTGCATCCAAGAACGGATATTTGCACCAAGACCTTTGATCTTATTGATGTCAAATTTATTACCCGCTTTATCGACCGCATTTTGCAGTTCTTCTACAGTTGCAACGACAACTGGTTTGCCATCCTCACCCATCTTACAGAGGTGACCTTTAAGTTCACTAAAACTACGAATCACTTTACCGTTGATATCGCAGTATTTACCTAAAGCTAAATCACGTGCTTTAACTAATGGCTCTTTAAGATTATCAGGTGAATATAAATCGAATTTAAGTAAGACGCTTTCTTTTACTTCACTTCCTTTATTAAATAAAGGATTAAGGACTTTACTTTTTACTGCACCGACAAATTTATTCGTGCTGTCTTTTGCTTTCTGATAAAGATCCATGGCTTTACGTTGAATAAAGTCACGACCATCCTGAGTGTAACGTTTTAATTTCTTCCAGTTGATAAGACTATCAGTCATCTCAGAAGAATTAATATCACGACCTTTATCATCACTGATACTTCCACTTCCCACACCCATATCAATAATGTTTCGATTGATACGAGCAAGACTATTTAAAATAGCCGAGGTTTGGATATTAATAGAAGCATCTAAAGTCTGCCAGCTAACGCGTCCACTATCTTCTTCGCTATCTGACGTTTGATTACCTTGAGCGCGCGAACGCAAGGCACTAACATCTTGAGCAATTTGTTCAAGGTAACGAGTATTGTCGCGAATGGCAGATAAATAATCAGCATTAGGACTAATAGGACTACCAGTACCAGTAACTCCAGATAGATACGGAGCTGACGCGCCACGTCTTTCATTTGTTGTTCCTTTTGTTCTTCTTCTAAATCCACCAACAGGAATTGCACCTTGAGCGGATACGTCATTTTTGATGTATTGGCTATAATCACCACTTAGAAGAATATCGTAAAGTTTATCAGTATCAATCGAATGCGAATCTTTTCCATCACCCGCAACGATACCCATGGCTTTAAGTGTATCGGTATTAACGAGACCTTGACGTGCTAGATCTTTAACATGATCAACAAAATTTGGAATATCCCCACGGAGACGATCGAATCGACGATAGAGATAAAGATTGTTATCAGATGACTCTTTATCATCTAATGCAATTTTACCATTCTCGTTGAATTTAACCTGACTGCCGATACCTTTACGAAGTTCACTTAAACCACGATAAGATAAACCTTTCACTAACTTATCATCGTCTTTCATGAAACGATGTAAATCCATGCCTTCGCCATTGCGGATACTTTCAACTAGGTTTTTACGAAGTTGTAATTTATCTTCACTGGTAAGATCTTTACCGCCTAGTTTCTCAACGAAGCTATCGAGGTTACCATTTAAAACATCACTGTTACGTTTAAATAAAGTATCAGCTAAATCTTTCGTATGGCGACTACTACTTACGAAGGTATCACGTTCATTACTAAAGAGTAATAGATCAGGCATGTGACCAGTACGAATCCCTTCACTACTTTGTAAGATACGTGCTAAATAACCCGGAATGATTTCCGTGATTGATTTATGCGCATAATTATCAAAGGCTCTCGGATCGTGGAGATTCTTAGAGGTATGCCAATTTATAGCACCAACTTTAGTATCACGTTGTACGATCTGATCTAAATCAGCGGCATCTCTAAACCAGTTTAACCATTTTCCAACTAAACCGAGTTTACCATCTTCACCGGCTTGGATACCATTTCGATAGAAGTTGTTTAGTACATCACCAATTGTCTCGTTGATGTTACCGGCTTTCGCAGCCGCACCAGCGATGGTTTTATTCTTCATCGCAAGAGTGCCAAGACGCATCCCCATACTACCGAAGAACTTACTTCCTATCCCTTCACCGATACTCTGCATGAGTTGCTGACGGATCAGTTCTTTCTGGTCACCAGAAACAGCACCACCCGTAAGGGCTGCCATCTCCCGTTCCATTTCTATGGCTTGACCTTGCATATCCATGATGGTAGTTAAACCACCCATCAGTTCTTGCAATGGATCGACAAGCATGTCGTTGGCTTTATTGGAAAGATGTTTGATTGTTTTACCGATTAGCTTATTACCACGTAACTTATCACGTAAGGTATTCTGACTCCAACCAAAGAAACGTCTTAGTGAAATATCTTTTAATACTTCTTTATCGGTTTGTTTTGCTAAATCAGGTAAAGCCGTATTCTTAACGATTGATTGTAGTTGGTTTAGTGCGTTTTGACTAAACTCACTGAATCCTTTTAATAAGGTTGCTTGTACGTTGTATTGGCGTAGAGAAACACGAAGCATCTCTTTTTGCCAACCAAGGTTAATCCCTTCCTGATAGTTTACTAATCGGGTTAATTGATTAACCACCTGATTAGTACTGTTTAATTGATCGGTTTGGGTTTTAGCCTGAGCGACCTGCATGACTTGTTGTTCTTGTCTTGCCTGTCCCTCAGCTTGTTGTTGCTGTTGGAATACACCAAGGATTGTTTTCTCAATACCCAGGTTTGCGATCTCTTCTTGTGAAGGACCTCTACTACCACCACCATCTTCTTTTAGTTTACTCTCCAGCCACTTGTTCATTCCTTCTGGAATGGCATTACCAAGTGTACGACGAAATGCTTCTGCACTTCGTTTAAACTCTTTTATTGAAGGTGCAAGTTTTTGCATGGTCTTATCGTATTCATTTTGAACCGAATAAACCGTATCACCAATCAGATCTGCAGTATCTCTGAATTCTCTTGGTGCCGCATTCTTCAATAAGAGTCGCATGGAATTTTCACTAAAGACGGCTTTCTTCACCCCTTCTGCTACATTGGCAGCATCTTTAACGATGGGGCTTCTATCATCTTTGACTTTCTCAGTCGGTTCGAAGCTTAGATCAAAACTATCCAGATCTAAGTCATCATCCCCGAAATCCAAATCAAGATCGTCTTTTTTGGCCATAACAAAACTCCTTTATTAAGGCTTATTTATATAACGAATAAGTTAACATTTTACCGTATTTACTTAGGCAAAATGTCGAAAACATAGCCTGCAACCTATGTCCACATATTAGGCAACTAGTATTGGACACTAAACTTTTTAACGTTAAAAAATTTAAAACACTTAGATGTAAAAGGAATAAAAGGTGAGTTATGACAACACCCATTAAACCTTTTGATGTCCAGCTCTTAATCCCGACAAAAGAACGTCTAGCACGTGTTCCGCGTATTACCTCGACGGAGATATATGATGGTACCAGTGAAGACTTCAATCCTGGAGGACTTTATAGCCAAATCCTATTTGGCCAAGTCGGTTCCCAGAATCGAGATTATACGTTTGGATATATCAAACTTAACACGGAGTTGATCCACCCAACGGTAAGACGTTGGATTAAACAACTCAAGCGTTATTATGAGAGCATCTGGCGCGGTGAAGCATTTGCTATTTGGAACTCTAAGACGGGTGAGTTTGATCCTGCAGACTTAGGTGACGATGATGCAGATACGGGATACCACTTCTTTCTCTCTCATATTAATGAGCTGAAGTTTAAACGTAATACTTCAGCCAGACGCAATCAAATGATCGATGCATACGAGAAATACCGTGGTCAACTAACTCTGGTTAATCACCTCGTATTACCCGCAGGTCTTCGTGATCTGCAAGTAGCACAAAACGGTCGCACAACTGAAGATGAATCCAATGACTACTATCGTCGTTTACTTCGTCTTGCAAACAGTTTAGAAAATAGCCCACTTCAAGGTGCGGAGATCAACAACGTTCGTCTTAACATGCAGATGATTGTGGATGACCTTTACGATTACTTCCTTTCATTATTAGATGGGAAGAAAGGTTTCTTACAATCACGCTTCGGTGCACGTAATCTTTTCTTAGGTACGCGCAATGTTATCTCATCAATGGATATGGGTGCGGATATCTTAGGTGACCCTTCAGCCCCAACGGTGGATACAATCCTCATTGGTTTATTCCAATGTTTAAAAGGAAGTATTCCGCACATCGTCTATCTAATGAGAAATGATCGTCTTTATACCACGTCATTCCCATCAAGAGATGGTGATGCTTATCTTGTTCACCCGACTCGTTTAACTCGTACGAATGTACAGTTAGATGATATTGCAATTGATAGATGGGTAACAATAGAAGGTAATGAAGCGACTATCGATGCATTCAGTAAAGATAGTTTCAAAACAAGACCAATTATGATCAATGGTCATTATCTTGGATTGATTTATCAAGATGATGAGAAATATCAAATCTTATCTGATATCACTGAATTACCAAATGGTTGGGATAAAGATAAAGTAAGACCAATCACTTATATCGAATGGTTGTACTTGATTAGTCATCAGGCATTGAATGAGAAGAAAGTCGAAATGACGCGTTACCCAGTTACAGGAGATGGTTCTTCTTATATTGGTGATGTCTACGTGAAGACCACGACACCATCTATCCGTCTTGAGAAATATGAAGATGGACAACCAACAGGTGAGTTTGCACTTGAATATCCAGTTCTAAACGGAAGCTTCTTCCAAACGATGTCTCCACATGGATCTCGTTTACCAGAACTTGGAGCTGACTCAAATATATTCCGTCAGGGTCAGCATAAACCTATCTAATTGCGGGAACGCCTAAACGCTATCTTACTGACTACTCTACCGTAGTAATACAGGTAGACACCCCTAGAGTAATCAATCAATGGGGGATAGTGAAACGAGTAAGGGTTTTGGCCAATCGGCGCAGCAAAGCACGTTACTGACGTGTGAGTTCAACGACTATCGAAAGCATAGTGACAATAGGAATATTGTCATGAAGAAGTGAGTAGAGTAGGGAAAGTATTTTTAATACAAGTACCGAAACGGTAGGAGTGTATATCTGAGAGACCCCCAGGTATATACTAAGATATAGTCTAAATATAGTTGACGGAGACAAGATGAGTGCTAACTTTATCCACAGTAAAGATGCGATAGAAGAAATCAATAGAAATGCTGGTAAACGTATCTCCGTGATTCGTGCGACTGGTAAACTTGCTTATGATATCGAAAACGATATCGTAACTCGAGCATCTTTAGGTTTAACCGCACCACCACGTGGTTACCGTTCAAAACGAGGTGAGTAATGGAAAATATAGATAAAGACCAACTGATCTTGTCATTAGAGGCAAGATATCCACAGGTCTATCGTCAGCAAGGTATCCGTTACTTTGTTAAGATGGAAGATCCAAAAGTTCATCGTGTAGCAGACTTACAGGAGATCGATCTTTCCATCCTGCATTATTTCTATCCAAACATGAAAGAGAGTTTTGGTATCTCACCAGAATCACCTTTCGTTAAGAATAGAAAGAAAGCACAGGTTTCCTTCCACCATACAGATTACGCAGGTGCGATCGCAGGTCCTTATAAAAAGAAAATCTTTAACTATCGACTTGCAATTAAAGCCTACCACAAAAAGAATCCAGGTATCTTCTGGGCAAGAAATGAACGTAAGTTCTTCTCATTCAGAGAAAGACGGCCATGGAATATGATTGTGGACTACTCATTGATGGGTAGACGATTTGAGTTTAGATATAACCCAAGACGTCATCTGTTTGAGTTCGAAGCGAAATATAAGGGATATTTAAATGGGATTAGTTATTATACTAAACAAACTAACCGTCATCAGTTAATGATGTTCCATGTCCCTGAACAATTACCAAAAGTCCCAGAGTTAAAACGTGCAGCTATCGAAATGAAACGATCTTATTTCAAGATCTTCGATAGTTATGAAAAATTAGCACTCCTTGACTTCTGGAAATGGTTAGATCCTTATACAAGATCAAAATCCCTCTTCGCTCAATATATTCAAGAGAAAGATTTAGACCGAATCGATTTACTTTGTTTATATGGCAATACAGTCGTCCTACTTAATTTAGGATTGCTGGATAGATGGGTAACCGGAAAAGAGTCATTAGGTGAAGATGAGGAAGATAACGAATCGCCAGAAGATTTAATCGAAGGTGAAGAGTTAAATATTACGCAGTCTACCGCACGACGTTTCCAAAAGCGTTTCCTCCGTTTCTTAGCAAAAATTGTTGAGAAGGATAAACTCGCAAACAGTTTCATTCCACATCCATTAGAGATCGATGAGAAAGAAACCAAGGATATCCAAGTTATCTATGATAGCAACACGGAAGAAACATTAAAAGATGATGACTTCCAAGATCCGGAAGTCCTAGAAGATAAAGGTGATGATACAGTTCTGATCCCACCTGATATCGTAGAGGAGAAACAGTCTGAATCTACGCAAACAAGAACAGAAGCAGAAATTAAAAGCGTTATTAGCGTCAACCAACAGCCGCACGCTGGAGGAACACCAAGCGAAGCTCAGACAATTGTCAAAGCTAACCTCAGTGACCTTAATACCGCTACTTCTGCTCTTAGCCCTACTCATCCTGATCCTATTCAACAGCCTGCAGTAATCAAAGAAAATTACACGCCTGTTGACGTTAACCAGTTAGTGGGTATCCAAACTCAGATCCCTGAGAAGGAACTTATTACTAAACCGGTTTCGTCATTGGTTGATCATGGTGCTAAGAAACAAGTCACCCAGTATACAGAAGAACTTGGTTTAACCAAGAAACAAAACGATTTCTGGGAAAAAGCAGCCGAAACGTATAAAACACTGAAATCACCTGTTAAAGGAAAAACCTTAGGTGAGTTTATCAATGAGAAAAGAGATATCACCCTAAACCAAGAGGATGCAGAAATTCCTGATATCCCAATGGTAACCGATAAGTCTTTACTTAAATCAACGATCATGAATATGCAACGTGATTATATTAAGAAAGATTTAAAACGTGATATTGCCCGTAATATCGTTGCGATGCAAAAGACAGGTGTATTAGTGAGCAACTATGAAGTGGAAGATACTTCAAACCTTGCATCTGATACCGAGACTCACGTAATCCAGTTTACCCCTGTAGGTGGTTCTCCTTCTACAGTAAGATTGAAATTACCGAAAGTCCATGAAGACGGTACGATCAGACAAGGTGGCGTAAGAACCTATTTACGTAGCCAACGTCGAGATCGTGTTATCCGTAAGATCGACAGCGATCGTGTTGCATTAACGACCTACTACGGAAAACTTTTCTTAAATCGGTCAGATAAAAAGAAATACAACTTAGACAACTGGGTGTTATCTCAAGTTGATCGTTTGATTAGTGAAGGGACGTATACTGATATTCAGTATGGTGCAGTAAGAAGTGATATTAAGAATCTTCCTCGTATCATCCAAGCACTGATGTCTCGTTATCGTGGTTTCCACCATAAGAAACTTTTCTATACGATCGACTTTACGAAAATTACTCAGGATAAAAATGGTATCTTATCATTTGGTAAACATGTTCAGTATAACCCAAAAGACGATACATGGTTGGTGAAAAATAAACCAACTGGTATCAATGAAGTCTTCTCAATGGATTTACTTGAAGCACCAGATGAGTATGCTGAAGTGAAAATCTTAGGTGTATTGATGCCAGTCGGTTTCATCCTAGCACGTGAACTCGGTTTTGCACGTCTAGTTGAAATGCTAAGATTACCTGTTGAGAAATATGAAGCGGGTAAACAAATCGAACGTAACAGTAAGCAATTGATTATTCGATTTGCTGATGAGAAATGGGTATTTGATAAATCAATCATGTCCACCCGTGATAAATTAATTATCTCTGGGATGAACTACTATGCACGTTATTTAAAACAATACAGTGCACTTGATTTTGATACCAAAGAAGTATACGGTGCTATTCTGCATGAAGATGGTGTCGCGGTGAGATATGAACGAGAGTTAGATCTTATCCAAGACTTATTCATTGATGATAGTTCCCGTGAGATGCTTGAATACATGAAAGAACCAACTGAAATGGTTCCACTCTACATTCGAGCAGTAGAGCTTCTCTCTACCTCTCATTACGTCGATGAAATCAATATGGATGACATGGTAATCAAAGGATACGAACGTATTGCAGGTGCAGTATATTCCACCTTTGTAAATCACATGCGTCTATTTAAATCCAAACCTATCACGACCAAACGTCGTTTTGATATGCCACCAAACGATGTCATGATCATGCTCTCTAAAGATCCATCTATGGAGATCATCGATGATATCAACCCGATCCAAAATGTGAAGGAAAAAGAAAACGTCACATTTACAGGTGAAGGTGGACGCTCTAAACGTTCTATGGTAAAACGTACTCGTACGTACAGTGATACAGATATGGGTGTGATCTCTGAAGCCACTGTGGATAGCTCTGATGTAGGGATTACAACTTTCCTTGCAGCTAACCCTCGATTCGACACGAAATTGGGTACGGCAGGTAAACATAAACCAGGACAAGAGTTAGATGCTTCACAGCTCTTCTCTACACCTGTTTTATTATCTCCATTTAGTACTCACGACGATCTTCTGGTTGTCGTTAAACCTTTCTAACTCAGGGAAACTATCTAGTCTTCTCTTTTACTAAGCTTGCTCTAGTAATAGGTAAGTGGCTAAGCTAATCACTTAGGTATAGTAACAAGAAAGAGAAGTATATAACCAGGATACAATCCTGATCCAAGCTTCCTACTTTATTATCCATATAAAGGGAAGAAGGAGCAGAGACTATCGAAAGTATAGTTTAGATATATTACTTATATCTAAATGAATAAATGAGTAGAGTAGGGAACGTATAATAATACAAGTACCGAAACGGAAGGATCTAGAAACATCTAGATAAGATATAGTCCACATGAATACTTGTCCTATAGAAATAGGAAAAATACTTAATACTAAAATTAACAACATAAGACAAGGGAAGCCCTATCACTTCCCATCGTAATATTTAAATGTATAGCCAGGCTGATATATCTTTTTACCAGCATCTGGATCGATTAATCTCCAGTGTAATGTGGTCGTTAGAATATTGGCAAATTGCGCCGCCAGACTTGCTGAGACAAAATGATGTTGCTTACCTGTCACCACATCAGTGATTGTAACAGGTTGGTACTGACTTGTCTCCTTGAGATCAAGATAAGGATCTTTGATTTCACGCCAAGGTGTTCCATCATCTGGCTTGATCTGAATGAGATCTTCAGTTAGTAGTTGTCGATCATCATTTAAATAGCTACTCATCATAGCAGGCGAATAAGAGTGCGCGATACATGCATCCTTAGATGTTTTAAAATGGAGTATCTCCCCAGTTAAAGCATTTCTGGTTACCACGGGCAATTCTACACCATATTTATCAGTTATCTCACTGATATCTGGAAATACGGTATTCTCATCGCCGAACATGTACTGGTAGCCATCTGGATATATGCGTTTACCTTCATGCTTGCAACGAGACGAAACGCTAGAATAATGTAGACCTAGCACGTATGCAGCGTAGCCAAGACAATAGAAAACCCTCTTTTCTTTAGTCTTAGGGTTATAAACAACAACGGATACTGCACTATTATCACGTAGACCTAATCTAAACGAGCGGAGTACATTCTCAGATGGGGTAACCCATTCAAGATTATCAAGCTTATTGTTAAAACGGTCTCCGTCGATATGATCCACCTGCATCTTACTCTTATCGGTTCCATCGTTGATGAACATGAGAGCGAGTAGTCGGTGAGTCGGAAAAGTTATATTCTTTCCGGATTCATGTGAGATGACAGTTGATCTATATCTAACGGTTGGGTCAAGCTCCCTTACAGGAAGAACTTTCTTTCTGAGAAAAGAATATAGCCGACCTTCTTTATTAAGCGCATATCTTGTTGTACCTGGTATATGATAGAAACCAGGAACAGTACTGACTTCTACCAAGTCCTTGCTGTTAAACGTATTAAGTAATTTTTTCATATCAGATTCCTTTTAAATCATCAGTTAAGTAATTAATATTACACATTATTAGCTGGTTCTGAGGGCAATATTCACAAACAGAAAAGATCGACGTTTACTGGGATTCAGAGCTCTCACCGTATCCCGATTCGGGGTGCGATGCCACCTTGCGTAAGAACTGGATATGAAAATGTCCTTGCTCATCGTGTCGATGAGAAGTTTGCTTACGTAGCAAAAGGTGACGGGGCTATCAAAGAGAAAGGACCGAAGTATGTCCTTATTTCTTATAACCAAGATGACCTTGGCGAAGAAATGGTTGAAATCGGTGTAACGATTGCTTCATCAAAAGGAAGTTACTTCCGCCATGATATTAAATGCGACCGTGAAGTAGGATACAAATTCAAGAAGGGTGAAGTATTGGTATTTAACCAAGCATTCTTCCAACGAGATGTGCTTTGTCCTACTCAAGTGATCTTGTGCGATAAAACTTACGCACGAGTCATGTTAGTGGAATCAAATGATACTTTTGAGGACTCCTCAGCTGTATCGATGGATTTTGCAAAACAACTTAAATCATCGGTTGTAAAAGAACGCGTTATCGTTGTGAATGCAACGGATAATTTACGTAACATGGTTAAATTGAATGATGAAGTTGATATCGATGATAGTTTAGTATTGATCGAAGACCAAGCCTTTAGTGACGCGGGGTATTTCAGTGGAAGTAGTTTAGATATCTTAAAACGACTTTCTCAGATTTCACCTAAAGCAAAATATAAAGGTAAAGTGATTAAGATCGATTGCTTCTACTATTGCGATGAAGATGATCTCTCTCCTTCTATTAAAGAAGTTGTGAACCAGATTATGAAATATCGTTTCAGTGGAACGAAGATGAAGCTATCTGATAAACGTCATATGACCGGACAGATCGATGAGCCATTAAAACTGAAATCACAAGAAGTCCTAGAGGGTCAAGTAGGTATCCGTATCTACATCGAAACTGATCTAGGGTTTTCAAGTGGTGACAAACTCGTGGTTAATTATTAGCCCCAGTTACTGTAGTAGCTGGAAACCTCTATTAATTGACGGGGAAGTCCTAAAGCTTGGATCACTAAGTCACTCTAGCAATAGAAGTGATGGCCAAGGGTAATGCCTTGGGTAAAGTAAAAGAATTCAAGATAAACAATGGACAATCCGCAGCTGAAACTCCCACTGGGAGGAGAGTTCAACGACTATTGGGGTTACGCCCATTACAGCCAAGTGGTACGTATTACTTTGAGCGAGTAAGTAAATCGTTTAAATGGAAATAGGAGGGTGCGAAGATATTCGTACTGATATAGTCTAGTATCCAGTCGAAAGATTGGGAAGTTCATAAGAGAACTGCGTAGATTAACGACCTATGTGAATACAACGTTGTAATCAGCTTAAATCTGTTACGGGTCGTGTGTTTACTGGTAAGAATGAAACCGAGTCAGGATTACCGATTCACGCTATGTTTGGTTATGCTTCTATCTCGGATCGTATTGTGGGTTCCCCAGAGTTAATCGGAACTACTGCTACACTCTTGCAGTTAGTGACACAACGAGCGTTAGATGCGTACGATAACAACTAAAACTTAGAACAAGTTGTTGAAAGACATAGGGGAGGGTTCAACCCTCCCCGCTTTTATGTCGACACTTAGCCGGTCTCTTAAGAGACCACATTCGAATGTAGTAAAAACATTAATCTTAACTGATCAATAAGGTTATAAAATAATGATGAATAAATTAGACACCACACGTTACACGCTAGCGAATATTATTGAGCTAGTCACTGCTGTAATGTATAAGGTAGAAGGGAATGGTGCAAAGTTACCTGAACCTACTCCAATGTCGGATGAATGCGTAGAAAGTAGTTATACTGAAAGCCGCATCCAAGAAACCGTTGCACTTGCAATCAAGAACAATCTTGATGCGTGCCCAGTAGAGGAGAATGCTTAAGATGTTAACAAGCTATTCAAGACAATTAGCTGACGATTTAACTGAAGAACTCTCTCGTCAGGGTACAGCAGTTATCTTTAATCAAGCAGGTACATTCCAAGACTTACTTGGTCGTACCATGCCAGGTCTTATCGAAGAAAATGGTGTTGCGGTTTCATTAGATGAAAATCAAATGAAAGACTACCAACGTCAATCAGGTCATGGCCAACATTTAGAAGCGGTTGCTGAAATTTATGCAAAACCATTGTTACAACGTCTTGATGTATTACGTAACCAAGTGTTACCATTTATCAGTCGTGTAGCAGGCGGTATCCGCGCTCAATATAACGAAGGTTTCTATAAAGTATCTGATATTCAAGAAATTGAGTTTGCTGATATTTACAAAACCAAAACCTTCTTAGAGTACATCCAGCGTCATGCACCACTTGCAAATTCACAAATCCAAAATGTGACTATCCAATCTGGTTTCATGGATCGTAATGAAGATGATATCGTAGGTCTTCTAAAATCAGGTAATACTTCATTAGATGATGCATTAGTGGATATGATCGCACGTCATCCATCTAACTGGTTAACGGATGTTTATACTCGTTACCTTGTAAATGGAAATATCGTCCCAACAGGTTTACGTGCAGCACAACAAAGTGAATTAGTGGATGAAATCGTAGTATTATATTTCATCCATGCTTCATTATTAGCTAACGATGTTATCGATGGCACAGTAAACATTCCACTTGTTCAATATCGTAATTACTTATCTGAAACATTTGCTCAACTTGGTGGTTTATTAAACCGTTACGTCAACCAAATCAACTTAGTTGATCAAGGTGGTCAAGTCGTAGCATTTAAAGATGGAAACACTAACGTGATTTACGTCTATAAAACGAACTACGAAAAATACCTTGAACAAGGTGGTAATGCAGATGCGGTATTAGGTGCAGTCGCATTAGGCTCAACAGGTAACATTAATGACTTACTTGAGAATACTGAGCGCTATGCAAATGAATTCAACCGTGCTTACAACGAACAAATCAACGCAGTAAAAGCGGCGTTCCGTTCAAACTACATCCGTTTGTTCCCACAAGTGTTCATTGAAGAACTTAAGAAAGAACCTTCTGACTTCGTTGCGTTATTTGTACAACCAGGTACCGTGATTCCAGAAACAGGTTTCTCTTATAGTGACCTATCTGGCCGTATCTTAAAATCACTTGCACCAACGCAAGGTTACGATAACATCTACGACTTCACTAAAGCGTTGATCTTAGATATCGGTTTATCACATTACACCTTAGGTGCATTCTACCGCAAAGTTGAACAACAAATGAAAGCAACCGGTGAAGAAGATCCACAAGTTGCAACATTCGCCGTAGCTGTAGATGAGTTAGTGAAAGAAATCTTAGCTAACGCAACAGTGAGAACTAAACTAGGATAATCCTTATGGCTAGTTTAAGAAAGTGTAATTGGGTTGGTCAGGTGACATCACTTGACCACTTCATTGATAATACGACCATTGCACTTGAGTCTGTAACTGAACTTGATGTTGACATTTCTAATGAAAGCATGAGCGAAAGTCTTAAGAACTTCGGCAGAAATATTATCGCGTTGTTAAAACGATTCCTTGAGAACATTAAGCAAACAATCAAAGCACTCTTCGCTAAACTTGGTGTGGGAGTGACGATTAAAGATCTTACGGATCTTATTGGTGATATCCGTAAGTCACGTGAGATCAACTTCTCTTTCCTTGAATTGAAGAAACTCACGAAACTTGGTTGGAATGTTGAAGTTAAGACAACTGATGGGAAGAAAGCGGAATATACTGCAAAAGATCTACGAAATGGTTATGATGCTTATGCAACTGCAACTCTACGTATGATCGACTTTTTAAGACAAGCAAGAAACATTGAGCTTATGACTGATCATGGTGTTGCTCAAATGATGTCAGCAGCGATGGATGATACCTATATGCTGTTTGGTTCTAAACCAACTCGATTCGTATACCACAATAACGAGTTTGGTGTTATCCATGATGAGATCGCAGAAAGCAAAACACTGATGCCATTTGCTTATCAAGCTCATGTTGCTGAAGATGATATCAACTATCTGATCGAGATCATGAAGCGTTATGAAATCACTGGTCCATCAAGTAAGTTCATTGAACGAAATATTGATCTATCATTGAAATGTCTTTCTGATATCGATGATTGGATCGATGAAAGTTTCTTAAACCGTGATCATCTGCGTAATATGAAACGTTTGATATCCGACGTATTTAAGGTAACGATCAGTGATGTCAGTGTCAGTCTTGTTCGAGGTATCCACGGTGTATACCGTGTTTACTCAAAAGCAGTCAGACGTCTTAAGTACAGTGATAAAACAGAATAAAAATAGAGGAGATATCTATCTATGAATTATAATGATATCACCGATGATATCTCCCTATCATCGGTTTTAACTCGTGATCCTAAATATATCTTAGGGTTACTAGAAGAAACAAAAGACGATCGTATCATCGTTAAGAAACCACTTGATGTTATCTATCCAGAAAACTATCTAACGAAAAAGCTCGCTAAACTTGACCAAGATTTAACGGTACTTGGCATCGTTGCCTTAGTCGATCCACAAACGAATAAATATGCTGTCTTGTCCATCCCAGGGATGATCACCATTCCAATTGCTGAGATGAAACAATTCACTTATCAAGATGATGTTTATCGAGTACTTTCGTTGGATGCTTACGATACATTAGTCCTTAATACAAATATCGTTAAGGATGAAACATTAGACTACTTCATGTATAACTATTTTGTTGAGCTAGCACGTATTCCGTGGTATCTCAATTATCTTGATATTTTAAATATCTACAATAAGGATAGTTACTACATTGGTCAGAACTTGATTGATATTCCACAGGTGCTTGAGATGTTACTCGCTAATATCGCTCGTGATCCGAAGAATGACAAGTTCATGTATCGTGATAAATTAAAATCCATGGATGATATCAAAACGAATCCACCTTCTTGGGTACCACTTCGAAATGTCTCTTTAGGTAGTGTGGATACCTATAGTAAGTTAATGGGTTCTTATTTCGAGGAAGGACTCACTTCTGCGCTTGCGGATAAGTCTAAGAAAATGACTCGTATCGAAAAAGTATTGAGAAGTTAAGGATAGAGAGATGACCGAATATGAATCGCTCGTAGAGAGCCTCAGAATCGCTTATGGAGACGAGTTCTCTAAAATGGCGACCATCATCAAGGGTAATGAAAACACCCCGCTCTATCATATCTCCTTTGACGATAAGATCAAATCCTTCGTTCCTCGTTTCTCAACTAAGTTAGTGAATGGTGAATCAAGAGCGATCCCTCGTACTTCTACCTCATCAAGTATACTAGGTTGTATGCTTGGTTTTGGTGATATTGGACGTGGGTATCTCATTAATGCTTTTGACAGTAAAAGAGATAATACTATTTATATCTATAAGATGGAGTATGCTCTTGCCGTTAAACCATCAAAAGACCTTGTCCCTGATGTAGATTATACGGATGAACATTGGTTGATTGCGGCCAGTGTGAATACCCGTGAATATAAAGGTCAGATTGCTGGTAAAGGATTCCTATCTAATATCGGTATTGATCTTTTACGTAATGGGTGTATCTATAACTATACTTGGTATTTCAATTTAGATGAGAAAACGAAGTTTATCAAAGGACTTGATTTAGAACCAGGTTATTATCGTATTAACTTACTGGATATCGGTGGGTATGATTTTATCCCGAAAGTCGGTGATAATATCAAAGTGGAAAAGATAACGAAAGATGAGTTCCTCTTCCACGAAGGAAGACGAATTGATTCGATCGTCAATAAACGCCTTTATTAAAGAATAAGAAAGTAGGAAATACTCATGAGTCAAATTAAACTCAACTCAGAAGTACTACTTGGTGTGAATAAAGCAGGAACATTGAAACCTGATGCGCAAGGTTGGTATGATGTGATTTTGGGTGCATTAGAGTACCCAAATAGCTATGGTGCCGTCTATAAGCAAGATCCAGTTCAACAACTTCTAAACGGTGATAGTATCTTTGCTCGCCGTTTACGCAAAGGTTGTTTGATTGGTGAATTAGGTCATCCGATGCCTGAGCCAGGTCAGACTCAAGAACAGTACGTAGCACGTGTGATGCGTATCGATGAAAAATTCGAATCGCACACAATCAAAGAGGTTGTAATCGATACAACTTTGAAAGATGCTAAAGGCAATCGTTATATTGGTATCCGTGGTAAAGTAAAACCATCTGGTCCATATCGCGACGTACTCCTCCAAAAATTTGCAGACCCAGATATGAACGTTTGCTTCTCAGTTCGTAGCTTTACGAAAGACCGTTTCCAAAATGGTCGTTTAGAGAAGTATACAACTTCGATTATCACGTGGGACTGCGTAGGTGAGCCAGGCTTAGAGAAAGCCAATAAATACAACTCACCATCCCTTGAGTCTTATACTGCGACCGTAGACCCAGCAATGCTTCGCCATATCGCAGCAATGCCTGTCGGTCTTGGTATGGAATCATCTGGTATCATTGAGCAAGCTAAGGAAATCCTTAAAGCTTCAGGTGAACCAGTTGAACGCACAAAAGTATCAATGGAATCTGCCGAGCCAAATTGGCATACTAAGTGGTAATACAACATAAAGCAGAGGCATCGTAAAGATGCCTCTTACTTCTGTCCGAATATCGATTAACTTATCGCGATACCTAATAATGCAAGTGCACCAACCGCTGCATATTTAAGTGGTGTCGGTAAACCATCTAAGAGACCTTCTTCATTTTTAGGTTCTGGTTTTTTCTGACCAATCGCAATCTTGATATCACTAATTGATGGATATCCAAGATCACTAGAGCTAAGTTTTGGATTCGCTTCACTTATTGCGTTAAGATGTTTATGGATGTATTTTTGCCATTTTTCCGCATTGGGTACTTCATCAAAATAGAATACCGCATTTTTACTGCGTTTCTCTTTTGATTTAGTATGAACATCGATTACATCAGTATTATATTCACGTTGGTTGATGTAGACCGAATCATGATCAACAACAAGTAAATAACCATCCTTTCTCACCACGCCATTTACTACATCACTGCCTGCGTAGACAGCATTATTTTTATTACGGTAGAGTAACTCGCCTTTATCGAGTTTAACGATCCACCAGTTGTGCTTACCTGATAATTTTGTGCTTGCCATAATTGTGCTCCGATTTTAATAAGTTAAGGAATAAATAAGAACTGTAACGAGAATACCCGCTATCATTCCGAATAAGAATCCCCTTAGTGTAGGAAACTCACCTTTTGCATAAGTATTAAGGATACGATCCATAATATCCGATCTATAGGTATAATGAACACTTCCTGTTATTAGACTAAGATGATGATCCATTAATGTACCCCATACTTCCGGATCGGGCTCTGACTCAATTGAATAAGTTGCTGTTTCTGATTTCATATCGATCTTACTAATAATGATGATATCCTTGTGATCATCTATGATGATTCTGACATGATACCCAACAGTTAAAAGATATTTAATTCCCTCAGCAACAATAAGAGTATTGTTACCCAGTTTTAAAGTATCACCTTTAGTTAATTGAAGGATTTGACAGTCTCGATTTGTGAAAATACTAATTGCCATTTTATTTAATCCTTCTTATCTCATGATACCAAAAACTGCCGCTGCAATACTAACACCGAATAGTAGCACATCCTTGAGAGAAAATAACGGTTCGTCGATAGCTGATAGTTTTGACTGTTCCATCACTTCTCTGACCTTTTCAGTTTTCCCGTAATCTATAGCATCTTTAACCATATCTATAGTTGTAGCACCAGCTGTCGCACCGCCGCTTTTACGAATTAAATACACCCACTCATCCGGGTCTGGTTTATCGGCGAGTATTTCAGTCGGCTCATCTTCTGGTCTAGTACCATGTGGAATTGATACTCGAACACAGTCGTTCCATCTATCCTCCTGTGCGATATCCACCACCGCAAATCCAGTTACCAGTAAATATTGTTCGGGACTGAAACGACACTCATAGCCGTAAGGACCGATATAGTGATCTCCAGCTTCTAGTTTAATGATCCAGCAGTTACCCCTTTTTAGTGTAATAGTAGCCATAATAAGCTTCCTTCTAGTTTAGTCAAATGGCTCTGAATCGACCACAGAGCCATTATCATCATTAGTCAATGCGATTCTTCATGTTATACATGAAAATCGTCTTATACGTCGATTGAGGGCTATTTAAAGCCCTTTATTCATCTGAATCGTTTTCTACATCTTCCGACTCATCAGATTGTTCCTCTTCGATGTAGAATTTTTTATCCCACGATTCATATTCCTCACCCTGACCTTTCGTACTCCGTCTGATCGCATCAAGTGTATCGTCTTTATCGGCACGCCAGTCTGCTAAGAACTGAGGTTCAATCAGATCAGGTCTCTCATCTAACACCATAGAGGTTAACCAACGATTGACACGATATTCCCCAAATACTTCAAGTAAGATATAGAAAGGCTCAAGACAAGAGAAGATCATTTTACGGGTATTTAAAGCCGGTCTGAATTCTTCAGGGATACCGATATTTGCCACCACATCCGCAGGCAGGATAACAGAAGCAACCGATTTCTTATCGTGTAGCTCCATGAAGTCGATGTATTTCTTACGAATGTTTTCATCCTTGATATTATTTAACCAAAGATCTAACGCCGTTCTGTTAGGAAGGTTCATTTTAATACGAACCCCAACAAACGGCGGTGCTGGACATTCACCGTATTTATCTGCAAATACGTGTTGCCATAACTCGTAATAGAAATACTCACTACTCATTGGATTCACGTAAGCTTCTTTAGCCTTAACCGTACAGCTTGTTAAGAAACGACTATCCCCACGCATAATAGAATGGAAGATGTTCGCTTCTTCTTGAGCAATCTTATCAAAGAGCTGATTAACATGAACCTTCTCACCACGACTAATCGATTCCATAATTCCAACTGCTTCATCATGGAATAACTTAATCAATTCAGGTGGTGCTTTAGAGTTCTTTAATGCTACCCCTTTTAACTCTTCCTCAAGATGTTTTAATGCCATCCCTTCTTGGATACTTGCAATAGAGAGATAGTGTTTAGTCCGGTTAGTTGGCATAAACACATCGAAGTAATACTCAGACTTCATTTTAAGATTGTGAATGTATTTCTTCGCAACCCCCATCTGACCTGCAGCCATCGCAAGAATATGACGAGTAATCACGTTAATTAAATATACACATAAACAACCAGGTAACTTCGTCTCACTGTTTACCACGATAGTCCCACTATACCACTCTACCCATTGCATTACAGTATACAATACCGAGTCAGTATCTCCACCTAATACACTCTTACGAATAACAGATGGGAATAATGCTGTCTCAGCTGGAATAAACTTATTCACCATGAAGAATTTAAAGTAATCACTGTATTCATATAAGGTATTACGCATGTGTCTTGCATAAGCCCCAATATAACCATAGTAATCTTTATCTTCATGGGTCTTATCTTTAATCCCTTTCCCATCAAGGTAATGAGAAACTGTAATCGTCACCAACGGTTCATAGAACTCATCAATCAACTTAAGTTCAGCTTGAGTCTCTTCAAAGCTTAAAGGTTCTTTATCTTTGAAAGCTAAGATCCTATCAAACATCCCACGAACAAAACTATCGTTATATTTCTTAAGGTGAAATAAATCACCCATATAAAGATAAATCGTTCTTTCAAGATCAGTTAATTTCTCAATGAACTCATAAATCTTCTTATCCCAGTACTGAGACTTGTAATACGTATCGGTATTATATTTCACCATTTCGAATAATTCATCTACGGTGATATAATGAAGATTATATTTATCGATTAATCGTTTCGCTTCATCGTAATCCACTTCAGCTAAAACCGTTACGATGTTCTCCAGTACAATAGGGCCACTGTAGAAGTGACGTCTACCCATAAAGAAACGTTCAGTTGAAGCATTCGTAAATGCCGTTGCAGTACGACAAACCGATGTTAAAGTCGAGTGACCGCTTCGGTTAGCAAGCGGCGTACTACCAATCGTTAATAAACCTGAGATACTGTTGATATCTTCCTTAAGTTTATTTTGTTTGTTATTCTTGGTTACAGCCTCATCCATCCGACCGTAACTTTTTGCGATTTGAGATTCTTTCTTAGTACGAGCACGTTCGTAGTATTTCACTTCCGTATAACCACTTACTTCACTCACCTGTTCTTCCGTAGGTGCATAACAAGTTAAAGTGGGTGCCATAATAAGATTACGTTCTTCTACCTCTTTTAAGAACTCAGTTAATGTACAAGTATCTTTAAAACGGTCACTCATGTCATCCCGTCTAAAGATCTTCATGATAGGATCATTAAAATCGATCTTACCATTCTTAACACCCCAATCTAAAAACGCTTCTGCCTTATCTCTTGGGATATCACGCATTCGACTTAAATACCAGCCAGTATACTTTTTCCATTGACTTGGTATATCAAGATTTCGAACCGTTTTATAGTAATCCGTTGGTTCATATAAAAATTCCATAACCATTCCCTCTATAAATAATGAGTTGAAAATATAAACATGGTTTTCCCTAGGATAATGAAAAAAAAAGAGGTCGGACAAAATAAGAGCTATCCCTCGGGATAGCTCATTGATCTTACTTTCTAAAGATGTAATTGATCCATGTACTTTTGTAGTATTGTTTCATCGAGAGATAAATATCACCTAAGTATTGGTTTGGCTGCAAACGAGCAAATAAACATTGTTCGCTGTGAGTTACACCAAATTTATTAATGTCGGAAACGTACTTATCGAAGTTTTCACGCATCTTCTCTTTGAACTCATCACCATCGATTTCACGGTTCCAGCGACTTGCCCATTGTTCATAAGTGACATTCGAATCTGGACCTACCAACATGAAAGGATATTTTCTTTCAAGTAATCCCTGTAATACTTCAGGATGAGTACTAATCAAGAAGTCATAATCCTGATAAGCTGGACTACTGATTAATAAATCAAGCTCGTGTAAATAGTTCTCAGGGAAGTCCGGTTTCTGACTCCACCCGAAACTATCCAAATCAAATACGTTTTTGTATTTATTAACAAGGGTCGATTTACCACACCCACTAAATGCGCAAATAATCATATTAAAGCCAACCTGGTAATAGTTTATTCGTAACCTGTTTTCCTATCTGCATGATAAGACAAGTGACTGATCGTACTGCCCATACTAAAGCAAAGACACCACCTACAACAGTATAGATAATGAACATGATCATCACTAACATTAAAGTGAATGTACTACCCATTATCTTTATCCTCGTATTCATCCCAGCGGAACTTCATTCCACCACGCCATCTTTTCTTGGTTTTCTTCTTTTCGGCTTTAAGGTATTTACCCTTTGCCCACCACGTTGTCATGACAATACTCATTAATGCATATTGACCGATTAAAAACAACGTTGCAATGAGAAATAAACTAAAGACTAAACCTGTCATTTCTTTTTCCTTTTCTTTTTCTTATGTTTACGCTTCTTCTTAAGCTTATGGTAGCAGATCGGTGTATCGGGTGACATCATCCATTTCTTCTTGGAGAAGATATCTAAAATAAAATGGATGATGATCGCACTACCTAGACAGCCAAAGAGGCATAATAATGTTACGATTTCGTTATGACTAAACATTTGCGTTAATCAAAACCCCACAATTAAAAACAGATTAATGTTTAGATCTCACATCTAAAATAACAAGACCTACCGCAAAAACAATCGTTCCGACTAATGTATAAAATTCAGGTGATTGTAATATTGACATAAAAATCCTCCAAGATAATAAAGGACTAGATTAAAACTAGTCACCACTACCACGGATGCTTCCTGATTTACCACCAGATGGGAAGTCAACTGGACCAGAAGCACTGAGGCTACCTTTAATGGATTGACTACCACTAACATCCATATTGCCTTTCACGCTACCATTACCAGAACCACCATTACCGGTAACAGCCATACCACCCATGTTAACTTGACCAATAAGATCAATTGTCGGGCATTTAATCTCAACCTTACTACCCACTTCCCATTTAACATTATCTGCTTTCAGATTAAACGTTTTACACTCTACATTCCACGTTTCGGTTTTCATGTTAATGGTTTTATCTGATTGGATATTGATTACCTGCTTATCTAACTGGATATGAGTACGATCTTTATTTTGAATATCAATACAAGTTAACGTACTATCGATCTGGATGAAGTTACCATCGCCATCAGAGATAACAAGCTTACCATCTTTACCATTCATCTGAACAGTCCATGCAGCTTTTTCACCGTTGGCTTTAGAAGTACGCATCTCCATTAAACCATTAGCTGTATCAACAGTACGAGTATAACTGTTTTTAATGTTAGTTGGGGTTTCTTCCTTAGCGGCTTCTTTTGGTTTAGCTGCATAAGCCTCTACTACCACTTCCTGTACACGTTTATTCATGTGCTGGTTAGTCGGTTTCCAGTAGAAGGTCTCATCACCATTAAAACGATAAAGGTGTACTGTTTCACCTTTCATTAATTGAGGAGGTGTAATACGGTTACTGTCTTCATTCAACCATTTCGCTGTAACAGTTGATCCTGTTTCCACTTTGGATTGATAGGCCTTACCGCGACTATCCACCCCTTTTGTTGTAAATTTCTGCGGGTTCAATTCCAATCGACCACGCATATTCGGTAATTGGTCTTGAGGGGCAACATGCAATAATTCTTCATGCCCTAAGATAGCATTCTCTGCGACTACCCCAATTCCCATATAACCTGATTTTTCTTGTTCTTCTGTCATTTCAAAATCACCACTATAGTAGAAAATGTTTTGATTCCTATTTTTACTTTATATAAGGAAACCAAACAATGTTAATCAAAAAACTTGTTTTATATCATTGTCATCGCTTACATCTTTTAGAAGACCAAAGCTTTGAATATGATTTTACCCAGAAACACACGATACTCGATGGGGTCAACGGTGCAGGGAAATCATCCATCTTTAATGAGCTTTCGCCGCTACCAGCCAATATGGATGATTATCTTGCAGACGGGTATAAGAAGATTGTTATCGAGCATAACAACAGTGAGTATATCTTAACCTCACAAGGTAAACGACCAGGTAAACATTCTTTCCTTAAAGATGGAGAGGAGCTTAATCCTGGTGGTACATTAACCGTTCAGTATGAATTAGTTGAGAACTATTTCAATTATACTCCTGCTTATCATCGGGTGTTACAAGGTAAGTTACTCTTTACTGAAATGTCAGCAAAAGAACGCCGAGATTGGTTTGCGGATATCTCTGGAATGGACAGTGATTTTGTCATGAAGTTCTGGGATAAGATTCGTGCAGGACAACGTGATAATACAGGTGCGTTAAAGAACATCAAGAATAAGATCGCAGAGGCGAATCTTCAGTTACTTGATGATAAAGAGATCGGTGAGGTGGAAGAAAAGCTTTCTGATGTCATCAAGCTGTTTAATGGATTAACGGATTTATTAAAACAGTTCCCAAGAAGTGAAGTTCCGACTGCACCTGTTGAATATAGTGATGATCTTACTCAGCGAATCAAGAATCTTTACTTTAAATACTTGAAAGAAAGTGAGGGGATTGGTGGTGTCAATCTGACTGAACGTTATCAGCTTCAAAGTGAGTTACTGGAACAAGATCGCGTCCAGATGAATGATCTCCAAGAACAGCTTGTTAAACTCACAGATGAGAAGCATCGTTTCGACTTTAACAGTGAGGATAATATCGAAGAACTCGAACGTCGTTATGATGAATATAGAGCAAGACTTGCTTCATTTGATCAGAGTACGATTGATCAATATAAAGTGATCCTACAGTATCCATATTTCAGTCGTGGTGACGGGTTAACGGAAGTTTATCAGACTTATAATAACCAGCTGAGATACGTGGATGATGCATTACTTGCATTCCAGCCATTTAGTCTTCCTTATAGACAAGCTAAAGAGCAAGTTAATTATAAAAGTTCTGAACTCATGAAGTTACAGGGTGAGCAACAAGGTGTACAGTTTAAGATTGGTGAGATCGATAAACAACTCCAACATCTTAATCAACATCCTGAAACACAATGCCCTAATTGTTATCATCGTTTTAAAGAAGGTAACGTGGATGCAGAGATTCAACGTCTTAATCTAGTAAGGGCTCAACTCATCCAAAGAGATAATGAGCTAACTGCTAAGATAGATACATTGACAAAAGAAGTTGAGTTTGAGCAGGCCAACCTTAAGAATTATGAGATGATTCTATTAACAGTGACCTCAGATGAGCACGGATTAAGTGAATACCTTAAAGCAACAATGACTAATGATGGAAGTCTTGGTACACTAATGAGATTGATTCATGATAATCCTAAAGCATATCTTGGTGCGTTCCAACAACAGATTGCTAAGATACCAACTTATATTGAAGCAGGTAAGGTCTTAACTGAACTTGAAGGATTAGCTGCATTGATTCAGAAAGGGAAAGCTCAAGCATCACCTGAGTATATTCAATTGGTCGGTCGTATTGAACAGTTAACTCAACTCCATGATGAAGCATCATTTAGATACCACAAACGACGTGCGCTTGTTGAGAAGATCTATAATGCAATCGAATTGCAACGTAAGTTTACTGAGCAATTAGATAAAGTCAATCAGCTTGTTGAGCATCAGTCTAACTTCATTAAAGATGAGACGACTAAACTCTTTCATTTGGAAGTCAGCGAAGTCCTAGCGAAACTTAAGATGGAAATCGATGAGTGTCAAGATAGAATCCAACATCAAGCTGGGATTAAGTTTGTGATTCGTTCTCATGAGGAAAACAGAAGTGGTATTGAAAAGTCAATCGATATCCATACTCAACTGATGCAAATCCTTGATCCGAAAACAGGATTAATCGCTAAATCAGTGATTGGGTTCATTCGCCATTTCGTTAAAGAGATGAATAACCTGATGAGTCAGGTGTGGACGTATCCGATTATTATTGATATTGAGTCAGAAGATGATTTTACGAAGAAATATCTTTTCCCTGTGGTGATTGGTGAGGATGCAATTAGACGAGATGATGTTTATGAAACTTCATTAGGTCAAACTGAGTTAATCAATTTCATCTTTCGCATTACGCTCGTGAAATATTTGAAATTAGAGAACTATCCGCTTTATCTTGATGAAGTAGGTGGTCACCTTTCAGTACAACACCGTAATCGATTGTATAATCTGATTAAACGCATGGTAGATCATCATTATTTCTCTCAGGTCTTTATGGTAACCCATCTTCAAGATGTGAAGGTCATCATGGAACCTGCAGAAACGATACTACTGAAATAATTAAGATATGTCAAAATCACGATTTTGATAATTTTACAACTTTTTTCCGATGATAATATAGTTCTCTTTACTGTTGTGAAACAAAAAAGAAAACGACAAATATGGAGGGTACCTTTCGGTACCCTCTTATTAAGCCGAATGATTCGGTTCTTTCGGAACGTAGCCTTCCGGACGACGTCCTTCAGCTAAGTCTTCATATCGACCACGACCGAGATGTTCATAACCATCTGGGTTCGCCATCTCAGCTTCCTCCACACCTTCTGACACATCCATCTGCACTTCATCTTCCAATAACCCATCTACTTCATTCGTTGAGTTAGTGTATACGGCATCAACCGTAACAGCACGACGGCCATCCTCAAACTCGAGTTTAACTGTCATTGTTACTTTTGTTGCACCTAAGGCTTGAGTGAATTTCTGGAATACTGCGATCGTTGCATTATCACCAGCAATTTCTTTATTTAGATTACCACGATGCGTTGCAATGCGAGATAATAATTTTTTCTGATTATGATCACCAGTATATTTCTTCGCACCAAACTTACGTTTCAACCAACGTTCACTGACCATGAACCAGTTTAAATAACTTAAGTTCATTCTCATCATGATCATACGAATCATGTAAGTTAAGATATTTTTACTTTCACCGATACGATACGTTGGATCGCGGAATAGCGACATCAAATCGCTTTCTTTTTGATTGGGCATGTTATCGCCTCCTATTTGTTATATTTGATTGACTCAAAACGACCCACACGAAATTCCGCTACACGGGTAATCGTAATTAACATTGGGTTGATGAGATTGACTAAACGACCCACGAGTTTATTCGTGTTGTTATAGGCCAACTCTTTATCGTCACATGTTAATAAAGAATTAGCATGACTACGCATGAAATTATTGGCAGCTACCCATAATAGACGTAATGCATGACGAAATGCGAAACGACCCTCCGTGACGAAATAGTCTTCAGCATGTACTTTGATTTCTTTCGGTAATGCACGAAAGTCACTTGTCATGATACGTCCACCTTTCTTGATAATATCGATCAAATGAATGAATTCGGATAACTGATCATAGATCGCATTGAAACGAGTAATGAGCTCGTAGTTTGTTTCAGTGTATAAGATCGTATCCAATTCTTTATTATCGCAATCAATGTAATCATACATCAAGTTGATGATATCGCACATAAGAACCAATTCCTCATATCCATTGATATCAGGACGGTTTAACTTTTTCAATAAACGATTAAGTCTAAACTTAAAAAGTTGAGTACTTAACCATGTCGGTTTTTCCATGATTTCCTCCTATAGGAAACTTCTCTATTCTATTAATAGAACCCTTACATTTGTGCATAATACTAATACCATGTATAAGTATAGATTAATGAGCACATAATAAGGAACGACTTTGCAAAGTGAAGAAACGGGATTTATGTCATTTCTTCATGTAGATAATATAGGATCATAAATACCTATAGAACAAGATAGTAGAACTTAGAACGTGTACTTTATTCAAAAGAATAAAAATTAAAATGGAGTGAAAGAATAAAATCATGGCACGCGAATTAACCTCAGACATGATCAATGAAGATGTGACTGAACTACAGACGAAAGATATCCCTTCTCGTCTTGAGATGATTCAGAAACGTCGTCTTAAATACATGGAGAAGATTGAACGTAAAGGTGATGACTGGTTAGCAGATGAAGGCTTATCCATTACCTATATGCAACTTCTCAATGGATTTGAAAAACAAGAGTTGTATAAACACAAGTCAGCTCAAGATAAAGAAGAAGGCGATAAAGATCGTAAAGCTTATGAACAAGCTGCAGAGACCTTCCGTCTTCTTAGACAACAACGCCGTGATGATATCGCTAATGGAAACCCAATCATCGACAATCCACCAGCACCACCAAAATACAATGAAAACTTGGCGGCTCAGTTTGGTACCGATGATATCGCTGCTCAATATGAGAACTATAAAGAGCAGGATTGGAAAGACTTCCATAAAGATATTATCCGTGCAGGCAAAGACCCACGCCACATGATCGATGATGATGGTAACATCGTCGAAATCGTTGATGACGAGTAGTGGGAACATAAATCGAGGGTATCGGTCGATACCCTCTTAATTTTGTTGCTATTTTAAATTAGCTGCAGTGGTTTTGATACAAATGTAGAATTCATCTACTAATGCTAACACCACACTATATAGCGTCACGTACTGTGCAGTTAAGTATAACACTTCTGAAATGTATTCAGATTGTTTCTTATTGAGTACGTATTTGCTGTCGGGTTTATTGATACCATCTGCAATTAAGTTAGCACGATCACGGATCAATTGAGTTGATTTCTGAACTGTTTCAGGTAATAGTAATTGAGTATTCGCTGATACCTGTTGCATTACTTTACGGAATTGTTCCACATCGCCATTATTATTGAAAGCACGACCAAAGTAAACTTTCTCAGTAGTCGCACCAGAGAAGATACGTTTCATCTGAGTTTTAATCGCATCGTAATCTTTTTCTTGGTATTTCGGTTTGAAACCAATAGAAGAAAGATTATCAGGTTTATTGATTGCACGACCAAGATATTCTGCAATTGGACCTAATAGATCACGATCAATACTGCTTACAATCGCAGTAACATCATTTAACCAATTCGCATAGGTTAACCAGTCTACACCAAGTTGATGTGGTTGGTATACCTTAGCAGTCTTACTAATAGCAAAGTATTGGCGACCTGCAACGTAGCGAGACATCTTACTTAACCCGTTATCATCCACACCAATAAAATCAGATTTGATCTTTTGACCTAACTCAGATAACTTATCTGCTGCTTCACCAAGTTTATTAGTAAATGATTTAAAGAAGTCAGAAACAGAGTTCATGAAATCAGTACCAGGCATCCATTGAGTGAATGCTTCTACCGCAACAGCCTCTACTTCACTTTTACCACCATCATGGTTCACTTGAATCGGATAAAGAATAGGACTTGTTTTACGGATACTATCTAAATCACTTTCAACCTGAGTTAAAGCAGAAGTGACTTCTGGTTGTACGACCTCTTCAGCTACCGTAGTATCTTCTGGCTCTTCTTTATTTTCTTCTACTGTACTTTGTACATCTTCAGAATTCACGTCCACTGCTTCAGTAGGTGCTTCTACCTCTTCTGCGTTAGTACCCTGAGGTTCTTTGACCTCTTCAGGGTTACCCTGCTCTTCATTTACGATAGCAGGTTCATTAATATTTTCAATTGTCATATCTAAATAACTACCTTTTATTTTAGTACTAAAAAGAAACATCATCCAATAACTCGTCAGTTTAAAATAGGATGATGCTAGTAAAGGATATTTATCATATTTATCCTCACCATACCCTTACTGGCACACCAAAAGTTCTGTGATTACCCAAAATAGATAATAACCTTATTGTCTATATGTAACAAACTCAAACTTATTTTTATAAGACTCGTTTTATGGAGACTTTTTATTATGGCATTTAAACCAATGACGATGAATGAGTTCATCGATACAGCACCCCCGCTTCGTCCACTATTAAACGTATCACCAATCTTTGATGTTATCACAGGTAACTGGGAAAATGGTGAAAATGGATCTAAGATCTTAAATGGTGGTATTATGCCTTTCATCGCATTCATTGGTGAAGGGAATACTTTTAAATCAACAATCATGAACAGTGTCATGGTTCGTGTATTGGCTCGTCACCCAGCGATGACACTTTCTACTTATGAGACAGAAGGCTCGTTCTCTATCTCTCGTATGGTACAATTAGCAAGTCCATACCCAGATCTTGCAAAAGAAGATTTCTATACGAATGAATCGCGTTATTCATTGACTACTTCAACTGATATGGATGGTGAAGATTGGTTTAATGGCGTGAAGAAATTCGCTCAGATGAAATTAAAAGAAAAATCACAAATCGGTACGACACCGTTTATTGATGCTTCTAAACATGATGGTAAGACATTATTAACCATGCCCTATCCAACAGGGATCTGTCTTGACTCCATGAGTGAGTTCCGTACTGGTGCGTCTCGTGAGAAAATGGATAAGAACAAGATCGATGATAAAGAAGTGAATGATTACTTCATGCGTGCTGGTCTTGAGAAATCTCGTATGATTACTGAGATCCCTCAGTTCGTCGGTCGTGCAGGTATTTTCCTTGCTACCACCGCACACGTTGACGACACGATCAATATGACCAATAAACCAGAACGTAAGAAATTGACTTACATGCGTCAAGGTCAAGATATCAAACGTGTACCGAAGAACTTCTCGTTCTTAACTAACCACTGTTGGGAGATTATTAAATCTGCACCTTACTATAACAGTGATCGTACAGGTCCATATTACCCATCAAAAGAACACGGTAGTACGGATGGTAAAACCGATCTAATGCAAGTGACCTTCCATGGTCTACGCAATAAATCTGGCTTATCAGGCATCCCAATGCAACTGATCGTATCACAATCCCAGGGTGTACTCTGGAATCTTTCACATTACGATATCATCGCTTCTCGTGAAGGATTAGGGGTGACACGTAAAGGTCATAGTGCAACAGTTGACTTCTATCCAGATAAAGTCTTGATGCGTACAACAGTTCGTGACATCTTAGATGAAGATGAGAAACTTGCACGTGCTGTAGAGCTATCGTGTGAGATTGCACTCATGTACATGTACAAGGATAGTATTGGTAACCGATATCGCATGAGCTTTGAAGAAATCAAGCAAAATGTTATCGATAAAGGTTATGATTGGGATAAGGTACTTGATACTCGTGGATACTGGTTATATATCGAAGAAGAAAAAGAGCTTAATGCGAAACCGTATTTAAGTGGCTTTGACTTACTTCGTGTAGCAGCTGGTGAGTACAAACCGACATTCCTATCGAAATAAAAGAGATGAATAGAGAAGATGATAAGGGTAGCCGCAAAACTACCCTTATTAATAAAGAATTTAAATGCAGTTTGTTTCATTGCTATATTTCGAAATAATTTTAGAACGAAGAATTAAAACATTTTGGATTTATATGACTATGAAGCAAATAATCGATCACGTTGTCGATACAATCGAAGATAGACAGGAAGGATTGTCGGATAATCTTTTCCCGAACTATATTGTTGATTATATCGGAACACTTGAATCAGACCAAGCGCAAATTTGTTATATTTACGAATACCTTGGTTATGGTGGTACTCCACCAGCAAGCTTAAGTGAACTATTGACTTTATTGAAAGAGGATTTCTTACCCTTTCTTGGTTTCTAGTTCTCCAAACATTTAAAACGAAACAATAGAAAGGATGATGAAAATCATGGAACACGAACCGATTTCTTACATCAATGCTTACTTGGCACTGCCAAATAAGTTTATTGAAAATGGTTACTACAATGCAGTCAAAGAAGGCGTCCTAAGTGTAATCAAAGGTAAAGCAGAAAAAGATCCACAGCGATTAACACTTTCATATGGAAGTGAAGATAAAGAAGCGCAAGCTTTAGCTGTAGAAATCAAAAAGCTTTATCCTGAGATCACCATTAAAGGACTTGAGCCTAACTTTGTTAAGCATAAACGGAAAGCCTATATTAAACGTAACCAAAATGCTTGGCTTCGTGCCACCCATGTGATCATTATCCGTGAACAACGTGAAACCTTAACTCAGCGTTTCTTTATTGAAAAAGCAGAAGAAGGTAACACGAAGTTCGTAATGACACTTTGCCTAAATGAAGAGGATAAATCAGATGAGCAACCGCCAAGCTTTCATCCAAACAGCGGTGAAGATGTTAAAGGAGATTGATCCTAAAAACAAATCCATCGATATCTGGGCCGATACTGTAACAAAAATGACAAAAGCCCAGTTTGAAGATTATATTGAACGTCTAAGAAACGGTGCTTCCGAAACACCTGATCTTGATAAACCACGTGAACTCATCCCACTGGTTGTTCCAACTTTAGATGATAACCGTATTACTGTAAAACGTAATTTATCGATTGCAAAGAAATGGGGTCACAATTTTTTCGAACGCTGTTACATTACTGACGGAAAAACTGGTCAAACAATGTTAACGAACGTGCCATATGGGACTTTCTTAATGCCTATCGTTCGACAAGCGCAAACACTTGAAAAAGGGATTGCTTATGAGAAAGATGGAAGTAAATTAGATGACCGTACAAATCAAATCGCCGATCATCAGAAAGGTTCATCCTTCTCTGCACCGGAAGTACAAGCGCTACTCTCCCAAGGTCAAGAGAAAACCGTTATGGAATTCATGAAGTTCCGTGGTGGGGATACAAAGGCTTATCAAGCCATGTATAAAGGTTTATTGGAGACGGGTGAATTTGAGATGAGTTCATACCAAGACAGCTCTCGAGTTAAATCGGCAGATGTCGCCGGTATCTACTTGAAAGCATGTCACATCGATAACGACATTTAACGAAAGGAACATGCTACCATGATCAATGATGAAACAGGTCAACCTTTAACACCAAGTCACTATACTGAAATCGCTGATTTCTTAAATCAACGTCTAAGAGATAAGATCCGAGAACTGTCAATTTACTTTTTACAAGCTAACGCTAATCGTACTGAGCGAAATGGCTTTGGTGAGTTAAAACAAGGTAAATCGGTTCGCGAGCAAATCTTAGATTTAACTTGGTTATCTAACCAACTCTACCTATCAGCGCTAACAACGCCATCTGGTTTGCGTCAAGTATTAACCTTACTTGAACAAAAAGAAAAAGAACGTACTCGTCTTGATTTCATTATTAAGATCACGACTGAGTTACGTTTGTATCTTGGCCAACAAGGTTTCGTTGATCTTGTTACTGAATTAACAAAGGCAATGAATATTGGACCAACCGATGGCAATTTAAAAGCCAAATCAGTGATGAGTTTACTTAATCGTGAGATCAATACGGTTGATCCAGAAGTATTGGTCGCTAACCCATGGATCGTACCGATTATTATTTATGGTCTCGATAGTCGTACTGCGACAACAATCCATGCTGAAGCGAATAAGATTGAAGATTTAATCGAAGGACAATAATCAGATGGCATTATCAGAAAGACATTTACTTGTTGATATTGATATGCTGTTTGATGTGCGTTATGCGGAACTCTCACACTTTGCCCCAGAGGCAGGTGTGGTATTATTACATGAAGGGAAGTATTTCGATAGAGAGCGCGATAGCGTGCTTTATTCGACCGCTAAGGTGGATGATAAGACCTGGTGGGGGACTTATAAGGATAGATTTATTTCGTTGCTTAAAGACTCTCCTATTACGTTTTTGATGCACAATATCTATCCCCTCACGAATGATTACCTTGAAGATAACCATCCTGGGCAATCTGTGGTGAAGAAACTCACAATCAACGTGCCATGTGGACGTCTTGATGATGAAAGTTACTATGAGTTAAAAGAAGCGCTCTCTGAGCATTTCATGGGGTATTTTGAATCAATTAATATTCTTCATATGCCACATGAGAAACTTGATCTTCAGTACATCAGTAAATACTATAGCGATTACTTCTGCTATCGTTGGTATGATTGGATGAAGCTTCATTATGAAACGTTAGATAAAGGCTTGCGCCCCTCATTTAGAATGTGGTGGCCTCGCATGTTATCGGATGTGGAATTTGAAGCCACAGATAGAAGAGCAAAAGAATTCATCAAACAGACAGATGTCTATGAGTTCTTTTTATATCTTCACTTACCTGCATTCGAGATCCATTGGTTAGATCGATTTCAGACGTGTTTCTACATCGAACCCGAACAGCAACAAAAACAAGAGGCATCTGAATGATGCCTCTGCTTATGTCCGAATGATTATTCTGGTATGGTTAAACCGGAAGAAGTGATCTTATTCTCAAGAACTTTAATACGTTTTTGGAGACTAGCGATTAATCTCTCATTGTTCGCATCTTTCGTTTGAAGTTGACCATACTTCTCATTAAGTTTATTGTACTCACGTTTCTTTTCTTCAAGTGCACGTTGGTTAGCCACACTGTTATCAGTGAGTGCTTTCTCACCTGAAGCAAGTTGTTGCTGAAGAGCAAGACAATACGCCTGTAAGTTACCGTAGTCTTCAGTCATCTTTTGAAGCTGACCGTAAGTCGTTGACGTATCACGTACACCACTTAAACGACTTTTCTCTTCACGAGTCCGTTCCGTTGGAGTAAGGTCATCACTCTTAAGTGGGGCGATGTGAGTAAGGACAGTTGGTTTACGACCTAATGCACCCTCTACCGCATCACTTACTTTAGGAATGAGATGAGATACATCCGTATTACCGGGCAGTGTACCGAGATCACAGCTTAAGATGAAACGCTTAAAGACATCACCACTTACATCAGGATATTTATCGATATAAGTATCAGGTACGTAAATGCGTTCACCATCACCTGCAAGTAAAGTAACGATAGAGGCATAAACCTTACTGTCTGCTTCATAGATGTCTTTACTTAGCTCACGTGGCATGTAGTACGTTTCATAAACGTTTACACCTTGAAGCTGAAGCATACTAAAGCTACGGATTTCTTTGCAGCTATAGATCTTACCTGGTTTGGCTACAAAGGGAGCGCGAAGCCCCCAATGTCCAGAAACACCATAAGGAGGGGTCATCTTAGATGCCATCGTTTATCTCCTTAATTATTCAGATGCTTCTTCAGTTACAGCTGCACGACGATTACGAACAAGTGCAGCACTTGTTCCTTTAAGCTTACCACTGGTATAATTGTGACGTGCTACACAAAGGAACTGGATATTTTCATACATCACGGAAGCATAAAGTACACCATCACGGGTTACTTTAGTTAGGTTAAGCCCTGTATCAGTATCAGGTTCGATGTTTTCGGCAGCTAATAGTAACTCGTTAAGTTTGAGTACCATTAGTTGATGTTGTTTATCCATGCGGTTGAAATCATCCGTACGAGAACCAATCAGTGCATACTGAGGATATTTTTCATAGAAACTAATTGGTGCTAAACGGTTCATGGCGTTACCACAAATCAGCATACTGATTGATTTATAAAGACAAGAACTGATTTCAAGGTTTGCTTTTAAGTGCGCTTCTTCGTAACCTTTCATGGCTTCTTTAGCAAATGGGATTGCATCTTTATAACGGATCGTCGGACTGTACATCGAAGCAATAGTACGGAATCCAGGCACAGAAGACATGGTCCATACTGGTGCAATTACGTATTCAGTTGGAACAAAAAGATCAGGGAAAATCTTTTCCCATTCTGCACGAGATTTTTTACTGTTAGCTAAGATGTATTTAACAAGCTCATCTTTAATGATATCTAAGTTTTCACCGATACCACCATAGATCAATACTGTCCAAGGAATACTGATACCATCGCCAGTTACATCACCCTTCCACTGATAGTTATACGTTTTAAGTAACGTAAATGGACTATCTTCACGTAAACGGTTTACTTTATCATGAAGAGTTTCGAGGTTAAGTTCATTGCGAATACGCTGAACACTGTTTACATCTAAGAAGAAGTCATCAAGATTATCAACAATTGGAATGATCTTAATTTCGTAATATGGGTATTGTGTTTTGAACGCTGGATCAGAGAACCAGATCTTAATGATACTATCGCTATAAGTAGCCGTATCAACAAGTTTAAACTCAATGAACTGAGGGAGGTAAATCCCTTTAACGGTTACAACACGACCAAGATTAACATCTTTAATATATTGCTGGAACTCAGCAACGATAGCTTGTTTATTGGTCACGTTATTTTGTGAAATAGTACGATCATTGGCTTTGGCTTCTAACCATTTCCCTAATCGTATGCAGAGATCTCGTACGGCCAATGGGACTTCGATATCTGCTGTATCATCCGTTTTAGAACGGAATGAAACAAGGCGAACACCTGGTGCATCGTCTTTTGTATAATAACCTAAGTCGGTTGCATAGGTACGTCCTAAAGCGGAGAGTTCTCCCAATGGAGAATCTTTATGACGGGTGTTGTCAATGAAATCATTGAGTGTCATAAAGGCATGTAATGAATATTTCATAAAGGGTAATTACTCCTTGACAATTATTACGTAATAATAGTATACTGTACTAGATCCACAAAAGGACTATAACGATTATAATTAAACAGAGGAACTTAAATCAATTATGATGATTTTTAACATCTTCCGATTATTCCGTTTCTTCTGGCCTTTTGTGGCTGATGTGTTCAAAAATTCTGAGGAAGAGCGACGTGTTATGATTGCGCGCATTGTATTGATTGCAGGTATTGCGATAGGCGGTTCATGGCTATATATCAACGACAAACTCGATGATATCGATGAACTACAAGCAGAGAATGCACAGCTTCGTGTGTTTTTAACACAAGCTGAAGCCGAGAAGTCAAAGTACTTTGACCAATTCACTGATGCGAAGGGTATCTTAAAAACCTGTCAATTCCACGCCGAAAAACTCGAAGAAGATCGGACTATACTCGAAACGAAAATTCAAGATCTCAAGAAAGAGATTCAAGAATTAACCCAGAGCAAACGCCAAATTGAACATAGCCTGCCAACCAATCCTCCGGTAGTTGTTGAGCAAAAGGCAGAAAAGAAACCTGCTGCTAAAGCAAAACCGGTTGAGCAGAAGAAAACGGAAAAACGCGATCGTCTCTCGGAGTTGCAATGAAAAGATCTCTCTTAAGACTCGGAACAATCATGTTGACACTAGGGATTCTTACAACGACTGGATGTCAGCAATATGCTGGTCCTTACATCGGATTCCCACCATCATCATATGCCCATGATTTTCCACCCCCACCCCCACCTGAAATCCGTCGCTTCGATTTTGCGAAGATGGATAAACGGTCTCGTGAGGTAGTTATCAATGACATGCTATCGTACCACGAGTTGTATGATCAATACCTAAAAGGGGTGGTTGAAACCTATTTACACACGAACTATTCGTCAATTCGGGATCGCATGTCAGCATGTAGACCGAAGTCATTTATCAAGAAGGTTAAAACCCCACCTGAACTTCGCATTAAAGATGATGGGAGGTTTACGGATGATGAGATTATCTTGATGTTGACAAGACACATTCGTGTGCTTAAGGATAGAATTAGTGAGCATAACGATAGAGTCGATGAGCTAATCAAAGACTATACTCGTGACTGCTTGCCACCGGAGCGTGGTTTCACAAGACACTAATTTGAGGATGTCAGGTTACCACGTAAAGCATTAACGATGTAACGAAAGCAAGTAATATTTATATCAGAATGCTCATTATCTTAACCCAACATTTGTGAAGGATCTCAAATGAAGGATTTAGATGATTATGAGCACGAAAAAAGAAACGAAAGAGATTGAACCGATTATTGTCTCTGCTGTCCTTTATACCGACGGCAGTGCGAACCCAAACCCCGGTTATGGTGGTTGGGGTATTCATGGTTATACTTATGATGCGAGTAAACCAATTGAATTAAAAGCTCAGAAGAAGAATATGATTACTCAATATGGGTATAAGGATTTGAAGTTTGTCCAACGTGATGATTTATCGGTCTATAAAAAGATTGATGAATTTAATGGGTTTGGTACAGCTGTTCCACGTATTACGGATAACGTAACCATGGAGCTGACTGCATTAGAAAAAGGCATGGACTTTGCGTTGAAAGAAAACTTTGATAAAGTCACCGTCTTAACGGACAGTCAAGTCTCAATTAATGCATTAACAAACTGGTATAACACGTGGGTTAATAATGGCTGGGTGAATTCAAAAGGTGAACCTGTTAAGATTAAAGCCGATATTCAACGGATCTATCCGAAATACGAGCAACTAGCAGCTAAGGCTGATGACTTTAAACTGCTATTCGTAAAAGGCCATAGTGGTGATTATGGAAATGATCTCGTTGATGCTTTAGCGAATAAAGGTAGCACTATGAAACAGTACGGTAAGTCTCATGAAGAACTTATTTACAAATCAGGAATAGAAAAAGTGAAAGTCGATTATCATGACCTATTTTCACGAAATCGCTGGTACTTTATCGGCGGACAAGGTGGTGGTCAATTAAACAATATTATTGACGATTACCATTGGTATTATTTGGGTGCGCTAGGTCACGGTAAATCAGATGAAGACTTTGGGATGAACCAACCAGATGGGTTCATGTCAATCGTTATCCTGAAAGAACCTGAACCTGTCATCGAAAAAGTTCAGAAAGCGTATAATGAAATTTGCAAACATGATTATTCATTTGTAGTTGCAGGTCGTTTAGATAACCTCTTAACCCCTGAAATCTACCAGGATATCATGAGTGATAAAGTAGAGTTGATTTGCGAAGATAAGATGGAGAAGACATTATTGCTTCCAAATCGTAAAATCTTAGCAAAAGAGTATAACCCTGCACATCTTTCATTTTCGCAGATGGTGAAGTATGATTATCCGATGAAGTTACTCCGTAACTATCTCGGTACAACTGAAACCGTCAAGTTAACGAAGACCGATATCACCGATGAGCTTATCGAGAAACAACCCGGTAAGAAAGAAGGTGAAGTGAAGTATGCGGTAAACAGTCACGTGCTTAAGAATAACTGCTTAAGAACTCACGTTGACTATTATAATAAAGCAGAAAAACAAATGGTCAAACTCCCAATTACGTTAACGTTGAAAACAGATTTACCTGATAAACCACATCTTCAGAAATTGATTCGTAACCACGGTGATAAAATTAAATTCACGATAGTTACCCATCACTTATCTGATCTTGCGGTAGGCTATGCGTTAATTGCCGATCTCGGTGATGATGCAAAAGCCATTTGGGTATCTTCTACGATGACTTCGGTGATTCTTCGTAAGTAAGATCTATCATTATCTCGTCTCTTGATATAAATGGTATGCTTAACTTTCGATAAACCAATAGGCCAACGCTTATGTCATCAGTATTTACGAGACTACTGGGACGGATCACTAATTATCTCGTCCCTGATACAATCAAAAGAATGATCGTCTTAACGTCGCTAACTAATGGTGGAGAACAAGTTCCAGAAACTGAACTCAATCGTCAGCTAGATGACTTCCGTAATTACTTCAACTTATCGAGTAGTAAAAACAGTATGAAGTTTGCGGTAGAAGTCGGTCACTTCTTATGGAAAGATATACGTGGTAAATGGCAAGAAACTTACGATAATCAGCGTTTACTCGCAAAAGAAATTTACGAGTTATGCCCTTTATCTCTCCGTTATGGAAATGAGGAGAAGATGCAAAAGGATATTGTAGCAGTTTTAGATTACCTACGTAAATATCATCCACAGGCGGCGCAAGCTTAATGTGTAAGTCAAATAAGAATAAGAGGTCACTTATAGTGAGTGGCCTCTTGTTTTTGTTCGAAAAAAAAAGATACAAAAATAAAAGGTTACCATCCTGGTAACCTTTATGTTAGTTAGGCAAAGAAATTGCCTTTGTAGTATCTGGCATAGGCCAAGCGATATAAGTATTCGCCTAGTTCCCATCTTTCGCCAATACGACGTTTCGCATCAGCGGCCAAGATGTTTTCCTTCCAGAATGGATTTTGCACCCATTCTATAACGCGTTGATCCATATTGAATCTCCTCGTATTTTAGAAAGTATTATATTACCCGATTTAAATCTTATTTAAATCGGAGTCCTGAGAAATCTGTGGTTTCTCATCACTTAAATAATATATACTTATAAATTCGATAGAAGACGTTAACGAAAGAAAATAAAAATGTCTGACTAACAGGGGCTACTTTTGTAGCCCCGATATTAATTATGCGAAGAAGTTACCAGAGTGATATCTGGCATAAGTTAGGTGGTAGAAATACTCGCCTAATTCCCAACGCTCACCTCTTTGGCGATATGCCATGGCAGCGTGTATTAAACCAAAAAGAAAAGAGCGTTTAAATATAGGGGCTACTTACGTAGCCCCTTTCTTATGTTGTTAGTGCGGCAGCACTTCTTCTTTCATATCTAATGGAAGGAAGAAAGAATCCGCCAATGCAAGGTAGAATCGCATCAGTGCATGCGCACTACGGAACTGCGGTGAACGATCTACTGTAGCTGCAGCATCCATGCTCTTCATGATCAGACTAAGATCTTCATGGCTGAAGATGGATTGAACATCACCATAATCTTCACCCATGTTAGCGAGTGTGATCAAACTCGCATCTGGATCAATAATTACATCATGCGTGTTTTTACCATTATGATCATCGATCTCAATGGTAACAGTGGTTTTACCGTCGTTATCTCCAGATGTTTTAACACCAACGATCTTGATCTTGTTGGTGGTATTAAAAGCACGAGATGCTGATAATACGGCAGAGCGTTCTACCATATCGGTCAGAACTGGAGCTAACTCAGGTTTCTCCAATAACGCCAATCCCATTTCTGGTTGAGTCCAGGTTTTCTCCCCTTCCTCACACTCAGTATTATCTTCAATGTGGAATCCCAATTCATCACCACATTCATAATCCATGAGCATAGTGTAGTCAGTTGTTTCAGGGATATACTTCAGTCCCTGTACATTTAGTAATTCAATAATCATTCCAATTCACTCCTATAGTAAATTATAATAAATCTTTCGGTGCGCCAGTATAACCTAGGTCAGCTTGGCATTTAGCTGTTTTACTAGCAGGACAGCTCCAATATGAAGTATCTTGTTTGCTAGTACGTCCACCGTTTTTATCGGTGTTTGCATAAGCCTGCCAGAAGTAACCTTCAATTGTGGTAGGCTCACCTTTGGTTAGGGATTTTGCCGCGCGGTCTTTGATCATTAAATCAAGATATTTTGGTGACGCTGGAGTATACCATACCCAGTAATCAATCCCATCTTTGTTAGTTACGCCAACTTTAATAGCAGTTAGTGCTAAACCGTTACAGAACCCACCTTGCTCATAGTTAGTCGCACAAACTTGTGCTTTAACTGGACCTACTTCAGGTGGTAGTGTTTTGCCTTGTGGTGCACGTACCGCAATGTAACTACCAGTTTCAGTTTTGAATGAACCTTCTGGATCATTCGTTGAATCTTTGAAATGGGTATTTACTGTGTTGGTATTTGCATCTGGCATAGCGACACGTAGGTCATCATTCCAGAAGCCTGTTGTGTTTTCAGGGAATAGAACTTCTTTAGTCCATTCACCTTTTGCAGTTGCGTTTAATGATACTGCTGCTAATGTTACTACTAATAATGTTTTTAAAGTTTTCATGATAAATCTCCTATAGATTTTTGGATTGAATAAGAGGTAGCTTATGCTACCCCAGTTTATGATTGAGTTAAATTAAATTTCTTTTAAGATGCGACGCATTTCTAAATCGAATGGTACATCTGATTCTAAACCATCATGGTAGAAGAATGCACCAGTGATTAATGCTTCACGGCCATCGGCGTAAGCATGGATGTGACCCATCTTACCACCTTTTTCCATTGAGATAATGAATAATGCATTGCGTCCATCTTTTAATTTAGCGTGGATTGCAAATGCATTATGCACCAACCAGCGTACTTCTTTCGGTTTAGCACATTTGCTTGCATCGATATCTATTTCTTCAGTTCCGCTAAATTTACCATTCTCTAGCGTGCGGTGAGCAAGAATCATATCACCATCGGTTGGTCGTTTGTTTAAACCGTGCAGATGGATACGGCCATCTACGAAGTAAATCGCTAACCATGGAATCGGGCGATAGAAATTCGTCATCTTTCCTGTTTCACCAACTGTGCGGAAGAAACGAGCACGGAATTTGTTCTCACCTCTTACACGATACTTCACGTAGTCAGCTGTGCTAATTACACGGTAGACTTCATTATTAGCCCCAGTGATAGGGTTAACGAAACTAAGATCATTAGAACCCATCCCACTACGAGCGGAATGAAGATCAGTATAGCTTGTAAAGTCACTGATTTCTTTGTAGATACCAGCGATGTTCAGAAAATCTTTCTCAGTATATTGAGATGGATGATAGCTTTTAGTGATAAGGTTACCTCTCATTTTAATCCTCCTTTAGGATTATAGTGCTAGGCTTATTGTCAAGAGTCTGCCTAGATTATCAAAAAGAGATTTACACAGAGCCAGCTATGAACGCTCTGTGTAAATCAAATACACGTGTCGAGTTTAAGGTTCTATGCCTTATTCTCATGTAGATTATATATACTTATAAAAATGATAGAAACCGTTTTTATTTTACTAACTAATTAACGAGGTAAGAAAAGATGCAACATGAAACCGCATTCTATCCAGAACAGTACCAAGGTGATATCTCAAAACTCAATTATATCACCAATCTTCTCTATGATTGCATGAAGTTGAATCAGGATTTCAAAGAAAAAATCAAACCGGTGACACTTTATCAGTTATCAGGGGATTATGCTGAACTTAAGAAAGAACTTAAACAAAAAGAAACGGATGAATATGATTATAGACGTCATATCCCATACGTAAAAGTAGATGGTAAACTTCGTGATGAAGAAGCAGTGAAGCGTTCTATGATGCCACGATTTGCTTCTATCTTAGATAAAGCAATTACACGTAAACCTAAATTGGGTGAAACGTTACCTGAAGCTTGCCAGCATAATGAATGGGAAATTAGTTCATTAGGATTGGATTTCAAAACCCTATCATATCAGAATTTCATTGAAGCCATGAAGCTTAAAAACCCAACTGATCGACAAATCCGTAATGCTTTAATTAGCTACGTGATCCAGTTCTTAATTAATGGCGGGTTAATCAAAGATAGCCATGAGTTACGCGTGTTTGAACGGATCATGCACAAGTATACTTATTTAGCGTCTGCTTTATACTTCCATGGATTATTTGAAAAAGAAAACAAAGGTCTATTTGGTTTATCTAAATCAAATACCAATATTTTATTTGCGATGATTTACGGAAATGATTTCCGTGAACTTTGCGTATTAGAAGGAATCGATAACGATAACTGTGAGTTATTCTCTATTTTGAATAAGCACCGTGTTCGTTTACTTGAAAACAACAGCTTATTGACACGTCCTAATATTGACGTGGTACCATCTGGTGATCAGTATGCTCAACTTGCTGTCGACTGTATTGTCCAATCATTGATCTATACTTTACTTGGTGTGGATTATACGATGCATAGTCCATCACTATTAGATAGTGTACCTGATCTACCTGATTACAGTGAACTTGCTGTATTATCTCGCTTTGGTGTACCGCAAGATACGTATATGCCACTTGCAGGTTATCGTTCAGTCTTAGGAGAGTAATGATGGCAGTATTACACGGCACCGTCCGTGATAACTACCAAGCTATTACGAGACGAATCGTTATCCAAGTTATCAAGCGTTTAAGAAGTCATCTTTCTTTTAATAAAGATACCGTTTTCATTATCAAGGGATTAGAAGATAATCTCATGGTTTGGAATAGTGAGAAGAATGAACTTCAGACTATCCGCCATAACCCAGGCGAAGACAGTGCACGCTTTGGCGAATACGATCAGTTAGAGATCGAATTCAAAGAAGAGTTAACGGACGATGGGATCGCCAGAAATGGTTACATGACTGACATGCTCCCACCTATCTTTCATGATGAGAGATTAGGGATCAGAATGAACGTAGGTTATATTCAGACTAGAGTAACGCTATCCTTCACCTTTAAATCAGGTACATGGGAATCTATGCAGACCTATGAAGGATCATTTGCAAGATTACTCCAATCATCTAGAACACTTATCTTACATGAGCTAGAGTACTACGTATTACCTGAATTACAGCAATGCGAATTATTACGTACGCTGTATGATCTAAAAGAAAAACAAGGTGGGATCGGAGATACCTTTGATGAGTGGATGGATAAGAATACCAAAACAGGTGCTTATCGTACATTAACCAATAGAAAGGGTAATGGTGCAGTGATGGCGTTTAAAGAACGTCAGCGTCAAGTCATCTTGATGTTAATGGAAACCCAGTTAACAGATGCGCAGAAGAAAGAGCGTGGCGCGTCAGCTGAAACACAATTCGAAGTACAGTTCTATTATGATGCGCCTTACTACACTACGGTTGAATATCCTTTGATGGTACACAATCAAGTTGTACCTGGTAAGTGGTTCGTGGGACCTCGAGTCCATCACGCGAATCGTGATCATGAGGTGACTTTCGATAAGTTACAAGATGGACTACAGCATGTGATCAGTGAGGATCAAGCGGTTAGTACTTTTACCTCTCAAGAAGGATTGCGTTATCCAAGTTGGGATAGTTGGAAAGTCTCCGCTTCTCATTATAATAACATGAAAGCAGCGACTATCCTAATCCAACTTCCAGAGAAGCTTCCTGAAGCAGATAAGCTGACAAACTACACGTTACTTTTACCATGTAGTGCAATCGAAAGCAACGTCATGAAATTTGGTCATGGGACGAAGCGGTATATGAAAGATAATCGTAAGCTCATGTTCTCAACTACGCACTCGCCTGTTGTATATCAATTATATCAAGGTAACGAACGTGTGGATATGGAAAACTGTTATTTGGATGAGAAGTTAGATTTATACACGAACTACAAGCTAGAACATTGGCAACAATGGCATCTTGTAATTGAAGTGCCAAATAATTATAATCACATTGAACGTGATACCATGAATATGATGATGCGTTATCCGGATTTCCTTGCAGAGATTTATCAGACTTTATTATATAAGGAACGGAATTTCAAAGCAGGTACAACAATTGAGGAAGTTTGTAAGGAATACCTTACTCGTATCCCGATGTTACAATCTGGCATGTGGTATCAGATCTATCGTTGTCTTATGCTCAATAAGCCACTAACCATGCAGTACGGTGGACACATTGAGAAATACTTCTATACTTGGTTGATGGCAAAACATCCTGAGTATAAAGATCTCGATGAAGCGAAAGATGATTGGTATCATTTTGATTTACCGCATGAACGTCATGCTATCCTATTGGATTTTCAACCAGATCTCTTTGAGTGGTTAAAAGCTCACCATGACGATCCAGATGCAGTCAATGATATCTTTTATGGTAAGGCAGATGTAACGAAGGTTATTCCATTCTTAACGCAATATACGACATCGATCAATAACTACTTCATGGATATTCCAATTCCAAGAACGCAGATGATGTCATTTGTTAACGCTAAACGATTAGGAGACTAAGATAACGATGGCAGGTTTTAACTTTGAAGAAGTCCCAGAACGTAAAGTCGTTATTGAGGACGTATCTAAACACCTTCCTGATGAACATGTAAAAATCACCGTGGAGCAGGAGAAAGATCTTGCTCCAACGGATTTCTGTAAACAGGAAGAAGCAGTCAAACTTCCTATCCACCATAATCCTTATTTAGGGGTAGAGGTCGATAGTAAGAGCGATGACATTTTAAATATCATCTCCTTCATGGAAGGTTCACCTTGGGAAGTTGAGTATTACAGTCAGTACCTGGGTCAGGATGATGAAACTTATGCGTGGTCTATTGATCGTGCACCGGCATTCCAGCAATACCGCTGTATCAAACACTTCGAACTTAAGGTAACCAGTAGTTTATCTTATAGTTATGATGAATCAACAAAAACGGATGAGTTGACAGGTACTGCTCATTTCTATCCAGTATTAAAACCAAATAAAGGTGATATGTTTATTGCTGATATTGGGGATGGAAGAAGTGGTCTACTTGAGATCACCTCAGTGAAGAAACTTTCCGTACGTCGTAATACCGCATGGGAAGTCGAGTACTTTGTGCGTCAGTTCTTAACCAAGGAAGCACATGATAACCTCAAACTCAAAACCATCAATACAGTCGTCTTCTCACTTGAAAGACTTCGTATGGGTAATGGTGCATTCATTGAAGAAGAAACTTACAGTGAACTCGCTAATATCGAAGAGACGATGGATAGATTGATTCGTCAATACTTCCGCCATTTCTATGATGAAGAGACCTGTAGTTTTACTGTACCACTTGGTACGAGTATCCGTACTTGTGATATCAAACAAAACGATTTCTTATTATCACTTGTTGAGACATCACGCTATCCGGAATATTATCGTGTTAGACGTATTCGTACCGATTTAACTGATAAGCATAAGGGATGGAGTATTTGGGATGCGTTAATGAACCAATCATGGTTAGATCTTGACGATGCCATGACGAAGTTCAATATCCTCTCTAAGATGGAAATGCGCAATAATACCATGCAGTGGAATGGTAGTCATAGTCAATATACGCACTTTATTTATCCGTATAAAGATATCGTGGCTGCAACCGGTGTACAATACAATCCACGCTTTACGGCGCCTGCTGAGATCCCTATCTTTATCGATGAGGATATTAAACAAAATAGACGTTATATTTATCATGTGGGCATGAACAATGACTACGTCTTCAGTCAGTACTTCTATACGGCTGATGAGGATAACATGTCAAGATTGGAATTACAGGTTTATAAATACTTAAACCAACAACCAATCTGTCCTCAAGAAATTATGCGTTTATTAGGTGCTTGTACAAGATGGGATGACTTAGATAGATATTATTATATTCCTATTTTATATCTACTGGGTCATACGATTGTGATGGGTTACGTTGAGACTTATGGTGAAGTAGTATCGCCTTAAGAAAAAAATAAAGTTCTACATGGATACCAGATGATGTGAGAAGATTCCCAACACCATCTGGTTTGTTATGTATCTATACCGGCGAGCCGAGGAATGGGTAACCCATTTCCGCTTGAATACGGGCCGCATCTTCGCGTCCCACATTATACCAACTCATGATCCGGCGAAGCTGGGCTTCTTTCCGAATCTGGTAATGTCGCATCTTCTCAGACGCAGCATCAACTTCGGTAGATGCAATAATGTCATTTAAGAATGTTGTGTCCATGGGACCTCCAAACTAAAATGGCAAAACCGTTAGGTACGGTATTCAGACTACCGTACCTAACACCCTACTCGAGATATACGTCCTGAGTATCATGTAGATTATATATGAATATAATTTTGATAAACTGGGTTTTATAATGTTGAATTAAGTCATCTGTTTAGGGTCTAATAAAAAAATACACGAATATGAAAAGTAAAATTTACGTTATTGCGGAAGATCACTGGAATATCAACTCTATTGCCAAACAAGAACAACGCATCCTTATGTATGGTGTACAGCATCTGTATCATGAACTATGTAACGTTGAACCAAATGTGTTGCCAGGTAATTTAATTAAACTTTCTAAAAATAGAATTATAACTATGCTAGATAAAGAGGAAGATATCTGGGTAGGTGAAGGCAAATTAATCGATCCTCGTTTTAATATGGGGATATTTGAGTTAGTTAAAACAGCTCCTATGATTAAATACCTTTATGGTTTTGATCTAAGATTCGATGATCCGGAGTATAAACAGCATCCCGATATCCACCCCCAGCAACTTCGAGAAAGGAGAATGCTCGATATATTGAAGAACAATGTAATACCTAAAAATGATGCTGGTGAGGTTTGTTGTATTGCATGCGGTAAAGACCATCTTAGACAAGCTAACGCAAGTGAGATGGGAGGTAAATCGGTATTACGAGAATTCATCGATCAGAACAAGTACCGATTTAAATTCATATAACAAATACAACAGGGAGGCTGTGTTCTATGGTCTCCTGATCGTGTTATTTTGGTGCCCCACTAACACGTTTTTATTTTATTGTACTATATTCATTTTTGTTGCAAAAAAGAAAATAGGGTATATAATAGTGTGGGGATTTTTCCCCACACTATGTCCTATATGCGGAGGAATGGGAATCCCATTTCCGCTTGTATCTCTTGGGCGCGTTCTCGATTTACGCCGTACCAAGACATTAGACGACGAAGTTGCGCTTCCCGTCTTATCTTAAAGTTTTCAATCCGTTCAGCACTCAGTTGTCCTGGTACCGAATCGATGATTGTTTTAAGAAATTGATCATCCATATAGATTGGTCTCCGTATGGTGATTGTTAATACGAGTACTCCACGTGTTGTAGCACGTGGAGTACTATTACTGTAAAGCCGATACATCCTGCTTTACATCAAAAAGATAATATATACTTGTAAATTTTATAGACTAGGTTGGAGATATCCGACCTTGATTATGTCCAAAAAATGTATATCTACCCGATAGATCAGTTGTAGTTAACTATCTTTTAAGGAAATTTATCATGTCAAAAGTTTTCGAGTGCATGAATGCGGCAGATCTCCCTATTACTAAAATAGATGAGGCTGCAACGCTAACGATGTATATTGATGATATAGGTTCAATTGAGACGGTGATCCAGATTAAAGTCGGTAACGAAACTGTTCGTATCCATCCAGCAACAATATCGGTATCATTAGAAAGAAGTATAGCAAGTGATCTATGGAAAGCTTATTATCTTCCGATGTACTACCAGGTAAGTCTGTTGCGCAGTATTGTTGGTTTTATCACACGTACCACCTATATCAGAAATATCACAACAAGTGGCTCAATGACGATCACCTATCGAGCTAGAAATGATAACTTTACTATCGAATATCAAGGTAAAGAATATATCTTATCTGCTGATAGTAAAAAGGTGACATTAAGAAGTAAACATCCTATAAAACTACTTGAGTCACCTGTACTTAAAGTAGATAGTCCAATGGATACCTATAACTGCTATGCAATGACAGTAGAAGTAGCTGAGTTCATTGGTCAACTATCTACAGGAAACTCTATATTTGAGTGGCTGCAATCTATCATGGGTCACGCTGAGGAAAGAGAAAAATTCCTAGAGTGGTATAAACGAAAAAAGAAATAGCGGACAAAATAAGAGGGTACCAAAAGGTACCCTCGATTTATGTTGCTAAATTAGAAGAGGTCATCAAGATTGATTTTCTTCTCGAACTCTTTCATGTCAGTTTTATACTTGTCATGATTTTTGTAGATACTATCTACAATGTCTTTGCAAGACTGGAGTTCTTTAGCTTGTTGATCTGCTCTTGCTGCTTCTTCGATAAGAGTTCTTCTGTCTTTTGCAGAAAATTCCCAACCGTTGGCGTTAACATCCACTGCGGTCTCTTTGGAAGATCGTACACCGGGATATGAATTTCCGGTTTGGGTTGGGGCTTCGTAGCGCATCCCGTAGCTAGGAGCAACGTAAGTGTCAATAAGCTCATTACTTTTAGTAGTGATTTCATAGATACCTTTCTCTCTTTCATCTGAGATTGCAACTAAGGCTTGTGAAAGCTCTTTAGTTGTTTCATTTGTTTTAACGAGTGCTTCGTTATTTGCATTCTGTTGGGTGATTACCTGTTCAGCTTGTTTTGCTTCTGCGTATTTAGTGGCGTTATGATAACCCCATTGATAGCAGAGGAATCCAGTAATCAGACAGGCAAGTGGCCAGTGTAGTTTATACTTCACGACCAGTTCAGATACAAATGACAAGAAGCAACCAATTAATGCTTTAATTTGTCCTAATAACATTAGCATATCTAACTCTATTCGCCTTTTACTTTAATGTTAATAAAATGAGCTTGTTTAATGTTACCCCGTCTTGTTGAAACATTAAGCTCATTTAGATAAGGTTGTTCACTTCGGATAATCGTATCACCTTGTTGTGGATAATGGCGATTTTCTTCCGTGCAGATGACAACACCATTTCTATCTTCCATTGGAATATAAGGAAGATATCGGCCATCGCTACATCTTAATGGTTGATAATGATGCGTTGCAGTGAAATAACGTTTTGGTAATTGATGTGATGATACCAATGTTTTCGTTACTTCAAGTGGTTTTGGCGATTCCACAATAACAAGGAATGACTGCGGTAATGTAAATAAACGACGAATCGTTTCAGGTTTACGAACTTCTTCAGTCTTAATGCGTCCATCAAGATAAGGCGTTAAACCGAATTTATCATTACTGAAAAGATCCTTGTACTTCCAAACCTTTTCGTATAAGTGCCATCTCTGCAGATCAAACTTCAGTGTATTGTGGTTGATGTACTTCACTATTTTACCATCAACATTCAACCAATACAACTCACCACACAATACCACCCCAACCAATTTATTATCTAAATTGATATTGTCGATATGAAGGAAGACACTATTGAAGATATCCCCTTTCGCATCGGAAGGTAAAACATTTTGATCTTCTAATCGATAAAGTTTCACCTTACCATTGACTTCTTCAAAGTTGACGATATTGATATGACTCGTGTTAAGTCTTGATTGACTGACTGCACCTTGCTCGATAAATATTCCTGTTTCATCACCATCATGCCAGTGAAAGTATCCACCTATATTAAATAAGGAAGTATCACGTAAGTGTTCATGATCAACGCCTTTTTTACTTAAGTGAATATCACCGAGATCAGCTGGATGAACCAGGCTATCTTTATGATAACCGAGCTTCGCGTTCTTCTGGGTGAAATCCCATTGATGGGCATCCACACTATAGACCCACCCAGGTTGTCTATAGGTGAGGTTTTTTAATACCGGTTTCATTAAAATTTACCTTTCGCGAAGTTATGTTAAAATCTTAAGGTTTATCGGGAAATATGTACGTGCACAGTACACTTCACCCAACAACATAGCCTGAAAATTTTAACAGTATTTTATCGATAAAGTATAGTTAAACATTTTAACAAATTAAAGGAGGGTCATGAAATATGGCTCAAACAGAAACAACCGTTATTACAGGTAATGCTGCTTGCGAGGATGTATACGCAGCAATTTTGCTCGGCCCTGTCTGGGATGACCCAGAATTAGATAAAACGGGATTAAATGATGCTGCCGTAAGGGTAATCATCTCTCATCCTAAGTATGAAGAGTTAAGAGCCAGATATAACAATCTGGAGAAGGCGTACTCTAAACTCATAAATGGAGAGAAGACAGTCAGTCGTACTGACTATGAATCCTTACTTGCTAGTTTTAAAGAGATGGCCGGCTCTATGCCAAGACGTGGGTCGGTCACGGCAGATAGTCCAAATCAAGACGGATATACTAACTATGAGTATGATCAACTGATCGGTAGCAACCGGGACTACGAAAACAAACACGCATATCCGACTAGTTTCTTTAAGTACGGAAATGAAATCGATAGCAACTATTTTATCAACTACATCGTATCTTTTGCTGAGTACAGAGCTAGGGGCGCAGACAGTAAATTGATACCCTATAATGATCTCAAATTTCTTGCTGGTAGAGCAATGGAACTCATTTATGGTAGAGCATGGCGTATACCAAATAATGGACTGCCCGTCCTGTATACTATAAGTTCCGTGTACGCCGATGACCCGGTCAATGCCTTCACTAAAATTTTTAGTAAATATAAACTGCTTAAAGATTACACAATAAAACTCCACACTAAGATGTATACCAGTAAAGCTGTAGATCGTGTGGCGGGTGGTATTTATCGACTCGAGAACGAGATCATATATCTCAGCCCAATACGGACATCTCACCAACTAAGAGAACTGCCGGATGGTACTGATCTTTTCCTGGACCGATCCAGTCGTGGAGATTATACCTGGAACCGCTTCCTGAATCTTCTACCGAGTACTCACCCATTTAACTATATGCCAAAGATAAACGGCGATATCGCGTATAAAAGAAAGGCGGAGTATGATCGTAACCGGGCTAAGTTGATTGAAAAGATCAATGAAGCTAATGGGGAACTCGGTGTATCTGAGGGTGATATTTTATATCAAACTCCATCGGATATTCCGCCGTATCCAGAGGAGACGACTGTGATTACGGGCGATGCTCCACATGAAGATGTCCTTACGGCGATCTTACTTGGACCCGTATGGAATGAGCGAGTATCATTTACCGTCGCCAAAGGTGATGTCGATGACGCTGCAGTAAAACGTATTATCGCCCACCCTCGGTATAATGAATTGAGAAATCGTTATAATGAGGTAGAGAAAGCCTGGTGTAAGATCATCAATGGTGATACGTCTATCACAAAAGAAGATTGGAATGGACTTGTTAATCGTTTCAAAGAACTTGCTGGTAAGATGGAACGCCGTGGTACTCCAGGTGAAGCAAATGCGATTTGGGGCATTTATGATTATAATAACCTACTGAGAAAGTCCTTGGCGCCAATTGGGGATGAATGGATCAAACCTATCTTACAATATCGTGGTGGTAATCAACGCACGACAGTCAACTACATCGATGGAACACGAAATTATCCGGGTAGACCAATTGATTACAATGGTATCTTATTTGAGGCGCCGTATCCTGCTGAGATGATCGTCTGGAGAAATGACACGGTAGCTAAGCGAGATGATACATTCAAAGTATCAGATGAATATGCGGCCGATCCAGTCAATGCGTTTGTTAAAGCATTCAGAATCTTAGTAGATATTCTACCTTCGATCAAAATGCTTCATACCGGTGAAATTGTAACTGAGAAAACCTGGAACCGTGTTGCGGAATATGTAAACGGGAAGGTCGTCGAGCAGATGATGCTTCAACCATATCCGGTTAAGAAAACATCCCCGGAAGAGACGCTTAAGAAGTACTCGTTGTTTTATTCAGGTAATAGAGAACAATATTACAACAACCTTGTTAACAATACAACAAGTAATACGTTCCTATATGTTGCTAAGTTGCGTCAAGCAATAACTGGTCTCGATAAATCCGCTTACGATGAAGCGAAAGCACGCATCGTAACCAAAATAGAAGCAGTGAACCTCGGCCAGTCTAACCCACTCTACAAACAAGATCCAGCTGATCTTCCAGCATACGTGGATAATCGTCCTTATCCAATTCGTATGCCTCGTGAACATCGCGGTTTACCGGATTATGATAAATACTTCGGCACTAACCACTGGGATAATGATTTAAAAGTTGTCTTCTATTATTTAAATGGTGGCCAGAACTTAACTTCAGAAATCGTTGGTTCAACTGAATATGCAAGACTTAATGCGATTGGTCTTCAAAATAGTAATGCGTTAGCCTCAGCTAAACCAATCTTTGCAGATGCGATTGAATTATGGCGTGATTATCATCAAGCAATTGCGAATAACCAAGCTGATGTAGCGAAAGCAAAATACAAGTTACTTATTGCAAAAGTTGATGAACTCATCATCGCAACAGGTAACCCGACTATGCCTGCTGAAAATGGTAAGGTCCTTTCTTTCAGTGTATTCTTAAAACCTTATTATACACCAGAGGAAAGCTTAGATAAAGCAAATGCTGTACCATATTCAATCTCAAGTTGGTCTAAATACTTTTCACCACGGTTCACTGATAGAGCAGGTATAAACCGTCGCGCCATGTTTGCCGGTAATGTAGATGGATTAAACTATAGACTTGATCCTAAAAACATTACGGGTAAAGTAAAAGCACTAGAATATAATCTTGATTATGCTAACCTTGGTATCTGGTTCTTATCATTTATCGCATCAGATAATAGAGATAAACCACTCAAGCTTACTAGTAACTATGATTTCACGGGTATTAAAGGTTGGGTACCGGTAACGAAAGATAAATTCGATGAGATCAAAACGGCGTTTTCTGATTATATTGAAGCGGTCTTCCGCGATCATTTTGGGTTACGTGACTTAGTCTCTTTCCCAAGACCAACAAGTGAGCAAATTAATAAACTTGCACAGCTTGCTGATGTATACGGTGGTTCACCAGAAACAGTACGTAATTTTAGACTCGGTAACTTCCATTTAACAGAAGAATTGGTACCCGCAAACTTCACGCCTTATAGTAGACGTAATGAGCTAAACACTGCTGCAGGTGATTTACGTAAAGCGATTAGTGACTACATTAGTACTACAACACCAACGACTGCACAATATAATGCAATCGTAACGGAGTACAATCGTCTTAAAGCAGAACTTGCTACCTATAACGATTACTACAATACTAATCGTCAGTTCGAAGGTAAGTATGCGATCACGATGGATCGTGCGAATATCCGTTTACCAGAAAAACGTGGTGCGTCAGATAACGAATATAATGATTTACTTCGTCGTGTTCGTGATTATGAAAATCAAGCACGTGCTGGTTATACAACACCTAATCCACAAAATGAGTATCGTGCTTTGATCAATAAACGTACCGAGTTAGTTGATGAGATCAATACTTATAATAGAAAATATAACTACAGTGCAACGGATGGTGATAAATATATCAACCCTGATATCTATACACCAGAACAACCACGTAACTATACTGCTGATGAACAACTTAAGATCAATGGTCTTAATGATCGTTTCTTAGAAGTCAGACGTAAACTTGATGCCTATAAACGTGCATTGATTCCAAGTTACTTCTTATGGAATGATTTAAATACGAATGATACTTGGCATGCTAATACGTATCGTAACGAGTTCCTCCCTCATCAGAACTATCAAGGATTCCAATATATCCTCGATCACTATAATGAGTGGAACACCCGTTTAGATAATATCAGTAGTAATACGGATATTCCAAATATCCCTAAATTGATTGCTGTTGATAAAGCGGAATTAGACGCTCAGATTAGCGAGTATCGTCGTGATCTAGCCAAACATAAGACCGCAACTAATAACAACCTCTATCAAGCATTGGTAGAGAAATACGGTACATTAGGCGCAGCGATTACAAGTTTCAACCGTAAGTATCAATTGGATGATCCGAGATTTGCGGTTTATAGTGATTTAAAACTTAAACCACTTGAAGAACCACATGAGAATGAAGGCTTTAGTCCGTTACCTCAACCGATCAATGTCGGTAAGTTAGTTCAGTATCCATTTGATCCAACTGGAGTAAGCAAACAAAACCATGTTGAAGAGATCTATGATCTCACTGATACTAACCGCAATGAGTTTAACTACATCATCCCAAGATACGCGCCGTTCTATGCGGGCAGTGTTAAAGTTGAAAGACTTGATACGGAAGATAATCAACCGTTAGTACTTGAGAAAGACCACGATTATTATCTTGGTGGCCACTTCGGTGAGATGGAACCTTACGTAGGTGGTAAGCAACGCATTGAATCACTGATTCTATTTGATGATAGACGTATCACTGGTCGATATAAAGTAACCTACCAAACACTGGGCGGAAGCTTTATTTTAGATGCGACAGGTTATGCTGCTCAGATTGCCAACTACTTAGTTAACCCACTACAAACACCATGGGCTGAGATCGTAGGACGTCCAGTTAACTATCCAGCTAAACCACATGGTCACGATGTCGGTGAGTTAGTGGGTGTTCAAGATCTTATTGATGCGATCCTTCAGTTATCTGCAGCAAACCGTGAGATTGCAAGAGCAGAAGCCGCACAAGCCAGTGCAGTAGCAGATCTACTAGATGAAACCGCAGCAATGCGTCAGTTATCTCGTGATACAAAAGCGAATGTTCAAAACTTAATGAACCAAGTCCAAGAGAAATATCTTGAGATTAAAGCTTTAATCCGAAATGGTAACGTAGTCGGTGGAGGTGGTGGCGGTAGTTCATCCGCTGATATCGATGCTGCCGTATATCGCATGAAGAACGAGTTGACCCTTCTCTTCACGACCATGCTCAATGATAAAGCAGATGATTTATCTGGTAAGGTAAAAGCAAGACTTGATGCATTATCAAATCGTCTTGACAATATCAATACCGTGATGAATACGGCAATCGAGGCGAAGTTAAAAGAGAAAGACTACGTTCCTTATTCTGCTACCGTACGTAACCGTATCGATCCGAATGGTGTACTTCGTTTAACAGCAGATAAACAAGTAGGACTTCCTGCTACGGGTGTAAACTACCTTGATCCAAATAACAGTAGTGTCGTTACAACACGCAATACTGAAGTGACACCAAATAGTGTTATTGTCAGTGAGACTGCAGCCGGTAATAAACCGGTTATTAATCGTGTCAATGATGTTCGTCTTGGTTCAACCGGTAGAGTGATCTCTGTTTCAGGGACAATCGATAATCTTGCCCGTTTGTCTGAAACACCAAGTATCACAACCGCAACAAGTGTACCAGCAATGGTAACTTCTGCGATGGATATCGTTAAGAAAGTTAAAGTCCATACGAAAGGTGAGGAAAGTGCACCGACCAATACGTTAGGTGGTAGTAAGAAAGTCGTTTACTCACTTTCATCTACTGATACTAACTTGATTAGTAAGCACTTCTTTAACTCAGAAAGCGTCGTGACGGTCAATGAAGATGGTAGTACAACACCTGGTTATGGTTTAAATCAAACCTCAAGTTTTGCGTTTACTGTAAAAGCATTACAAGAACTTGATACGAAGATCCAAGCTGCAGCGAGAGGGGATTTTATTCCTACAGCTAAATTACCATCCAGTGATGCAACTGAAGCAGGTAAGATAGTTGTTGCTGATGCGAATAAGAAAATCAAATCAGTCGGTGCGATTAATTTCTCTAACGCAAATTACAATAGCGACACGTTCGGTATTGCGCAAGGTCTTTATACACCGAAGTATGCAGCAACTGAATATAACGTAATGAACGACCAGTCAACATTCAAGTATAATCTTGTTACTGAGTTTGAGAAATTACGTGATAACAACAGCTACAATACTCGTATCAATAAATCTGGTATGAGTGCGACAGCACCAACTGATGCGTTAAAACGCATGGCACAACTTCCTGTTTATACGGGTTCAACAAGTGAAGGTTATTTGGTTGATCTAGCAAAAGCAAAAGAGTTAACTAACTTTAATGGTGACCAACTCTCTACTGAGTCCTTACTTGGTGCAACAGCACTTGCGTTTAAAGACACCAATAATAAATTGGGTGATCTTGAACGTCGTGTGAATGCGGCTACGGGTGGTCGAGCAGATTACATCCCACTTGAGAAAATTCAAGCGGTGGTATCCGATCAGTATGAAGTCTTGGTCGCTGATGGTAGAAAAGGAACACTTCCTAGTTACCTTCAATTCAGAGACTCTAAAGCAGCCTTTGAATTACGCAGTGACGGTATTGCGGTTCATTATGCTAACCTTGTTGTAGACGATGTGAAAGTCAAAGCAAGTGATGCAAATGCATTTAAAACGAAAACCTTCACCGAAACACTAAGACAAGCTGATACAGTGAGACTTGAAAACACCGAACGATTTGCAGGTAGTCAGTTATCTAATGCAAATATCGACAAACTGAAAGGTTACTTTGATACAGCAACCGTAGTCAATCTTGATGATAAACGCATGTTTGTTGCAACAACAACTAACTACGGCTTTACGGATAATAGCACGACGACAAGTTTCTATAACCCAGGTGCAATTGATGCGATTTTACTTGGAACATTGAAACATGTTGATAAACGCTTAGTAACATTATCAACCCAGTATGATGGATTCTCTAAATCCACTTCATCTGCATTAAGTGCGGTAACAACGAAAGCTTCTTCACTTGAGCAAACAACCACTCAGTTGTCATCTCGTGTAACGGAACTTGAGAAAGGACCAACCACACGAGCACTCAATGAAGTTCGTGCTGTGGGTAACAGTGCACAAGCTACGGCTAACCAAGCGAAGTCTATTGCTGATAATAACAACTCTAGACTTAACACCATGGATCAGCTCGTGAGCGCTGCAACCAGTGATGTAAGTCGACTCAAGTCTGATGTCAATGCATTAAACGGTCGTATCCCGAATATCTCCATTCAGGGCAATGCAACTGACTATGCAACTGGTAAAATTCCTAAGTTTATTGAAACAGGTAAGCTTAGTGTAAGTAGTGTTCAGTTTGCTGTAGGTAGTACTACAAAAGTCATGAACCTCTCTGGTACTGACTTGATGTATAATGGACGCTTCAGACCGCAAGAAATCAACTTAACCTCAGATATCCGTAAGAAAGAAAATCTTGCGATCATCACCGATGCACTTAAACGTGTACTCACCTTGAATGGTTATCTCTATAACTTCAAAGGTAGTGATGAAGAAAGCGTAGGTCTTATTGCACAGCAAGTTCAGAAAGTGCTTCCATCAGCTGTATCAGAAGATGCAGATGGTACGTTATCATTAAACTATAATGGTATCGTCGCATTACTTGTGGAAGCTACCCGTGAACAAGAAGTACGTTACTATGAGTTATTGCGTCGTGTAGAAGCACTCGAAGCAAAACGTAAATAATTTTATCTTTTAGGAACAGGTAGGTGGTCTAGGATGATCACCTATCCTTTTCTTTTTCTTATTTTTATTTAAAGAAGGAGTGGAGATGAAGAAAGATCATTTCAGTAAATTAGAAGTGGAACCTTTAGATGAGTTCGTTGAGGGAAGACGAGTTTATCGTTTAACGAAAGACTTTACTTTTACCTCTGAGAAATACGGCGTGATTACCGTGCCAGCAGGTTTTAAAACAGACTTTGCTTCTGTGCCTGCTATTGTAAGAAGTATCTTCCCAACCGATGGGAAATACATGGAAGCCTCAATCGTGCATGATTACTATTATGCTTATGCGATTGGTACGAAGAAATTAGCTGACCGTATTTTCAAACACGCCATGAAGTTATCTAACGTATCGACCATTCGTCGTTGGTTAATGTATTGGGGTGTACGTCTTATGGGTAAAGGTCAATATGGGAAAACAGTTTCTCATACACCACGTGGTCACATCTATCAAGATATCCCACGTGAACAAGTGAATCCACGTAATAAATAATTTGTATTGAGGCTACAAAATGAGTAGCCTCTCTCTTATGTCGTCATTTCAAAAAGTCTATGTTCGTACCCATATATACGGGCTATGACACTAAACGTTTAATGTTATTTTAATAATAAAAGATTTAATAAGTAAGGATTTATATATGGCAGATCCAATCGTAAAAGTTCCAACGTATCCTGTCGATATGACAGGGGAACTTGCCAGTAACTTAGTGACTGAAAGAGTCACCCTTACCACCAAGAACCGAGATGAATTTAATATCATCTTACCTCGTTGTGCACCGTTCTTCCATGATAGTGTACAGATCAAGAAACTCGATACTGAAGAAGTCATGACCTTCGGTAAAGATTTCTATATTGGTGGTATATTTGAAGGTATCACGCCTTATACGAAATATAATCAGCAGGTCGGTAGTATCATTGTATTACTTGACCAATGGGTAGCAGGTAATTATGAAATCAAATACCAAACGGTTGGTGGAGATTTCATTTTAAATGAAACGCAATTTACCCAAGCATTGAAAAATGCAATCTTAAATCCGTTGATGGTACGCTGGGAAGATATCCATGAGAAACCGATTGACTTTACGCCAATCAAGCACTATCATCCAACTGATGAAACTAATGAATACGATGACTTCATTAATGAGTTAGGTCGAGTACGTCAAGCCTTAGAGAAATTCTTAGGCGAAGAAAGAAAAGGTACCCCATCTTATAATCAGATGCTTCTTCTTCTTTTAGAACATGGTCGTATCCTAGCCGGTTTAACAGGCCGTATCAATGATCTTCAAACTGAGATCACGCAATCCACTGCGGGTGCAATTGCACGTGCTTTAGAGAAAGCCAATGAAGTGGCTAAGATGGCTGAACAGTTAACAGCTAACTTATCTGCTGCGGTAGATGATCGTGTTGAAAAACTTCGTGTTCAAGTCAACGATAAAATTGATGTCAACCTTAAAAAGTTATATGCTGCAGATGAAGCATTAAAACAACAAATCACAACGACAACGAATGCACTTAAAGATGAGTTGACTAATGTCGTTAATGTGAAACTTGCTGATCATCTTGCTAAGATCACTAAGAACACGGAAGATATCGAAAAGAACAAACGTGATATCAACACGGATCTTGCTAACAATGTCGCAAACTTAACCCGTACGATTAATCAAAACAAAACAGATCTCACTAATCTTGTTAACGCATTAGCGAATCGTGCCGTGGTGAAAAACGGTCAAGCTGCGCAGGTGATTCAAGGTACATTAGAAGCCACTAAGTTTATTTCTGAAGCATTCGGTCAACTTAATACCCGTACGCTTTATACCGATAATGGCACAAGTAGCAATATCGATAATAAGGTCAATGATAAAACTATCTTAAAGCTCACACCAGATGGTACAGATAACTACGGTCGTTTCCGCTTTGGTGGGATCGGTAATAAGTTTGCTAGTCTATATCACGATGGACACGATAACGTTTTATTAACCAGCGATAACCAACCAATAAACATGAAAGCATTGGACTTCGTGATTGATAATACGAAGAAGTTATCTGATGCGGTATTCTTAAGTGGCAACCAAACTATGCGTGGCCCACTTTATTTACAGACTGCTGACTTAATCAACGTACCAGTTACTGACCCACGTTTTGAGGCATCAGGTTTTAGACGCCCAAATGGTACACCAGAGAACGGTGTAAGTCATAGTGAGCTTGAGATTGCTGTGATGCATTCTGGTGCACTAAGTCGTCCTGCTGGACAGGCTCGTGCATATGGTCGTACGATTGGTTTCAGTTATGGTCCAAGTCTTGGTTTAGTAACTGGCAGTTATGACGCACAAGGTCGTAATTTCAGAACCACTGATATCTTAACTCGTGAGTGGATGACCGGGGATAAAGCAAATAATAGTGCAGATAAGATCCCAACCACACAAATGGCGCAAGAACTCGTTTCAGCTAAAATCGCCGAAGCGAAAGTTAATCCAACACTAACTGGTATAACTTACATTCGTTCGCCAGGTAACAACAGCTGGAATGTTCCACTGATCCTCATGGCTGATGACCCAAATCCTAGATCCGTTGAGATGTGGATGGGCTTACGTGGTGTAGGTGGTGATACTAGAGCCAGTGCGAGAATTATCATCATGCCAGATAGAACGAATAATACAGTTATTCGTATGCATGGTGTCGTAGATGGTAATGACAATGCGTCGTTCATGGAACTTTATAAAGACCGTGTTTGGATGCGTCCTTATGGTAACCTACATGACTACTTCGTAAGACGTAGTGAGTTAGGTGATCTTAATGGTTACGTGAAAACGTCTCAGTTAAATGACTGGACATCAGCTGCAGGTATGGCTAACCGTATTCCGCATACTCACGGTAATGGTCACATCTATCTTGGTTATCGTGTTCACATCAGACCAGCTGCGGATTACCGTGGTGCGGGTTGGGATCATGTCGCTTACTATGACTGGATGTGGGATGGCGGACATGGCGGTGCGGGTCACTACTTCAGTGGTTTCGTGTTAGCCCACCATGTTGGGGTTCGTTCAGATATCAGAAGTAAAGAAGATCTTAAATTGATCGATAGTCCTTTTGAGAAACTTTCCGCTATCAATGGTTATACCTATAAGATGAAGAAAGATCTTAAAGGTCGTCGTGCGGGTGTGATCGCTCAAGAGGTGGAGAAAGTCTTACCTGAAGTGGTCAGTGAAGATACGAACGATAATGAAACCTTGAAATCGGTTGATTATAACGGTCTTGTGGCTTTATTAATCGAAGCTGTAAAAGAATTGAAAACTGAAGTGGTTTCTCTAAGAGAGGAATTAGATCAGTATAAAGAGGGAAAACAGTAACATGTCAACCGCAAAACAATATAAACGTTACCCGTTGGATTTAACGGGTAACCATCCTGATAATAGAGTGATGACAGAAGTCCATTCTATTACCCCACAGGAACGCATCTTTAATGTGATGGCGGGTGCATTCTATACGGAGTCTGTTCAGATTACTTATTTGGGTGAGCAACTAACTGCCCATGAGGATTTCAGATTCCATCGTGTAGTAGAAGATGCAATCCGTCAATCGGGTAAAGATGTGGCGATGTTAATTGAGATCACGGATAAATCCGTATCGGGTGATATCGAAGTACGTTATCAAGCTGTGGGTGGGGAATTCCAAAACATCCACGAATCACTTGTTGATATGCTTGAGAACTATAAACATGATGCACGCGGTACGTTCTATAAAGATATCATCGAAAAACCACGTTTCTTTGAACCGGTTCGTCATTTAACATCGATCTATGATATCTATGGATTAAATCCAATTGCGGGTCCACTAAATGAACTCGTCAGTATCGCTCGCCATCGTGCAACAAAAGAGAACTCCTCTTTATTAATCCGTTTGCACCGTATTGAGCAAATGATTCATGATGCTGATTTAGGTAACCTTGATTTATCAGGTATTGCTAATCTTCGCAATGAATTAAACCAAGTTAAAAAACAAGTTGCAGCTGCAGATATTACTGCGTTAACGCAATCTTTTAATGCGCTTAAATCTGCACTAGAATCTCAAATCTCTGGATTAACAGAGAAAGTCGATGCGGCACTACCTCGCGCTATTACGGAAGTAACGACTAACGTAACAAAAGCAGACGAGAAAGCACAACAAGCGCTAACTAAAGCAACCAGTACCGAACAAGCACTCAACCAATTCAAACAAGATGGTGGTGGTGTCACTCGTGAAGTAAACTTCGGTACGAATATGGAAGGGGCTTTTGATAAAGTCGGTCCATTTGGTTTCCGTTTAGTGATTAGTGGCGATAAACGTGTTGGTGGATTAACCACTGAGATGGCTGAAGTTAAACGTAAGCTTGAAGAAGCAGCCGCTAAACTTGCTGGTGTGGATACTAAGATCGCACAAGCGGCTGATAGTGCAAGGCTTCAATCCGTTGAATCTAAAGCAAGTCAATTAGAATCGAGTTTGAGTGTTGTAACAGGAACAACCATTCCTGCGATCAATAGTGACATCCAAAGTCAAAGTGGCCGTATCGCTGTTCTGATGAACACGATCGCAACAAATAAACACGATACGAAAGAAGCTATTAATGCAGTTAAACTCACAGCAGAAAAGGCGAGAGATGATCTTGCTAATCTCAACTTAAATGAGTTTAAAACCACAACTGTTCCTAACCTCATTACAACAAAAGTAAATGAGTTAGTAACACCAGTTAGCGATAAAGTTACTCAATTAGAGTCAGTAACGATTCCAGCTTTAGATACTAAGATTACTACTGAAACTGAAAAAGTGAAAACTGCTTTAGAAGGTGAAATCGCAAAAATCAAAAGTGCGAGTCAATCTGATGCTTCAGCTGTGGCAACAAGATTAGATGCACTTGAACCACAAGTCAATGATCGTTTAAGTAAGCTTGAGACAAAAGCCAATAAACTTACAACTGATTTAGAAGAGTTTAATGATGCAGCCACCCAAACTGTAATGATGGCAAATGGTTATACCGATCGCACCAAGAGACAACTTGAGAAACAAATTCAAGATGTTAACACAAAAGTCGCCGCAGTCGATGGTACAATTACCGGTGCAGTAAAACCTGTTAAAGACAAAGTCGATCGAGTTGAATCAATCGCAAATGCAGCTAAATCTGAAATTAATGAGATGAAACAAGCTCAAGTAGTTAAGGATACAGCACAAGATGGACGACTTGCTGAATTAGAACGTAAGATCGGCTCAGCGCAAGCCGCCGCAGAAAACGGAAGTAGTCTCTCACAAGAGGAGCTTAAACGTGTTGAACGCGAATATAAGGAAGCGGTTAAAACGGCAGTGCAAACAGCGGGAAGTAATGCTGATGCAAAAATCCAAGCAGAACGCGACCAACTTGATACCCGATACGTTAAAGGATCAGAAGTCGATGGAAAATATTATACCACCGAAAAACCTTTAATAAATGATCCATTATCAGTCGGTGCAAGTGATAACTTCCCAGCCGGTAAGTCTGGTTTCTATAATAAAGAAACTGATCACGGTAATACTCACGTTGGTGTTAGCGGTAATGCTTTATCCTTTAAAGATAAAGAAAATAGCGTTGCAGCTTACCTGACTTCATCTCAAGGTACCACAGCTGAGATCTTAACAACTGCTAATATCCAGAACGATTCAACCGCGTTTACTAATCCATCAGCGACCTATCCGGTTTCAGCTCGTGCGGCGAAAGAGTACGTTGATGCAGTACAAAATGGACTCAGTCAACAAATCACTGCAGCTACCCAAGGTATCGAAGCACTTAGAACCAATCTAGGTGACGGGAGTCAATACCTTAAAGGGACTTATGATGATACCAAGTTCTTAACGACAAACACCGTCTTAAGTAAACCAATGAGTATTGTGTTCCCGACTAGTATCACTGAAACTCATAGTGGTTACTATACGGCGAGTCGCATGGGTAATTACGATGATTCGGCAGATAAGATGCCACGCTCATTCATGTATTTGGCTGACAGCAACGGTGGTTTCGTTCTTGGTTTCAATAAGTTACCTGGTGGTAATTACGTAAGGGCTCGTGTTGGATGGTATCACGATAGTACCTTCATAATGGCTGAGTTATTAGATAGTCGTGATTTAGTTCATGCTATCGAAACTAACTCACCTCAATATAAACCTGTTTCAGTAAAAGGCTTGCGTGATTATCTTGGTAGTCAACTTAGTACATTAACCACTAAGATCGGTGACATCGAATCTGCTGTCACACCAGTTAAACAACAGGTGGAAGCTGCTGGTAACATCAAAGAAAAACTTGATGCAATCGAAGCGAAAGCAATTGCAGATAAAGCAGAGTTAACTCGTGCGATTGATGATAAAGTTACTGCAATGAAACAAGCTGCCGCTTCAGGTCAGCCGACTTGGATTAAGCGTGGTGATACTTATGAAGCGCAAGACTTTATCACACTTGGTACCATGCAAGCACCAAAAAGTAGTAAGCCGGAAGAATATTTCGCTGGTAGACTCGGTACGTATTATTCAGATAATACTTATGCTGCTCTTACCATACCAACTAGTCCAACGACATCTTTCGCAATCGTGAAAGCACAAGACCACACGCTATTCATTCGTCCTGGCGGTGGTGCTAATGATCGTCAGATCCTTACTAGTGTGGATGTGGAAGGCGATATTACGAAATATGGTCGGGATTACAGAGTACCTACAGTTGCTACAGTTAACCAGATCATCAATAATAGACTATTTAGCGAAAGTGAAAACACCCTCCAATTGGTTGAAAACGCAAAACGTGATATGAAAGCGACGTTGCCAACCTTCACTAAAGATGGTGACGTATTTAATGCGCAAAGTGTTGTAACGTTAAAACCAAAATCGATTGAAGCGGGTGATGCCCCAGAAACATTATTTGCGGGTAAGTTCGGTGTCTGGATAGGGAGTACACAAAGCGGTATCACCATACCAACAGGTACAACAGAGTCCGTATCATTGTACGTTTTCCCGAATAAAGACCTGATGTACAAATCAGGTGGACAATCTTATAAAGTATTGACTGATAAATATAAGTCAACTGAGATTGAAGACTCTACACCAAATCACAACGTTCCAACGGTAAAAGCAGTTAAAAACTACGTAAGTGGTAAAGTGGACGCTACCGTTCAGAAAGTAGGACAGTTAGATACTAAACTTACCCAGGTGGACAGTAAACTTGCTAACTATGATACGTTAACCTCTACCGTAGAATCACTTAAGACTTCTGCAGGTCAAGGCGTTAATGCTGAAGTACAAGCGAAGTTTAATGATCTTGAACCACGTGTGGTAAAAGGTGAAACTGCGTTAACGAAAGTCACCGAGATCGAAACTAAGTTAAGTAAACAATTTAGACGTTTTACTTATAAATCAAGTGATCTCATGCCAGGCGGTACCTACCCAATCAATGACGTCTATAAAATTCCTGGTCCAAACGATCAAGAAACAACCATCACTAAGATGGAAAACATGACGGCTAAGAAACTTTGGGAAGATGATAAGAACCGTAAGAAAGGATGTTTCCTTACCGTCTATGGTGATAGCGAAGCGATTTTAGCGGGTGAGTCATCATTCGTCAATTCGTGGGTTCAAGCGGCTGATGGTAGTGTAGATAGAATGAAATTACGTAACCTACTAAGTAGTATGGTAATGGAAAATAATTCTAGATGCGCGATTGGTATTTTAACTTGCGATGGCTATATCGTCGATGTTTATTTCTATAAACTGAACGCGAATACTCCGTACGAGATCTCCAGAACAGACTTCGGGGATTATACTGGTCTTACTGCAACACCAGGTATCCTACCTTATATTAGAGGAGCCTGTGCATCAGAAGGACTTGGTTATCAGATTGCATCTAGTGTAAATATGATCTCCAACGGTAAGCTTCAGGTTAATAATAGCAAACTTTCTAGCTGGGAAGTATACGGAAGTGCCGCAGATATCACCGCTTCACGTAAGAAAGAAGTGACATTCGAGAATGGGTATCAAACCTCAGCGAAACTGAAAGACGCTGGTGTATTACTCAATACGAAGAAAATCTTGTTTAGTGGTGGTGGTCGCAAACGTCATCTCATGGTTACAGTCCAGTCGGATACGGTTGGTACCGCAGTGATCTCAGACCAAGTACGTTTCTCATTGAGACGTGTGAGTGATGGTCAGACTTTAGTATTTGAATATCGTAACAGTAGCATGCCTGTCTCTAACAAAGCAGGAAACGAACTCCACGTTCGTGCTAAGTATGAGCTTGCTTCAACTGCAATGGATGGTGAGTATCAATTAATTGCTGACTTTACTGGTTTATTAACACCAGCAGCAACTGATACGATTTCTCACATCTGTTTGAGTTACATGAATAATAGTTTCGACTATATTCCATCAGATGATGATTTTGGTGCAACTGAAGATACGGATGCTTTCAATAATAAAGTACAAGCAGAGGTTCGTCGTTATATTCGTGAGAATATGAAACAAGATGCACCTGACCTAATCACGGAGAAATTTACCATCCAGCCTGGTGCGGAAGATTGGTCATCTGTTGAACAAGATCAGTACGGTAACATTCGTGCTCGAGGGGTTATCCTTCAGAACTACGATGGTGGTACATCAGCGGTCTTTGCACCTAACCAAGTGTTCTACGTTAGTGAAACACAAACCTGGACAGTACCTCGTGTACTTGTAGGTCGTAAAGCAGAAATTACGATTCGTGCTAAGTCTAAACTTGACTCAGAAAACAATCGTATTATCCACTCCTGCACACGTCGTGCTTTCGTAACTTTACCAAGCGGAACGATTAACATCCTTGCAGGTGAGTTGACCTCATTTGGTAATCACTTAACGGTTAACGTTAACCAAAATTATTCTGATGCACTTGTCCCTCGTGTCAGTGTCACCAAAGATGATATTAACGTTGTCCAAGAAGCGTTGATTACGATTGTCGTTTAATAAATGTAATATAGTGGGTGCAGGTTAGCACCCACTTATTTTTAAAGGATAAATAAATTATGACGAAATATGCCATGCTTGATGATGGGAATATCGTCACGCATATCGGGACTAAACAAGATAAAGATAACACGGAGAAGACAGTAAAATGGATTCAGTTATCGGCTGCCGAAGAACACGTTGTTCAGGTGGGTTACCAGTGGCGTCCAGATAAAGGTATTTTTGAACGAGTGCGATTACCACTCGATGAAGAACGGGAACGTATTCTTGAAAAGAATATCAAGATCTACTCAGATAAGATGGGATTAATTCTATCGGGTTATGACTATTATGAGATCATGACATTCCCATATCAAACCCAAGACTTGATTAACTATCGTGCTGTTGAACGTGGTGAAGCCACTTCTGACTTATGGTTTTTACCGGCACTGTGTCAAGCACGTGGGTTACCTGTTTCTATTATCGTAGATCGTCTTGAAGAACACATCCGTCAGTTTGCGAAAGTCTCTGGTTATATTACGGGGATGAAGCAGAAGTTTGAAGAGCGTATCAACTATGCACCGACTTATGAGATGCTAGATGAACTTGAACGCCACCTTGAAATCTGGCGTCAACAATCGCTCCTCTAATAGAAAGGAATAGTGAAATATGGCAACAGTCCAACTTAAAAAATATCCTGTTGATACAACAGGTAAAAGTCCAGATAACTTAGTGGCGAATGAACGTCATGAGGTGGACCCATTAAACCGTGCCATTGTACCACGTGAAGGTTTCTTCTATGGGGAGTCAATGGTCGTTCGTAATAACGATACCCAATTGATACTTGGTACTGACTATCGTTTAGATGATATCAATGATCAATTAACGAAAGAAACTGGTAAGGCGATCTTTAGTGCGATCATCTTATTAAAAGAAAGTATCATGGGTTACGTGACCTTAACGTACCAATGTTACGGTCGTGGTGATGAATATACACCAGACTATCTCGCTCAGTTAGTCAAAGAAGCAACCGTTGATAAAGTTGTTAAGTTTAATGATATCATCAATCGACCATCTGCGTATAACCCAGCACCACATAGACACCCAATTGGTCAAGTGATCTATTGGAATAGTGCAGTGAATGAACTTCGTAATCTTACTCAGGTGATCGAAAACTTACGTATTGCACATGACCGTGGGATGTATGCGTTCGTTGGGGACTTCCAAACTAAGTTATTGGCTCGTTTAGAGGCGATGGAAAATTTAGTGCGTGAGGCTCGTGATGTTATCGGTACGGTCGATAAGTTTAAACAATCCACAGCAGACAGCCTTGCAGGTATCGAAGCAAAAGTACGTGCACTTTCTAACTTAAATGAACTCCAAGCTTACATGGATAACATGAAGCGTGAATTAGACGCTGAGTTAAAACGTGTAAAAGCGGAAACGGCGAAAGTCAACCAAGCTGATATCGTTAAACTTCAGAAAGAGTTATCTGATCTTAAGATCACAGTTGGAACGAAAACTGCACAGCAAGAAGTCGCAAATCAAATTGCACAAGCGATTGCTAATCTTCCAACTAATGAAGGTATCTCACATCTGCTTGCTCAATATGCGAAGAAAACTGAGATCGTTAACTATCGTCCATTAATTGACGAGAAGATCTCACGTACTGATGCGGAAACCAAAATTGCAGAAGCGGCTAAGAAAGCAGAATGGGCTAAGCTAACAGGTAAACCTAAAGTCTTGACTCATGATGAATTAGATCGCTATACTGATAAAACCAATGACGTTAATAAGTTCATTATGCCAGGTACGTACAGTATCACCGCAGGTTATGGCAATATGCCATCTCTTAGACACTACGGCACTAATCTGGAAGGTAATACTAATCTGAAAGGTGTACTCGAAGTCATCGGTGATAAATCTTCTGGTGTGATCTATCAACGTTTAAATATCGGTGGATTAACCTTTACTCGTAATGGTACGGTAAACGGTGAGTTCGTCACTTACCCAAATCGTTGGGATGTAAATGTAGTCTCTCAACCCGCTTGGAATGAGAATATCAGTCTAAGTGATCGTAGCGTTAGCTCAGTATTCGCATTTACGAATACCATGCCTAATCTTCCTACTATGCCAGGTTTCTCACGTGGTCAGTTAGATGAATCCATGTGGACATCTGCGCAGAACTATGATGGCGTTGGTTTTATGATGCATACTCCGCATCAACGTACCGCATTCATGAGTCTTGGTGGTAACAACCATTACATCATGAGTAACGATGGTAGCGTGGGAAGTAGTGATTATACAAGTGCATCAGCATGGACAGTAGATCGATTAATCACGCATCGTGATCTTAAGGATAACTTCCCAGATTTATTTGGATTAGGCGATAAACTTGCTGATCTTCAAAGAAAAGTGGTAGCCGCTGCTTCTAGTCAAGTTAACATCAACACCCAAAATAATCTCGATGATATCGCATCTGATAAAGTCGTGAAATTATTCGATGGCGGATGTGTTGGGGTAGGAAGTCTAAGACTGAAGAATGGCGGTGGGAATGCACTGCTTACTGTTACAACAGGTGGTGTTCTTGATCTTGGTAACCAAGCTACAGTAACTTCTTTAGTAATGCGTTCAGATAAGAGACTTAAAACATCGATTAAACGCATTGAGAAGCCCGTAGAGAAACTTTCTCAGTTAAATGGATATACTTATCAGTTTAAAGATAAAAACGTGTCTACGGCTGGTTTATTAGCTCAGGAAGTAAAAGAGGTTTTACCTACTGCAGTAGTAGAGCAAGACGACGGCATGCTATCACTCGATTATAATGCGGTTATTGCTTTATTGGTTGAAACCGTCAATGAACAGTCTAAACGAATTGAGAAGTTAGAAGAACAAGTTTCTGAACTCACTAAAAGTAAGGAACAAGCACTATGGCCTATCCAGTAATACCTGAGAATATTGCATTTGGAGAAAGACAATCGTTAACACCGTATAGTACGTCATCTGTGAACGTTAAATATTCCACCTACGGAAAACCGTTCATATCGATGGAGTACCCAAACGCAAAATGGATACCTGTTAACAGCGACGGAAGTGAGGGTTATAGTAAAAGGATTACTATTAATGGTAGTATACCGTTTCCAGCGAATATTGATTGGCTTGATACGAGCAATACAAGACGTTCTACCATCGTTGGTATGAGTCGCGGTCAATTATCATCTAACCGTGCAATATCCATCATCAGATATACTTGCAAGTTCTACTCCGATCAGCAGATCATCAGCGCACCGAATATTTTCGGGTATGATGGTCGTATCTCCCCACCTCCAGGATGCTGGGGTGGGATCGTGATGATTGGAGATTATCCGATGAAAGACCATGATATCGGTGTACCGGGTAACCCTTACTATATTGCAACGAGAAGTAGACCAGGAGCAGATGGTTACGTGAATACGGCGCTTGTTTATCCAGTGGATGCTACTAATAAAAACCTAGCTGCCGAGTATCCTGCTGTAGCGGGCTACTCTATCTTTGGTCGACCAAGTTTACAGCACGATAGTGCTGTAAATAATCCACCGCAACCATATTGGCTTGATATCAATACAGAAAGACATTCTGGTGTGGGTAGAGCAAGATATGCGAATTATATCCGAGACCAGAGTAGAGATCCGGATAACCCATGGCCAGGTGATAAGTCAACTAAAATTATCAGGCCAGGTGGTGTGGGGTGTGGCTCAAGTGTAAACCGCTATACTTACTTATCCACCCCAGATGGCATATGTCTTGAATATATTAATGTTGCAAATGGTGGCTGTGTTGAGGTGGAATATGCTGGTGCGACTAGATTTGCGCAGCCTACTAGGAAGTGGGAGCTGAATAGTGCAATACGAAACCAAAATAATAGGGTGGTGCTAAGTGAACTTACCAGTAATACGGCATATATCCCTAACAACAATGTTCTCGGATCTGCTAACCAAAAAACTGAGAGTGAGAGCAGAGTCATCTTTTTAATCAAGGCGAATAATAGCGTGATTAAAATTAATATTCGGGATTGTAATTTCTTATCGGGTGTCCGAGCAAGATACCAGCATATTTATCTAGCTAAAATCATCGGAAGTAACAACAAGATTATTTTTGATTGCGGTCTGGCTGGGATAAATTTTTATGGTGGTGAGGTTGCGACTGATGAGATATATTGGTATGCAGGTCTTTGCGATAATAATACCAATGAAGTTATCTTTACGATGGATTCTGAGGAAAGAGATAATATATTCAGATTCGAAGGTGGTCCACCGAATAGATGTCGTACGATGTACCCGATTGCTAAATCGATAGGAAATGGTGCCGGTGCGCAGAATCTTTGGATATCGGTCCATAATACTCAGCTTAATGAAGCAAAAACTAACTGGTATATACAACCAAATAGTTTTGGTGTTAAACCATTCTAATTGGGAGGTTAAATGAAATTCACAAATCCAAATGATGTCTTCACTAACGTCCCAATGGATAATGTTGGAATATCTCAGTATGCTGGTACGGTTGATTTCGTTAACCAGGTTACTTTAGGTGAACGAACAGTTACTTTAAATGGTGCAAGATTGAAGGTAAAACGTGTAGCGAAAGATCTGAAAATCAATCGCCGTGCTACCGAAGCAAATCGATCTAACCCGATGATCGGCAAGAATCTACTGGATAAAACTAACGTAACGCAGTTGAGAACCCAAGCATTAATCGGTGGTACACTTAAGTATTTAACGAATAATGACCGCGGCCCTTATATAAGTGGTATAAAAGTAGGCGGGGATAATTTCCATCGTCACTTCAATGACGATGGTGTATCGAATGCAGGATATGGTTCTGGCTATAATGTTGTTGGCAGACCTTCTGATAGAGCAAGTTATTTAAGTGATAAGCTGCTAGAATTAGCAGATCCAATCCTAATGACTAACCTACCTTATTTACAATCAAATGAGGTATGGCCATCTACTCAGATAGATTTAGCACCTTATCCAACTTCGATTAGTTCTCGTATTGGTACGGACCTCAATATTAAGATGACTTCTGCTAATATCCCAGGTAAGGAAATCAGCGATCTCATTTATCATATTGAGGTGAATGATGTTAGACTCAACGTTGATGATTTTCCGAGACTGGACATTAATCCAAATAAGAATTTTGGACCGTTTGAACACAAGTACGCTATCTTTAATTTTGATGGTGATAATGAACATGTGGAACTCTCTGCACATGACAGAGATAAAACTACAGCGGAAAAAATTGACTATGGTGTACTGCATCGCATGGTTTTGGGTAATTATAATGAGCGCATTGTAGGGAGATATAACTCGCAGCAGATGCACGATCAGTTGCCTATCGGCCACAACCCCCGTGAAGCTAACAGGGTATGCTATCCTATTTGCGAGAACTTCAAGTTAAGCAATGCCCACTTCAGAATACAGTATAATCGATATAGTCCAAGTATACCAGAGACATCACTTAGAATAGGTGGCGCGACTTTTGACCCATTCAAAGGTCTTAAGTATACACCTGGTATTGGGGATTTAGGAATTGGGTCTAACTATCCGAAAGGTAAATATCTCCCTCGTTACATGTGCCTATGGGCTATTGAGGGTGATAATAACTACGTAGAAATAGACTTGGATTACGGAGGTAACATCTACGTTAACAATGTTGATCCAACGGTACTTAGATATTTGTCACTTGTTGGTATCCGTGGTACAGGAAATGTCGTAGTGATAAGATTAAGGAGAGAACTTAAATTCTACGGTAATCCAAATTCGGATGATGGTGCCGTTGCTGTTTTTACGATGACATCAAATCATCCAGATAAAAATGTTGTCTATATCCTAGGACCAAAAAACCAGAATATCTCTGAAAGTATTATATTCAACGAAGAGACATTCAAGAATAGAATGCGCAGAACCTTATTTGGTTGCATTGAGATGGACTTACAGCACTCGTACTGGGAAGCCCAACAAGCTGATCAGTTTAAGATATACGATAAGTACTACACTAATCTCTGATGTTAATTCAATCCAACAACATAAATCGAGGCATCCCTAGGGATGCCTCTTATTTTGTCCACTACATCAAAGATTAGTGTTGTTTTTGAGCCATATAGTGACTTACTAAAGATTCACGTAACTCTGCGGTTAATGGTTTAACAACAACTTTATCACCTGCTTTAGGCGTAATCACTGTCATCTCATCATTTAAATCAGAGAGTTGTTTTGCGAATAAGACGAAGTCTACATCGGTGCCCTCAGAAATACCTGTTACAGTAGTGCCTGCTTTAGCAATGGTCGCATAGTTGTAGTTGGTTGTACCCACTTTATACGGTTTTGCTAAAGTCATATCGATCACACCGGTTTCTAAAACGGAAGACTTAAGTTCTTCGAAACTTGCTTTAAGTAAATCAAGTCCATTCTGGACAGGATCAAATCCTTCTGTTAATCCAGTCACTAAATCTTCCGGATTAAGCTTTGGGCTGTCAACACCCGCCGGCATCTTAACTGTATTAGTTAAGATCGCATCTAACATCCCAATTACACGCTCATCCACGGTACCGGTTAAACCTTCAGCAGTACTGTATACTTGACGTCCATCTTTCATTGCAGATTTAGAGCAAATCGCACGTCCGTTTGCGAAGTAAATGGCTGTTTTGTTGCCATCCGCATCTTCATGGAAGAAGAATTCATGCTTACCTGTTTTCACTCAAACTCCTTAAACTAATCTCGCTGCGATTTCTAATTTACTTGCAGCACGCGATAACCATCCGTTCGTGAATGCTTCATTTTGTGGACGGTTCTCAGTGATACTGATATAGAAATTAGATTGCATTGCAATCAAGTTAATAATAAAATAACGTAAGCCTGTTTGACCATTACGTTTAACGAAATCCTGGATCGCACGTACAGTACCAGGACCAATCGCCCCATCAACTGCCACATCAGCGTAATCTTTACCACCACGGTTTACTACGTTAAGTAAACGTTGTACGTGTTTGATGACTGCACCTGAGCCACTATTTACTGCCATATCAAAGACATGGAAAGCAAGTAATGGATGGATTTGCATTAATTCATCACAACGGTTTTTCTTCCAATATACGTTGTAATAGATGTCGTAAGCTTTTGCTTTAGTTAACTCACGCATTGCGCCAGCATAACCATTTGCAACGGCTACGGCTTTAGTAATCCCGTAGTTGGTTTCACCACCACGGTCATTTGGGTTATTCACATAACCACCTTCTACCTCAATCACTTCTGAGATAATATTGGTTGGTGTGAAATCCCCAAGAGTTTTAAACTTAGCAAGATTGAAACTCATCTTGGTTGTTACTCCTTTATTTATAATAGTAGATGTGGGTGATAAGATCACCACCCACATAAAGATATTAACTACAGACCGCCACTATTGATATCTTTATCCTGTCTATTGTAGACTAATACCTCTTCACTGTTAATGACGAGGTTATTAGATCCAGGACCATTGATACGACCAGTTTCTGCATCGACAGTATTACCTGTTGGGAAAGTACCGATTACCCATGCTTTATCCTCATATTTCGTATTAAAACATGAGAAGTGGAACATTGGGTTGATATCATAAATCCAGATGCGTTTACCGTTAACCTCGCGATACCAAGGTGATAGGAATAGTGGGAACTTACGTCTATCACCAAAAATACCCCAGTAATCACCATCGTGATTATCAGGTAATAGCCGTCGGTTAGTCTTCATCTTGGATAACTTAGACTTATCCACCACTGTAGTTAGTCCAGATGGATCATAGGCTTGTGGAGTATCCATGAATGCATACGTCCAATTGTAGTTACTGCGATTATCCCAATCAAGTGAACCTAGTAACCAACGTGGTATCCAAATGCCCGCAAACTCGCCATCTTCCACCTCAAGTATTTCGGTTTCGGTACGACCAGCAGATTCCATCCAACCCATTACTGTGGTAATACTATCGTTTGATGAACCCCACGGCTTAATGGTTTTCTCCAATGCTTTTACTTCATTGAAGCTTAACATTTTTACACTATGGTCACCGTCTAGACTAATAGGTAGATCATCGATACCATATAACTTACCAAAGTCAGGACCAAATGATTGCATGGTGTATAAAGGTGATAAACCACTAAAGCGGTCATATAACTCAAGAACACGGTTGATGAATGTAACATCCATCTCTGCAGTTCCATCATTATTAAATTTCCATGGAACACCATTATTACCATTATTACCGAACCACGCACTATCCTTTCTATTGAGCCACGATGAAACACCCCAATAGATCGCCATATCCAACGGTAATCGCTCTATCTGTACAGCAGAGTGCTGCGCTGGATGGAACGGTGGGATGCGGTTGGTCTTCGCAAGTAAGTAACCAAAATACCAGAATAACTTAGCTGGGATCGTAATTCGATCCATACCAGGAATCAGATGTCGGACATCATGATTGTTATTTGGTAACTCTTCATCCTCGTAAGTATTTGGATTGTCATGTCGAATACGTTTTACGTAATCAAGAATCTTATCTGGGTCGCTCATGATAGTGGTATCTGCCATGCCCTTATATAAACTCAATGCACGCATCGTATTTAACATCGGATGAAGTGCAGCTGCAACGTATTGGGTCCAACCCCCTAACAATGATCTCGAGGTATGGGAGTTATAAGGGATGATTGGAATATCATTTGCTCTAGTACGATAACCACCGTACATCATCTTGATCGGCTGATTACTAAGCCCTAAGAATGCCCAGAATGAACCGTAATCATATCCATTTGCTCCTGCGTTAAGTCGATTATAGTCATCAAATCGAATCGTACACGCATTATCCTCACCTTTCGGTTTGAAATAACTGAAGTTCAAGAATGAATCCGTATAAACAGTACTATCTGATGTTAACTTCGTTCCACGATATAAGTCAATCGAGTTCGCTGCAAAACCGACATCACGTTTCGAATAACGATAGTTAAACGGACGGTTGATCATACTTGTCTGAGTATAACCTGTGCGGTTGCCTGCCCACGTATAATCGCGGTAGAAACGATAAACATCATTTTTACTGTAAATAGTAGCGGGTTGATTCACCGTGATTATAGTCGGTCTAGATGAGAAGAAGGATGTTGGTACTAGCAAGTTCCCTTTTGTCGCATCTGACCTTTGTACATCCACTGAGATTGTATACGTAAATGGCGTATAGTCACTATTACGTAACTGCGCACTTGTACTCACTTTCGCCAGCATGTCGTTATACTTCGCACTGTCTTGCGCCGTCAACAGCGCACTACTATAGTCAGGTGAACGGTTTAACTGGAGGTTAGAATCAAGTCGTCTGTTCTGATTTAAAACAGGCATCACTCGCTGTAGTGCATGTTTCGTTGCTCTAAACTCAGCACGTTCCGTGTTAATCTCAGCATAGTCTCCATCTGCGAAGGCATCATATAGATCCACAACACAGTTGATGATATCTGATCGGCTGATCGTACTAGCGATATCTGTTGCGTTGTTAATCAGATAACCATTCATTCTAGACATGATAATCGTCCATAGGAACGTATGCTCCGTACCTGGCATGTTTGGTGGAACAATGTACTCAGATGTCCATGGCACACCTTGTTCACCTTGGGTCTGGCTGTTCGAGGTGATAAATCTTGATAATAACATGACCAGGTTAAACGTCGCAGGACCACAGGCTGAATCACGACCTACCGATGCAAACCCATAAACTTCCGTTAGGCATTGCAGTAATCGCACTGCTTTAGATTGCGTATAACTTGCAAGTTTAGAGATATATGAGTGAGCAAGTACGGTAGTGCTCAAACCTGTACGATAACGCGTAGGAATGAACATCCATCCGATCTGGGTTGGTGCACCATCTACACCTGAAACGCACACGTTACGGTCAGATCTAAGTGCGATCACCCAAGGTTTCATTCTATAACGACTATCTGCCTCGTAATCCGGAATCGCCGTATGATTGATCTCGATCTTACCGAGGTAGTTATCAAATGAAGGAAGAATATTATAAATCTTCGCTTTCTCAATAACGGATTCTTGATAGAAGAGATTATGGTCATAAGTTGTATATTTCACACTCGGTACACGACCTAACTGACGGAATTCAGCTTCTGCAGTGGTCATCTTTTGCGGTCGATATGGACGCCAGTTATGCGCACCTTCCCATGTCGTAAAGGTAAGAAGATCCAATGCAAGTTTTACGTATAGTCTTGCAAGATCATCATCTGATTTGCCACCACCCGATGCATTCTCACTAAACTGCTTACCTGTCTCAAATCGTTGATCAAGCATAAACTCGTAATCTGGATCAAGCACTTGTCGATAGGCACTATCTTTGTTTTTACTGTTCCATTTATCCTTATGGTAATATAAATTGATTACCGCAAGATGATAGGCAACTAATGGTTGTAAACCCATGAAGTCAATCTTACCATCACGTGCAGCCATAAAGATCTTAGCCATGTGGCCATTTAAGTTTTGGGTGACTTTATCGCGTTTCTCAGCTAAGGAGATAATCGTATCTCTAAATCCAATCAACTGACCATCTTCAAGACGGCTTCGTAACTCGATCTTAAAGTATCTTGGTGTCGGTGCACCATCTGGTGAACAACAACCCGCAAACTTCGTATCGTTTTGATCACGCCACCATGTACGCCCTAATAGATCCAGATGGTCAATAGAACAAGCAATCGCCCTGTTTTCTGAATCAGGCCCTGATGCGAGGATATCGCGATAGTGGTTGATGTTATATCGCATCTTATTGAAACATCGCGGTCCTACGATCATCGAGTAGAGAACATCATAATCCTGAGGAACCCACGGTTTACCAGGCCTTGCTTGGTAAACAAACAAGCGATAAGCCACGTATTGGTATAACCATGACCATTCTACACGACAGTATCTTGGATAACGTAGATTATGGTGCTCATTCGATGCATATGTGTTATTCTTCGCTGCTAATAAGTCATTACGGATAATACTAACGAAATCTTCCTCAGTAACGTTATTTAAACCAAAGAGTTTCTTGATCTCAACTAAGAGATACTTATTGATCACCGTATTAGCGGCTTGTTTAAACTTGCCATTTGGTCCAGTATCTTCCCAGAGTTTCTTAAACCCTTTCTCAGTTGGCGGATAATCAGCATAGAACTGAAGGTATTTATTTTCACCCTCACCAATATAAACGTAGTTCTCAAAGAAATCCGATATCGCTTCATCAGAGATCCCGATTGGGAATAGGTGAGCGAAATAAGGATACATCAGATACTTACTTCTACCAGTATGATACATGGCTACAGGACAGCGGTTGAAGTAATGCATATGCACGATACGCCAACCATTTGGTCCTTTTAATATCTCAAGCATCTTATCATCATTTGGAAGTGTAGTGTTGATGATACGAGTATTCGGATCACTCATCACTTCATCTTGACTAAAGACACTAAATGGACCATAGAAATATGGCCATTCTGATTGTTTATCGGCAAAGACATCATCATTTGAGTTACTGTAGTCAAAACGTGCGTCCCAGTAACCGTGCCAACTCTCACGGGTGATACTTTCAATAGCATGGTTATAGGTAATACTATCCGTTAAACCAGAACTGTAATTCATCGTTTGCGGATAGAACTCATCGAAGTATTTGCTGTTATCAGCTATGAACTTCTTGGTTGCAGTAAAGCTACCACTCTCCGACCAATAAACCCCATCGATATGATGCACGAAACGATGTCTGGTTCGCCATGCCTTAAAGAAGTTTGTATCCGTCCAACTGACATTCGACTCGGTAATAAAGGCCGCATCTGCGACCTTAAAATTAGTCTTATCGATTTTGAATTTCTCCGCTTCTGAATAATTGTCTTTCGTATGGATAAGCCAATCATCAAAAGGTTTAAGTACCACATCGATGTCGTATGGTCTATCTTGTAACCCTTTCGAATAACCATGTACACCATCGATAATACTTAAGAGTTTAGCTATGGTAGTTGGTTCACCATAGTACTCTATCTTTTTCTTTTCATCTGCCATAATAAGCTCTTATTTCTTATAGCTGCACAATTTCGGTTTTATACATCCCAGTTGGACTGTCCTCGATGTTTACACCACGCTCTACGTAATATCCAGTCACAAGAGATGACCACTTGTTTTCTTCATACCTGAGGTTTCCTCGAATCAACTTAGCTGATGCAAAGAAGTACTCTAACCAAATATCGTTTTGTAAGAAGAAAACTTCCGGACCTTGTTCCCAATCAGGTAACCATTTACTATCTGGTATTCCGTGCTTAGCAAAGATTTTGGCGAAAGCAGGTTTGAGATCTTTCGGGGTACCTTTCACGCGTTTAGCATGTTCGATCAAGATATCCAATCCAGCCGTAATCAACCAACTTTGCGGTGAGTTGTGTACTTCAATATAATCATTAACACCAGCTAACTCGCTGACGTCATTTGGATCAATGCTGGTCCCGTATGTTTCTCCAATACCCAATTTAACTGCTCTTTTTCTCGTATAAAGAATAGAACGATATCGCGGGTTATTGTTTGACTTCCCAGCATAGATACTTTCCTGTCTGTTTTGGTTAGGTAATCTGAATTGATTTATCAACCCCTTCGGGCCATCTGCTATCTCTATCGCATCTAGGTGATAGTCATAAGTCGAGATAGGATGTCCTTTCGTATTAAATTTATAAGGTAACTCTCGATCGCGCTCTCCTACGAGTGTGTATTGGTCAAATGCTTTGCGATACCACGCTTCACCGTCAGTATAGTCATAGAGCGGGTTCTCAATCATTGTAGATGATACACCGTCGATAAGCTCGTTGACATTACCCTCATACGGCTTCCATTCGTGTGGTAACAGTGGGGACACTGATGCGACTCGAACTAGTGGAGCAATATCGCATGAGCCAAAGATACCATGCCGCAACGGCGGCGGTGCATTACGCCTGTAATTATATTGCAGATTAAAATAAAAACCGGATAAACAAGGGAAATAACCACCTAGGACAACGCGGGCTGATGAGTTGCGACTGACGAAGAGTTTGTTACTCTCATACTGATGCAACCAAGCCGTGTTGTCTTGTATTGTACCATGTAAATAACCACGAATATACTGATAATCCACCTGACCATTTTCCCATGGGATCATGGTATAGATTGGTTTATCTTTGAATAGTCTTGCAGCTGGTGCAGGTTCAAAGTTGACCAAGGAATGGAGATTACCACGATGCCAGTTATTTTTATCCGCATTACCAGTAAAACCAAATCCATCACCCTGCGTCAGGTAAGTCGCGTTCGGATTTCTTGCATCGAAGTTATATCTTGACATAATGGAATTCGCATTTAAGTTCGCAGGTAGTCTAAAGTGGCCTAGTGGTACATTGTAGAATCCACGATTTCCAGTTAAATAATTCGGTGTACTAACATGGAGATACTCGGTTCTTTGTGATGGCACGCCGTTAACACCAAACATCGCATAGATAGTATCTGATCTACGATTATCTGGATTGTTTTCCGGTACTTTATTCATGAAAGAAAGACCAGTGTGCAAGAATCCGTGGAGTTGGATATCCTGATATGCATAAGTCGGTCTTAGATTCTCGCCATCTGTCATCACAGCCACACGCATATAGAGTTCACTATATTTCAGACGTGGGATGATGTATTTCATCCAGTATTCTTGGTTCGGAACATTTCCGTCATTGGATAATTGTAACCCACCAAGATATGGTATCGATCTTGCCACTTCATTAACATTATTAAGATTAACAGTATTGATGAACGCATCTCGCTGTTTAAAGACATTATCACGGTAAGCAGCCATGTCTTTATGATAGATAACCTTTATTGCGTTTAAATTAATGAAATTACTAATGACTTTCGTTCTGGTTACATACTGGACAGCATAGGTGATGTTTGCTGTGTAGGTAATTCCATCGGTGGTTGATAGTGTACAGTTTACATCAGAAATGCCACCCCTGAAGTTATGGTTTCTTCTTAGGGCATATGTTGTTAGCCAAAGATTAACTTGCCATTCTAACCACTTTCTTGCACCAATAGAGTTGTTCACTAAACCACGATAAATTACACCCATGAAGCCAAGTGCATCGTTTTGGAATGTCACTTTACCTTTAAGCTGTTTCGCTTCACTACCTACGCGACTGATATCACCTGCACTTGTTCTAAGTGGTCCATGCCATAAATGAGGTCCATTTGAGATCTCAAGATATTGGTCATTAATTGGTACAAAACCAAAATAGTTATCTAAATCTTTTGAAATAGGACCACTCACTGGTTTACACGGAATGCGTAGTAAGAACTCGCTATCTGGATTTGGTAGGTAGTAGTATTTTTCATTCTCGTATCTATCACCAAAATCGTCAAGTTGTTGTAGTTTTTCAAGATCATTACTTAATGGAATAACCAACTCCGCTAACCAAATCGGTGTATCATCATAAAGGCGATTAGCTTCATCTAACGCATTCCATTGTTCAGCTGTTTTTAAACCAAGCTTGGATGGAGTATAATTCACTTCAGAAATGGGAACGACGACGTTAGTTGGAATCACCCGACCAGCTCTATGGAACCACCGAATAGATCCACTATTCCCAGTATTTGGTAGGTCACCACTGATTGGTGTATACTCATTGATATTCGCTCGAGTAGCAAGATTATGCTGACCGATGATATCATTATACATTAACTCAGCAAGCGAATCATTTGGCGCGGGGATAAACTTACCTGATGGTGTTGCACTTATTTCGAGTGGCACGAGTTCACCATCACGTGCCCGAATCATCGACATTTCTGGTTGGTAAATGGCAATGTACTGATCAACACCAATGCGAAAAGCATCGTTACTTTCGATATTTAGTGAATAATAAGTATTACTGATTGTTCCAGTATTACCATCCAACTGAACGAAGTCAACCTTAGTTTGGTCATTATCAATACGATAGAATACGATATCAGGATAAGCTTTTGGATTATCCTTACGGGAAACGAACACCATGGTACCTACGCCAGGATTACGTTTACATTCCCATGTCGGATAAAGTTGTTTCTTAACGTTTTTATACCGTGCTCGGTTAAAGCCGTAGTAAGTAACCTTATCCTTACCCGCACCTACCGTCTCTTCAACAAAGGAAGCACGGATCTTAGTCTCAGGGTTATCTGAGAAAACAAACCCGCTGCCTGGTTTAAAGTTAGTCGTATCCTTAACTTCTCTCCCTGTTGCCGCATCGACTGAATAGAAGAACTTAGGTTTTGCTTTTTTATTAAACTGATCTATATCTGGATGTTCTCTAATAATAATACGAGCTACGTTACCTTGTGCAGTAATCAGTGTTCGCCCAAAGTAATCATTTAATATATCAAGCTTAATATCTTTAATATCAGATTTAGCGAGTTCGCTTAATTTCACTTCTTCGGGTAATACATTGATCGTATCCTTGTAATTACCACTTCTGTTTAATCTCATCCACCCATTACCGTACTTACTTGCGATATCAGTACTCTTATCGTCCTGATTGTATTCGGTAATATAGGCTGTTATATTTCCTGCCATATTGATCTATAGCTCCTATTTAAATTCATTCTTATTTGTATATAGACGACATAAGTGCGGGGTATCACAAGGATACCCCTACTTGTTATTTTCCACAACACAATGCGTTTTATTTAAATCATGATTGTTGATAAAAACTGTACATTGCATTTGCGTCGTCTATGTTGAGGTACAAACCGTCAACTATTTTGACATATATTGCCGCAGCATATTCATATAGAAGACAGATAGCTCTTCAGTATTAAATGCCTTCTCGAGCAACAGGACTTCATTGACCGTATCATATCTGAAGTTTACATTAGAAACAATACTGAGAATATGACGAATACCCGATTGAGTTTCTACACTAATATCCTTCGTCCAAGTTGCCATATTTGATAGTGCTTCAATGTAGTGGTATAATCCACGACTTAACGAATCACATTCTAACGCACCAACATTTGCACCAAAATAATAACGATTGTCCATCACACCAAATGCAAAATCAAATTCTGGTTTTGTACTTTCATTCATGGTGATAAAGATATATTCATCCTTTTTACCACTTGTCGTATCAGGGATGCCAATATTAACGTACTGGATTTTATCCTCACCCCAACGACCGATTTCTTGTTTGACAATATTTCTATAAAGGAATGGGTTATGAAGACCAAGATAACCTTCTAGGACAGGATAGTATACTTCTTCAAGATAGCTGATTATTCCTTGTTTTAAATGATGGGTGTACTGAATCATGAACTCAAATTTATCATTGATCTCGCTAAATTTATCTAACGCACTATCAATCGATGTTTTCGGATGTCGACCGATACGAATACCACTGATCATGGCTTCTTCCACTTTACCAACTACATCATTAACCATACTGAAATAATCGCGTAACCCCAATACCACTAAATAGACGACCATATCGGCACGCTCAACTAAATCATCGGGTAAGGTAGAGTCATATCGACCGTCATATATCTTTTGGATAGCCTTAGACTTATTACGGGTTACACCAATCTCATAACCCGATGCCTTCTTGCTGGCTACCACAAGTGAAGTATTTGAACCAAGCGGAAGCTTACAAATAAAACTTTCGGTAAATGCTCGACTTTTATCGAGTGCATCATATAACGAAAATGCCATATTGATTTTCCTTTTTAAATGTAACATAAACAAGGGAGTACGATAGAGTACTCCCATACATGTTTATTAATTAAGATTATAATGATTCTTAGATCTGAGGAAGATCACCTAAACCTGTATCATCTGCGATACTATCATCTGAAGTGGATTCATCAGCTGAGTTCTCATCTGGATTTTCTCCAGTGGTATCATCAGTATCTTCATCAGGTTTATCTTCATCTTTATCTTCAGAAGATTCATCACTGGTATTATCATCCGCAAATGGATCGGTTTCATCTGATGTATCATCATCTCCATTGAGATTAAACTCATCATCACTGCCTGATGCTGAGCTATCATCGTCTGAAATGAAACTATCTCCATCACCTTCACCTTCTGGTGGAGTGAAAGCATCACGGATACGTTTTGCGATATCACCAAAGATATCGGCGGATTCAGCTTGTTGGCTAAAGATCCGATCGATAAGGTTATTATCACCCATTTCTTCATCATTAAGACGGATAAGATCATTAAACTCAGGGAAGAAACTATTCTTATCCATCCACTGAACCATGAAGAAAGATTTCATGCGTTCACGGAAAGCTTTAATTGCCTCACCTTTACGTTCTTCGTCAAGATCTTCAAAGACCATATCTAACCAATCCTGATCGATATAGAAGTTCAGTGCAGATTCTACACGTTCTTCATAAGTCTTCATCGCTTGATTTGATAACTCATTGCTGTTACTATCTGGTAACGGAATAGAAACACTAAGATCATTTAAGAATGCTTTAATGGCAGGGATCGTTGATTTCTCTGCTTTACATTCTTCTAATACATCTTCAGAGAGTTCAGCATAACTCTCACGAATCGCATCAGAAAGCGCCTGAATCAACTCACCATCGTGTAATGTATATTTCCCAACAAATGAGGTTAACATGCGATTAAACGTGCGAGCGATGATGATATTGCGTTTAGCAAACAACGCATTCTTCGTGATGAATTCAACAGCGAACTCAGTATCACGTGCACTATCCAATAATGTTGGTGGAATAAAACCGCTGATGTAATCATTTTTCATCTGCTCCATGTAATCAGTATCGATTAATGGGACATCACCAGAACGGTATTCCATATTCACGTTAGTTTTATCAACGGCTTCGCCACCTGTGACATTGACCTCATAACCAAACATGGACATGGAGGATTCAATATTACGTGGATCAAAGCTACTGAATAAACGCGCGAAACTATTAGCTTCCATCGTACGGTTAACAATCTTAGCAACGATTTCTTCATGATCAAGATCATCTTCATCGAGTTCAATGTTTAATACCTTCGTACCGACTGCATTACGAATTAATGCACGGGTATTCGCATAGTTCATTGCAATACGATGCGCTGCTGTGGTTTTCGATTTACTAATCAATGATTGACCGATACCTAATCCATTATAATAGAAAGCAATATACTCTAATAATGATTCGGGGATATACACTAACTGAGTTTTACTTCCACTTAATGCACGAGCCAACATGATTTGATAAATCTCAAGAGGTCTTGGGATAGAAACATTTTTACCATATACCCCATCATTTAAACGTGCGATCAAATCACGTTCAATTAATGATGCATAGAAAGCAGTCATTTGTTTCGCCGTCATCTTACCCCATTTACATTCGCCTTGACCTGCAAGCGAATTTAACTCAGAGAGAGTTTGCGTCACAACACCATAGTGACCACCAAGTGCACCACCATCAGTACTGGCTTGTGTACTGACTGCAGAAGCAAATTGGTTGATCTGCTCTAAACGATCCATCTCATCGGTATAGGTAACAGGGTTACCACTTTCATCCAATAAGACGATATAACCAATATGATCCTCAGGGTTACCTGGTGTGAATACAGGAATAATTGATTCATGCGGAAGATCTAATACTAATGGATGTCCAATCGATTTACGAGAACTTCCATCGCGGTCATTGATAATCGTCACGCCATCATAAGTCCCTTTTGGTCTTACATCACGATATAACTTCTCAACTGGTAGTACACGTTCTTCATCTTGAGATTTACCATCCACCCACATCACACTCTCCGCACTATAAGTTTGGAACTGAGATTGGATTTGTAAATCAGAAAGCTTACGCATCAAACGAGTTGATTTTAAGATATCAAGATTATCGACCACGGATAGTAAACCTGGGATGATCTCATAGTTCGTCGCTTTCATATCACGACGATATTCATCTTTGAAGAAGTGCTCTAACGCAACATGATGGGTTGGCTTATCACTGTTCACATTAGCTTGTTCTTTCAAACCACGACCAAATATCCCTCGACCAATGAATTTCCCATCTTTATCAATCGTATCAGAAATCTTCTCACGCACACTCTCTAATGAGGTAACACTGTTTTGGTGTAAGATATCATCGATACTACTTTCTGGTAATATCGCAAGAATATGGCTACCACGATCAAATAACGCATTTGTCAGCATGGAATAAAGCTTATCTTGTAAGCAATAATGGTCTGTGAAATGTGTTTCTATGATAGCTAATAAATCTGTCCCTAATTTATGCGGAAATTCCCCGTCTAAAGTAAAGGTCAAATTTTCGTTGATCATGTCCTGAGGAGATAAAATTGATGAGACTAAAATATCTCTGATCGTCTCTAACTCAGGTAGGTTTTTCTTAATATTAACGATGTCAATTAAATCATGACTGATTTTATTTGAGATACCTTCAACGGCATCACGTGGTAAGGTCGCATTACGCTCAGCACTGGATTCTGCTGTCTCAACTAACTTGGTTGTGACGGCTCTGATCTCAGCGGGCTGATTGATGAGGTATTTGTAGATACGGGATTCTTCTTCCGTTAACTGTCTCTTCGATTGAGAGACATTTCTACCTTTTACATTATCGTAATAGTAACTGGTATTGGCCATAATGATTTTACCTATATTAAAGTAATATGAAACATATAGAATTGTTACGCGGGTAGTTAATCTGACTACCCGCTTATTTTTAATGATAAAAAGGATGACTCATGACTTTGAATGAAGACCTTGGCTTTGATGCCAGTCAGTTTTATCATGCGTCTTGTATGAAACTTGCTAAGTCCATGGTGCTGAAATCCACTGCAACTGCAATCGCAATGAACAATGAAGTTAATGCGAAGTTTGCAGCCTATGATACAAGCTACCTGGTGGATACGTTGCATCCTGAAACATGGCGATATTATTGCCATCTACAGGGAAAGTATCATTATACTGACGAATTGATGCAAGTAAGAAGTTTGGATACGTTACAGACGATTGACTTCACCCCTGAAAACTTGAAATTACACCGTGCGACATGGATACATTACAAGGATAAAGGCGAGTATTATTATGAGTTGATTGCGAAGTATCCAGACCAACATCTTTTAGTAGATGGCATCTGTAATCCGATCGATTTTGAAACTGCGTATAAAGCAGAAGAGTATTCTATTTTAGATTACGACCGTAGTCTCGTGGAAGAACAAGAAGTCGATCTTATCCCAAAACTTAATCGCCAAATTATTGAAACCTGTAACCGATTCCACAGTCGGGGTTATGGTGCATTCGATCCAACGTTTAATGCATTAAAACTTGGTATCTTGGCAGTTCACTTACCAGGAATGATTATTGCTTTACGTGAGCAGTATATCAAAACTGAACAGGTTCACTCTTTCCACATCTGGAACTATCTCGGTAGTTATTTCGGTTTAGATAAGTATAAACGTTTCTTAACCCACGAACAAGCGATGTGGTTATATAAGCATCTTCCTTATATAGATAGACATGCGGGTAAAGAAGATACCTTCTTAGATATCATCAAATGGATGTTGACGACTCGTAGTATCCCGATCTATGGTTACCATATCGGTCGTGATACCAATCAGATCTTAGATCATGTTGATACACCAGATGTTTATCGTGAACAACTTAACTTAAAGCATATCGATTATAAATCAGATGAAGACCACTTAAGTCTTGCTAAATTAATCGATAAAGAAGTGAAGGAAGCAAATCGTAATGATACTTTCAGAAATCCAGATTTAAAACTATCTGAAAACCGATACGATAGAACAAAACACTCTAACCAAAAATCTAAGGTGTTAGAATCCGAAGTGTTTGACTATGCGAATCAGCAAGTCAAACCAATGAGTGTAATGTTAACCAACTATTGGGCACACCTTGCTTTTACCAATCGATATAGTTTGGTTGGTAGTATCACTAACCCACAAACGGGTGAGCCCATCAGTATGGATGCAAGAGATGCATTTATTACTTGGTTGTACTGTGCGATGAAGATTGCTGATGATCGAGATCTTGATGACGATAATAAAGGGAAGTGGCCAAATCGAGCAAGAGTTGAGAACATGTTGATCCCAACTTTCACTCCTAAGGATATCACTTGGGATAGTGTAGATTGGCAAGATCTTAAATCGAACTTCCTTGATCGAAAAGCCGATATCAATCTTGCTTTTAATGATCTTCAAGAAAACTACCCGAAAAAGGGTCACTATTACAGTGCTGAAGGGTTCCACACTTACGTAAAAGAAGCCAATGATTATTTCAAACGTATCCGCCATTGGTTAGGGGTTTATCATGATCTCTTCCATGCAGGGGAAATCCAACAACTCGGTGATCGTTTATTCTATCAAGAAAAAACAAGATTGGTTAGTACTGAGATGACCTTTGGTCAGTATTTCAAAATGAAACACTGGGAGATCGATGAGTTAAGTCGTGAGAATATCGTAACCATGGCTAATCAGATCTATAGTACGTTTACCGGCCAAGCGATTGATGATGAAGCGTCTTTATCTGAGATCCAACAAGCCATGATCGGAATCATGCGACAGCTCAGTAGTTATTCAGTTCAGTTTACCCATAAAGCAAATGCAACGAATGGTCGTATCTTGGATATGCCTTGGTTACGCTTTGGTAAGATCATGACGATGAGTAAGTCTATCCACCACCATTATCGTAACTGGTTGATTAAGTTCAATGAGTTTAATGGTAAAGGTAAGGATAGTATTTACACGGGCGTCCTCTATGGACCAGAGAGTTTCAAAGTCCACGATAAAGGATTTGATGTACTCACGATCCCACCACCTATTCGATTTGGTGTTGATGGGTATAACCGTGTTTATCATCGTGGTACGCTTGGTATCTTAACCATACGTAAGATCCGTAAACCAGTTCAGTATACTGAACATTATTTCTACTATATTCACAATGGTACGCTATTTAGATGGTATAGAGAAGAAGACATGGCAGGGGTGGAAGCTGAGCTTGCTGAAGGTAAGTCTGGTATCAAGCCTGATCTACGTGTCGCTTATCGGGTAGTGGATCGAAATACCTATCCTGCATTTGATGGGTTAGATGATGGTGAATATAGTGATTACTATCGCTTAGATACACCAGACAATACAACGCGTGTTATCGGTCCTGGTGAAACAGTTACTGACTAACTATAACAAGAATAAAAATAAAGAAGGATAACTATGATTATCAATAATGTCAAGTATCATCGTGATCTGGAATTATCCCAGAAACTTCCGATGACTACTTATGCCAATAACGATATCCGTTCTCTCTTTAAGACTTATTATGAACATCTTAAAAAAGAAGAAGGATTCGTGCTTTCTCATATCGAGTCAGTTGACCCTGAGTTTGGAAAGCGTCTTGGTGTGAGCCAGGTTCTTGGTTTGATCCAGACCGATAACCATGAAGCCAACACGATCGTGAAATATAAATTACCTGAGGACCTCGGTCATGTACGTGGTGAGTCTGAAATCCACCATCATCGTGTCAGCCTGAAAGAGTACTTTAATATCGATGAAGTGATCTTATCTCATCGTCGTAATAAAGAACTCGTGATCAACTATGATCGTTGGGTAAAAGCAGTAAAAGCAGGTCACGGTAGTTTAACCACTTTAATCCATCGTGTACTCGGCTATAAATTCGGTCGTACCTTTACGCATGATGGGATTATGGTCTTTAATGGTGAATCAAATGGGAAAGTGTTAAATGGCACTAAACCCCTTGCCTTAATCGTCCCAACACTTGATCAGATTGAATTAGGTTGGAAATACTACGAGAACGTGGACAGTTTAGAAAAAGATGGGACATTAGACTATCAGATTTTAAATATCCATTTACGTTTAGTGGCATCAAACCACATGTTCATTGAAGATGGTGAAGTATTGATTCGCATTCAGTTACGTTACCCACTCCAAGCGTATAAACGCTTACGTGATGGTAAAATCTATACAGAGGAGCAAGCTTAATCATGGGTATTGATATTGAATTAATTAACCAGAAGTTTGGATTGATTCCTCTTACTGAGTTAGAAAAGAATCCTGAGTTCTACACTGCGGTTTGTTTAACGGGTGAGAACATGTCAAGATTCTTATCCCGTCGTTATAGTCTTGCTAAACCAACAATCAAGATCGATGGCAGTAAACCTGAACTGGTTGAAGTGAAAATGGTCAATGGTTTTAGTCAGGAGAAAACCCTCTTAACTATCGAGCGTAATGTCTGGACACAAGAGAAAGCAACAACTTCCTCTTTCACTATTTGCATCAAAGATGAGAAAGAACCGATCTCAACGATCGAAGATGATATCATGCAATTACTTGATATCCGTGAGTGGAAGTTCCCAGATGAAATTCGCAATCGTCCATTTAGTGATTTCGTCACTGAGAAAAGTCCGTATTGTTTTGATATCCAAATTAAAGTGGATACCTTGACCACTTATGCAGACTTCCCTATCCATGTATTACTTGATTGGGTGAGTATCTCAGATGCTTTCAAAGAGCTTGCTCGTCTTCATAAGAAAGCCAATGGTGCCAATAAGACGATCGACGAGCTTTATACTATGATTCCGAAGGAAGAAGATGCACTCCCTTATGCGTTACGTTATAAGGCTGAAATGGAAAATCTTCCTTATGTGTCACAAGTTAATCATATTTAATTTGAGAGAGAAGTGAGATGGCAACATTAAACAACATCCTCGGTGATGAAGGTACACTTGACCGTGTGAAGCATACAGCGATCGGTCAGTATATCCAATCCCGTTTATTCCTTGGCTTGCCTGTCGAAGTCACGAAATATACCACGTTAAATGAGAAATTCAATATTAACGTGAAAACCCGTACTGAAACAGGTGATGTATTCAAAGCCATTTATTTCTGTATCGGTAATGGTGGGGTGACTATCAATCGTACAGCAGGCCAACCCGTGATTCCTGATTTCATTGATCACGATCCAACTGACTGTGCATTATATAACCATATGCCATTTGTATTGCGTCCTGTTAATAACGATCTTACAGATGAACAACGTCAACGTTATCGTCTACGTCGTAAAGAAACGTATAATGGTCAAGACTACTATGCGTACTATGCACGTTTAATGGAGTACGAAAACACTACTCGTATCCTAACCGAACGTGTTCAAAAAGGTGCAACTGAAGTCATGCCATATGCATATACTGAAAGTAACTTAAGCCCACGTGAACCTGAGTTAACTGTGGGTCGTAAAGTCACTGCATCTAATGTGAAAATCAAAGTTTCTACTGGTGCGAAGATTGTCTTTACTGAAGATGATGTCCGTGAATACGCCAATGCAGTAAAAATTATTACAGGTAACAGTCGTTATTCTGTTATTACTGAAATTGCGATTGTAGCAGGTGTGGATGATACAACTTACGTATCAGCGGATGATGGTAAACGTATCAATGAACTTAAATTAGCAACAGTCATCTGTTTTGCTGATACTTACCAATTATTAACCCGTAACAATAATGGCTTCGAAGAAGTCATCGAATTAGGTGAGAAAACACCATTGCCAACTACCTCTGCGATTCTCCCGACTGTGGGTGTTGATCCAGACTCAGGTCGTGGTGTTGGGGGTTAATCATGTTACCCTTCAGTACACCAGGTAGACGAGAGTCAATCTATCTGAGTGTAGACGGCGGAACCTATACAGTAGGACTTTGCTTATTTAAGATTAATGATTTAACCAATGAGATGGAAATACTAGACACCCATCTGATTAACATCCGTAAACCAGATCACAATTATGATTATCTTGAAGAACGTCATGGTTTTGAAACAGTACGCATGTTACGATTGGAAGATGAGTTAGATCGCTACCTGACTGAGAAAATCAGTGAGTACCAGTGTATCGATCTGCTTATTTATGAAAGTCATTTCTTTAATGTAAGACGTCCTACTGCTGCCATTCCGTTAGTTCGCTTTATGCAAGTGACAGAACGCGCTTGTGTGAATCATGGGATCATGATGGTCACCGTTTCACCTCAACAGATGAAACGTACTATCGGGATTTCAAGAGAACTCGCGAAAGCAGATAAGTTTGCTGTTAAGACAAAGATCCAAGCATTAATCGATAGACGTATGATCCATTTTACGGGCAGTCTTGATGATATCTCAGAACACGAGATCGATGCGATGGGGATCGGCTATACGCAGATGATTATTGACAAGTTACTGGTGGATAATCCATCTTAATAAATAGGCGGGGTGAGGTGATGGTATCACCCCCTTGCTTATGTTTGATTTTATTTTATTTCCCTTTATATGAGGTTTATTATGTTTATTGTGGTAGAAGGCATGGATTACTCAGGTAAGAGTAGTCTAGTGAAAGAGTTGAAAAAGAAATACGAAGCACAAGGTAAAGAAGTTATCACTTACGGTAATCCAGGTGGGACACCATTTGGTCAGGAATTACGTCAGATCTTTAAATCTGATGTTCCCCGTAGTCGAATGGAAGACTTCTTGTTACTATGCGCTAATCGTGTTAGTTTATCTCACCAAATCAAAAAAGATTTAGCTGAAGGTAAGATCGTGATTTGTGATCGTTGGGATATCAGTGCGCATGTTTATCAAGCAGCCCCTGATGTTGGTCAACTCAAGGATGTCTTCTATTACCGCAATATGCCTTTATATGAAGCGATTCATGATTTACCTAAACCGGATTTAACGATCTTACTCGATGTAGATTGGGATATCATTAAAGCACGGAGTGAAACTGTACGTGAGGAAACGGTTGGCGAGACTGATCGTTATGAGACTAACCTTAAAGCCTTACATGAAGACTATCGTAATGTGATGGCCGTATTTGTCGCTTGTTCAAATCAATATAAGAAAATCCTTGAGCATTGGGACAAGCGTAAAGGTGAGGCGATCCTGTATTGGGGTTTACCACATCCAGCAATGGCTGTAAAACCGTCTGAACGTTATCTTCGTTTACCTGTAACAGGTTGCACACCAAATAGTGATGTATCACCCGCACTTGCTGATACTATTATCAACATGCTTGAAGGTCATGAAGAAATCTATCCATTAGGTAAGATCGAAAATGAACTCAACACGATGGATAAGAATGGTTTAGAGCACATGGCCACTGCTTGTCGAAATGAACTTGGCAAGTGGTTAGAAGCACATGGTCGCACTGGAGTATAATAGGATACTCCTTTTAATTTTAAATTTTATTTTTGAGAGTGAATGAAGGATAAATATGCGTTTAAGAAAACCAACCGTATTTAGTCACCTTAAAGACGCACTCGACATGCCGATCAAGAGAGTCCCTTTTGGTCGGCTCATTATCATGTACGCACCAGAAGACAGTGAAGTGGATAATGGCATGCGTGCAGATGAGGTCTTGAAGTGTTTTCAAGAAGAAGGCTATACGAAATATTTGAAATTACCTTTGGAAGAATTGGTACTTTTTGATGAACAAAAGAAAACCCGTAAACTTGCAAGATTTGCATTCTATACTGGTTTGATTGGAAGCTTCGTGGCATTGATTGCGATCAGTGCGATTGGCTACATTACTCAAGAGTATCCACATTGGGCATTACTTGCTCCACCATTGATTATCCCTGGATTTATCATGTGGAAACAAGTCGGCTTATTTAATGCTGAGAATGCACGTGGTATTGCGCAAATCTTAGGTAATGTTCTTCCATGGAATCGTGGTGGTAATCAAGGTGGGAATTATAACCAATATGATAGTGGTTATGAAGATGACTATGATGATCGTCCACGTCGTCGTCGCAATCGTCGAGACGAAGAAGATGATGAAATGGATACAAGTACTCAAGATGTAGAAGAACGTCCAGCAAAAACGCAAGATGAAGAAACGACTTCTACACCAAGCAACGGTAATCCGTATGCAGATGGGAGATAGTCACTTACATGTTTAAATTGTTTTTTATGATTCTAAGCATGTGGGTGATGAGCTGTGCATTCGTGAGTACTGAGGTGGCACTCATCACCCACCTCTTCTAATTTATCGCTACCCAAGTAAATGCTTACTGACGTATTAATATATGTTAATAAATGATAGATACCCAATAAATAGAAAATAGCTGAAACGAAATTTATACGAGCAATTTCATTTCTGTTCTATGTTAGGACAAGTATATTGAAATGATGGGATGTGTCCTGCCTGGCAATGACGACTACGCCAGCCGTGACGCCTATTACTAAATGGAAAACACCTGACGTCTATTTACTCTCTCATTTGTTAACCATTTCTTATGCGTTCACGAAAAAGAAAAACTAATATAAGAAATGATTACGTCAGTTCGCTCATTGGAACGGGGAGTGATACTGATGAGCCATTTAGGGTGGGCTGAATAGCCACAGTAGGCCCACCTCTTTTTAATGGTAAAAAGTGAAAAAAAAAGAAGATGAGAAGAATGAGGGTAGCATCTGCTACCCTCTATTTTTGTCCGACTATTTCATTTACTTCAGATTTCCTTCCAGGATGATAAAATCACCTTGCTTGTTTTCGGGACTGAACAAGAGTTATCTTATCGGGTTTGCAGATGGTAAGAAATCATCCATATCAGAGATGATCTGACAGTTGATTGATATCAAGTCTTATATATCAATTATAATACACCTAAATGCGTCATATTCGATATATTTTAGATAACTAATACAATTTATCATCTGAGATAATAAAATGCGTGTATAAGCTTAATATAAGCGTATTTAGGAAAACACCTGATAAACTTCTACATTCATCCAGACCGTCCCAGGAGATACGTACAGTATTACTGTAGCACTACCCACGTCTTAAACTTTTCGATGTATATCGCACATGCTACCTCTCCACAATACGAGTGAGGAATGCGTAGCCGGTAAAGTGGCCTCAATACCACGATCCTTTCCTATCTTTCATTATTGCTCAAGTCTAATTATCCTTAACCTGATATCTCTCATGAAGATGATATATCCTCATGAGATAGAATACAAGTTGATCATTTGCTATGGTTCGATCATCCTATATGCTATCCGATGCAGACACAACTCAGGGAGTATCCGAAGATACTCCCTTTGCATATCTGCGTGATGCTTATTCTTCAATGAACATGTATTCCGTTGCATTAGTCTTATAGACTGCAAAACGAGAACCATCTTTCAGTTGAAGATACGCTGCGTTGTTTCCATCCGCGACTTTAACAATCGTATTGAAGAATGGGGTATTGTGTTGACTGATATCGACACAGTTCACACTCAGGATAAAACCTAATTCCTCTCGACTATACGGTAGGAAGTAGATATTACCAAATACATTCTCAAGGATCGTCGTTTGTACGACTTCTTCAAGTTTGTAGTCTTCGAATTCAGGATAGAATGATTTTAAACGCTCTGCACTGATTGAAACCATACGACCTAATTGAGAAACGAGATATTGCTCGAAACAATCAACTTGTGCATGCGTGAACCTATCATCGTTTAGACCCATATTGATATACTCAATGAAGTCATCGATTTGATTCACGAAGTTATCCATCACTACACCAGGACGTTTTAAGATATAGGTGATACCAATGTTAGTTGCACGGGTAGCACGATCATTAAGTTTATTTAAGAGATCTTTATCAAGACCTGCTGATTTAAGACTTAATGCAATCTTATCTAACGTACTGCTACGTTTACTTAATCCAACTAATAAGTTAGATTGAAGTTGGTAGTTAGATGGTGAACTGCAGTGGTATAATGGGTTGATCAAACTAAATGGTAAGAGGTAACCTTTAGATGGATCATCCATTGTAGACAACTGATAGTTGTATAACACTTTTGCTTGACTGATTGCTTCATCAAGACTACGCACATCACGTTTTGAACTAATCGTAGTAATTTTCAATGTATTATCATTGACTGTACCTTTCTCGATTTGTTCAGCACGTTCTTTCGCGTATTTCTCACGTTGCTCAAATTCATAGACATCGGTGGATTCTTGGATGATACGACGTTTGATGTCTTCAGGGAGTTTCATGAAAGGTGTTCCTTCTTTCACTTCCTTATTATCAACCATACGTTGTAAGATCGCATCAACACGAGAGTTTTCCACTAATGATGGTGGTAATTCAATCCCATCTACCACGTAAATGACTTCGCGTGTTTGTGGGTTATTGAACTCACGGTCTTTGTGTTTATCGATCATGTTCTCGATAACACGTTCATGTGCATCTGGATGCATGTCATTTACTCCAACAGCTTTGATGGCATAACCATCACCTTCTTCTTCAATTACGTGACGTTGACTGAATGGTTCAGCGTAATCAACTTTGGCGACTGGCCATGTGAATTCTCTAAGCTTACGATCAGAGATACCACGAGCAAAAGTATTACGAATGTGTTTCACTTGTTCAGGATCTTTAATTCCCGCAAGTGTTTTTGGTTCTTCTACTTCGATCGGTTTAATACGGGTACGACCACGTAAGAAACGATTTTCTGATTCGACTTGACGTTGCTCTTGTTCAATTGCACGTGCTTCATTACGTGCCGCTAAACGTTGAGCGCGGTTTGTTGTCACCGCTTCTGTTGATGCACGGTTGTTATACACCGGTGCACTATCATCACGGAACATACTACCACTACGACGTTGGTTATCACGATTGCTACTGTAGTTTCCTACACCACGGTTAAGTGATTCACGGCGATCGTAAGACGGACCAGAACGGAAGAACGCATCCATTTCACGTAAGGTGACACGATAATCTTGAATCAATTTATCCATGTCATCTAACTGACGATCACTATAACGTGATTGAAGGTTACGGTCTTTAAGGATGATGTTAGCACGAGTGACATCTAATACGTAATTAACGGCTTCATCAAAACACCAGTTAGTATCTTGGCGACGATAAGCTTCTTCTGTATAATAAGTATACGTATCGCATACACTGGTCACTAATTTATCGATGAAACGACGGTCTTCTTGTAAAAGATAACCGATCTCATCGAACCCTGCGTCTCTGTCACGATTTTTATCCACGATATTGAAAATCGCGTTTTCTGCATCACGCATAAATGCTTGATCTAAATTACTAGCCATAATTTGTTTACTCCTATAGTAAATTTCTTTTTCCGATTTTTGATTTTAAGATGAGACGACTTAATCACGAGCGATCATCTTATTGATATAAGCAATACGAGGTTTCAATTCTTTATTCTGTAACGTAATCCCAGTTCTGTTTAAGATCTGATATGGATTTAATAAAGAACGACCAGAAATCTCTGAACGCTTAATCGCCAGATAACTGCCGATCTCTAAGATAGACGCATGTAAACGACTATCAGGATCTTGTGGATTCACTTTATCTGGACTGCTGTTTTCTGTGATGTTATTCTGCATCAAGAACTTATTGGTATACCCAAACATCTTGTTATCAGACGGTGAAGTTTCCGTACGGACGTATGGTTTCTTACCCATCTTCAAGATCTTCTCTTCTTGCAGATTCTCACGGATATCTTTACGCACTGTCTTATCTTTAAGCTCTTGTCCTGAGAGTGAACGACTTTGAATCGTATTAATCCCATTAATAAGCTCATCGAGTACGTTACGTAAAATCAATAGACGTTTATTATATAAACTGCCATTATCGTTTTCTGTAATGATGTTAGCAAAGTTTGCCATTACATAAGCGAGCATATCAAACATGTCTTCGATGTTATTCAACTCAGCACCTTTTAAATCTTGTACTTGATGATAATCGAGCATGTTTCTTACGTGTGCCATATGACGAGTCACTTGCGTCACGTAAGTGGAGATATGTTCATTTGTCCAGAAGATAGCATGACCCATCATTTCAGCCCAGAAGTTAAAGTCTTCAAATTCTGAAACATCACGGTCGCTATCAGGTTGTGGCATCTGTACGATATAACTGTCTGCCAAATAGAAGAACCCGACTAATAATGCATTGAGCATATTGGTCTCTTCTTGAGTCCGATCATCTTTACGTTTAAATACGATCGAAATCTCATGCGGGATATAAACCCCACGTTTGAAAGAGATCGGTTTCTTCCCTGTTGTTTGACAAATCACCCATTTACTTTCATCATAATACTCTTTTGGAATATTTCCACAGAATACCTTGATATCAGTATTGGCATACTTCTTGAACGCACCGGTTAAACCGAATTCAGTGAAAAGATATAATGCCAGTATATGCTTAATTTGTACACTGTCATTTTTCTTCTCTTCATAGTGCGTCATCTTACGACGATCACCACGCCATATCTGACTCCACACGATCCCATGACTAGACGGTTGTCCATTCATTAAGAACGTATAAAGATTGATACGTTTGAATGTGAGTTTAGCTGCTAACAGTTTTAAGAAGATTAATGGGCTACCACCTTGTACCGTCACACTGAAAACAGGTGCGGTCAAGACAGGAATAATCGTGTGCAGTACGCCACGAATCCACAGTTGATTGTTACCCACGAGATAAGGAAGATAAACACGATGTTCAATCTTCTCACCATTGAATTCGAAATCAAAGCTTACTAAATAAACACTACTTTCGGCAATCTCCACTGTACGGTTATTGCTCTTTTCGCATTTCTCTAATACATGCTTCGCTTCGACTTGTGGGTCTACTCGTCTCATCCCAAGAAATTTCAACTCAGGAGGAAATAAGGATGCGGCATCTCGAAAAACTTTCCGGATATAGTTTTCAAGATCCTTAAACTGGTCAGAGGCTACCCCATCAGCAATCGTTGGATTGAATTTTGGGATCGATTCTTTTACAAGATCTCTTGCCAGTTTCTTTGGTTTAAAATTACGCGCCATGGTTCGCATAATGAATACCTCTTTTAAATGTTGTTACAGCTGTTGTATCCTAAGTTCAATAAGAGTCGTATCAATTCATCAATTAAAAATTGAGTCCCGAATTGAACTCAATACTATCTCTTATCTCTTTAAGATAATATAGGAATATAATTCCTATTTAAAGAAAGAAAGCACCAATAATACTTATAATGCTTACAATACTACCGACGATCGTTGGTAGCCATTTAAAGAATTCGCTCGTATCAGCGCGGGCATACTTCTTCATCTCGTGATCATACTTCTTCATCTCGCTGTTGAGCTTGCGTTCATCACGATCTTCCTCAAGTTTCTTCTTCATATCCCCTAATGTTCTTGCCTGATCTGCTGTATGGTACAGCTTAGGTACATCGGGGCTAGTATGAGTTATCGCATCGTTATGGTCTATGCGGATATATTTCGGTTTATTTGATGGCCATTTGTTACTACCGGAGTCCAGTGATCCATCTATGAAGAAGTAAATCCCAGATCCCAATGAAGGATGTTTTTGCGGCTTAATTTCAATGATAACATCACTTAGGTTGCAATAATACGTGGGACCCATTGAGCCATTCGTATTATCCACATTAAGAATCTTGATTCCTGCGACACTGGTTGCACCTTCATCTATCGCATTATTTTGCTCATAATGCTCAACAATAAGCTTACCTTCACGACTAAATGGATGATAGATATCTTCCTCTCTAGTTGCGGTAGAAGCAAAAGCCAGATCAAGATCATCTACGTACAGTAATGGTTTATCTGTATTACCACCAATGATATCCTCGATTGGAATAAAGTACTCAACACGGAATGCTTCCACGTAACGACTCGTTGAATACTTCCGTCTATCTGAATCGGTGTTCAAATACTCACCACTGAATACTGTAGGCCCCAATCTAATCTCACGGTCATTACTAAGAATCAATTTCATTGCTTCTATATTATCGACGTTTGATTTATTTAGTTTTGGTCTGAGTTTGTTCTCATTCGGATGATAGGTCATGCCGTCTTCATAACGGATAGTTCTTGTACTACAACCATCAACAACAAAATCGTCTTGTTTCTGACGACCATACACCGCAGTTAATAAAGCAGCAGATACATTGTTCCAGTTCTTATCCTTGTTCTTCTCAAGTAATGATGTTCTCCCCGTATGACTAAAACGAGAAACATCATCCTCCCCATTCTTGTAATTCAGTCCAGCTAAACTTACGTACTTATAGGTGCGGATATAAATACCCTCTCTGATAGCAGGTACAATATCACCTTGTCTAATCGTACGATTAGGTTTACGACGTCCATGCATATCAAATTTCCAATCTAAACGATAACACCGTTTCCCACTTATACATTCAGGCGGGGTATTATCTAGCATCACGATGTCCCCTTTACGAGTCGTCATGATAACTGGTTGGCTACTTAGATTCATGATCTCCATCTCATCGTGATATATATCAATACGACGATACGGCAATGAACCTGGACTGCTAGTTTCTGGATTACCTCTGTTAAAGTCATCTGAAACACTTGGGCAGAGTGCTAACTCTACGGTATCCTTGTTACGGTCATTCGGCTGAAAGTCATAATCCATTTCACGCGATGCTGTCTTCTCAAACCCCTCAACTAATCTCTCGACATCAAGATATCTTGGATTGAATTCTGTTCGGGCTTGAGTAGGATTGAGCAGCTTCGCCTCATGTAAGATACGATAAGGTTTGCTCATATCTAAACTCCTTATATATTAGAAAATTATTTAGGTTAATCGATGGGTCTTGGACCCCTTGTGTACCTTCTTCATTTAGATAATATACACTTATAAGTTTAGATAGATTTACCGAATATGCGGACATAAGCAAGGGACACCCCATCCAGGTGTCCCAGCTTAACTATTAACTTAACATTTAAAAGGAAACTCATTTAATGAAAAAATCTCATTCGCAAAATTTTATCATCGCGTACAAAAAGGCTATTAAACTGTCTTTATATACATAATATATTCATGGATATATTTCATCGGGACATAAGCAGAGGGTAGCAAATGCTACCCTCGCTATATGCGGTTACTAAACAGTAACGATCACTTAAGGTGATACACCAGGGGATGGAACTCCACCCGCGCCAGGCGCACCGCCTACACCAGTGCCAGGTGCTGCAGCCGCAGCTCCAGGACCCGTAGCCGGAGCTACAGGAGTACCTGTTACCGCTGGTGCGGCTCCAGGTGTACCCGTCCCAGTAGCAGCTACTGGAGCAGGTGAGGCAGGAGTCGCAGCGGCAGCTGCTGCACCGCTAGTACCGCTTGTTACTTTACATCCTGAGATAATACGCGGTATTTGTTGTAAGTGGTCATGAATTCTTGAACACCTTTAACATCTACTTCGATTAAAAGAGGTAAGTTTGGTACGTGTTGGTAACGTGGAGAAACCATTACAGTTTCTTTATATGCACCATTTTGGTTGTGTGGTGATAATGTCGTTACTAACTCTGGGTACATGAAGCAGTGACCGAAACGTAATTCGTTGAATTCGTCTGATTCTGGTACAGCAACAGTCATGAAGATCTTGTTGTCAAGTTCTTCGTTAGTTGTAGTTACAACAGTGTGGCCGAAGTTTTCGCCTAATAAGCGTAAGTCACCACGTGCTGATAACAATAATGGTAGATAGTTATCAGTTACGATAACGAAGTGAGGTTTCACTTGTTTACCATCGTTTAACATTGTTGACGCAACGTTGTATTGAGATTTAACGATTGCACGTGCAGCTGCTTCTTGAAGGATTGCTAATAAACCTTCACGAGCATTTTCAATGTTGTAACGAGTTTCAGTTGATTTAACTAAATCAGCTAAGTTCACTTCGAGTTTTTCGTAGTGTGGTTTGATCAAGTATTTACCGAAACCGATCATACCTGAAGTACGAATACCATCGTTGATTTCTGAAGCAACGTATGCCGCTAAAGTATCACGATATTGGAAGAATTCGTACCAACCATCAGCAGATTGACGAGTACGAGTTACTTGTACTAATTTGTCAACTGTTGGGTAAGTTGCTTCTGAACCAACTGGACGTTGTAAACGAACTGGTGAACGAACACCGATAGCAATTTTCGCTGTAAATACATCAGTATCAACAGTGAAACCTTGGCTACGTAAGTTGCGGTTTGTACGGTTACCATATGGGTAGAAGAATTCACACGCTAAGTGTAATTTTTTCACTTCACCAGCTACTGTTGGATCGTTGATGTCTACTTTGTCAACGATATCTGGTTGACCTTTAGTACCTTTAGTTACTTTATAAACATCAACTACTTTAACTTGTGCGTGTTGAATTTGCAAGTAAGAAGTTTCTACGTTAGCAGAACCTACTACAGTTAATTCTAAACGAGCACGGTAGCCTGCGTCTACGAATGCTTTAACTTCAGCTGGAACTTTACCGTTTACAGATAAAGTACGACCATCGATTAATAAATCAGTAGTACGGAAGTTTAAGTCCATATCAAAGCCGTGGCCTTGAACTGATTTGAAGAAGTTAGCGCGTTCTAAATGACGAACTGGGAATTCAACAACAGTGTCTGCAGATGCAGTTGCACCCATTGTGATGTATACTTTATCTAACGCTAAATAGCTGTCGATAGTATCAGTTTCATCAAATACACCACCGTTTAATAAACCAGGGTGTGCAGAGATGTCTAATAAATCGTATTCAACACCAACTTTTAATGGTTGAGTTGGAACTTCAACGCCTGCTACAGTACGAGTTACTGGTGCAGAGATTGCTTTATCCATGAATAATGCTTGGTAATGAGCTGCGTCAGCACCAGTTTCACGGTAGAATGGAACGATGTTTAATACATCTTGACGTAAAATAGATGGTTTACGTACTGCGTCCATTAAGTTGTATTTGTCGAAGTTACGACCTAATTTCTTAGCAGTTTCAGTTGTGTGTTTGAAACCATTCCAGAAACGGTCAACTTGGATTTCGTAGTAGAAACAAACTTGGTCTGGTGCTAATACGATAGTTTTGAACAACGCTTCAAGTGCAGGCTCTTGTACTGCAGCAACTAAGTTATAAACTACTGAGTAGTTCATAGAAGTTGCAAGGTTGTTGTTTTCGAATGCTTCCATTGACACTTCTTCAGGTGCTAAGATACCTAATGCAGAAGCACGAGCACCATTGGTGTAGTCTGCTACATAGTCGAAGTGTTGGTTAGCGTTACGTTTGTTGAAAGCTTCTGCTGATTTAGCGAAACCTGCACGGTAAGCTTCAGGGTTACCAGCTGCTTCTAAAGAGATAGCTGCTGCAGCGCGTGATGCGTTTTCTTGTGAAGCTTTGATCCAGTCGCGGTTAGATGCAGATGTAGAAACGATACCTGCTTCTTCGAAACTTTCTAAAGATGCAACTAAGCCTTTACCATCGGTTGCAACATTGATGATTTGGTCGATGGTTGCTGCGTTGTTTTTAAGGTTAGCTGTTAATTGGCTAGCAGTCGCTGGATTGCTCCAAGATTCTAATGAAGCAACATCTGCAGACATAGCGCCAGACAAACCACCTTGGTTTAAAGTTGTTTGAACTTGAGTAAGTAAGTCACCGTACTTAGTTTCACCGTGACTTTTTGCATTAAAATAAGAACGCATGGTTTCTTTTTCCTTATTTATAAAAATAATGAGGGAAATAAATTGAATATTCATTTTGAGTAGAATAACTACTCTATCATCTCACCTCAAAGTGCTATTAAATGATCACCTTAAGATAAGATGACACCATTCGCAGTCTTTTAAGTGCAGCATATAAAGCATCCCATCATTAACTTAAATCCCATCATCACTTCGTACACGTTAAACTTCCCCAAGCTACGGAAAAGCAACAACAAAATAATAAATTAATAATCAAATGCAATATTCTTTTTCGTGTGTGACTATATCACATAGATAATTAGCCACGTCCCGCTAGTAAGTCTGCTTTAGATTGTAGCCATGGTTTTTCATGGAGCCATTCTTTAAAGACATTATAGCTGGTTAATTCGTTGAAAGTCATATATTGACCAAGTGCATCAAGCACTTCTTTTAAACCTTTATTGTAATCATCTTGATTTACAATAGTGGTGAACTGACCTTGGAATTGAACATAAACGTAAAGAATACGATTAGCACTATCAAATACTGCACGTTCAATTTGTTGATAGGCAGGGAATTGATATTTACTATAGTGATCTTTATCGTTATTAGCTTTAACAAGATCTTCATCTGCCCAAGCTTGTTTTTGATCTTCACTCACCATGTCTAAAGCTTCACCTGGTGTGGTATAAGGTACCATATCACCAAACGGTTTTGCATAAGCACCCTCTAACGTCGCCAAAGCGAAGTTAAAGTGAACGAAATCTAAGAAGTCGTTTGGGTTTAATAAGGTTGCAAGTGTTGCAGGATCTTTTACTAAGATACGTTTAGGTCTACCTGCTGCATCTACTAATGATTCGTCCTCTGGACTAATCAGTGCTTCACGCATGTCACTCGGTACAAAAATTACCTTGATCGGGGCGTATGTTTTGTTCATCATAGAGGGAGCTCCTTTCTCTAGATTTTGATTTATTTTATTTTTATAAGTATCGTTATATAGCTGATCAATACTATACAAGGATACGATTATCTTAAGTCTTAAATTCGACATAAGTTGTCGAGATATACAGGATGACGAGATAAAAACGAAAACGAATTTCTATTTTCAATGTGGTATTTTAATTATGAGTGATACTTTCTTAAATGAGAAAAAGGTCGTGGTGTATGCGATCGCACTCCGTTACTGGGAACTTAATAGTGAGAACCCGCCTGTTCGAGCTCGAGCACTTTGTGAACGGGTATTAAAAGAAGTCAGACCGAAAGAGAGCGTGGCTGACGATGGTCTAAGTAAAGACAATTTAATCAATCTAGCTTCTACGTTAGGTTATCTACTTGATACTGAACAACCGCAAAGTTTCAGTATGATGAAACAATCAATCCGTATGGCGATCAAAAAAGATGATGAGCTATACGATGCGGCAATCATGGCTTTAGAAGGGCCGTATAAATATGATGAGTTATTAGAGGCATGCCTATCATGGCAGCGTGAGATCAGTGCTTACTTCCAACGTTTGGATTTTACTAAATCCGTTCGTAAATATACGAGTAATGTACTATACGGTGATAGTCGTAATGACATCATGGAACAAGCACGTGAAATGATCGCAATGCTTCAACCTTATAGTACTTATGGTGATAGTACAGGTGGTACGGGGATTCATAATCCGATCTTAGTCGCAGGTTTTAGTACTGAAGAAGAAGATACGGTAAAAGCCGTTTGGGAGAAAACGCAAACTGCAATCTCACCTGAGTCGATCATGAAGACAGGGTATAAAGGGATCAACCGTGCATTAGGTGCACCAGGTGGGTTGTTTCGTGGGGATACAATCTTATTAGGTGCATTACAGCATAACTATAAATCAGGTATGCTTGATGATATCTTATTTGATATCCCACGTTTTAATAAACCTCACTTCTTTACTGATAAGAAGAAAGCAGCCATTCTCCATCTTTCATTAGAGAATAATGCAGGTGATGACTTGATGCGTATTTATAAACGTGCTTACGTAGTAAAATACGGTAAGATGCCATCACTTCAAGATTGTATTAATGAAGACCCTAAAAAGGTATCAGATCTTATCAATGAGTTTACGGCACAAAATGGGTGGACGTATTTCTATATGAAAGCCAACCCAAGTAACGTCGGTTATATTGATGTGCAAAACTTAGTGATGGAATTTGAGATGAACGGTTATGAAGTTCATGTATTAGGTGTGGACTACTTAAGTATGCTTTCATTAAAAGGGATCAGTCGCATCGGTGATGGGACAGAATACCAAGAGTTATTCAGACTGATGCGTAACTTCTGTTCTGAGCGTGATATTACCTTAATTACTCCTCACCAGTTAAGTACTGAGGCAACTTATCTTAACCGTGATGATTATCAAGCAGACTTTGTTAAGAGTGTGGCAGGTAAATCTTATTGGGCGAAGAGTAAACAGATCGACCGTGAGGTAGATGTAGAGATCGTTCAGCATATAGTGACCTTACCTAAAGTTGGTGGTCGTAAAGGTGAGACTGAGTCATTCTTGACATTCTGCCTTGGTAAGAACCGTCGTGTTCATGATACGAAACCTGAGCATAAATCAGGTGCACTTCGTTTTACGGATTGTGGTATTATCGCTGATCTTAATGAGCCGGATGATAAAGAAACTTACGTGAAAGATCTTCGTAAACTCAGAGGAACAGGTAGTGTCTCGGGTGAAGAAGATGTTTGGTAGGGATAAAGTAGATGGAGGTAACTTCGGTTACCTCTTACTTTTGTCCCTAAATTTCTGTTAAAGGTTTTTATTTTATATAGGGAGTCTTAATATGACACGAGAAGAATTAGATGCACTGACGCCCTATGAGGCGAAGTTATTGTGGAGAGAGATTTTCGATACGTATTATGATGTTGAAGCTAAGCAGATGTACTGCTATAGTGACTGGACATTAGAAGTGGCAGGTATCCCAATGACCGGTAGTGATGAATGGGATATGGCGATGGCTGAACAGTATAATGTCACTAAAAGAACAATTGGTAATTTAGCGGATTGGGTTGCTGATGAAATCCCATTTTATATCCATCGTCAAAGTGATAGTGTTTATATCTTCAATGTGATCAAGAAGTATAATAGTTTTATTGTCGCTCTATTAGATCGCGCTAATGTCGGTGCTAACCGCATGAGACGTAATGAAGATTTCCAGCACATCATCGAGGACTGTGAAAGATTGGCTAATCTTGCTAACCACTTATTTACGACAGTACAAATGACTGTTGGTGAAGAAGCGTATCGTATCTTTGGTATCTTACCAGATGAACTTGTCACTGAAGGTAAATCAGGTCGTACTGCACTTCGCTTTGGTTATCAAGGTAATACAGGTGTTAAAGAAGATAACAAAGAGATTCCGAAACGAGTGAGTATTACCGATGGCATGAGTGATCGTTTACGTCAAGCCACTCGTTTATGGCGTAACACAACGGAGGAATAATAAATGGCATCTAAATCAGAGATCTATTATAAAGGTGTCGTTGACCTTTGTAATCTAGATATCAAGGCGATCCATTGGTATTATGAAGCATTACTGAAAACGGATAACGCCTCGTTTGCTTTTGATAAGGTGATGGGATTTGATATCGTAAAAGATTACGAATTAGGCTTTACGGATAACTTCGTAATTGAAGTACAATGCACGAAGAAGTTCTACATTGAAACACTCTACCCACTTCGTAATAACTTCAAAATCGTTTTAAAACAAACGCAACAAACCGAAAAAGAAGAAGGGATGAAGTTGATCAAGCCTCAAACTTATCAACGTATTTATAAAGGTGTCTTGGTTAATCCTGTTGATATGGGGCAATCCACTAGTCAATCTTCTACTCCAGATAATAATACCGATCCTAATGCTGAAAAGACTACAATTACGGTGAAGATTCAGTTATTACACCCTGCAATTGAATACATCATGCGTTCTAACTTTGGAGGTAACTTCCATGGGGTGCCTGGTGATATCGTTAAAGGAATGTTGTCTAAATCCATTGAGATGTTAGATTGTAAACCAGATGAGAAACCAAAAGGTGTCGAGATGGTGCCACCGGATAATCAGAAGAATACCACTGATGTCTTGATTCCACATGGTACACCGATATTAGATCTTCCTCGTTTTGTACAGAAAGATCGATATGGGATCTACAACTATGGTTTAGGAAGTTATCTCTGTAAAGATACCTGGTATCTCTATCCTCTATATCAGTATGATCGTTATAAGAAGTCTGATACACGTCTTACGATCAACGTAATCCCTAAAGCGAAGATCATGGATAGTCCTCGTACTTATCATGTTTATAATCGTGATGTCACAATCCTATGCGGCGGTGGAGTAGAAGTATCCGATGATGCGAATGCTCGTACCACAAATGAAGGGGATGGTGCAACGATGTTTGATCCCGCTAAACTCCGTAATGAATCTGTCATTCAAAACGAAACAGGGACTTACTTAAATCCGGTGGATGCGAAGAAACAATTCGTTCAGAATAAACGGACGGATGATCTTAACTACGCACCGATGGTAAAAGATCGTTTAACGACTTCATTACAGCACGCCATGAGTAACATCGCTCAACGTAATGGAATCGTACTGACTTTTATCTGGGAGTATGCTAATCCTCATTTGTTAGTACCTGGTATGCCAGTGCGTGTGGTGTATTTCAAAAATGAAGTGAAATATGAGATCACAGGTGTCTTATTAAAAGAAGCAGGTGCTTATCAGTTAGTGGGTGGTACGAATAGTAAGAAACATCTTGGTAGTGTTGGTCTGGCTGTCATGGTCGATCAAGATCAGTTTAATAATACTGAGAAGAAACAATATCAATCTACTTCATCAGGTGTGGGTAAATCATTGATCAAAAATATTCTCTCGATATTTTAACTTCTTATTATTTGAGAAATAATCTGTATTGATATTAATCACTACAATGCATGGGGTTCTCCTGCTGGTTACTTTAATAAGTTCTGGCGAGACAAGCTGCAATTTTAAATTTCTCTTTTTGCATAATCTCAAGTCGGGTATATGGTCATCCATATACCCACTTTTATGTTGTCAATTTTCATAAGGCTCTGTTTACATGAGTAATTAAAGGATATTTTATTATGGCACTAAATACTGGCTCAAGCAACAGTAGCAATAGCTCTAAATCAACCGGTATTCTTGATAAAGCAATCGAGAGTGTTTGGTTTGAAGGTCCCGAGAAGAGTAAGAGTATCGGGGATACATTTGGTAAAGATATCGATCAGATCTTAGGTGAGTTCAAACAGAAAAGTATCACGAATCTTGATACCTTATTTAAACAGGGTGTAAATGGATTAGGTGGATTACTTGGTGGGTTCGTCAGTAAGTTTAATCTGAAATCATTAGGTATCGATCCGAATAAAGTCAAAGATTACATTGACCAAGGGAAACGTATTGCTTCAGCAGCCTCTCAAGGTCTAGAAGTCTATAAACAATTTAAAGAAGGGAACTATGGTTTAGTTCTTGATAGTCTTGGTGGTGTACTGGGTAATAACCTTGTCAACATGGGTAAGTATGGTCTTGAAATGCGAGACCTCGTTAAGAATGCTGATTTTCATTCCTTTGCTGGATTGATGGATTTCGTCTCTAACGTAACTGGTGTGGACATGCGTGATGCGCTTGGTATCAATGAGATGCAGGCTAAGATCGGCGCTCTTGTCCAGTTAGCACAAGAATACGGTGGTGCAGATCTTATCGCTAAGTTACAGAATAAGTTATTTGGTGAAGGGATGTATCCTGGACTTGAACAAGCACTAGCAACCAACCTTGCGTTAAATGCTTCATTCAGTCAAGTCGATACGATCGATGAGATCTTAAAGATTATCGATGGCCGTATGGCAGGGGAAATCAACCCTGATTTGATTAATCGTATCTTATTAAACTATCGTCTACCAAGTAACTGGAAAGACTCCAGTCTTAGTGAAGAGAAAGAACGTTTATTCCGTATCTTTGAAAAAGTTGATCCTAACTGGGATAAAGAAATTATTAACGGTAAGACTTATTATAAAACAAAACCGTGGATGGCGATGAGTGAAGATGCGAGAACCTTATTCGGTAATGATGCGTTATATGGCGTAACGATTGCAATTGCAGGTAGCTATCCAGAGCTTACCGTAAAAGAAGGATTGAACTTAACCTACCCTTATCTCAACCTTTCTATATAATAGCGAGATCATGTTTTGTAGCCATTGCTTTAACTAGAGAAGTATGGGCTATATTTTATTATTTGCAAATATTAAAAGGTTTAAAATAACAATTATGAGTACGTTAAAACAACGCATTCTTCAGGCCACTCAAGCCCGCTTATCCATGGAAGCGGTCGATTGGGATGATGACGGTACACTCTTTAGTGATATCGCTAGGGTCATCTCTGAGTTTCGCTCTGAAGTCAAAGCAAGTGATGCACTCGCTGCAGAGAAATTACTGCACAGTGAGTTCGGTCGAGTGGTACTCAAACATATGGGCATGAAAACTACGCTGACTATCGATAACAGCAATGGAATTAATGCTTATATTGTAGTACCAGCTATTGACCGTAATAACCCAATCCTTCATCGCTTTGCTAACATCACTACCGCAAACCGTACGGTATTAGATAAACTTGTAAAAGAAGAAGAGCTTTATGCTTTAGTTGATCGTAAAGAAGGACGAGTAGGTGGGATCTTATCTGAGATCGATCATCCTATTTATATCACACGTGGTATGCTTTTCAATAATGACAAGTTTAGTCCAAGAGAAATCGCTGCAGTGATCTTACATGAACTTGGTCATGCATTCAGTTACTATGAGGGGTTATCTCAGTATATTCGTCAGAACGTGATTCTGGCTTCTAACGTTGCAGAATTCCGTGATACTTCTGATGCACAAACTAGACTTCGCATCATCTCTCGTTTAAAAGCAGAGAAACTCTTACCGAAAGAATTCGATGATAATCGCGTAGCAAGTGCAGGCGATAAATATACCACCGTGGTGATCTCGATGGGTCAACGCATGATCGCAGAAGATCCAAATAGTATCTTCCATAACAGTACTACATTCGAATCGGCTGCAGATCAGTTTGCTATTCGTAAAGGTGCAGGATTATATCTGGCTAAATCATTAACGAAGATTTATAAACAATATAACTCAAGTGCATTTGAATATTACTTCGGGTTGTTTGTTTCTGTTGCAATGTCAATCATGACTGTGCTCTTTGTTGCGATTGGTGCATTACATCCAGTTTTCTTCTTATTTGGTTTGATCTCTTACATGACTGCTTTAGTACAAGGTGCATTCTCTGATGCATTAAGTAGCTATGATACACCACGTGATCGTTTAAAACGCATCCGTACTGAAATGATCGGCAGACTTAAGAAACAAGATCTTTCAGATGCTGCACGTAAAGAGTTACTGAAAACGTTTGATTCATTAGATGAGTTACTAAAACAAAATGATCATCACTATAATGCGAATGAAACGTTAGGTAAGCTGATCTATGATCGTCTGGATAGTTTATTCATCCGTCAGAAAGATGCGAAGAAACGCCAACAAGCACTCGAAGATTTATTAAATAACGAGCTTTACGTTTCTGCAGCTCGCTTTGCTTAAATCATTTCTCTCTTACTTAAATAAATATAAAATAAAAGGTTTAAAATAATTATGGAAAACATCCAAGCTGTGGTGATGGCTTATCGCCAATGTTTAAATAGCGGTATCGACCGTACAGTTTTATCTCGTGGTGTCGCCACTCACGTAGGCTGTCGCATCAACATCTTAGCAGGTGGTTTAGATGCACAAACTCGTATGCACTTTAAATTTGGTATCACTAAACTTGCTTCTTATATCAATGAAAATATTGTGGGCTTCATCGGTGAAGAGTTTATTGGGCAAGTAGTGAAAGTCGTAGACTATCGTATCGCTATCGCAAGTGGTACATTAAACTACGAAGGGGATAAAACCTTAGTAGAACTTCTTGATGCAGATAAAGCAACGTTAGGTGATGAACCAACTGAAGCACAAGAAAATGCATTAGGTCAATTATTCAGTGCAGTGACCGCATTAATGGGTACTGATACTAGTCTTGTTGCGATTGCAACTAACCTTGGTAACTACAAACCTGAAGCTTAATCCTTAGGTTCAGATAAAAGAAGGGAGTATAAAGCGATGAGTGATGTCGTGAATATTTCAGACCTTCGCCGTAAAATCATTAAAGGTTACCAAACGGATGGTGACCTTTTAGATGCGGTAGAAGAATCTGAACAAGCGATCGCTGAACATCAAGAAGCACTACGTCCTATCCAAAGACGTTTAGAGCGTATCGAACGTGTTCAAGCGATGATCCAGGAAGGTGGGGTAAATCGTGCTCTGGTACAACAAGTGATCGAAGAAACTGAGAACCCAGCTTTATTAGATGAAGGTGGTTTAACGATGGAATCTTTTACAACAGTTCCATCTAACGTTAATCGCCTTTCACTAGAAGCAATCACTGAACAGCAAAAGAATATTGCATTAGGTGCAGCTGCTGCTGTCGGTGTAGGTTTAGTCGTTAAATTGATTGCGATCATTTGGGGCTTTGTTCGTAAGCTATTTAGTAAACAAGAACAAAAACCAGGTGAGAAAGCCATTGATTATACGAAACAAGTTGCCATCCGTGAAGAAGAAGCGGAGAAAGCGATCCTTCGCCTTGAAAAATCAAATGTGATCCGTGAACAATTAAAACGTTTCCAAGATGCATTTGAAGATGAGGCCAATCGTAATGAAGCCGATCAAAACTTACATGAAGCATGGAATGAGTTATTACAACAAGCATTTATTAAAGGTAGTCAAATGGATGCAATCCAAGGTATCTTCAATGACATGCCTAACTACAGTGCAACCGCAGTAGAATGTAATGCCACCACTCGTGAGTTAATTGCAGATCTTCCTGAGAAAGGGGCAACCCCAGAAGGGAAAGCCTGGTTTGATAGTAAAGTTAAAGATTGCTATCGTAAGTTTGCTCCTCAAGCGATTCGTAAGAACCTTGAGAAGATCAAAGATGTGCTGGATAAAGCAGAAGGCATGCGTGATCACATTCTACCTTGGAACAGTGAAACTGAGGAGATGGTTTACAATGCGATCAAAACGCGTAAGAACATCATCTTCTTAAACAAGATCATGGAATACGGTCCATTTGCTAAAGATAGTCTTCTTATTAAAAATAAAACCTTTGATGAAGAAGCGGCAAGTCATCTTGATAAACTTAAAGAAGTGGCTGAGAAATCAACCATCACAAAAGAAGTCGGTGCCTCACTTAAAGAATACATCACTTACTTTGGTGATAACATGAAGTGCTACTTTGCAGTACTTAAATTGTACATGTTAATTGCGGGTAGTTACGATCGTTTCATGTATCTTTATAACAAACAAGGTGGTAAATACTTTACCCTATTAAAAGCCATTGCAAAAGCAGCCAATAAGCAAATCAACAGTTTCCTCAATAAAGATGGAACGGTTAACCTAGATAACCTTGATGAGTTTGCGGTGAATATGGAATATAAGATGGGTGAAGGTTGGACATTAACCCCAGCTAAGGGAGATGACTAATGAGTTTTGATAACCAAGTTGAAATCCATGAAGAAATGGGTGATGTAACACCTGAAGAGACCGTATCTCAAGAAGGGATCGTTTACGAAACCAATGAGAAATCTCAGTTAAATGAGATGGTACAATCTCATCTTGCTGGTATCGCTCAACAAGAGGAAGCCTTTACTGAACTAGAACATGTTAATGCAACGACACCTTTAACGGAACGTATCCGTGGTATCGTCAATAACGAGAAAGTTCGTTTAGTAGAAGTTTCAAAGACAGTTGATGTACCAGCTGAACCTACTCCATCAGAAAACCAATCTGAAGAGTAAAAAAAACAATAAAGATATGAGGGTACCAGCTGGTACCCTCTCTTTATGTTAATATATACTAGTCCAACTAATATACTGTGGAGATCTCATTCATCCCCACAGTGATTGCCATTAACGGTGTGCAAATCTGTATATGCGGTCTAGTCTTCTATACCTACAGATACAGCCTGCTTCATCGTATTCACTGTAGTCATTGCGCAATATTGCGCTAAGATATGGTCTAATACTGATGGCTATGTGATAGTAATCACAATCTGGTTTTATCGTATTGATGAAGTTCCAGAGTTCTAATGTTCTTTCTATTGTTACCATGGTAACACCACGTTTAATTAAGATTATAATTAAAGGGAGTCCCGACAACTCCCACCAGTGTCAAATGCATGATACATTAGGGTCTCTTATATGAGATAAATCGAGTCGTGTCGATTATCTCATGTAGATTATATACACTTATAATTTTAATAGAATAGGTAAAAATAAAAGAGCACAAAAATAAGAGGGTACCCTAGGGTACCCTCTCTCTTATGTCGCTATCCTAGAACGGGATATTGTACGGTATTGTGGTTTGAAGTGTCAGGTGATCCATCGCATGCTTATAAACTTTCTTACATGCAGCTTCGATATCAACCTGCTTATCGCCCTGGTGCTCAAAAGCATACTGGCGTAAATGTTCGATCATTGATACTGTATCACGCGGTAGATTCTCAAGATCAAATGGATTGCCATCCATGTCCATAACCCAACCATTTGCATTGATATATACTCGATAAAGTCTCGCTGTACCTTCTTTGATCATCGCATGACGATACATCGGATCATATCGATCGTATTCATAAAGCACGATATCAAATGATGCATTCTCACCTGATATCCAGTGCGTTACATAAAGACCGGGATACAACCAACCATTGTCACCTTTCTTATTACTAAGATACTGATAGTTAGTGATAAGATCACCACGAACATCTGCTTGATCAATTTCCATTAAACAAGTCGAGAGACGTTTTAATGTCTGGCCAGTAAAATGTTGTCTTGCTTCAGGTTGAAATACATCAAGATACAATGCCAATGTTTCGAGGGTAAGTTCCTCTTCAGCATGTTGATCGTGTGGCATCATTTCTCACCTCCTTCTTTATTTCCCGAATTCTCTTCAATAAGCGATAGGCAAACTTGTTGTTGATCTAACACGAATCTTGGATACTTAGTTTCATCTGATAGGTAGTAGGTCGATTTCTTAAACTCATCAACTGATGCAAAGATTTCAACACGACGTTTTGGTAAATATACACCATCGTTGTCTACCATCGTCCATTCTGTATACGCAAAAAGACCATCTTCATCTGGTACCGTAAAGTAGACCTGTGGGAAGAATGACTCATCTGGATTACTTGTTTCACCGAATATACGAGCGACAATCAGGAAGAATGGAATGATGATTCGTTTGTATATGCCAGCCTGGTCTATATCCCGTAAGCCAGCACCACAATACGATAAATCAAATCCATTTACCTCATAGGTCTCAACTAAAGCATGAATCAATCTACGAAGTTCATGGTTGGTCAATTGATCAACTCGTGTGAGTTTACCGACAAGTTTAACACCGTCAGCTAATAAGTTATAGCTTGAGATAGCATGAACAGTTGGTTTATCGCTAAGTGTCAATACCACTTCATAGAGATGATTACTCTTGTTACCTAATTCCACAATGTGAATATAGTAATAGTCATCAACCGCTTCACCATTTACTACGACGTATTTATTATATGCCGTATTGTAAGGTGTCGGCGTGCATTTGCTTGCGATTTTAAGCAAGTCTTCTGTTGTGTACATGTTTAACTCCTATTAGTTAATGGTACCCATAAGTTGTCTTTCGACTTCTAATAAACATTCTTTTTGCTGTAAACGAACGTAAGGTGGAATGTCATCACCGGTTAAGTAATATTCAGAGTTAATGAACTCATTAATATCACTGAAATCAACGATGGTTTCACCTGGGATGCCTTTACTATAACTAAAGAACTTATCTGTCTTATTTACACCAAACATCGGGAAGTAGAAGTCGTATTGAGCGACTGATACATCTTTACTCTCGAGTGCCCAACTCAATGAAGCACCCGCAACAAGATTAACAGCTGGTCCAACGACAACCCCATCCTTACGTGGTGTGATAACAAATGGCTCATATTTCCCGTCATTTTGGACTGTTGTGCTCACCCAATCAGAAAACCCACGAAGGATGCATCCAAGTTGCGTATTTTCATTACATGGGTCACCTTCGATTACTACTCTAACCGGTAAACCTTCATCTGGTTTTCGCCATGCAAATACCCTAGCGGACACCTCACTAGTACCATCGCCTTTCGGCGTAGCAGTTACCGTGATATGATGGTAGATAGTTGGGTGCTGGTCGATATCTAAGATGCCGAGATCGCCCACATGTCCATCGGTGTTCATCATGGTAACAATGTATCGACCGAAGAAGGTGTTATATTCGGTTGGTTTAGTATAACCAAAGATTTTATTTAAATAAAGATCATCATTTTTGCTATTTGCTGTCATGGTGTAACTCCTATTTGTTACTATAGCTGAATTGACTTATTTAAAGAAGCGGTCTTTAAGACTACTCATTTTACTGGTAACGCCAGTTTTTTCTTCTTTAGGCTCTTCTCTCTTAGGTTCAGCCCAACGATAATCGTACTCAGAAGTGTGCGGTTTTACTTCTTCATCTTTGTGTTTATTATGGAATGATTTCGCAATCTCTTTACCATCTAAAACGAAACGACGTAGATTGGTTGTTGGTTTTCCATCTAGGCCATATTTCGTCAAGCCTACCTGTACAACTGTAGCTGGCATACCGCCAATAAGCTCAGAGCCTACGAAGATAAATAAACGGCGTTCACCACGATAATATTTATTTGTGACGTATTCTTCGAAGTTGATGCCTTCTAGTACATGGTCGACAGTCAACGTTGTTGATTTACTGAACATGGTAATTAGGAAATCCTTATTCAGGAACTTAGTACGGATCGTTTGACGATGTTCATCAGTCAGTCCGTATTTTGCTTTGATTTCATCTGCCTTTTTACCAAACTCTTCTTCGTTTAGTAAACCTTTAACTTGAGTGCTCATAATAATCTCTCCTTATAATCTGGTGATGCTAGATTTAAAAATGTATTGAAATCCACTGAGAATACATGGTAACGGATTCCATCGTTAAGTTTCGGTTCGGTTGTTTCGAACGTAAATACGCAAAGGTGATTATCCACATCACCGCGTTTAGTAGTGAAGAACCGAACAATGTTCCATCTTGGGTGAACATCTAGGTTGGTTAACATCTGAATGATACTATCATATTGATCATGGAAATATCCATCACCATATACCTGGATGAATTGATTGCACACACTTGACTCGCCATTTAAACTCATGAACGGAACAGTTTGGATATGCGTACCAAGATATGGGATATTCTCAATCTCATCGTTAGTGATTCCATAAGCATTGAGATAAGTCATGAATACACTCTTATCGAAGAATTCATTAAACGTCTGAGGACGACGTCTGAACTTGTTTTGATTATCAAGTTTTGGTTTTTGTTTACTTGACATGCTATACTCCTATTCGTATAGTTAAGTTATATGCGATATAAGGCCTCTAAATCGCACGGTAATCGATTATTTATCTTAAGATGAATAATCACTCGAGTGATGTAAGATAATGCTGTTATCAGCGTTCTATCATCATATAAATAATATATACTTATAAATTTAATAAAGAGCGGACATAAGCAAGAGGATATCCTAAGATACCCTCATAAACCTGCTATTGTTTTAAGAACTTCAGTACTTTATTTTCAGGATGAAGTTTATCCATCTGGTTATTATAAAGTGAGGTCAGTTCTTTTAGGGTATAACGATAGAAACGTTTGCCCTCTGATAATACATTAATAAAGACGATCACAGGGTTATTCTTACCCACACTAATTAAACGGTTATTCCCATGTGCCACATGTAAGGTACCGATTTCCTTATCTTTATTAATAAATTTGAACATGTCGACGACTTTTTGACCTATATCATTAGTTGGATGGTTTAAGAAGACTAAACCTTCATCCACTTCAACAGGTGTATCATCTTTAGTGATGTGATATCCTACTTCGATATATTTAAAAAATTCATGTTCTTGCTCGGGTGTTGTGATTAATACATCACGTGTTTTGAGCTCAGGGGGTGTATAATCTGCAATCATGTGCTACTGCCTTATTTGTTTTATGGTGTTATTTTTATGAAATTAGGGATAAAATTAAGAGCCACCTAAATGACCCTAATTACAAACAATATTGTGATGAAATAATCATTTAAATTTTAAGAGGAAAAAGCCCATGATGATTAAAGATGAGTCGATTGTATTCCCTGAAGATACCCCAGAGAACAAAGACGAAATGAAAGTTTATGAAGTGCAGTATGAGCACAACGATAGTACTTATGCAATCGATTTACCTGCGGGTAGTTGGGAAGAAGCTGAAGCTAAATTAGAAGCTATTAAGCTCACTGGTAAGGTAACAGCGCGTCTGATCTCAAGAACTAAGATAGAATCTATTGATAAAGTCGATATCGACCTATCTGGTAATGGTACTTTGAACTAACAACATAAGACGAGAGGCATCACTAAGATGCCTCTGCGTATGTCTGCTTATAGTCCATTGTAAGCGATTTTCACTTTACATAGACGACTATTCACGATACCTAATGATGAAGTATAGTCTGCGATAGTACGAGACTTCGGTGTGATATTATCAATCACAAAGACAGTACTGATACGATCGTGCGCCACTACTTTAAACATTTGATCTGGAATCGGTAATCCACGTACATGTTTAGTGATACGACAGTTATCCACTAAGATACCTGAGATCACGTAGTTTGCTTTACTGTTTGATTTACGAAGATCTTTCGCAAAGTTTTCCATGTGTTTCCAAGTACCACGATTTAACTGTGGGTTTTGTGGCACGATATTGGTCATTAGATAAGATTGACTTACGGTCTCATAATCTGAGGTATTAGAAGAGGCGGCAAGATGACCCTTGTCATATCCGCTTCTAGCATACTGTTTAGGGCTGATTTGATCGAAGTAAGACAATCTATCGTCTAAACGGAAATCGTTCGTTCTAGGGGCTTTAAATCGCTTAAAATCACCCTTCTCGAGTTTCTCGACAACTAATACAGGCATTCTCCATTCTTTACTGAAATAAGAGATATACTGATCGTTGCAAAGCTTGACGATATCATTCGTATCAGTGATCTTCACTGAGAGTTCCGTCTCGATATCGGGACACTGCTCAGCATAACTAAATAAACTACAACTTCCGAGTAGTAATCCAAATAGCAACTTTCTCATTTTTATTTGTTCCTTGTTGAAAAAAAAAATATGGCGGTAATTATAGGGAGTGCATATGCACTCCCTCCATATAATTATTTCAAGCAATCAGTTGGCATACGATAGATATCACCCACATTGTGATTCTTATCGAATAACACTTTCACTTGACAGTGTTTTACTTCTGCGCCGTCTTTGTAGTTGAATACATAATCGAATTCAGATACACCGTATAAACCTTCACCGAAGTGCGGGCGACCTAACAAGTTTTGAACTTGGTCTTTATTCATACCACGTTCCACCATGTTTAGGTTTTTCACATTCACCCAGCTACCGAATTGACTACCATCATGATTGAAAGTTGCATCTTCTGCTTTAGGCCATACAGGGCTTTCTGAGCGACCGTTTTCATCTACCTGTGATAAGTTACCACATCCTACTAATAATGCTGCCATGAGTGCTACAGCGGCTTTCTTTAACATGTTTAATTCTCCTATAGAAATACTAAAGATAAGAGGGTAGATTTCTATCCTCTAGATTTGTCCACAATCGTGAGACTACCATTGATACATGTAGCCTGCGCCCACAGTTACGTCTTTCTGAGTATCGACACCTGCAGAAAGTTTGATAATGTGGTGGCCGTTGTCAGATGAACGAGAATAACCTACTGCAACAGCTGATTGGCCGTGTTTATAGCCCACACCTACACCGACACCAGATTTACCCGGTAAGTATACTTGTGGAATATTTGCCATTGCTGCAACTGCAGAGGTACCTGCATCTGCACGTTTACGGTTTTTCTTCACATCATGATCTAAACGATCAACTTTGTTTTCCAAACCGGTTACACGGTTTTCTACGTTAGCTAAACGAGCACCGTGGTTGATCACAGTACGACGTACTTGTTTAAGTGCGCGTGATTGTGCATCTTGACGTGCTTTCACTTGGTTTAATTGTGAAACATTTACTGCATCGTTGTCGTCTTCACCAGCCGTCACATTTTTGATTTTGGTGTTACGTGCATCGATACCATCTTTAGTGATCTTAGGACCGTTGTAAACAGTTAATGAATTTACACCGATATCTTTAGAAGTTGCCACTTTGTATACAGTTGCGCCATTTTCATCTTTAGATGAAGTGACTTCCATATTGTGGCCAGCTTCTACGACAGTGTGACGTTTAGCTTCTGCTTCTACATCTGCGATCTTAGCTTTATTGCTTTCGATTGCTTTAGTATTATCAGCAATGCCTTTTGCATTTTTGTCGATAGCTGGTTGATAGTCAGTTGAGCTAACTGTATAAGTGACTTTACCGTTAGCATCAGTTGAGATATCAACTGTAGTGTTTTTACCTGCTGTCACAACTGGTAGTTTTTGTTCTACCGCTTTAATATAATCAGTATTCGCTGCGATATCTTTCGTATTTTGAGCGATATCTTTAGCATTCATGTCAATTAATTTTTCAGCAGAACGGATGTCAGCTGTATTAGTATTGATTGCATCTGCATTCTTAGCGATATTTGCTTTGTTCGCATCGATTGCTGGTTGGAAATCAGTACCACTTACAGTATAAACAGTTTGACCATTTGCATTGGTTGATGTTTCAACTGTAATAAGTTTACCTGCTTCTACCACTGGTGCTTTAGCGGATTGACCAATTTTAGTTGCTACAGCGTACAATTGAGAACCATTGATCGCGTCTGTAGAAGTCGCGGAGATTTCACCTGCTGCTACATTTACGATTTGACGTTCTCTACCTTTGGTACCTACAGATACAGTTCCTTTTGGCGCCGTACCAGCAAAACCATTATAGGTGGTAGTACCAACTGTCGCTTCTTTAACTGATTTCTCTGCTTTAGAAACTGAATATGAACCTAATGCAACTGAGTTCTCATGTGTAGCGCTAGATTCGCGGCCCATCGCCATTGAGTTAACACCCTCAGCTTTAGAGGCATATCCGATTGCAGTAGATTCAGACCCAGTCGCTTTGGAGCCCGTACCGATAGACACCGCATTGTTTGCGCTAGCTGCTGAATTAGTACCTACTGCAATAGCAGAGCTACCAGCTGAATTAGAACGAACACCAATAGCAGTTGAACTTGAACCGGTTGCTTTTGCTTCGTTACCCAATGCCGCAGCTTGAACAGCACTGGCTTTAGCGCCATTACCTACAGCAGTTGAAACGATTGCACTCGCATTTGCACCTGTACCTAAAGCTGTTGCACTTTGAGCTCCAGCATAAGAACGACGTCCTAATGCTGTTGACTCTTGTCCTTCGGTGACTGCTTGAGAACCAACTGCAATGGAGTTGTTCGCTTTAGCCGATGCACCTACACCTACTGCTGTTGCGCCCCACGCTGAAGCTGATGCACTATCACCGAATGCGGATGCACTTTGTGCAAGTGCTTTCGAATTTCGACCAACAGCGGTTGCTAGAACACCTGTTGCATTTGCCGTTGCACCAAAGGCTGAAGCCCCCTCGCCATCGGCATAAGATGCCACACCTACAGCAGTTTGACTATTTCCACCCACTTTCTCATTAGTAGCTTTAGCCATTAAGCCAATAGCAATCGCATTTCCGCCTTTACCACTATGGGCTCGATTACCAATTGTCACGCCATATTGAGAATTACCATCGGCTCTATCACCTAAAGTGACTGACCAACGTCCTGTATTTGTAGCATTGCTACCAACTACTACGCTCTCAGTGATTTCAGATTTAGCTTTATTGCCTAAAACAACAGAATTTCCTGTTGTACCAGTTCCAGCAAGCGCCTTGGCACCAATACCACCAATGATATTTCCCTGATCATTTGATACTACATTGGTTTCAGCCATTGCAGTTGTGCTTACACCCGTTAAGACTGCAGCGCCAATAATCGCATTCAACACTTTACGTTTGTCAGTCTTGGATGATTTACCCGCAGACTTGCTTAGCTCTGAAACGGCAGTCCAGCATTGATTTACTGCATTCCAAATATTTTTAAAAACATGATTCATGATTAATTTCCTTTTTGTAGTTAATGATAATTTAACGTATAATTAAACCCTATTATTTACTTACACGGAAGACACCTAGGATATCTTCATAGAGATAATATACACTTGTAGTAAACTATAGAAAAAGAAAATAGGGACAAAAGTAGAGGGTATCTTTCGATACCCTCATATTTGTCTGGATTATTGTTTAAAATTAAGTCCAAGATGGAAGGTTTCTTGTTTGAAATCCATTCTTTCTTCTTGGAGTAGTTTAACCACGTAATCCATTAACTCATTTTCGAATGCGAGTTTAATCGCATCAATATCAGCAATAAAGGTTTGGTTTTTGAAGAAGAATTCACCAAGGTAATTAATGAATGATTTAATCAATCCATTACCAAAGTCTTCATCACAAACAACCAAATAGCCATTATCCGCATAGATATCCTTTAACCGAACTTCGATACGATGAGCACGACTGAAGCGAAGTGCTTCTTTATCTTCAGTATCTTCCGTAAATGGAATTACCCCAAAGCGAGCATATCCAGTATGACTATCGCAAACACGAAATTGGATTGCGACCACATCTTTTACTTTGATAAACTCAAACTCATCGATTGCAAGTTCTTTTAAGAAATCGATTGTTGATTGTTTCATGTCATCACCGTTTCTTTGCAATCCATAGTTAACCTGTGATAAGAATATCCCATATTATTATAGGATATCCTAGCACAAACCATGGATTAGTCGTCTACTCGACCAACGATTTCATGACACGGAAGTATTTCAGAATACTGAAATATCTTAACGGGTTCAGCGTTTGGTTCGTTGGTGAGTTTACAGAGCAAAGGTCTACCATAGATGATGTTGATGATGCGTAAGATTTCGTCTCCATCCATATAGCCATATGCATCCACAGTATGCGTGTTACCATCATCCAGACTAAGTTGATATTTACTATCATTCATCTTTTGGATCTTGGTAATCTTTGGCATACCCCATCTGATATCAAATAACACATCACCTGGTTCAGCTGTCTCAAGTGGCTTATACATGATGATTATCCCCTTGAATTACCTGCAAATAATTTCACGTAGGTTTGCATGAGTTCGTGCGATGTGATACACGATACTCTTGGATCTAAGCAAAGTGCTTGCCAACGGGCATTGCTTAGGCCACCTACAGATGCGCCGATAGCACCCTCAGTAAGATAGATGGTACATTCATCACCGCGACCATTTACGTTGTCGACGTATAGGTAGTGATATTGTTTAGTGACGATTGCACCATTACCAATATTACCATGGCGAACTACCACAGCTCCACCCACTCGTGCATTGCTATCAATAACTACACCTTTACAGATAACAGCTATACCACTAATACAAGCAGTATCTCCCACTAGTGCACCATCGCCCACAATCGCATCGTCCTCGACGATTGCGTTACCCACAACAAAGCCACCTTCAAATATCCATGAGCTACCACTATGAGATAACGATGTAGCGTTAGATACACAACCACCTAAATCACCTTTCTTCACACCAATAACTGGAATATCTTTCAGTGCTTTGATTCGATGACAAACCTCACCATTTGGTGCAGCAATAGGTTCAGGTAAGATTTCGTACTTACGTTCATCTTCCTGTTTTGTTTCTACTGAAATATCGCCAGTGGCACTTAATACACGTTTAAATTCATTAAGACGCCATACCGCCAAGAAACGAGTATCGAATACCAGTGGATTTGAAGCATTTAATACATCCGTATCATCATTGTGATAAGTCTTGGTTTGAGCCATGCCGTTACTGATATAGCTATAGGTATTACCTTCTTCAATCTTACTGAAGTCGAAGTAGTACTCCGTTAATCTTTCTGGACCACAAAGTACTTGTGCTACACCAACAAGGTTATCAGCTCGATGATCTGGACGGATATCGACTTTACGCTCGCGACCACCTGGTAACTCAACAAAGTAATAGTGGTGCGGATTCTTAGCACCCGGAATACGGCCAGTGAATGCTACTCTACCATTGGTCAATTTAACTTGACTACCGAGTTTGATATCGAGTTTATCGATTGGTAATGCTTTTAAACCGAACTCTGGTGCATCTTCAGTATCCATATCTATCGCTTGCTCCTTATTAGTTGCGCTTACTGTTACAGCTTGGAAGTTTTCAAATATCGGGAATCCACCACGGAAATTACGTGTTACAACCGATGCGATATCTGCGTCTGGTGTAATGAACGATTTATTCTTACCATCACGGTTCCATTTTAAGATGTAACTACCATCAACTGTTTTACCATGAATAGCGATATTACTTGAGAAGTTATATTCAATACCTGTGATGATTGCGTCTTTACCATTTTGTAGTCTTACAACCGAACCAATAGTAATAAGTCCGATGTTGTTATGGAAAATGAAGTAAGCATCTTCTACCGTTGCAACGATAGTGTAATCAGCATCACCTGTGATATAAGTTAAATCATAATCCCAGGTTGGCTGCACGTGGGTATTCGGTGAATAACCATAAATAGTCTGCTCGGTGTGCTCAGAGATGTGCTTGATAATGGTGTACTTCTGATTCGCAAGCATTACCACACGACCAACCATAAGGTCGATATGCGACTCACCGTTATCGTGACGTCTAACAATACGGAGATGATTCGTATCTGGTGCCGTCGCTTCAATTTTATATTTTAAGTTACTTGTAAACTCAGTGAGTTTTTCATTTGATTGTTCCATTTTAAACCTCCAAGTAGTTTAAATGTCTATTTAATCTGCTACCAAAGGTGGTATGGTCTAACCCACCCATCATGATGCCTTCTTTAAGCGCCTGTGCCATCCCTTTTATAAAAGGGTTTGCTAACTCAAGCGCATACCAGTCATCAAGTTTTTTATACTTCTCAAACCAATTCACTGGTGTTTTACGATAGAAATAGTTACGACAATAAAGTAGTGATTTATCGAGGTCATTCATATTAAGGTACCAATAGATATTTCGTCTTACCGCAATAACCCAGACACCTTGATCTTTATCGTAATAATTTTCTTTGATGATTTGCTCGACTAGACGAGTAATCACGATTGCACAAAATGAGTTACTATCATAAGTCGCTTCATCTTTCGTGCTAAAGTAGATGTCACGTGCAATAAGTAAAGCTTGTTTCTGTTGCCATGAGAGCTCCAATAACTCACAACGGAACGTCTTATTAAAAACGGGCTCTTGCATATGCAGATAAACATCTACCTCTCTTACTTCCCATTCTAACTTATCATCAAAATGGTGAAAAGTTAATTTAAAGTGATTGGTCTTAGGATCATAGTGCATCCCACGAATCCCCAGTAGACGTAACACTTTAATGGTTAATTGGGGAGTAAGTTCTACTCCCTCATTGTACTTCACTTCTGCCATTATTTACCCTCCTATAAGTAAAACGTGGCACAGGATCGCTAGCCATATAAATATTTGTCGGACTCTTGTCTCCAATTAAAAGATTCGCCGTCGAGTGTAATCTCAAAGGCACTTAATTGCATTGGAAATATACCGAATACAAATAAAGCAATAGCACTCGCAAACTCACCTGGATCAATTGTATATGATGGATGAGTCAACTCAATCTTCTTGCCTATAACGTGGTCAGTAAGGAAACCTTTTCTTTCAATTTGACCTGGTTCTAGTAAATTTGCAATAGTTACTTTACTAACCACCCCATCAGCATCATTAGTAATATCAATATTGCCACCATTGTCCCACTGTAACACGAAATGAACCGGTTTATACGTCCACACGATATATAGTTGGTTGCCTGAATCTTTAGACATCTTTTACCTCCTATAAGTAAAATATGACTTACTTGTATCCTTTACGATATTCATGAAAATCCGCTAACCAATGAAACGGGTCATTGTTTAGTGTCATTTCAGCCGTATAGAATAACTGTGGTTCTTTACCTGATACGAAGTCTTGAATCACTTCAGCAAAGTACTCAGGTTGAACAATCTTATTGACATTCGTGAACTTAATCTTATTGCCGATAATGAAGTGACTGATGTAACCCTTACGTAATTGCTGTGCAGGTGTTCTCATCTCATTCACTATCGCAGTGGTAACAGGTTTCCCTGTATTATCAAGAATGGTCAGATTTTCACTACAACCCCAATTAAGCGTGAAGTGATAATCTTCCCGTAACCAATTCCAATAAGCAAAGTCAGCTTCTCTAATCTGTTTTTCTGTTGGCATTTACAACTCCTATTATCTAAAATCGGTAGCCACAGTTTTGGACAGGATTGTGTTGATTCTTTCGAGATCAGCCATACCTACCACCGCATCAACAAGTTGACGTTTGACTTCATTCATACGGCGAATACGTTTACTGCGGATGAAACCTTGTTGAGAGATACGCAAGATAAATGGTTCTCTTGTTGCAAGGTCAACGACGTAGAGTTGCGGGTATAGTCTTTTCTCTTCACTGAATAACAGGCAGCGATAGTTATCATTGATTGTTGCAATCATGCTACCCAAACGACCTTGTTCGCGAATCGCGACACCATGTGGTAATCGGCTAAGCATGAGGTACATCTGGTCGAGACTTTCACGAAGTTTATGCGGCCAGTCTATTGTTGCTGGATTGTGAGTAGGCTCTAACTCAGCGTACTGACAAAGATAATAATAAACATCATCTCTATTTAAAGATTCTTTTGCGATTGCATAAACATGCGCAAGGATTTCTTTAACTATCGTGATTGGTTTTTCGTCTGTGATATTGAGACGATTTAACACACTCATGACCCAAGACTCTTCAATGAAGTTTTGGATATTTTCAGCGACACGACTAATCGCAACAAACCCACCTATATCAAAAGGCATCGATATTGAAAGTAGGTCAGTACTATGATCATAGTCGATACCCCAACCATCTTTCCCATCACTTTTATAGATGAAGCTTAAAACTGGTGATAGGTAACGAGCACGATATGGCATCGCCATCATTGTATAAGGCGATAAAGTTAATTTATCCATTTTGCATCTCTCCCATTCCAAAGAAGTACGATAGTACATGACGAACGACCACCGAGATAATCATGATAAGTGCTGCGGCTGCAAGAATCAGTGCCACGACTGGTGCAACCTCATCCATGATATACTCAGTTATTGACATGTCTTCCTGATTCGCTTTACGGGCAATTAACCCCGCAATAATCACCACGATGAGAAAGGCAATCCCACCACTAATGATATCCAAATTTGGATGAATAAATTCCATATAAAATACCTCTATTTAAGATCCGATCCAACCATTCTGGAAAAGATCTCATTAATCTTATTCACACCCGTACCATTTAATACGGCATCACGCAGTTCAATAGTAATAGGTCTTTCACTTTTGATCAAGTGGCGACGCATGAAACCGGTTATACCTAGGTGTGCAGTATAAGCTTCTTTTGTATTACGATCTACGATGTAAAGCATTGGATACGGTTTAAAGAAATCATGATAGAACACAATGCTGAAATTTGTACCAATATTGATACTGAACTTCGCTTCACGTCCACCCGTATTTCTTTTCTCTGGCTTAGTTGGATTATAGAACAACGCAGAGTAGAAACCATTCATCCCAATACGAAATGTCGTATCCCATCTTTTAGAACGCGGAATAATTGTCGTCTTAAACTTGTAATAATTACGAAGCATCAAGAAGACATCATCTTGATTTGCCGCACCCGCAACCACTTCATTAAACTCAGTTAACCCCGCAATCAATCGATTAACCAATCGTTCATTTTTCACTTCATGACCAAATAAGTAATCGATACGCTGTTTCGTTATCTGACCAAGTGGGATGTCTGAGGTTGGGATCAAATCAATTGAGAACAATGGCCACTGTGTCATTGAATCAAACGCGGTAAGCTGGTTCTTAATGTGATTATAGTTTAATGTGATCGCTGATTGTAGATCTTCTTCATTAATATAAAGACGAAGTGAAACAATCGGTGCTTGATAAGGAAGATAGCCTACTGGATCTTCCACAAGCTTTAATATTTTATTTCGTTTCGTCATTTTTCACTTCCTCTTTCTTTGTATAACGACCCGCTTTGTTTTTAGCTTTATAAGCTTCAAACTTATTACGGAGGTTATAGTACTTATGATCTTCATTTAACTGGTAAGCAAGATCAACGGTAGTTTCATTTGCCCAACGCATAAGGGCGCCAGCTAGTGCTGCACTAGTTACTGCAATGGATGGTTCATAAATCGTGAATGTTTTACCATTTAATTCATTCACTAAGAATGAAGCACGAGTAAGACTACGTGGTACTACAGTTAAATTGCGTTCACCGACGATTGTCTCGGCGTCTTCAGTAACAAATTTAGCTTTCACGGTGATATCAAGGTGATGGCCTTCTTTACCTACAAATGCTGCAGAGACATCATAGGCCACGGTCTGACGATTGAACCAGTCGATGAATCTTGCTTCAATACCACGGTAATCTCCAGAACCATAACGGTTAAGTAAACAATCGATGATGACATATGCCGATACTTGTTCACGTTGTGCTACTTCATTAATTACATCGATACCACCTGCTTTACCGGTAATCCATTCAACCATGATTTGGTTGTATTCGATATAAGTATAAAGCAATTGTGCTTGGATACCTGTTTCTGGATCACGTAAAGTCAAACAACCAGAAGCAGGACTGTTGATACCATGGATAACTTCATCGTTACTGATGACTCGATTGCCAATCACATCTACCATATATCCAGGTTCGATGATGTTCCACTCGATGCATTTAGATCTGAAATATGCTTTAATTTTGTTTAATAGTTTCATTTTATTTTCTCCAATAGAAAATTAATCAATCACAAATCAACCCGCCTATCAGGTCGTAAGTTGTGATTGTGGCTAAGTTAATAATTAAGCTTCGATAGGTTCGACAGCCAGCGTTAGTGTATCGTTAATAAAGATAAGATCCTGTTGGTGATCTTTGATTACTTGCGTATTCTCATCATAAAACGCTTTAGAAAGCACGGAGATGATTTCTTCAAGTGAATGATAGCAATACTTCTCCCATTTTGGGAAAGTGACATCATGGATCTTATAGCCATCGAGATAAGCGATAAGTTTATTGAGATTTAGCATTGCATTTGGTGGTACTCTTACCTTGTTGATAGTAGTAACCACTGTATCACCTATTAGATTAGTCAATTTAAACGTTACGACGTTCTCATCTGACGTATCAATAGAGATAGCGTATTTATTAAATTGAGCCAAATGCCAACCAAGAAATACGTTAGTGATTTGACGATACTTATTTGCCTCATCTTTATAAACTGCACCCATTCTATTTAAGATGTAAGGTACCACTTTCGATGGGTCCTGGTTCGTGTGGGTACAATAATCGTTAACGACCTGCATACCACCAGATGTTGCGAGCCAATGCATCATCCATCTTGACCAATCACAGGCACGATAGTTACCTTGACTTGAACCACGTGTTGGACTGATTAACGTATAGCTGTTTATTGTACCGTGTTGTACAGTGAAATAATCGCTATTCGCATAAAGAGAATAATCGTATTCTCTCTTCCCTGCATTTACTGCTTTCTTAATTAAGTTTGTAAGCAACTCTATCATGTTCCCTCCCTATGGGGTATAATGTTTATTGATGATCATCGTACTATCACTTGAAGCAATCGTAGTGATATCATTTTTACCTAGATCAATGACTTCAGCACCTAATTCAATAAGACGTTTAATGCGAAGTGCGATATCCTCAAGTGAACAGTAGCTCTTATCGTTATTGATCGTAACAAGACCCACCTTTTCAGAGTGCATCAATGAACGCGATAACTTATCCGCTGTTTCCATTGAAGACTCGAGTAGCGGTTGTGCATCGATGGCGACCATATAACGATTGCCATATGGATTGCATACTTGTACCACAATAAACTGCTCTTCTTCAACGTAATCCACGCGGATACCACGTTTACACCCACCAAGGTTCATAAACCACTTATTAAAGCTCTCATAAAGCTCAGGGGCGTTCCATTTGCGATAATACGACTTAGGACTAAAGATATCATTAAGTAGCGCGTATGGTGAGATACGGTGCGTTGTGCAGTACTCACCGATATTCTTCATCTGTCTTGTTGCACTGATCCATCTTAATACGAAACGATTATGATCAGTCAGCTTAATGCGGATCATATCACTCGTACCTGAAGCATGATCAATAAGCTTTGCTTCCGTTAACTGCTCACCCACAGTTGAGGTGTAGTCAAGATCAGTTGGTAATAACTGAAGACTATAATGACGTTTACCATCAATGAGATCTTTGACCGATCTAATTAACTGCTTGATCATCTTTCTTCTCCTCACTAAGAACAAGCTGGATGTTGTTATCATGATCCAATATGATATTGCCACCTACGATATCAAACTTCTTAGAATACAACGCACTACGGATGCAGTGTGCTACCTCAACTGTACCCCAGTAACCGTGTTGTTGCCCATTGACATTGATATCATCGATAATCTTATCTTTAAATAATTCATTGACCATTTTAACACGATCAACTAATAACGGAGTGATAAGGTCACCAGATGTGATCGTTTCATTTGTTCTATCGTGGTATATATTACCCACGGTAATCACAAGTCTATTGCCAGACCACTTCTCGATCTTTACTTTAAGCCCTTTTGCCTGTTTGATGTACCACGCCATATAGGCGATTACAATTGGATTAGATCCTCTACCACCTTCCAGTGCGGATAAGTCTCCCTTCCAGGCGCAACCAGTATTGAGCAAATATCGCACTGCCTCAATTGGTGTAAATCCATACACGTGGTAGTATCGGTTGATCACATCCATCCCACCCATTTCATTTAACCACTTTAAAGCAAACCTTGTTGAGTTACCGATGGCGATGTGACCAGTACCAGATGGCCCTTCTAAACTACTGACGATGTACTCACAGTACTCTCCCATCTTCATTTTAGTGTAATCGTCTTTTACGATAAGCACGTAATTACCTATTGGTTTCTCTTCTACTGTTTCAGTAGGCTTACTCTTGTGGAATAACTTACTAATCAATTCTAAAAACATTTTAAACATGATTCCCTCCTTTAGAAAATCACTTTAGTTGATATTAAATTAAAACTAACATCGTCATATCAAGACACCAATTATCTTAGATACGACATTTGATCTGTCAGCTTCATATAGATAATATACACTTGTAAAATCGATAAAACGGACATAAGCAGAGGGTAGACCTAAGCCTACCCTCGCTATATCGCTTAACTTATCGTAAAGTAAACTTAACGATTATTTATCAGCAACTAGTTTAGCAGCTGATACGTTACCTAAAGTGATGAATGCTTTCAATACACGAATAACGTAGATAGATAATTCAACTTCACCACGTAACAATTGAACCGGTAAGTTGTATAAACGTTGAGCTACTTTATAAGCATGTTTTTGCTCTGCAGAAACTTCTTCGCCGGCGCCTTCTACTTGTTTATCTAATTCTTTGCGTAATGCATCGACAGCAACGTGAGCTTTCTTAGAATCAGTATTGTAGAATTTATCTAAAGCGTTAGCTACAGTTTTAACGCCTTTCACTAAGTCTTCGATTTGTGCTTTAGTTAAAGCAGCGAATTCTGCTTTCTCAGGTTTAGCATCAAAATCTTTATGCGCTTTAGTAGAAGCTACACGGAAGCTATTGATTAATGCTGCTTCATCACCTTGTTGGTCTAAAGTTGCATTGTAACCGTAAGCAAGAGCGAAATCACCGAATGCGAATTTAGCTACGCCGCCTTTGTATGCTTTACCGAATACGCCATCAGCTAATTCAGATTTAGCACCAGATTTTTCAACGATAGTTGCTAAGATACCAGTCACTGCTTTACCTAAATCTTCAGCAGATTTAGTGGTAACTTGCTCAGCACCATCTTTGATAGATTCAAGAGCTTGTTCTAAACCTTTACCAGCACCTTTAGCGATGTTTTCTAATTTACCGAATGATTTCACTGCTTCTTGAGCGTCGAATTTTTTACCTTCAACGGCTAATAAAGCGAAAGATGAAGCCCATTTGATTTGTGCATCTTCACCATCTTTACGATCTTTTAATTTTTCAGCTAATTTAGCTGCATCTTTAACGATACCAGCTGTAGTATTGAAGAAACGTTTCCAGTTAGAAGCGATGCGACCTAATAAGTCATCAACGAATGCTTTTAAACCTTCCCACATGCGTTTTAAAGTTTCTTTAAAACCTTCCATTGAGATTACTGGACCGTTTGCAGATTCAGTTGCAACAGTTTCAGTTACTTCTTCAATGACTTCTTCAGGTGCATCAGTTGCATCTAAAGTGTTTGCTACGCCAGCTTGTACTAAAGCCGCTTCTTCTGGAGTTGCTTCACCACGTTGTTCGATAGCGTCACCGATTTCAGCAACAACTTCACCGTTGTCGATTGCATCAGCAGTTTCAGCTACAGTTTCAGTATCTTCAACGATTTCTGCTGATTCTAATACTAACGCTGCGAACTCTTCGCTGTAGTCAACTAATTCACCAGTTTCTTGGTCTTCGATAAAACCTTCTGGTGCGTTTTCGATTGCATTTTCTAATGATAATGCTAGGGTTTTCTTAGGTTGATTAACCCAAATACCAACAGTACGTGCCATTATAAATATACCTTAATATGGAATTGTGATTGTATTAGATAGGTGCTCTCATGAAAAGTTAGCACCTATAGATTATTTAACGAATTTACCGCCAACTGCGATATAACCGTGAGCTGCTTTATTCACACCAGAGAATACGCGTAAAACGGCTGATGAACCCGCATATTTAGCAAGTTTACCAGTAAGTTTCTTAGCATCATTAAATAGTTGAGCGCGTTGAGCTTCATCTTTAGCATCAACATCATTTAATTTAGCGATACGGTCAATGATTGCATCATCTGATAGTTTAGCAACTTCATCAGCGATCTTGATAGTTTCATCAACACGTTTTTGTGATTCAGGCAACACTTTAGTTAGGATATCTACTAAACCGTTAGCACGTTTGATGAAATCATCTTTAGCGAGTTTATCACTTGTTGCTTCTGACACAGTAAATGCATCAGGGTTGATTTCTAGAGAATCTCCACTTGAGAATCCAACACCAGCACCAACGAAGGTAGGAATGATACTACCGGTGTTATCTGCACCAGTCATACCTACGAATGCACCTGCATCACGTGCCAATGCGTCGACTTCATCGAACGCACTTGCTGGTTCAATAATACCAGCAACTTTAGCACCTACTAATACAGACTTGGTTAATAACTCTAAATGTTTTTCAGTTGATTCGATAACTTGTTCACCTTTGAAGCTTACTTCTTTACCAGAAACGCCCCATTTACCTTTTGCATCAGCAAGACCGATAAGTGCATATTTACCTGCATCTTCACCAAGTTCTAACTCAGCTTTTTCTGCTTTAGATACAGCTTCGATGGTTTCTTTTAATGCAGCTGCGTCTTTAGCATTAGCATCGAATAATTTTTTGAACCACTCAGTTACTTTAGCGATAACGCCTTTAATAGTTTCAGTGATTGCTTTCCAGATTTTTTGAGCTGTTTCTTTAAAACCTTCTAAAGAAACTACTGTCATATCCATGCGGTCAGCAGAGCTACCCGCGAAAGATTCCATAGATGGCATTGCTGCATCTAAGAATACGCGTTTGGTTGCATTTTTAAGTGCGATGTTAGCAAAGAATGCTGCATCTTTCGTTAAGCCACCACGTTCTAGGTAGCTTTCAGTTGCAACGATAAGATCACCGACTTCTTCTTGAGCGGCTTCTAACTCATCAGTTGCTTCATGTAAACCTTCAATTTCAACTAGGTCTTGTTCAAGACTAGAGATACGTACTTGTGCCTCATTTTCGAGCTTCAATTGACGGACTTCAATCGTTGCATCAGCGGATTGACGTACTTCTTCTGTTTGTACGTTTTCTTTAGTATCATCGACGCCTTCCATCGATACTACCTTATTTACCACTTGTTGCACGAATCGTAATTTACGACTCATAATAAAATTTCCTCTTAATTCGTGATGCAGTAACAGTACTATTACCACATCGGGATTAATTGAGTAAGATTAGCTAATCATACTCCTATCGATTTGCAGGCTCTTCCAGTAAAAAGATAAAAGTATTCAGTAAATCCATAAAGCCATCTTCGTGTTGTAACCAAGATTGGAGTAAATCACTTTCATGATTAACTAAGATCTCGATACACTCATCGGATAGTTTACGGAGGTATGCATCATATTGGCTATCACCAATTGATACGTTTCTTGGTTTAGCTACATCGTCAATTCCACTGTTAAATTCCACTAAAGCTTTATAACCTGCTGCTGGGAGTCTGCGACGACCCGTAGAAATAAAACTTAACGTATCATGAAGGAAACGTAAGTGACCATCACGATGCTCGTGTTCTTTTAACATGTCACGGAACCAAGTATCAAGTGGCTCATCTGCTTGGGGTTGTGAAGATGATACTAAGCCTTGGATGTGACGTAGGATGTCTAATCGATCTTTGTTACGAATTTCCTGACGGATTTCTTGATCGAAGTAACGACGTAATAAACCATAGTGATATGAAGCACCTGCATTATCGTCCTTAGTATAGAAACGAAAGCCTCGTGCTGAAGTAAAAGTTGGTTTCATATATTTGCTATTTAGCCTCTTTTTATTTCGACAACCCGATTAAGATGTTTCATATCAATAAAGGGGTACTAACATTACCGTTGTATGAATTGCTCATTATTTCATCACATCAGAAATAACGACATAAAAGATTACCAAAACCAAATTACTCTACGCACCATAATCGGCAGAATAACTGGCTTCCATATCGGCAATTTTTTTGTTTAATTTCTTAAGTGACTCTTGAGCATTGTTAATAACTTGATCCATTTTCGCATTGTCAGCACCATTACGTTTCATGATGTACTGCTGAATACGCAATTCCAACAATTCACGTTCTTGTTTTGCTGCTTCGATGCGATTGTGTCTCCACTCTACAATTTTCATACGAACATGGTAGATTGGGTTTAAAACATACGGTACGAAACCGAGGCCTAAACCATCTAGTTTATCACCGTGTACTTTTTGGATCAAATCTAATTCTTCTTTATTTTCCGGTACTTGGATATCTGGAATTTGTTTTACTGCACGGATGAAATTTTCTTCATCAACACTATAAATACCTAAGATACCTAAGAAGGCTTGCATGTTCATTTCCAACCATTTGATATCACCTTTAGTAAAAGGTTTTTCAGTAGATGGATTTTTCTCGATCTCTTCGTATTCATTCGATACGATATAGATCGCTAAACGACGTGCATAAATAAGGAAGAACTCACTCATTTCAACGAGACGCAATAAGTTAGCTTGTTGATATGAAAGTGCACTACCAATAATATCATCACCGAATGATTTATCAATCAATGACTCAAGGTAGTTTAATCGTTGTCCTAATTGATTTAAGACGTTGTATACAACCAAAATCATGTTATCAGATTTCACCGTGAATTGACGGTTTTTGAAATTGATAGTACGAGAAGACATTACTTTGTCGTTATATGCCTTATTCCATTTACTCATAAATGGATTTGGTTTTGTAAATCCTGCTGATTCATCTACTAAAGATGCATAAACAGGCAGGGTCTTTGTCGCTAATTCATTTTTCAATACATCAATTTGTTGAGAAACTGTTGATTTACTGAAAGATGGTAAAAAGGTGCGAACAAAGAACGAAAGAGGAGAACCAGGTAATAGTTTCATCTTATTTCTTATTCCTTAGTTATTCTTTGGAACGAAAACAGCATTCTTAAGAATTTTAGAAACTGTTTTGGTTGCACGTATAGTATCTACATAGACACTAAGAACTGCCGGTGAACTGATAAAGTTTGATAACTTAACAATATTAGATCTATAGTATCCAGCCATGTTACGTGCTTCTTCTGGACCGTTTGGATTCAGCTCAGCCGCAAGTTTATCTACATCGTACTTCTCTAAGAATGTAGCGTAGTTCGCAAAATTCTTAGACACTTTACTTCTGTACTTGGTAGATGCCGATAAGGTGTGGGTTATCTGATCTAACTGTTTTGTCAAGTCGTCTGAATTAACTTCAGTGACCTTAATTTCGGTTGGGATGTATGTTAACTTAACGACCGGTTTACCCTCCGCAAGTGTTTTAGATCTTCCAGATCTCTCTACATATACACCAAGTCCATGGCCGCCCACAGATGGGACATACGTGGTATATAAATCACCATCGTCAAGTTTAATTGGGTCACCAGTGAAATCATCAGCTATCGCTACAATGGCATATCCAGCAGCCCGTAGAGTGTTCATATTCACCGGTTTACTGACTAGCTCATCGATTGCCGATGCTGCCTGATTCACGAATTTGAAAACAATATAATCCATCGCTTCTACGGTATCCTTGATATCATCGATAGACACTGGTGGTTGCTGATCTGCCTCACCAGGAACTGACCAATACCCACTAGATGGAATAATCGCTAACTTAGCTAACTGATTTAAAATCGTCTCATCAGTGATCGTGACGGAATTATTGTATTTCTTAGCTACCCGAATTGTCTCTTCCGCTTCACCGATGGCTGCTTCTGCTTGTGTTTCCGCTTTAGTGAAGAAGCCAACAACTTTCTCAAACAAACCCGCTAGGAATTTAAAGATAGTCTGCCATACACGTTTGATCGTGTCAGCTACTGATTCAAGTGAAATGTCTTCTGCGTATGACTCCAATGAAACTTCGTCGACCACTAACCCACCAGATTTAAGTGCATCTTTGTATACAATACCAGCAAAGAACTTAGCTGATTCTGGTAACTCACCTCCCTCAGCAAAACGTTCCATACTTGCTTTTAAATTTTCCAGTTTTTCAACTGTACTATGAACACTTTCTTCTGTTTCGATGTGTTCATTGATTTCCGCAACCACATGATCAAGATCAACAGGTGCTTCGTAGACAACTTCGTTATCTACTGGAGTATTGCGTGCAGTAATTACACGCTGAATGAATTTTGTGCGTAGTGCCATTTGTAATGTACCACCATATTAAATATTTGGGGTTTGACCAGCTTGGAAAGCACGTAAGATTTCCATGACGTTTGGACCATTACCTTTTGAAACGGATTTACATTCACCGAATGTTAATTCCATACCACGGTTTTGACCACGGTAATAAATAGTAACAGTTTCATACATGTCATCCGCAACCAGTAACATGATAAGACCACTTCTTGCAAAGATATCTTCACGTACTTTGAAATCACTAATGCGACCGCCGACTGCTAACTCAATCTCAGGAAGACTTGCTTTACTGATAATAGAGATAGTTGAAGCCGTAGCGAGAGACGTTTTTTGTGTTAATAAAGTAGAAATCTTATTCGCACGACGTTTCTTCTCAAGCTGTTCAGTGAGTTTAAGTTTGTCTTGTTTAATCAGACGAGCATGATCTGCGATGATGTCATTGCAGAAAATCATATCTGATAAGGTTTCTAACTCACCATCTTTCCAGCGACGAAGACGATTCCAGAAACTGTTGTTTTGGTTAGCACGTGCGTACATTGATTTCAACATTTCACGGTTAACGGCAACTGGGTTTAAACGAACGGTGACTGGGATAGATGCAGTTGCACCACCGTTTTGGATTTTCACATCAAAGATTTTACCTTGAGCAAGTGTTGGGGCATCTGCCATCCATTCACCTGCGCTACCGTTTTCTGCAGACTGACCACCGTTTTTAACTTCACCATCTTTTTTCATTGGTGTACCGTCATCCATGGTTTTAACATTGTCTACGACTTTACCTTTTACTTTGCTCACGATATCACTGAATGCTTCAAGTGAAACCACTTTCTTAGCAAAGTCAAATTTAGGGTAGTCTAAGAATGATTCTTGTGCGATCCATTCTACAGTATCTTTCGCATTTGAGCTGATACTGCGATTGGTATTTAAGCGATCTAATACTTGACGAACTGAAACATCACCAATAGTATTTAGTAATGCCACAGCCTGTAAGTAATAGCCGATGTAGATGTTCGTGCAGAACTTCAAAATCTCAGGGGTCACGGCATGATGTGTCAATGTGTCTTCTACCGTAACTAAGATGATATTTTGCGTGGAGCTTGCGAATTCAATTAATGAACCCTCTCCTCGTTCTGAGAGCACATTTGTTGCAAGAGCTGCAACATTAAACAGTGTTTTAACACCATCTTTACTCATCTTCTTTTCCTTACTTCTTATTGTTCTTTTTCTCTAAAGAAGGATAAGTCAATCTTATTTCATCTTCATTATTATATTCACTTCTCATGTCTACGTAGATTATCAATATTAAGAAGTTAGACACATGAAAAATTTTTATATTTCCATTTATCTTAGAATAATGCAGGATAAAGTTAAGTATAACTTATTTCCTCAGTTAAAAATATTATTAGCTAATAACGTTTTTAAAACGTGTTGGTAAAAATAGGATATCACATTTATGGCAAACAACAAAAATGGGAACGATGAAAAGATTAACATCGTTCGAAGTATCGATGATATCGCAAGGATATCAGGTCGAGGTACGCGTTCTGCTGCTAACCGTGATTTGACCTATGGGTTAAATTTAAGTGGACAGAGCCAACAACTTGTCATCCCAAATCGACAAACGACAGGAATGGTGTTCTTTACTCGGCCTTTACTTAATTTAACATATGGTAATCTCAGTAAGAATAGACGATTCTTTCCGTGGCGGGATTGTGCACCAAATAGTACACTTGGAATATCAAGAGCTTATCTTGATCCATGGAGTAACTACAGTCGATTTGCAGTAAAAAATGCAAACGGCACTTACATGGAAAAAGACTTGCATACGTTCGCTTCTCCACTTGTAGATAGTAATAGTGCATTCATTAATATCTTAACCAATAACTTAATGAGTTTAAGTGGTTGGCCCGATATGCGTGGTGATGCATTTATTTCTGATCGTGGGATACGTAACGAACAATGGTTCATGTATGATGGGATCGCAGAGATCAATGAAGTCTTTGATATCGATGCGACATTTAGAAATACAGAAGGGGATACGACACTTCTCATCTTCTTATTATGGCAGATGTACATGAGTGAACTTCGTAATTCAATTGATCCTTATCCGGAGTTTATTGCATGGCGAAGATTGGATTATAATACACGTATCTATGATTTCGTATTAGATTCAAATCGTCAGTACATCGTACACTGGGCAGCAACAGGTGCGAGTGCACCAATGAATACCCCATTTGGTAAGATCTTTGATTATGATTACTCTTCTACAGTCAATCCTGGTATCGATCAATTAAACATCAGTTTTAAATCGGCTTATGCGGATTATAATGACATCATTACTTTATATGAATTTAACCGTGTCGTGGGTAAATTTAATCCGTCACTTCGTCTTTATAATGAGTATGGTGTTAGTAACGGTAATTTCAAGAATATTACCGATGATTTAATTGATAATATTCCTTTTGCTAATAAAGGAAATAATAATACTGCTAATGCACCTTACGTGAAGTTATTACCAAACGAAAAGCTGAAAGCAAATTATCGTGCTTATCCTTTAATTAATCTCTATACAAAAGAAATGGAGTGGTGGGTAAGACGTGAAGATTTCATTAAATACGTTACGGATATCAACTTCAAAAACGAAGATCTCAATAATCCATCCGAGCAATTGACTCGTGATGTACGTGATTATTATGGTGACACCCGTAAGAGATAGGAAACAAATAACAAATGAGTACAAATTACGAAAAGTTAGAAGATAACATTTCTGATGCGTATCTTCTCAATCGCCAAAAATGGGCGGTAACTTTAGAAAACGCAAAACGTAATCCTGCTTTAATGATCAAAGCAGGGCTTGATTATCTTTCTGATGAAACAGAAGGACGGTTGGATTTCGTGGATGCATCTAACCCAGCGACTTTATTAATGGAGTTTAGCTCAACACTTGCAGCGAATAACTTCCGTTACTTTAAAGCTGCAGACAAAAAACATTATCCTATACTAGCTACTCGTATGGAAGATTTATATCCGCATATGAGTTTGACTTTATATGAAGGGATGTATACAGTTCCAACTCGCGCTAAATTTGTTTTAGGTTATCGTGTCGTAGATATCCTAAAATTAGCAGAGAAAAGTGATATCGACGGTATCCGTAAAATCATGATCCCACGTGGTACATTACTGCAGGTTGATGGGACTGACTTTACGACATTGCACCCGATTGAAATTCGTGTGAATGATTTCGATGCGATTCAAGTGGTATATAATACAGATCGCTTAGATCATCTTGAAACGATCAACTCTAACATCTTAAACTACTGGTACCGTAAAGATACTGCAATCAATCCTGAGGATACCCATGAAGAATGGTTGATGATTGAAGTACCAGTCTTACAGGTGACGTTAACTTATCATAAGTTTGGTCTAACTCACTTAGCTGAACCATTTAATCAGATTATTCCATTTGCGCATAAATTCGTTAAAGCACGTGTTTATCTGGTTAAAGAAGATGGGAGTGAAACTGAGCTCAAAACCACGATGAGTAATCTGGTTTATGATCCAACTACACCGACAGCCGTATTATCGGTTTTAGATGATAATAACTTAAGAGTTCACTTACCACTTATCTATTATACCTCTGAGCAAATTAAACAGGCTCAAGTTAAAGTAGAGCTCTATACCTCATTAGGTGAAGTTCGTATTAATACGGAACATCTAAGTCAACAAAATGGGGTTGGGGTGGATTACAACAGTGATGACTATACAGCGAGAGAAAGTTTCTACGTCGCACCACTTGAGCACATGGATACGGTTTGCTATGCAATTAGCGATACAGCAGGTGGTCGTGATGCGGTCGATTTCGCTACCATGAAACGTTGGGTGATTAATGCAGGTCGTTATGAAGGTGAAACCATCACTCATGCTAACTTACGTGTTAATGGTGAGATCTTAGGTTATAATATCGTAACGGATGTTGACCACTTAACTAACCGTATTTTCCAAGCAACACGTGAGATCGAACCAAGTCCAGATGGTGATTTTAAACGTGGGGTGGGTTGTTCAATCGAATCAGTTCCATTTAAGATGATCGACCTTGAAAAACACGACTTCGTTAATAGCCATGGCGATCGCTTAACATTATTACCTGATGCTTTATTTAAAACTGTCGGTGGGGTGACTACTTTACTTTATAACAGTGAGATCCCAACACTAAGCAGTGAAGGGACAATCGATAGTTATATCCAGCGTATCAATACGTTAGAGTATATCAAAACGCCATTCCATTACTGTTTTGATGCGAGTCGTACTTCATTTGAGGTAAGACCTTATTACATGATGGACCCAACTTATATTAGTCAGTCATTTATTCAAAGTAATAACAAAACTGATCTGTTAATGGCGGTAGATAAGATCACTGTGCATTACCGTGAACACGGTTATACGATTCGTATTGTGACTCGCAGTAATAAAGAGTTAAAACAACTCGATCCAGAAAACTTGTTCATGCAGTTAGCCTATATCCCACCAGAGCAAATTGATTATGCTTATTTAAATGGGGAATGGGTGGGTAACGAAGATAAGAACCCAGTATTTGAGTTCCATGTCAAAACCACATTCGACTTCAACAGTAATCATCAATTGATGTTAAATAACTTTAATATCTTAACTCGTGAGAAACGGGTATTGCCTTGTCAATTAAAACAAGATTTCCGTGTTATCATGGGTGCGTATGATTATCCGAAAGGTGTGGATGATGATATCGAAATCAATCATCGTGCTGGTACCTTCTTACTAGAACGTGATCGTACTTATACGGTTATAGCTGAAAATGAGATCGGCATTCGCTTTGGGGATAACTTAAAGAACTTATGGCATAATACCCGTACGACTTTAAGTACTATCGAATTCGAAGAATACGAAGAAGATATCCCGTTAACTTACAATGCGGATGTGCCTGTTATTGATCCAGCTACGGGCTTACCGAAGTATACGATGCAAAATGGTAGGATGGTCTTTGAACTTGCGCATCAACGTGGTGATATCATCTATAACTCAGAAGGTCAACCTTTATTGAAACACCGTGCAGGTGATGTTAAGCTTGATGAGAAGGGTGAACCTGTTCAGAAATCACCAAAACAAACGTTGCGTATCGTGGATATTTTCTTCTATGATGGGATCTATCACTTTAGTAACCATGAAGACGATTTAGCTTATATCAAAACGATTCCTCGTTTGATTGTAAACTGGTTAGAAACTGATATCGATCGAATGAAACGTAACTTACTTGAACACAGTGAACTTTACTTCATGCCTAAACGGACGATGGGTTATATTAACATCATCGCTGAGAATGGCATTGAACGTTCAATCTTCAACCGTCTACCATTTAAAGTTAAATATTATTTAGCCGATAAAGTATGGCGTAATGAAACCTTAAAAGAGTCTATCCGTAAGATGACTTATGAAGTGATCAATGAAATGCTCACTAACCGTACGGTAAGTAAAGACATCATTGAGAATGCATTGCGTGTACGCGGTGGGGTAGAAAATATCCTTGGTGTAAACATCATGGATATGGGTCTAGGTGGAGATGTGAATACCTTCACTATGGTTGATGAGGGTTCTCAATGTAGTGTGAGACGTAAGATCTCGTTAACGGAAGATAACCATTTACGTGTTCGTGAAGATATCGAAATTATCTTTGTTAACCACGATAAACGAATTGGTAAATAATCTTCATTTCTTAAAAGGAATAAACTAAACATGATTAGTAAATATAACTACATCAAAGTTGCGATGGAATGTGCTTCTGATACGATCAATGCAGCACAAGCTGCAGTGATGGATGCACAAGGTTCACGTATTAAAGGTGAACTGATTGCATCTCATGCTTTCGTGGGTCAGTTACTTGACTCAGTACGTCAGCATGAAGGCATGAATGAACCTGAAACTGAGATGTTACTTCAAGCAGTACAACCTGTTATTGATAAACACCAATTAGAGATCGAAGCACCTGCTATCGAATCTTTAGTGGGTACCAATAACGCGTTGACATTCTGCCGTCATGTAGAAACTGCTTTGATGGAAAAGATCAAGTCTTTTAAATAAAAAAAAAAGATTTGGATAAAGATGGAGGACTCGATCGAGTCCTCCTTTTTATGTTGTTAATAATGACGCTCTACTACAGTAGAAACCCAATCATCACTTCCTGGGTTACGACGATACATGATAGTTTCATGGCTACGCCAGTCACAGTCATCATCAATAACCACTAGACAACTCTCATCGAGCATATCTAACAACTCAGTTTTTGTATGAGTTGCTTCGATGATTCCATCCTCAATGCGATTACAGCCATCTGTTGCTAAGCCGTCTAGACAACTTACTCGGCTATGGTTACCAATACGCATATAGCAACGACGGTTACCCGCACTACTATCATGAGTAGCTGGCTCGAATGTAGCCACTATCTGGGCCAAGTGTGCTGTAGTAGTTTTTTGATGATACGCATTGTCACCATTCTCGAAGTCACTATCTTTGACTTCTTTGAATTCTTTTTCTACGTATTTTACTAATTCCTCGGATGTTAAATTTAAGATGCTCATATGAATCTCCTATTAGATTCTAATTATGATAGTTAATGTAATGTGGAGGTGTGACAGCACCTCCACAGTCTTGTCTATTTCTCGTACAATTGACGATAGACATTATCTACCAGTTTATAATGCCAGTGACAAAGCTGGTAGTCATATCTGGTGAAATCACCACGCTCACGTGCGATAATATACTTAACACTGTCTTTAAGCCAGTGGTAGTAAAAATCGGTTGGTTTTAGTGATTCAACAAAAATCGCAAGTACTGCGGATCTGTGACGTAAAATCATGGTTTACTCCTTGATTATATAGTTATTAAAACAAGAGGGATTGTTCACGCAATCCCTCGCTCTGTGTCACATCAATCACGATATTGCAATTTCAATTTCTTTTTTCCTTTTGAGATAAGTTGAATTACTTCTATCATCTCAATTAGATTATATATACTTATAAAATCGATAGAAAGGGTTTTCTATCTTTCGGACAAAAATAAGGAACCACCCTAGAGTGATTCCATCTCTTTATTTATCGTTATAACGCATTCTAACTAGCATTGCGTCCCATCTTTCATCAGTTACATTCTTACGTGTAAATACTCTCATCTCGATTCCAGTCCAATCTGTATTATCATAGAAACAAACAAAAGTATCATTTGCAATCAAATCAGCAAGCTCATCGTTACTGTGCGTCGGTTTGATATCAGTTGGTACGATGTCTAAGCTACCTGCAGAAATCCCTTCTCTGGCGTTTACACGCGCATTTCCGACACGTAACCAACGTGATCTTGATCCCATCACAAAATCACCCTGGTATGGCATATAGTTCAGTGCGAGATTAACAAGGCATAGTGTACTCATATCCGTGCGAATAGCACGGTTATAATCATCTTGTTTATCTTTTACTAGTTCAAAGATCTCATCTGCTCTTTTAATCAATTCTTCTTGGGTATAATCTCTCATTTATCTCGTTCTCCTTAAATAACAACAAAAGTAAGAGGCTATCATAGGATAGCCTCTCGATTATGTCACATCAGACTAGACAAGGAAGTTACCTTGTACTTTTGCTGATTTCATTGATTGGAATTTACGATCGTAGTATTGAACAAGACGAGCATATGCTACGGTGTCTTGTAAAATATCTTTGATCTCAAATAAACTCCAACGTTGGTTAGTTTCAGGATCACCCATAGAGGCAAACACGTTGAATACTTCTAACAATGCTTCACGATCATCTTTAGTTAAATCTGCATCGGTTGCATATTGTAAGAAGCGAGCACGGTTGTCCATTGAGAATAGACTATCTTTATAAGTATAGAAGAAGTCTACTGCAGCATCCATCGCATCCATGTATACATCAACATCAGGATATTTTAAGATATCCATCAAGTCGCCGTATAAACGGATTTGCCATGATAAACCAATCGCTGGTGGTGTACGGTTAACCGGTTGCATCACGTTAGCATATTGACGGAAGTTGTATACTTTCAAGTTGGTGAAAGTAAAGTCACGACCTGAGTCAGCATGCGGATCATTTGGATCAGCGTGAGTATTACCAGTATTAGCACCAGTGTTATCTTCCGCTTTAGGCTCAGGAATCACATCTAAGTAAACTGAAGCTGAACGTACAGGTTGACGAACACCATCGGATACTTCAACGTAATAATGACCTGCATCAGATGCTTTAAGATCAGCGATTGATAATACAGATAACTGTTGAGCTGGAAGTAATGCTGGTTGACCACCATTTGGTGTACGGAACCATTGATATACAGTATTCTCACCAAGGTTAGTTACAGTTGCCACTAATTGGAAGCTACCGCCGAATGGACGTTGTACGTTACCAGATAGGTCTAGTGTTACAGCCATTGGTTGTAGTACTTCTTTATCCGTTACAGTCACTTGGGTAATAAGTTTCTCAACTTTCTTATCAAAGCGAGTTGCAACTAAATAATAGTTACCTGCATCAGTTAACGCTAATGGAGAAATATACAAGCTTGAAGTTGTATTACCTAACACTGGTACACGAACACCTGACACTTCACGTTCCCATTTTAAGGTTAGGTTGCTGTCATTTGGTGTTACAACTGCAGTCACATTTAACTCACCGTCCACTTTAAGATCTTTAATACGATCTTCTTGTGAACTTTCAATAGTGATATCTTTATAACGTAAGTTAGAGATCACCGCTGTTTTAGAAGTTAATTGTGAACCATTTACAATCGCAGATAAGTAGAACTGTTTACCGTGTTCTGGAGAGATCACGATGTTCAAGGTATCTGTATTTTGACCATCGATTGCAACAGCGATACCTTCTTTAATTTGGTACCATTGGCAAGAAGTTAAGGTCGCACCGGATTGAGTTACTGCATGAATCTCAAGAGTTTCACCTTCAGTGATATCACCGATGTTGGTTTGAGATAACTCAATGCTGAATGTACCTTCAGTATCATTACCTGGGGTTGGTGCAGCTGGTGTAACTGGTGCTGGAGATACTGGATCTACAGGAGCAGGTTGGTTTTCACCCGTACCTGGTGTAGGTACGACTGGAGCCGGCTGTGTTTCATGGCTTTCAGGTGGAGTCACTGTCGTGTCACCATTATTACCAGGAACAACTGGAGCTGGCTGTTCAGTATGAGCATCATTGTTAACTGGTGCTTCTGGTTGTGGGTTAGCTGGTGTTGGATCTGCTGGAGTTACCACAGTTGTCTCTCCGGTAGACGGAACAACAGGTTGTCCTTCATTTCCAGATGGAGGTGTTACAGTAGTATCACCATTAGTATTACCTGGCACAACCGGAGCAGGGTCAGCAGTGTGAGCGTTGTCCTCACTTCCGGTACCTGCGTGGTCAGTGTTTTCACTTGAGTCATGGTGACCGGTGTCTTCGTGACCTGGTGTAGGGCTGACTGTATCTGCATTTTCACCAGTGTGAGTTGCATCTTCGCCAGTTGGTTTATGTTCGGTATTACCTTCTTGGTCACCTGCATGGTTATCCCCATTAGGTTGTGGACTTACTGGCTGATCAGTGTGAGTATCATCACTATGAGGTGGCTGTGCCTCATGGCTACCATCTTGCTCATTTGTTACTGGACCAGCAGGCTGTTCAGTGTGAGTTTCTTCAGCAGCTGGTTTTTCTTCTGGTAAAGAATTTAAACCACGTGGAGAATCAACTGGTTCATCCATTGCTGGTAATGCAGATTCAATACCTAAAGCAGGAATCTCGATAGTATCGATTTTACCATAGTTACTGAAATCATTTGCAATCATATCTGCAACTTTAGTTGCCGCTTCTTCACTATATGCCGTATCAGCTTTTACAGCAATAGAACGCATGAATGGATTGATACGGTTAACGATTTCTTCACCACTTAAATCCGGTGCGCGCTCTGACCATAGAGCCATCACCACACCCGCTACATTTTTAGCGTTCTCAACAACGTGGTCGCGGCTGTTATCACTGAACTGATTAAATGACCAGTTTTTAAGCGCATCACGTGCTGCGTAGTTGGCATCACCGCGGTATTTGTCTTTATCGCCAGTTGGAGCGTTATAGCAGAAATAGCGGTTCGCATTGTATACAGGTTTACCTGTTGCCATAATTTCAGCTAAGGTTGCACGGTTTGCTTTGTGCTCCCAGAAGAAGAAACCATCTACTAACTCAGCGATTTCATTTACGTTGTCTGCAACTACTGCATCATTCCAAACGAAGATTTTACCTTGTTGGCCGAATGATTCAATTGAACGTAAAATATCACGAACTGCTTTATAGAATTGGATCAATGCGATTTTATCGTAAGCACCGCCTTCAATTTCATCGCCACCCATGTGGAATACAGTTACACCTGTACCTAACAATTCAGTTAAGATTGGTGCTAATGCGTCAGCCGCTTCTTTAGTTTGTTTTAAGTGGCTACGTCCACCTACTACAGATGGGTTCGTACCATTGAAGTAGCGAAGTAACGCGGCAGCGTGAGATGGCATACCGACTTTAAGACCCACTGAGAATTTAGCGTCTTGGTATGCATCAACGATACCTTTCACTTCTTCTTTAGTGAGGTATGCACCTACTTTATCGTTGTAATCACCTAGTGCAGTTAATTTAACCGCAAAAGTTTCATTATCACCAACGTGTAAGATTGCACCACGGTAACCAGCACGTTTCGCATTTTCTACGAAGCGTTTGATTGCTGCTACTGTATATTTTTTACGTGCAAGGTCGATCATCGCATAGTTTTCAGCATGATCGAATACTGGCAATGCTTTTGGTTGCGCTGGTGCTGGAGATGGAGTTACAGCAGTATCACCAACTGGAGCCGCTGGCACAGGTTGTTCAGTGTGTTCACCTGCAGTTGGCTGACCACCTTCATGAGTTTCAGCAGCTGGTTCACCAGTGTGGGTTTCACTACCGTGATTTTCTCCGGTGTGAGTTTCAGTTGCATGAGTATCTTCTACATGATCAGCACTGTGATCTTCAGATGCTACTGGTGAGGCTTGAGTGAAATCAGATGCTTCTACTGTTACTGCATCAGAAGTGATACTGCGACGTGCTTTACCACGACGGATATCTGCTTGTGCTTTAACTGTATAACTACCTTCTTTACCCGCTTCTAATACGAGTTCAGCTTTATCTTTGCTTAGCTCAACTTCTGCATCATCTTTATACCAAGTGAATGTTTTATCTTCAAAGCGTGATTCTACAGTAGCACGTAATACTACAGTAGTACCAGAAACAGTTTTAGCAATCGTTGCTTTTAATGCTGGTGTTTCACCTGGTTCTACTACAGTGATTGTCACTGGGTCAGATTCTGCTGTCGCATTATCATCACCTTCTACAGATGAAGTTAATTTCACCTTGTAGGTTTCAGTAGGACTAATCTCCGCAGTACCGTCTACGACTAATACATCTGGGATAGTATCACCAGTGTCGTCAGAGAAGGCAGATGAAATCACTTTACCTGTACTATCCACTAACTGAAGTGATAGGTTAGTAAAGTCAGTAACTGGTTGTTCATCTTTAGTTACTGTTACACCAATGTAACCTTTATCATCTTTTGGTAATGATAAGGCCAAACTGTCTAGTGTGAGTTTGTAATTTGGCATTTATTTTTCCTTCGAAGTTTAATTTGTTTTTGTTTAACGTAACGTTTTCATGGTAAACACCCATTAACATATTAAGCGATAATAGGGTCTACCACATAAGCTTTTTGTCGAGAAACTCTAGGAAATTGCTTCTTCCAAGATGAGTTTTTTCGTATCCCCTGAGGTACCGTGCATCGATTTCATGAAACGTGTATTCATCACAGAACCCACCATCGCACCATAGGATGCCAATGATTGTTCATAGCCACGCATCTTCTCACCAAAGCACTTACTACAATAACCACGACCCCCTTCACCTGCTAAGCAGAATGCTGGAGAACGGCAGATAACCGTTTTACCGACGTAGTTATTGATATTATCTTCAGTCAATAATACGAGTTTGCTTCCTTCGATAATATACGTCCCAATGAAAGCAGAAGCTTTAATATTTGGACTGATATATTTTGGGATACCTAACTTAGTACCGCAATCTTCTTTAATGATCTCAGAGGCACCATAGATACGATAAATGAATTTAACGGACTCCCCACCTAATGCTGTTGCTGCACCACGGTTAAATGAACCTTCACGGGCACCGTCGATCATTGCTGGAATATCCGCTTGGTTAAGCTCACCATTTAATGCACCTTTAATAAGGACTGCAGGTTTCGTATCATCCATGCGTTTTTGAAGACCCTGCATGATGTGCAATTTCTTACGAGACACGTTAAAAGATTTACCTTTGATATAGAACCCCTTATTTGGGTCTTGGTTGATAAAGTCTTTATCATGTTGGATAAGTTCTTTCTCGATCTTAATGATGGTTGCTGGATCATCAAGATGATCTTTATATTTCTCAAATAGCTGGGCTTTAAGTTCTTCTGTACCTGGTGCTTGCTGTACAGTAAACTCCGTTGCAGAAGGACTATTGATAATCGTAAAGCCAGATAGAGAAGCCATCGCATTTAACATCTTCTTAAACTGATGGACGTAGATCTTATCCTTTTCTTCTTGTTCAGGTGGAACATCATCGACCACGTGAGAAGAAAGTTTCTGCGCAATCTTACCAACGGAAATGTTTGGTCCTTTCTCAAATGGATGTTTTGCACCGATTGTATCCATGAAACAATACCAGTTTACAAATACCGTACCTGGTGTGGTTTCAATGAAAGGTTCAGTAACACTATCGATATCATCGGGTGTCACTTTAATGGTTTCGTCGACGTAAAGCAGTGGTTCAGTACGTCCTTCAACCGGAATTGGTTTACCATTAAATAAGATAAGGGTTAATTCCTTTTCGGTTGGATCAGTATCTGACTCATCCATCTCAAGGTTGAAATCTGAGGTCATGAATCCTACGTAACCATTGGCGTCATAGAGGCGACCTTTATAGTGCTTCCCTTCACCTGGTTTTGGTAATGTAGTCACCATGAAAACAGATAACACCCATTCTCGATACGGATAGGCATGTCTGACTGCTTCCAAGAAATAATCAACATTATTCATCTTTATTCATTACCCTTGTTGTTCAAGTTGTTTTAAGATCGTCATGCAAGATTGGACGAAGTTACGAAGTTTATCCTGATCATCAATGATATCATAATCAGGTACCCCGCTATAATCGATCCCAGCTTCGCTATGCATCGATTTCACTGCAGAGAATAGATATGCATAGGTACAAGCATAAAACAGCACTGTGCGTTGATTTAAGCCATTAATCAGCTCATATAACGCTTCGTTAAGATAATCTTCGTATTCATCACTATCCGTGATGTTAGTAAAGAAATCACGAAGTACTTGTTTTAAGGATTTACGATTGACACCTTGTGGTAATTGGATACCATAAGCCTTAAGGGTTTTCTCGTATCCTTGGATGAATTTCAGTTTTGCTTGGTTTTCTTCACGAAGATCTTCTTCATCTAATTCCTGTTGTTTTAATACCACTTCTTTGATATTCGCACGGATCGTATCCATGAATGTCGCGAAGACTTCTTTTAATAAAGGAAGGACTTCTTCAACTTGGATATTTGGATAAAGAAGATGAACAAATTCACCAAAGAGCTCATTGTTACTATTGCCTAGTTCTAAGAACTGGTTGATTGCCATTGGATCTTCATACGTATCAATCGTCATTGCCGTACGGAAGATGGCAAGTAAGATATCAAACTTACTACTATCGATAGGGGTCTCAATTAAGATCCCGTATTCTTGGATTGCAGTGATGCAGTTATCAATCAAGTAAGCTTGAGCTTGTGATACCATATCTACAGTATCAAGTTGGTCTACTTGTGAAAGTAGGTTATCATTGAAGAGGTTCATGCCCTCATCAGTATTGTAGTGGTTAACTAACAAGAGTTCTGCTTCTTCAAATAAAGCTTGAGCTTCTGGAAGCATCACCGTTGATAACCACTGGCTAAATAAAGGATGCTTATAGGGATGTAGCATAGTTAATTCCTTTCTATTTATTTGGATAGTTACAAATATGGACGAAAATATGTTTTAAATGAAAAACACCTTATTCACAAAGCGTGTATGAACAATGTAGCAATATGTTGCTATTAGACGCTTTATTATCCCTAAACAATACTTATATAGGAGTATTACTTATATGGCTCGAAATAAAAAAGCCCGTAAAGCGAAAGCTCGTCCATTATCAAACCACGCTAAAGAAGCGGTGAGTTTGATTAATACATTAAAAGAGACGTTAGATAATTTAACGAAACAGCAATTAAATCTTGCTTCCTCTGACCAACTCCAACGTTGGGTAGGGTTATTTGCTGGTGCTTATCTTTTAGATGAAAACAGTGAAGTGAGAAAACGTATCTTAGGTGAGAACCCGGTTAAAATCAATTTTAGCCAAGAAGACTTTGAAGATGCACATCTTAATCTTTATGCGTTCCGTTTCTCTCGTATGGAAACTGTAACCAAACTCAATGAGTTCTACCGTACTATCCCACATGAGCTAAAAGCATTAATGGATACGATTGTTAATGTAGTTAAAGCCTATCGTCGCAAAGAAAATACTGCGGATACCTTAAATGAGCATACCTTGTTTGAATGGGGTGCAACATTAACTGAAATCTTTGGTAAATGCGATCCGATTGTCGATGCATCGGTTGAGATGGGTCTTAAAGTTCAAGACTTCTTCGATGATCTTAAAGATATCTACGGTGAAGAGTGGTATCAGTTTGCTAATGAACAAACTAAAGCGATTGCTGCTGATGAAGAAAAACGTAAGATCGATTATCTCAACGAACTCGAACAAGCGTGGATCAATGAAGTGCTTCCTTACTGGCGTGAACATGAGAAAGAATTCAATGATCGTCTCATTAAGATGGCAGAAGAGTACGAAGCAGAGAAAGCTAAACTTGCTGAACAAGTTGAACAAGAGCGTGCAGAAAAACTTGCTGCTGCAAATGAAGGATCTGATGAAAATGTAATCGATGTGGATGGACCTGTTACTGAAGCTGAAGTAACGGAAGTTCACCCTGATGATGCGGAGTAATAATAATGGCAGATTTATATGATGAAAATAATGAAGATGTAGCAGTTGCTCCTCCAACAGAGGAAAAACCTACACCTAAGAAACGTGCTACTCGTAAGAAGGTACAAGCAGTCGATCCAGTAGAAGATACTGAAACTACTGAAGAAGTAGCGGTAGAAAAACCTGCTACTAAAGAAGTCGTAGAGCCAGGTGTGACTGAAGAACCAACTGATGAAGAAATGACTGCAAATGAAGCAGCCGAAGAAATCCTCGCTCAGTCTGGTTTTAATATCGAAGTCCCTGATGTCGGTCATGATCTTGAAAGCGATGACATTCCTGACTTTGATTATGGTTATAAAAATACCATGACTGAAGAGAACTTGGATGTCGATCTGAAAAAACTCTTTACAGGTGATCGCATTAAAAGTACCAATCCAACCATCTTCTTAAATAATGGTGGGATGCGTAGTATCGGTGAGAAAGTATTAGCTCAACCAAATCCTTTAATCTTTGGTGAAGTACCACCTAAGAACATGAAAGAATTGGATTGGATTAATAACTACCAATACGCCACAATTACCTCTATGGTTCGCTATGATCAGTATCGTTATTTAAACAATGATAATACAGCGAAATGGCGCAATGGATTAACTTTACCAAATGGTAAACCTCGTGGTATTCGTAGTCCATCTCCAACGTTAGACAGAGCGAAGACAAGTCAATCTGCAGCCACTAACTTATTTAAGTCTGTATTAAACATTGGTAAAGATATTGATCTATTCTTATACCACAGTGGTTTTAGTGTGAAACTTCATGCGCCAAGTTTATCTCAGTTCATGATGGTTGACCGTAAGATCAGTCAGGATAACGTAGAGCTTGGTCGTAAGACTCATGGATTAATTGCATCAGCTGATACCACTTATGCTCAACGTGCAATTATGGATCTTTTCTATGATTGTTTATTTGAGACATCAATTGGTGTGATGGATCGTAATGAGTTACAGCATGCTATTAGCGTATTGGATATTCCAGTAATTGCTTGGGTGTTAGCTTGTGCGAAATATCCTACTGGTTTTAACCTTGCGATGAGCTGTTTAGCTAATCCAAATACCTGTCAGCATAGCTGGTATAGTATCATTGATCCACGTCAAATGTATTTGGTTGATGAGAACAAGTTAACTGAGCGCCAATGTCAAATTGCTTCTATCATGCGTAAGCAAACGCCCGAGGAATATGAAGACTACTGGAGTGAGTTCCATTATGATGGCGCTGAATTCATTAAGTTCCCAGTAAAAGACGAAGGTCGTGAAGTCATGATCGAACTCGCTAATGCACCAGTTGATTATGCATTCCAGTCTGCAGATAAATGGATCAAAGCGATTATTACTCAAGTAGAAACCGCATTTGGTTTACCATTAGTGGGTAAAGAACGTGCTACGTATATCCTTGAGCAAGCAAAAGCAACAACTTGTTTGAAATATGCGCACTTTGTTAACCGCATCATCGTTAAAGATCTTGATACTGAAGAAAGTGTTGAGATCACCGATGAAAAAGAAATCTTTGGTGCTTTAGTGGATATTAGTAATGATGAGTTACTCACTAATGTATTTATGAACGGAGTGAATAAATTTATCAACCGTGCAACGAATACGATTATCGCTATTCCTAACGTACCATGTCCTGAGTGCGGTGGTTATCATGAAACTGATAAGGTGGAAGAAGTAGGTCGACATGTTGTACCTATCGATCCAGTATCGGTTTTTACGATCCTCTGCCAGCAACAGACAGCGCGTTATCAAAGCGAAGCAGAGGCGATCCTGCAGTCTATGACTCCGGCTTCTTCGAACAATACCTCGAACGAATCGAACGAGAAGGAAGAGTCTTAGTTGATCCTCCGGTTGATAATTTAGTGAAGATGTTAAGTTATCGACCTACTTTGGATAATCCTAACTATAATGAAATGGAAACGGTGTTATCATTAGATAATATTCCCAAGGAAGATTTAGATGACCCGTTTTTCATGCACTATCTATTAAACGAAGCTTATGATTTATCTTACGGGATATACGATGGATACCTTGATCCTTATCTGAGAGATCAGTTTGGGAAGATTGGCGTTCACCCTAAAGAGGAGATAACAAGCGGTAGTTTGATGGATAGATGGCTTAAGCACTTTACTCAATATGGCATGGCTGAATTATTTGGCATGTCATTTCAGGAGTTTATTAGTGCAGATGTACTGACCTGTGTAAACATGTTAGAGACGGCAAAAGAAGCCATGCGAATTAAGAAGAAACTCTATCAAGAGTTGGAGAGTCCAAAAGGATCAAAAAAAGATAGCGGTAAAAAAGAGGGGTAGCAAATGCTACCCCTTACTTTTGTCCGTTAGTTAAAGTTCTAAGAACTTACAATAGTTATCGACATTAGCCACGATATATTCGATATCACGCATATCGATGCGACTATTCTGGCGAAGGATATCAGTAAGATTGTTACCTCTCGCTGTTACCATGATGCCGCTGTAGTCTGAGAACGATGCATTATAACGATAGTCGTTTTCCTTATATGGTTTTACTCGGATTACTAATGGCGTATAAGCATCTTCAGAAGCCAATCTTGCTTGTAGTTCAGATTGAACTTTGATACGAGCACATTGGGTGGGTTCAAACCAGCTCATCTCAAATCGGTATGATTTAAGACTACCCATGTCATCACGTAGATAGTTAAGTAAATTATCGCAGAACTGCTGCACTGGTTCAGATAAACCCATGCGAGCAATTCCATATTCATGTGACTCACCAGATCGACAATTCGTAAACTTATTTACTGAAATGTTTTCTCTATTTGTGATATCATAACGATAATCTATTTTAGTCTTGTTATCTCTGAACTCAACTACAGCATCATCGATACGGTTAACCAAGAACCGATCATCGATATTAGTGAATAGGTGTCTTACAGCCATACTAAACCTCCATTAATAATCGATATATTCTTGATAAGCACGAAGTTGTTTTACAATGAGCTTAATCTGATTTGCATCAAGTAAAGCATTATTGTTTAATACTTCCATGACATTATAACCACCTGAACTGATCTTATCATGGTATCCGTAGCCATAGGTTAATTCATAATAACATTCACCACCTGGATCTCTTGAGGCGAGGATCGTAAACGGATAGTAATCCGGACCACCACATAAACCCTTCTGAAGCTCAGATTGAACCACCATGCTAAATGACTTGGATTTACGCATGTGTTTGAACTCAATACAAAGTGATGTCATATCGCCTGTATTACCGATTGTCTTCATGTGATTTTCAAAAGCCTCGATAAAATCACAGACATGCTCTTCAAGTTTATCACGACGTCTCGATTTAGTGATGGTTTCACCACGTAAGCCATCAATCACTACACCGTGCTCATGACGATTATCATCATAAGAACGATAGGTGTACTCACGTTCAGTGAGATAATCGTAGAACGTCATTCCGCTCCCGCCAGCAGATTGGATCAAGAATGTTCCATCAATAACGGAGAATGGGCTGTTCTCCGAGTTGATTTGTTTATATGACATATGCACCTCCTATTTAGTGCTTAATAAATTCTTCAAGTTGTTCAGCCTGAAGACGTGGCAGGGTAATACTAATGGTCACATCACCATCGGCTGTTTTCTCAAACTTGTAATGGCTTGCCATATCGAAGAAGGATTTAGACTCAGCTGATTCATCTTTAGGTAACTCGATTGTACTACCGTTACTATCGGACTTGATGTCAGCCGTCGTATCAAATAACTTCATCACATCAACAGGTGCAATAAACTCGATAGCTGTTTTTGATCCGTTGGATTTATTTGTGACAAGTTTACCTTTTAGATTACGGCTACTATCAGAAGTATCTGGTATTACAGTGTTAAGGATCTGAGCTAAGATACCCTTGTTACGTGGAATACTCTCAATATAAGTATCTCCAATCTGTTCACAGGCTTTCGCGATACTCATCTCTGCTAGATTGCTGTATTTCTTGCTGAGTGCAGCATTACCGCCATGATCATAGATATCTTTAACAGCTTCAAGGTAGCGAGCAAGACCTCCAGCATCATGACTATAAGCTCCCTGGATTGACATCATGCCATCTTCGATACTTGTCATGTGGCGGAATGAACCTTCAGCATCACATGGGCCAAAATAACCAAGATCAAAGTTACAACGATAAATCGGTAATGCGTTATCACTATCTTTGTCAAGATAGATAACATGATAGATAGCCGCAACAGCGTTCGCTAAGATCAATCCATTGTGAACAGGTTTAATGATCAATGGAATAGTCATGCCAGCTTGTTTTCGATATTGCTCTGCAAGATAAATAGCTGTAAATAAATTACGGTAACGTTCATCAATTGCGTTACTGATCGCTAAACCGTTTTCAGTAGTACTACCCTTATCAAAATCTGGGTGATCCGTACTGATCTGTTTACTATAAACCGCACCCGCATCTTCCACACCAGATTCGCAAACTTCTACTGCGATATGCTTAACATTGTGGTTAAATGTTACCAACATTTGTTCACTAGTTGATTCATTCGTTAACTGATAACTTCCGTGATCAACATCATAGCCATAATCATTGATCTTCACTGTCCAATCACCAAAGATATCTTCGATATATGGGAACGGAGCTTTCTCAGATTCTAGATTCATTTCTTCATCCTCATTTTTTAGTTCCTGTACACTATAACGTGCATCAAAGACTTCTGGTGTCATTTCACAGAAATCATGATAAGCATTCATAATGAGTTTATAGAATGCTTGGTTATTTGTGATGATTCCTTCTAACTCGCTGATATCATCGAATAATCGAGAATCGATAACATCGCCATATGAATTCAATACTTTAAACACTTTAAATTGTTTATCAATACTAAATGAAACGAAGTCCTTTACTGAATCATCTTCCATTAGAACAGTGGCACGTGTGCCATTCGTATTAACAAGAAGACGGTTTGCGATAGCAAGAATATCACTATTTTCATAATCTGCATGGATAGCAAGTGGAAGATAGTTGTTTGTTGGGTCTTTTGTCTCACCCGTTAACATCCAGCTATATAAGCCCAAAGTGATACGAGCAATCGTCATAGGAATAGTCCCTTGACGTTTGATCTCACGATAAAGCATCTCTGCCGCTTCAGATTGACTTGTATCTTCGGTGATTAACTGAGAGATATCGAACGTACTTTTGATATCCCAGTTACCATCACGAATAATGTGAGCCTTCACGTCATTTGAATCCACGTTCGAGTATATTTCGATGCTGTAGCGAGTATTTTCTTTACTATTGACTACCGTCACTCTACTGTAATGGTGACCAACGTCTACATGTCCATCCTTATCAGTAATAATTCGGTAGCCACCGAGTACATCTTCTAGTAGGTGTTTAGTTTGAATGTTTAATTTACATTCTTCAGTGAAATGTGTCATGTTATTTCTCCTATAGAAATATTAATGATGAGAGGGTAGATCTATACCCTCGATCATATTTACCATCCTTCTACTTCAATTGTACATTTATCAATACACGTTACTGCGTAGCCCTTGTCTTTCAACGCCCGTTGGATTCTTTCATCGGTGACACTAGTCGAAACCTGATATTTATCCGATCCAATCGTACGCATCATGTCATTCAAATCTCGATTACTTATTTGAACGCTACTGCCAAATCGGTATTGAAGTACAATAAGACCTAAAGCACGTAGTGCTAGGTCATATGCGATATCGCATGATAGTTGATTTACTTCTTTAGCATGAGGTAATCCAATGTTATCATAATCAATCATTTTATTTCTCCTGTAGAAATTATAAAGATAAGAGGGTAGTCATCTACCCTCTAGTTTTGTTGACCCATTCTGATCTTCTTACTTTCAAGCAATTCACCAAGAGATTTTAACTCTTCAACCACCTGGCCAATGTCATTACTGCCGAAGTGCAGATATAGTCCATCTTCAGAAGTGAAAGTAAAATTGAATTTCTTGTTCGGTTTTGGGGTTGGAACCACGTGGCGGAGTTCCACCTCTTTTTGTCTGACCAAACCACTCATTGGCCCATTGTTGTAATCGAACTCTGGACTACCGAGCGCAGTGTGGGAAGTACTAGGATTGCTATCACTAGCTGCAGGATGAAATTGGCCTTCGCAAAATTCCATTGGTTTATCGTTTGACATGATTATTTTCTCCATCCACTGATATCAAGCGCCTTGCCAGCTTCAGTGTTAATAACTTTAACTTCATACCCACGATCTTTTAAAATCATTAAGATCACTGGGTCATCTATTGTAAGAACTGGACCACTATCACGTAGTCCAGGTAATTTATTAATTACATTGCGAGTTACTACTGATTGTAATATAATAACTCGTGTATTGCTTAGTGAGTACTTTTTAACAGCATCGGCAATATGTTTCAATATAGCAGTAAGCTGAACTTCAAATGTCGTTCTTACTAACTCATGAGCATGTGGTAAGAAATCAAACATTCTCTTTTCCTCCTTTCTTCATTTCTAAAGTTTTCCATCCCGAGATACGGATACAATCTACTGCGTTCATGTTATCGAGGATTTCTACTGTATAGCCAAGACGTGTCAATGCATCAATGAGCTTCTGATCGTGTATGTGAACCTTATGCTCACCATGACCAATAAACTCACTATCGAGTACCATGCAGATATCACTTTGACTCACGTTGATGTACGGATTATGGATACAAGCAAGTCTTAGTTTACGACCAATCCAATCCAGTATACGTGAAATAGAGTAGTGCTGCGGATCTGGAATAAGATCTTCACAACGAGGAATATCGCTGTCATACTTAACGCGATAACTTTTAGTAGCTTGTACTGGCACGTTATCTATAGTGGTTACGGCAGTAGTTGATTCCTCAACTTTATTCTCTCTTACATCCTTGCCATGTTCATACATCACACGAGCAATTCGGTGGATGATCGATGTTAATCCAACCATTTCTTTTACATCTGTTTCGACGAGTTTAGCGTAGATATTAGTAAGTAACTCTTCTCTTGTATTACCCACCTCACCGTTTAGAACGATAGGTCGGTAGACTTCTGGATCATAATCAACCATTAACATCCAAGTGTTATCTGGTTTAAACAATATTTGAATATGCACCAATACCTTGGCCTTATCATTAAAGACCATGATGTTAGAATACACATCCCCAACAACAGCTGGGTTGTCTTCATCTTCCAGTTGTTTCCATCCGAGTATATAATTACCAAATAACATCTCTGGTGTCATCTCGAATGTATTATTGATCTCGCTTTTATCGATTAGCATTTGTTATCTCCTTTATTTAGCCCAGCCCGATACCACGATCGCTGCGCCAAGTGGCGTGATTATGCGCTCTACTTTGTAACCGAGTTTTACTATTTCATTGATTAAATCACTATCAGTTACGCTAATCAACGGAGTGATCTCACCAGCATCGGTGAGTTTACCATTTTTGATCTCTAGCATTGTTATAGCTTCACGAATTTCGGTATCATTAAAAGTGAGTTCATCCATAGCAAGGTGGACTCTTCTGATTTGCTGCGTGATATACCCGAGGATCAAACTGATATTTCTTCTGCGATCAATATTACCAATATCCTTGCAAGGGATGATACTGTTAATTTCACCTGCGTTGATATCACTCATGCTTGTATCGCCATTGAACATGATGGTAGCGAGATTAAGAATAGCTTCTTTCACTTCTTCTGGGATATTAGCTGAAGTTTCATATAAGGCAGAGCCTAATCCTAATTTAAATGTGAAGCTACTATTACCAGTACGGCCATTGAGTGATACCCATCCGTCTTTAGTGATATCTGGGATATAAGTCAGCTTTCTTTTACCATCGCTCGTTAAAAGAATTTTTACTCGACAGATAACACCAGTCTCAGGGTTCTTTAATTTGATATCTGAGTAGTTATACCCAGTAATACTTTCTTCATCTTTATGAAGAATCCAATTGAATTGTTGACCCTCAGATAACATCTCTTGGGTCAAGTTAAATCTTGGGTTGAAATCATTATATTCAGCCATTTTATTATCTCCTATAGATAATTAACAATTAAAGTATCTGCTTACTACTACTTAAGCTTCATAGTTATAATATACACTTGTAAAAATAATAAGAAGGGTCAAAAGAAAAAGCGACAGAAATAAGAGGTATCCCGTAGGATACCTCGTTAATATTTACCAATAGTATCTCACTGTACCGATAAAGAAAGTCAGATAGATTGTTATAATCACAAATCCAAACTTAAGTAGCTTACCGTTACCTTCTTCTCTATCGTAGAGTTTATCCATTATCACATTAAAATTAAAGCAATTTTCATAAGTTCTACCGTAATTTGATTCACCTCTTAAAGTTGGTTTCATCATCAGATCAACTGTATCACAGTACGAATAACACATCGAGCAGATCTTATAGATCAACACGAGGATATAGACTGCGAGTAATATCGATGCCAATACCATCCAGGTTAATCCATCATGATAAGCTTTTACTCCGATCATATAAATCGACCATACCCACAGTAAACCAACTATCGGTGTAAAGAGCATATGCATCGCTGAGAAGTAAATCGATTCATTAGTAAAGCGTTCGAGAGATTTGTGGCTTATCTCTACCACGACATTACCATCATCCTTTTCTTCTTTCTTAACAACACCTTGGTATCGCTCAAGCATATCTGCAACTCTATCATATACACTGGTTCGCCATTTCACTTGGTTAACGAACATCAGAAAGAATGTGATGACGCAGTGAAAAGTAATTTCAAGATGATTCATTTATTACGCCTCCTATTTACGTAACACTACGCCAGTATCTACTTCATCTAATGAGATGACACGATCTTTCAGTAGTTGTTTCTTCTTAAGATGATAATCCCAAGGTTTACCCAAGTCTTTACCAACCAGATAGATGAACAATGGATTTTGTCCAGGCCATTGTTTGAGTTCACGCAGACGACCCATAATCTGAAGGTTAGCTTGACGTGAGTCAATACTAATCGTCATGATGTTAAGGATCAATCCTGGAATATCAATCGCTGTACCTGCACTACCTGTAGTGGATACAATGATCTCACCCTCTAAGATATTATCATAATCATCTTCACCGACGTAACGTCTGATATCGACATCTTTTACCTTAGACTCAAGGTAATCCACGAACATCGAGCACATCTTAATCGTCGTAAAGAAGATAATGGCTTTCTGCCCTTTCTTACGGATATCCAAGTAATTCTCTTTAAGTTGCTCATAGATCATATCGAAATACTGAATACGAATGGTTTCAGCAATACGACCTTGCATGAAGTTTGCTTCATACGCAATATGACTATAAGCGCCTTTCAGAATATAACGCCAACGTTCAGGATTCATATGATGGTAGATCAATGCTTTTGCCTTAATATAAGGTTTATACAAATCACCACCCATGCGTTCGTTTTTCGGGAACATGGTACGATACATCTTATCTTCAAAACTACCTGATGGGTCAAGTGTTGCCGATAAGTAAAGTGTCTTAGGACAATGCGTGAACAAATCGATCGTGTAATTCAGATGGAAATGTTCGTGAGTTTCATCAGTGATCCGATATCCAATACCAAGCTTTTCCCAGATTTGTTCTGGTGGAACTTGAACTGAATTTGGATCTTCACGATACGCATCGATATAACCACGGAACGTTGTCAATGTTAATACAATAGCCGTAATGTACTCAGGTACACCACGATCAATGTATTTATCCAACTTCGCTGTCGTATCAATAACGAGTAGTTCATCTTGCCCGATCGGATTGTTACGAATACCCTCATAGAACTTACTGATATCCTCAATCCACTTGTCTTTGTATTTTGGTAATACACAAACACAGACACGTTTCTTAATCAATTCACCTGCTTTTAGTGCCGTAGAAGTATTATGCGTCACGATGTAGTCATTGATAATATAAAGCTCATCTGGATGATCTACTTTAATGCAGCGTACTTCCTGTTCACCATGTGGTTTGATCGATTTGATTAGTAACTTAGTTGGGAGTTTATCAAAACTTACTTGTACACCCATTGAGCCTGTGGTATAGCTTGCCTGATAACCAAAACTTCGTATCAGTTCAACTAAGTCTTTACCGAGTTGTTCTGTCCACGTCACGAAACAACCTTTAGAATCTGATTCGAACTTATAGAGATCAGTGATCTTATCCAAAAGCATCTTCCGTTGACGGAATGAACTATTTAACAAGTTAGCAGGGATCTCATCTGTGGTTGCATGTCGATAGGATTCAACAAACGCATTAATATCGTTTTGTGTGACAAGATCAACATCCGCCGAATTATGGCGAGCAATCATTGGAATATAATAATGACAGAAATCAGGATTCCCATTATATTCGTAATCCAGATCCGCTGCTTTCATGATAGACCATTTACCACTTTTCTTATCTAAGACCTTCCAGAGATGATCATGACTACAGATTGCTTCACGTCCATCCTCAAAAGTAATCTTATAAAGTGATTTAACGCCATTATCAAATACATCAACGACTTTTGTTGTACCGCCATTTGGTGCACTAATTGTGTCACCTACTTTTAATTCACCAATTGGTTTCCATCCGTTAGGAATACGAACTGGTGTATCAAGGGGTAAACATTTACCATAACCAGTTGCAAGGTTCAAGATCTTACGGCGACCACTTTCTAGGATATATTCGATCATATTAACCTGATAGTCGTATGGAACGAAAGTTGGCTGAGCATGGAGTTCAGCGGGATGTTCGAAGTAATCCTTAAAAGTGTGCACTGTCTTATCGAAATCATTTTCCACATCAACACTAAACGATCTCAAGTGTTCGGACAACTGAGCGAATACATTGATATGAAAACGGATTTCTCTTTTGTCTTTCGAGGTAAAGCAAAATAGCTTACCATCTTTCTTCACCCATTTTCCCATCTCTTTCACCAGTTGTTTTGCAATCAGCTTCTGTCTTAGGAAATAACGGAATGCTTCACGTGTTTGTTGGTCGAAATCATAGAACCGAACAAAGTGACTATAGATATCGAGTTTTCCTCTTTTTCTCATATCACTCAATCCTCCAAAAAATAAAATACGTCATATAACAAAATATAATACACGCAAGTAGCAACATAGACCAGAGGGATAGGTTTACTATCCCTCTTTATTAGTCTAGACTATTTAAAATGCACTATAACTTCGTTAAATCGACCGTAGACGAAGTATTATCATCTTTAGGTACTGGCATGAAGTCATCGTGATAAGTCCCTCTCTCGAGCGCTTTATCCACATCCTCATAGATATTATACGATTCAGGGAAGAAGAGCCCATCGAATGGATGGTTAGCACGAATCTTCGCCAGTGTCATGATCGGTGACTTGAAGTACTGTGGACGTTTCTCATAAGCCAATAGTTGTGATAAACTACGATAGCCAAAGATATTACCCATGGTTTCAAAATCACGGTTACCACCTGGTAGTGGCGGGCGATAGTCCATATTCTTCGCATCACGTACAAGTAACGATGAAATCATCGCACCTAGGTGAGAGACTGGAATACCCACCACACCCATAACGATATCATAACACATGCGCATCATATCACTGATACCGACTGGTTTATTCGCATCGATACCATGACGACCTGCAGACTTGATCGTTGATTCAAATGACTTCATGAAGTCTTCAACCGATGAAATCTTGTGCGGGATCGTGAAGAGGATCGATTTGTTATCCCATTTCTCTGGTGATAAGATCACGGTAACTTTATTGGTACGTGTCGTATCGACCAAATCACGGTTTTCCGCAATGTAGTTAACAAAGTCACGAGATAATCTTGCACAACGTGAACGGTCGGATAGATTAAGTGGTTCAATGATCACTTCACGTGATTTATCTGATAATGAAATCGAACAGCTCACGATCTGTAAATTTGATACTTGGATATCATCCACACTGATATTAGATTCTAAATCAGCAAGGAATGGGATATCACGACTATCAAAGGTCAAACTGATTTCTTTCCATTTCGGATTATTGAGTAACTTCGTTTGGATGACTAGTTCATCAATAACATCTTTACGAGGGAATCGTAAGTATTTCGATGTAGTTGCATCTAATTCGAAGGTTTCTACTTCACGTGATACGATCAAGTGTTTAGCAGATAGGGATTTCTGTACGAAGTCACCCAACGCACCAATGATTGAGATGTGTCCGATCGAGAAGTCTTTCGGAATACTATCCGATACTAAACCAAGGCAAGTTTCACAAACGCCATATTCATGGAGCTTATGACAACATGCCATCGTACGCAGTTCTACTGTTGTGCCAATCAGTTGTTTATCTTGTCCAGTAATTGGTCTAAAGACTGTACCGTCTTTGATAAAACAACCTGTTGCTGCATCCAAGTCATCCTTGTTATTAATCGCCCAAGGAATGGTTTCCGTTGTACCACAGTCGCCTGGGTAAACTTTATCGAAGATCCCTGTCATGATCTGCAAACGACGGTTTAGGTAGTCTGAAGATTGTACAGGGTCTTTTGCTTGGATCGCTGCAATAGAAGCACCACGTGATTCTTGTGCTGACCAAAGGATGTTGTGGATACCCCGTCCATATGAACTCAGTACTGGGTCTTTGAACTGTACGTTATCAATATCCGTACAAACCCCACGAGCCATATATACTTGGTTAAACTGCTTACTATCTACGATGCCATATCTTGCTTCACGCGCTAAAGTATTCTCTTTAAAGATCGGTGAATTACGGATAATTTCATCACCTTGTTTATACGCATCCTTAATTCGGATCTCTCCGTTTTTCAGACGCTGATAGATCTTATCGATCTCAGGATGATGGATGATCTCACGTAATTCACGTGCACCTGTTGATGGAATATAAGGTGTTAGGTATTTGATGCTATCATTAAACACCTTATTGATTTCCAAATAGATAATATTGGCAATCGTTGGTTCATCCACATCATGACGTTCTTTAAAGTTTCGCATATAGCTTAGTACTTTATTGAACATCTTTTCAAGTGAACCTTTACTCATCGGAAACGGAATCACGAAGTCTTTTGTTAAATGTGGTTTCAACCATTTGAATTCACGGAACGGTTTCCAGCATGGAATGGATAATACCGCTTGTCGCCAGTAGCAAACAATCGGTTCACCTTCTGGAAAATGAAGAACAATTTTCTCATTCTCATGTGTCCAAAGATATTCCTTATCCATCTCTGCGAATTCATAAACATCAAATTCTCTTAAGCTCATTTCTACTGCTCCTATTCAGTATCACCAAAACTATAATCCACTTCATCGATATTGACATTTGAGATCTTATCGAAAGTATGCTGGCGTTCATCAACATATTCCAATTTCAATCCATAGCAATATAAGAAGTGCTCAATACGTTCTAGAGCTCTTGATTTATAATAAGGTAACTTACTATAGTCAATTAATTCTGGAATCACTGCTGGGTTCTCAGCACGTAAGATCGTTAACACCGCATCATTACACATCACGTTGTTATTGGCAAGTTGTAGTAAGCTTGCGACGTAAGCTGGGTTAGCTGCAGCCATTAATAAACGGACTTCAGTTTCACCTGCAATACGAATTGATTGTGCACGATAAGGTAAACTGTCTTTCGTTGTCGCTGATAACTTGGAGATAATACCGTGTTGTTGACGTTTCGGTACCGAAGTAGACGCCCAGTTACTCCCTACTTTTTCTAACCGCATGTAATACATCGGAATAAAGCAGATATCATTTTTACTTTCAACTGGATTTCCTTTCGGATCGTATAATGTCACTTTACCGAATTTAAGCGGGAAATGTTCCTGTAAACGAACTGACATCTCACTTCCTGTAAAGTCTGAACCAATCGGCAGGATAGGGCTGATTTCATGTTCAATGAACTGATGCACATGATACTCTTGGGATTCCTTATCATCCAAGCCTTTTGAGATAATCTCATAATAGCTTCTAAACATGATTTGGTAATACCCCAATAGATAGTCATAGGCTGCTTCCCATCCTTTTGCTTCAAGTAATTCTCTTACGAAAGCACGCTGTTGCTCAAGGGATTCAGCTAATTCACCTTCCCACAACCTTCCAGAATTCATGCGATGCACCGAGCTTGAAGCATCCACTAGTACGTCAGCTCTTCTACCGTAACCATCTAAAGGCATTTTATCATCTGGAATAATCGCTGTGATAACACCCTTATCGGCAGCTAACGTACAAAGTTTGGAACCCATGGTCATTGGAAAGTCTTTACCATAAGCAACAGTGATACGATATTCTTGGATCTGTTCTTTACGATACGTAACTTGAACAGAGTTCTTTAAGACTTCATGATCTTGTTGATACGCCATAGTAATAAGACGATGTAATCTTGGTGATAAGATTAAACCATCTCCTTTCACACGTCTTAATTCACGGTGATACTTACGTAACGCTTCCATGGTATTGGTATGGTTAACCCAATAACGGTGAGGTTGTTGGTTCATGTCAGTTGGTGAGTGGTACATGGATGGATTATGAGAATGTTGTACCGTAATATCTAATACGGTAGCACCTGGTTCTGCATAATGCAATTGGTCAAATCCATAGTCAATGGTCATCAATGCTTTTGGTGTCATTTGTACTGGAGATAATTCTTCATCCAAATCACGTAAAGCAAAGAGTAAACCATCATCACGAATCTTTTCGCCAATATCAGGGAACGGCTTATAGTTATTCTCATCGCCATAAAGGTTTAAGAGATAAGCTTCTTTACCGTAGTTCACGACCATCTCACCATATTTACGGGAAGTCAATTTCTGGGCAAAGGATTCAGAGATGCCGATACCGTCCTCGATCACCTCTTTAAAACTGCCCATTGCTGTGATCCCTACTTTACCGTAACAGTAAGTCCCAGATGTTTGATTCACACCTGGCGTGGTAAGGAGTACTGTTCCGGCTGGATAGATATCGCCTTCACGTAAACGTTGGCACACTTCAGTTGGAATATAGTCATAACCGAAAAGCATGTGGTTAAAACGATACTTCGGTAAGATGGCCACCCCAATGACGTTGGTTGATAAGTTTTCATAAATCACGTAAGTTTCAGGACTGGTCTCAATGGATGTATCCCCACCTGTACGTGTATACTTCTTGATTATCTTGAGGACTTTTACATCCTCATCTGGTTCTCCCTCAAATCGAACATCGATAACATGCTCGGCGTAGTTGTAATCCATACCACTACTCACGCTCATGATATCAGGTTCTTTTAACACTACAGCTTGTGCCACGTGCGATGCGTCCATCGCTTGTCGTGACGCTGAGTTATTCAAATAAAACGGATTCAGTCCAGTGATACTCCCTGCTAGCCGAACATCTGGACGGATATGTTCTTCAGGTTGTGTATAATTTATCTGATCAGACATGGTAATTCTCCTATTGAACCCTTGTTTGATTTTGTTTGTTGTTTAAAAAGTTAATTAACTTTGCAATGGATAACACCACTACAATAAGATAATATAGGAATATAATAAATTATAAAAGGGTAATTAAGAATAAGATGAGTACGAAATTAAGTGATTTGTTCCCGGGTCATGTATTAGATACTGTGCATTATGAAGATGATAGATGGGATGCCTTCTGTCGAGATCATACGGGTGGATTAAATAAATTAAGAAGTGCTTCTTTAAAAGAAGTGAAGAAAGATGAAGCTTGGCGCTATAGAGGAGATTTCTTTGGCTACCTTCGTTTCTTAGGTTATAGTAATGAGACGGATTGGATTAATTTGACATTAAATGGTTATGAGCATCCTACTGAGTTTCAAGAAAGATCTATGCCACTAAATCTCATTAGTGATGAGACACTCAGTCAATGGTACATCCAATATCATAATCACCCCGGTGAGAACTAAAAAAAAAAACAACACAAGTCGAGAGGGTACCAGAAGATACCCTCTTTATTGTGTCGTCTTATCGACGTAGACCACCTAAAGTACGTGGTGCATCATTACGATAGAAACTTCCACGATCATCATAACGAGAATAACGATTACGTCTATCATTGTAACGATCTGCGTAACGATCTTCATTTAACTGACGTTCACGGATTTGGTTTTCATCGACATCGGATAAATCGATGTTGTCATTGTAACGACGACGACTACTCCCAAGGAAGCGACCCGCTTCTTCATTACGACCACCACGATAACCACCACGACCAAGTTCTGCACGACGTTTTTGAATATCCGCCCAACTCATTTGTTGTTTGAGTGGAGATTCATCTACAGCTGGTTTTGAAGCTTGTGCTGCACGCACAGCTTCTTGACGCACTGAACGAAGTGATGCACGTTCTTCACGACGTGGTTCACGTATTTCAGTTTGGATGTGTTTACGTTCTTTACTTTCAGCGATAGTTGGTTCACCTTCATTACCTGGTAATGCTGGGATTAAACCACGGTATACTTCAAGCTCATCTAAACCATCGATCCAAGATACATCTACGGATGAGATAGCATGGAACTTATCTTTGAACAAGCTATAGAACTTGATGATCTCAGCTTTAAGACCAAGATAAGCCTGAGTCAATGCGGTAAAGCTTGGTGCAGTTGGTGTATTGGTACCAGTTTCAAAGATGCGATTATCATGACGAGAAATCGTATCAGAGAAGATCACGTTTAAGCACATCAAGTAAGCTTCAAGATCTTTCTTACGTACTTTTACACCGGCTACTTTGTGATCACCCGTAGATAATGCCTCTTCGATCATTTTATAGAATGGAAGACGTGCTACACCTACACGGTTGTATTTTTCACCATCGATAGAATGGCCACGTAATACCGTGAAGTCTACCGCTTTATTTTCGCCATTGATATCGATCTTATCAAAGATCGCTTCAAGGTTAGATTTAGTTTTTGTATCGAACTCAGTTAAGTTTGCAAGTAACGCACGTTGAGACTTATTCAGTTTCTTTTGTTTACTTGCATCAGCTGAAAGTTCGATCAAATCTAACATGAGGTGCTGAAGATCGATGAAGATAGATGCACGATATAATTTCTTTAAGAAGTTAAATGTTGCACTATCTTTACGCATCACGTTTTCACATGCTGGATGGAATACGTGGAATGCTTCACCTTCTTTATTGAAGTTTTCTAATACTTCAGTGGTTGGAAGGACAAGTACTTTACCTTTAATGGTAATTGGGGTTGGATCGGATACAGTTAAGAATCCTAATCCTTCTTTATTCTCAACGAGCCCAGTTGAGAGTAAGAGGCCACGATAAAAATCGACAGGTTGCATAATTATGCTCCTTACTAAATTTAGTTTTGTTTCATGTACATGTACGTGTAGAGATACTTGACTTATATCTCTACATCACCGTTTATTACGGTATTAAGCATTTACTGCTTCATCAACAAGATTCACCACAGAGTTCGTGAATTCGTTATAATGATCAAGATCAGATGTTAATAACGATGAGGTTAAACTGCCTGCAAAGGTTGGGGCAACGAAACGATATTCGCGTCCACCGCCTAATGAGATCACAATCTTACAACTACCTTGAACATCACAGTCAATCATCAATGAAACATCAATTAAACCATTCATGGTAATTGGTGCAAGAATCACTTCTTCGAATTTGAAACGGAATGCTTCAAGACGTTGACGTTCAATTTGAGATGGTAGTCTTGGGATTAAGAATACCACGGCATCACGGTTATCATTACTGCTACGACGGTGATCACCAAATAACCATTGATAACGTTCTTCTAATGAAGAGTGCGTTTCATTTGTTACGGTAAAACGAATAGATTCGATTAACTCAGATAACAAGAGGTTTGGTAATTGTTGTGCGATCATGGTTGCGACGATAGTTTCTTGTGTTGAACCATCCCAACTATCACTATCAAGATCTTCTTCACCGGCCACACGTAAACGGCCTTCTAAACTTGCCCCACGGGTTTGACGAATCCCTGCTGGTAAGATGATAGAAAGAATATTATCGTTTTCTGCATCTGGGAAATACTCAATGAGATCACCCCATGTGAATGCTGCAGCTGAAACGATATCCGTATCTTCAGATAATAAGTTAGTTAATGGGTTTTCACTAAAGTCATCAATTCGTAAGAAATTATTAAGACGTTTAGTGCGATCCATTTCACTATAACCTAATAGACTAGATGAAGTATCATGAAGATCACCTTCACTATCCGTCGCACGTGTTACATTCACAAGCTTCGTTAGATAGAACGCTGGAATATGATGAGCACGTTCAACGTTACGAGCATAAGCCCCAACAGTTGAATGGTCTGGTGTGAATACCGGTTGTGATTCATATTGCCAATCATCTTCTTGATGAGTCGAACGAGTATAGGCTGCACCAAGTACGGCTGCTCGTGGATCAATCAGGTAATCTTTTGGTGGTTGATAACCAAATCCATTTCTATCACGAATACTTTCATCTTCATAATAACGAGAAGATACCACAACGGTATTATCAGTACGTACAGAACGAGTACGGTTACCACCACGTCCTTCTGCATTAGAGATCACCATCATATTAGTAATATGAAGTGGCATCGCATGGTCGATACTGCCATTTTCAGATACACCTGCATAATCAGTATAACCTGTATAACAGTAGATCAAGTTCATTGAGCCTACAGGTTTTACAAACTCAAGATAGAAACGACAACGTGGTTCAGCCCAACCATTGGCGATACCCACTGCTCTATCGATTGTAGAGCTTGGTACGATGATACGGTTAGCCACATTACTCATTGAGATGATGTCAGCTTGTTCATCTTGTTGGACGATTTTCGTTAAATCGTTTACCGCACTACCACCCACATTCGCTGTAAATGAACGACGCACTTGATCATGATAAGAACCTGTTGCAACAAAAATCGCTCTCGTCAAGAACATCCCACGGTTAAACTGAAAGTTCTGCCCACGGGTAGTGAAGTCATCTATCTCGCGATTGGTGTGATAGATATCGGATTGTTGTGATGCACTCCCGCCACGTCTGGATGAAGAAACATCAGATGTTAAATCGATTAATGACATTTTATACTACTCCTATTGAAATATAACTTGTCGTAAAATACTAAGCTTAGTTTTTTAATGAATGGGACAACTTTCTTTAGCGGATTGTTATCCCATTAAGATAATATAACCTTGTAGATTATATTAGAACTGTTATGGGTTAATCAATTGGTGTTTATTCATGTAAATCAATAACTCAACTAAGATATATTTTACATGATAACGATTGCACCAACGACCCTCATAATTCACCCCTTCAAACCACGCACCACGTACATCATCTTCCATCTTAATACAAGCTAGAATTGGATAGCTACTACTACGACGTGATTCACCTTTAACACGGTTACTAGTGATTGTGTGCGGATAGAACTCAGAGATCTGTTTGAGTTGATCTGCTGTCACATCGGTTGTATCAAAGATTGGTTCAGGTTGGATGTCACGTAATAACTTACCATCGAAGATACGAGCAAGTTCATCGAAACCCCAGTGTTTCAATAATGCCATACAAACACGGAAACAGTTCCGATATTGTACACCTTGCTGTACTTGAACACCTGGTCCATGTTTAACAGAGGAAAGATATTCGATATACTTCGGTGATACTGCTGATGCCATCAGCCATTTCATCAATGTTGCACGGAACGGATGATAAGATTTATGATAGTCACGATCATACTCGATTGCTTCTACCTGTTCAATAGATAAGGTCGGATCAAGATGAGGAATAATGTTCGCCACATCAGATAAGAAATGGTTATTAATTACCAGATTCATTTCTGACATTTCACCTGCGATCTTATAGCGCTCTAGTGTTGAAGCTTGATTCTCTTCACCTTCATCAGTCTTACCTGGTGCATCTTTATTCATGAAGAATTCGCTGCTACCACCACGGCCATCACGTCCTTTTGTTAAGAACTCCGCATCACCTTGTACGTAATAGAACAAGGACGAGATCAATGATGGACGTTGAGATGGTTCGAGGTTTTCATATTTATGCGATACGCCAATCGGAAGTAGTTTCTTCATGAAGACATCTGCCATAATCCAATCCACCGCACCATCTTTCGCAAGACCATGAACTAAGATTGGTGGAGCCAATTCATAATCACTTTTACCTGACCAGAATCTTACAATAAACTCACGAAGTCTTTGATAACCTTGCTCATGAATGAACTCTGTTTTATCTAACAATGAAACAGTTTTCATGCAACGGAAGAAATCTAAGACATCATCACCAATTAACGTATAGTAATGCGCTAATACTGGCATGTAAAGTTTAGAGTAAATGATTAAGCTATTTAAACCATGGTAGTCATGTTTGTCGTAAGTGAGTGATAATGACTTCTGATTCTTTTCTGCTTGATCCGTATTCTGAGCGATACGTGATAAAGGCATTCTGGTATCTTCACGCTCAGGTGGTGTCCAGATGGTATCTTTTGCCACGACATCTTTTAGTACAGAACGATATGGGAAAGTATCTGAGATCACCTTAAGGTTATCACGGATACGATTCATTAATCGGTCTGGGTTATGGATGTTGATGAAATCCTCATGGATCTGTTTATAAGCATTCCAAAGGATGTCTTGCTTTTCTTTTGGGAGTTCAGCAAGAAGTCGGTTAATATCCCCAAATACAAAGTGATCAGCTTTGAATTTACGGTATAGCTCAATGATCCAATCGAGCTCTTCACCATTGTGCGCCATGGTGACCGACTTGATTTTTCCATTAACGGATGGACGTAAAAGGAATTCCATTATTAACTCCTATTGTTAATACTGTTAGTTGTTTATTTCGAAATAAAGTACAAAGATACTTTCATATCTCAGTACAATAAGATAATATAGGAATATAATAATTGATACGGACATATATCGAGGCATCCGAAGATGCCTCTCGAGTATGTCTGACTAGATCCAGTTGTCGTCACTGAAGCCTGGGTCGGCTGCTGGTGCTGGCGCACTTGGTTGAGATGGTTGTTGGTTGTAACCACCTTGGTTTTGATACCCACCATTACCACCGTTGTTATAACCACCACCATTGTTGTTGTTATAACCACCGTTACCACCTTGTTGTGGACGTTGTTTTGGTTCAGGGTGTTTATATTCATTAATATAAACCGTTAATGAAATATCACGCACTAAACGTGCCCAAGAGCGTGCTAGAAGCGCTGAAACATCTTGTGCAGGGATTTCATTACCTTGCGCATCCACACGTTTAAAACGGAAATAAGGACGGAAATTGAAGCGCTCTGGTTTATCCCAACCAAAACCTGTCGCACCAATATAGACAAGACCATCTTCACCGCGACCTGCAATTAAAGTACCGATGATACCTTTCTTACCTTGTGCGACGAAACCATCAAGATTCCAGCGTACTTGTTCGGGTTGATTACGACGAGCAATGTCTTCTAATGTAGTTAACACTTCGTTTAGTGATACTTGGTCTAATTTAAACTCAAGCATTTTACCATCAGTACGGTAAACACGGAAACGAGGTGAGTTATTAAAGGTAGAGAATACCATCGTAGCAGGTTTACCACCTGGTTGTGCAGCGATACCATATAGGGTTAATTCACGAGCATCTGCAGCATTCTTTTCACGTTGTGGGGCTTGGAAACGACCGCCACCTTGACCATATCCGGACATAGGGAACTCCTTATTGTTAAGTTAATTCTGTCTGTTAAAAATAAATAAATTTGATTGTGTCTTGATACACAAAATAGACGACTATTTAGAAAAATTGCAAGAGTGCGTCTTGGTCTGCTTTGTGTTTAAGTTTACGGATACTATTACGAATCGTGGAGTCTGTTGTCATCACAGTCCAATGGTTATCCTGACTCATTTTTACCACTAAACGTTTTACGGTTAAGTTTTGCTGGATAAAGAAGACATTATCCCCAAAGACCTGAAGCGTGAACTTATTGAACGGCATATTCTCAATGTCTTCTTTCTTATGGTAGTTAAGTTTAGTATTCCAGCTTCGTCTAAGTTTAACCGCACCCGTATGAGATTCGACCAAATTCATCTTAGGGAATCTATACTGGGATAATAGATCCGTTGGGAACGAAGTTAACAATGAAACACTTCGGTTATCTTTCTCTAACTCCCATCCACGTATAATACGAACAGGCAACGGTGGTCTACCTTGAGCTTGTCTTTCCTTATTTGTTTTATCTAAGAGATCTTCTAATTTATCTCTTACGGTTAACATCATCGTCTGCACGAAGATTTTATTCTTCGTATTAAACTCACGCGGTTTTGCCATCGGGAAATCAAGATAGATCTTCTTATAATCAGGAAGATAAAACTCCGCTACCGTATTTGGATTTAATTGAGGTACCGCTTGAATCAATACATCCATTTCAGCTAAGATCACTTCGACGACATCATCTGGTTTCAGATTATGCTGTTCTGATGCGGGAATAGATTGGATAACATTACGTGATAAGGTCAATAAGTTTACGAGTAGGACATCATTCCACATGGATGGATTAGCCGCTGGACCATCAGCAATGAGTGATGTCCCGATCGATACGGGTAGTACTTCACCAAGTACTCGACCATATAACAGGTCTTGAGAAGTCTTTGAGGTTTCACGTTTTATCCCAAACCACTTCTCCAGGAGTTCATCAAACATGGCTGATTTCCTTTAATTTAACATTGGTTAATATAATGCAACGAGAGTTTCTCAATTTCATTCTTAATGGAATCATCTTTGACTTCATTAAGGATTAATGATAAGATATTCTCTCTGGTTAGTGCAACGTATTCTTGTTCATATCCCTGAGTCACTTCAAGAACGGGAGTATACTGACTTTCTTTTGAAACGTACTTCTCAGTAAAACGATACTGATTGTATTTCGTTCTGAAATAAGCAAGTAGTGCTTTCATATCGATCTCTTTATCAGTATAGATAAAACGGATGTTCCCACTATCGCGATTAATCGCTTCGACTTGTTTATCCAGTTCACGATAGGATTCGATATCTTTACTATCAAACTTCTTCGTTAGGGTAATCGAAGTATAAACTTCCGCCTCTTTATTCTCAACGAATTTTACCACACGGTTATCTTCACTATAATAAGTGACATCTAAGAACCCTTTTGGTTCTTCTTCACCATGAGCTAATCGATCAAAACTTCCTGCGACTTCGATCTTCTTATACGTACTTCTTTTATGGACGTGACCAAAGAAAGCGTTATATCTGACCATCTCATCCCAATCATCTTCTTTTAGATGAGAAATCTTATCTCGGATACTCTCATTAAACTGATAACCGAATTGGTTATGACCTAGGATGATGTCGACTTTATCTAAATCATGCTCACGTAATAACTTACGAGCCGTTAAATACATCACTTCACGTTCAGCCCATTCATCAGGGACGTACATGATACTGAGATCATATTTCTCGATATATTCGATTTCCATATCCGTAACGTATTTAAAATCCACATCAGGATATAAAGTCTTTGCTATCGTTTCAAATTGTTTTCCTTGGCTCCCATCATGTGAAGGTGTACCATGGAGTAAGCGGATAGAAATACCAAACTGTCTTGCTAAACTTAAGACACGGTGATAGTGCATATTTGCATAACCAACACGTTCATCGCTGTTTAATAAGACTTGATCTAGTAGATCACCCGCATACAAAATAAGATTAACCCCTTTAAGATAATCAGGGTTAAATATTTGATTCTCCAATCTATCAATAATCTTTTCAGTTGATGTTTTATCATGGAAAAGATGGATATCGTGGAGACTGACTAATCTTAAAGGGAACCGCATAATCTTCTCTATTTAGTTAAAATGGAACACTACTCCCAATCATCCGTAGACTCGTAATCTTCATTTTGAGCTTCAGTTGTTTGAGATTCTTGTTGTACATCAGATTCAACAGGATCTTCGACTTTCGTGTAGAAGTCATCCGTACGACCTAAGTATTCTCGGATAGTTTTATCTTGAGTCCAGAACTGATAGAAACCTGGGTTTTGTTCAGTCAACTTACGGAAGTTACGATAAACTCGTTCATCTTCCATTGGGAGTGGACCAAAGAAATCCATGATCTCATACCAAGCTAAAATATAAAGTCCTTTAGAATCGGTTAGATCAAGGATGTTTAACGCATTCTGCACCATGCTATTGGTAAAGCGCTGACGGTTGATTGGAATACGTGCTTGTTGAGATTCCATGAATCGACGATATTGGTGAGTAAAACCGAATTCATACTTCTCTTCTACATCGGTGATGTATTCATGTTTAAAGCTTACTATCAAGGAAGGCACATTAAACAAGATACGATCTAAATCCAAATCATCGACGATCAAGAAACCGTTTTGTTCACCACCTACCCATTCAGCCATTTTCTTGTAGTTATACTCATGGTGGTCTTTATTTTCACTAATAAGACCTGGATAGAAACGATGTCTGAATTCACTGACTGTAATACGTTTAGCTTGCGCCAGTAAGCTTTCATTTACCATGCGAAGCGCTTCTAAAGCTTCGTGTTCACCATCACTGATCTCACTATTAGAGAGTTCACGTAATTGATCTGGTGTCATTTCATCAGGCGATAGATTTCCACTCATCGATTAGCACTCCTTCGTTATTATATTTTAACATTCTCGCAAGACGGGTTCCTTCGATCTTAATGATACGATTAAAGTTTGCTCGTCCACTGTCTTTATCTTTTACCTCGATACGGATATCCAGGTCATATTTACCATTACCTGATGGGTCATCGATATAATCGACCATGACTTCACTGTCTTGGAAATATCTACCGCATAAGGTCGCCAAATCAGCACGGACTGCATCTGCACAACCTACCGGATTATGGTTGTACTCAGAGACCGTGTACAGGAAACTGATGATCTTCCCTGTAAATACCGTAGATTGATCATAGTTAGTGGTAAAGTAATCCAGTAGCATGCTGCTTACTTTAGACTCTAATGTGATCGTCCAAGTATCAAGATTTGGATATGGCGTGGTGTATGTTGTTTCTCTTGCCATAGAAACCTTCTAAAAAAAAAAATAATTGTGATGAAAAAGAGGACACCCATCACAAGTGCCCTCTTTATTATTTAAATGATTTCATGAAATCACTTGATGTTACTCAAGCATTGCGCCCCATTTTGAAGTTGGGTCATACTTATTTGCGAGTGCGTGTTCAGCGAACTCCCAACCTAAACGGATATCGAAACGTTCACCATCGGTTAACTTCTCAGTATCACGTATCTCATCAACGAACGAATCAATGAACTCCACAAACTGGTCATCCAAGATTTCACCGTTAACAATATATTTATAGTCAGGGTGTTCTTCTGGGGAGAACTGTAAGTCATCTTCGACTTCATTGTCCCATCCAGATAACGTTTTCTCACGCACACCTTTACGGATCACTGGATTTGCCATCATCCAACGTCGCATCTTAGGTGTCGCTTCGACGATATCTTCTAAAGACTCGACCACACGGATGTCATCGTAGTCTTTTACTGCACGCTTACGCATACGGTCTACGTGGTCACGTAGATCAACTAAGCTATCAAAACCAGAACGACGATATAAGTCTGCAGCTCGATCTGCAAATCGTCTTCCGATATCGCCTAGTCTTTCCAGTGCACGTTCGTTAGCAGAGCTGATAAATCGACTTAAGCCTTCTGACATCGGCGTGTAGATTAAACCAGATGCAACGTTATCGTTACCGTAATAGACACTAGCCACGAATTTCACCTCCAACGATTTCGTCCCATTCCATCCCTTCTTCTAACCAACATCCCAGCATACCCCAAACTTGTTTCGGTAGTGCCACATCACCTGATAACTTATCTGGAGTCGCATGGGACAATACAGTAGTAGCTGGATGCAAGTGCACAGCTGATGCAGCTTGGAATCCATCTAATACACCCAGCTTGTTGGTCTCATCCTTTTACAAGCTGGGATTTTCACTATGTACCTATTTAAACGATTGGTCTGACAATACCATCTCACCATTAAAAGTTCTCATGAACTCAGTATATTCTTCCGTTACGTCCGGAGTAAGTCCATTACCTTCTTTCTTGTAGATAGGATATATTTTAATATCTCTATACTCTTTACCACCATCGTACAATCTTCTTACAGTTTTAATATCCAATAGATCTAGACCATGTCGCATCATGATATCGTTATATGATAATGCAGGGTATACCTTATTTGATTTGACGTTGTGAACTAAATAACCTGGAGTATTAACTGCCGTATTACTTTGATATATTCTGATATACTGCCAGAATAACGCCTCACCTAAAGACATTTTAACCATTTTATCTGGAGTGTTACCAACACGGAAGAATTTATATCCTTTAATGTACTGGCAGTCTGGACGTAAAGAACTCTTGAGTGAATCCTCAATCCCTGACTTACTCACCCCAGTTAGCTCCATTGCATCGGTGAATGACTTAGAGATGAATCTAGATCCATCTACGTAATCCCAAACGTAAATTGGGTTTCGGTAGCCACTATTGCGTTCAAGATCGATCTCAACAACAGTCCAACCATTTAAGTTACTATATCGTCCAGATTTATCAATCTGAGGCACCATTAAACTCGCTTGAACACCAACAAGTTTGCTCACCTCATCTAAATTAGCACGAAGGCAGTCAGTACCGTTAAACTTATTAACTACTCGGTATATTAAACCTACACTGTTTGCTTTGCTGGCAATTCTACCGCGTTTATAATTTTCAGTTTTGGTGACCCATTCAAGATTTTCCAACTTATAGTTAGTTCTTGTTCCATCTAAATGATCAACTTCAATGCGTTCACCGTAATCAGCCTCAGGCACAGGAAGGAATGCTAAGGCAACCAAGCGATGGAAATCCACCTTCTTGTTTTTCATTCGATCGGCATCTGATGCGATATAAACAGTTGGATAATCATTCATGCGCATACTTGGCATGACGATATTACCATTGAACGTATCTTTCAACTGATAATTTTTATTAATCAGATATCTAGAATAGCCTGGTATTAAATACCAACCTTCCTCTACCTCAATGGGTTCTTTATCGATACCTAATACACCATTTGATACGCGAAGTTTGTCTTTGTGTTGTGAATAAAAGTTCATTTTACACCTCTGGTAAGTTTATTGAATAGAAATTAACATTGGTGTGATACATAGTCCATGTTTTTTCAGAGCACATCTTCTCCCACCATTACAGGTAGGCACCCCCATTTTCTGGGAACATGGTAACCATACTCTACTCGCCTCACTTGGTATCTCAACCAAGCTTACCTTCACCAGTTAATAGGCTCGACTAGACCTAGTGCTACAGCCTGGATATAGCTTTCGATGCTCGTTGAAGCTTCATCTCTCTGACTCGCGGAGATGGGTGCTTGCGGATTGACCCACAAGTATACTTATTACCTTACCTTGGACATTACTCCTCGCCACTACCCTATTGCTAAGATAGCTTGGTATATACCTGTTCTCGGTTGTCTCCGCAGTTAACGGGGTTGCATGGCATGTTATCACATACCATAGGCAATGTCATCGTTGAGCGTTTAAACATCCCATACAATGAACGACACCATCGAAGTCAGTATTGCTTGATCCTAATATCAAAACACTAATAGCTGTAGTGATATCAGTTGGATCAGTTTTTACTTTGGTTATTAAAAGGGATTTCATTGAACCCATACGTAATGAAGGGTTTCGGTTTTCTATTTCCATAAATCCAGGTTTACCTGATAAACGGGTACGGTGAGGTGATGACTCAATAATGTAGTTAATCATCTCATGGATTTCTGGATCATAGTTATTTACGGCATGAAGTATCCGTCTTTTGATTTCATTTGGTTTTAACCCTTTCTTCATGAAGAGGTTAGTCAAATGCACTTCAAAGAGTGGGATAGCAGCAGGCCAGGAATAATGCATTTCTTCTGCATCATGTACACCATGGATGGAAGTAACTACCATACGAGATGTCCATGGGATGCGAGAACCGTATACATGTTTACGGAATTCACCTGTCTTTTTGTTATAGTCAGATGCGAATTTAGCACTAATATAGTCTTTAAGTTCAATCAGTACATTCGCCATGATGGATTCTTTACGTTGTTTGGTTAAACGACGTCCTAGATTATTCATGGTTGTGATCGTATTGATTACGTTCATATACGGGTTGAAGGCTTTAAAGTCTACGTAGCTACCAAGCTGAGCACGTTCAATGATGTTAAACGATTTATGCAGTAGTGGTACAGCATAAGGGGTACAAACATCATGATAAGTTTCATAGAACTCATGAAGTTGTGCGCATTTGGATTCACTGATTCTAAATACACTTGGGTTTAGGATCACTGACATGACAAGATCGAGGTGTTCAGTGAAGAAGGTAAGACCCCGTTCGATTTTATTTTGTTCAAGATAAGCGATACCTGCATGATCCGTATAGTCATTATAAAACGGGTCGAGTAGGTAACGGATAAGGTGACCTGTATTACCTGATCTTGTTGTGCCTGCTTTGAAGGCATCCATCAGGATATCCAGGAAATAAATCGAGAGGAGTTTACCATTTTCATCTGGTGCCCGAATCCACACGATCGGTTTGAGCTCTTGTGAAGATTGGAGGTTGATTTCCGTGTGGCAATACGGACATCTGTCACCAATTTCAAGCTCAGGGTTAGAAGCAAGTGATGTCATCCCACAACTACAAGAGGGGATAAGACTAAAGCTTGCACCATCAAAAATACTGATAGTTAAGCGTTTGATGAGTTCATGATCTTTGATCGGATCAAGGTCATTTAGGTAGACGACTTCACCACCTAAGTGCTCAAGATCTCGGTTTAGATCGGGGAGTATTGCATTTACACCCATTTAAACTTACTCCTTATTTTATTTTTTGATGAGAGAACATCCTTTTAATTTTTAAAATAAAAGGACAAAAGAACGGGGATGTCCGAAGACAGCCCCGATACAGTGGTTTACTTACGAATGTAAGTGATTAGCGGCTACGGCCACCCCAACCACCCCAGCCTTGTGAGCGGGTAGATGATTGACGTGCGTATGCTGCACGGCGTTGGAATAAACCACCAGCAGAACCCACACCACGTGATAAGTATGCACGGTTGCCACGAGATTCACGGTTGATGTCAAATGCAGCATCAGGACCGATAGATACGTGTGCAACTTCAGCAGCTTCACGGAACAATTCGAAGAACTCAGGTGTAGCGAATACACGTTGAGCATAACCCGTTAACTCGAATGTAGAGTTCATGGTATTTAATACTTCGATCGCATCAGAGATACGACGTTGTTCATCGATTTGTTGGTTGTAGTACGCATCAGTTAATTTACCGATAGTTTGGATGTCATCAACAGTGTTCATTAAGTTGATCATGTCGATGTTACGAACATCACGTTTACGGCCTTGACCATCAATGTAGTAACCCAATGGGATACGTGTATAGTCAGTTGCTAATAACTGTGGTTTACCTGCGTTTTCCCAGATAGCTGAGAAGGTGTTGCCACCGAATAAGAAGTCAAGTGATGCAACCACTGCGGCTTCAGATTCACGTACACCTTTCGCTGCGTCTAAGATGATATTTTGAACTGGTGATAATTGACCACCTTCTTCGATATCTACAGCGATTACTAAGCGGTCTAAGTAGAACGCTGTACGGCAGAACTCGATGAAGTCGAATGATGCATCGTTAGATAATACACCCATGGTTTCTGGTTCACCACGACGAATCGGAGTATCTAACATTGGTACTTCACGACCTAATGCACCAACGAAACGTTCTTTAAGTTCGTTAGCATAGATCGGGTTGAAGGCTTGAATCCAACGGTTAGAGTCAGATAAGTAACCTGCAGAACCAATTGCAAACATTAACTGAGTTAAAGTTACTGCGTTAACGCAAGTATCTAAATCAGTGATCACGAATACTGGTTGGAAGGTTTGAGTATTATCTTCAGTCCATACTTGTGAACGAGTGTTTTCGATATCTTGACCCACGTAAAGTGCATCAACGAAACCACGTGCTACTGTTTGCGGAGAAATACGGGTAGATTTACGACCGTTTTTATCCACGTTTTGACGTACTACAGTTTCGATAGTTACATCACCACGGAAGGTGTTACCTAAGTAGTCTACTTGATCGATTTGACCAAATTTAGTACGTACGGCTAATTTACCATCAGCTGGTACTGCATTGAAGTTGAATTCTTCAGAATCGATTACACCTAAGTCTACTAATAAAGACTCACATGCTTCTACAGCACGGTAAACGATACGACGAACTTCATCAATATCGCCGATGTCCATACCAGGTGCAGTAATAATTTGACCTGCTAATTCAACATCAAGTTGTTTGTTGTCTTCTTTGAATGCTTCTTCAACCATATCTAAGATGCGGTTACGCATTTCAACAGATTCCGCGAATACATCAGTTGGTACACGTGGAATACGGATTGGTGTTGCATTACGATCTGCTTCGAGACGTTTGTCATCGATATAGATTTCACCAAGATCAGTTGCTGTACCACGTAAGGTTACAGCGACTACCGCGACGGTGTCTTCTTCACGACGAGCAACAACTAATGCAGAGATATCTGCATCTTCAACTTCACCATCGAATGGTAAGAACTGAAGTTTATTTTCTTTAAGAAGACGTTTGAAGCCTTCACCAGCTACGTCTGCTACATTTTCGATTGCAGCGATTGCTGTGCTGATTGCACCGCTCACTGGATTACGAGAAACAGAACGACGTAATAATGCGTTCGGGTTAGCTAAAGTTGCTACACGACCGTCAGTACGAGTTGGAGCTTTTTGTGCGCCACGTACTACTGATGCAGTAGATGGTGCTTCAGCTTTTGGTGCTGCTGTTGTAGCAGCGTCTTGATTTGCGAATTGATTTCCCATTTTATACTCCTATTGTAGATGATGGGTTAATAAAGTTTAAAGATCTTTAAGCTTCGTATTCGATGCTTATTATTTTGAAGAGACGAAATACAACCTTCTCTTCACTATAATAATTTATCCTTATAAATATCAATAGAACGGGTATTTATACGAATACACATCCAGATACAGGCTAATAAAGATTTAGTAATGCTCATTTGAGCGATAACCTGTGTAAAAATCGATAAAGTATCGATATTCGGACAGATCTAAAAGGTACATCATAGGGATACCCATGATATACCGGGTGGCTATTTTGAAAAGTAGCACCATAAAACATACTATACAGAATTATCAATAAGGATTTAAATATGAACTTCTTATACCCAATTGACAACTATAAAAATAGTGGCAGGATATTTAAGAATAAGTTTGAAAGTGAAGTGAGATATAGACACATGCGAATGATGACTCGTGTGATAGAAGATTGGATGCACGATAACTGGGAACTGCCGGGTGGGCATCCTTTAATTAAGATATTGAACAACTTGAATGCGGTGACTGATGATGATTACCGTGCCTTCTTATTATTACGTGAACAAGTCGGTAGTCTTGCGGGGGCTTTAGGTTTCTTTGGTGGTACAGATAAAGGAAGATTACTTGATAAGCCTTGGTTCTTCTTAGATCCTAATATCCCTGAGTGTGTTATCAGTAGTCAGTTTGAAGATACTCAGAAACTGATCCTTGAGCAAACTATGCATGAGGATAAGAACTACTGGATGAGTTGGGAACCTATCCGAGTTCGTTACCATGTCTATACGGATATGGACTATTGGATCATGGGTAAGGACTACGGCAATGAGCCTCGTGTAGCCTGTGATAAAGATGGAATCAATATCATTGAGATTGATATGGCACTTCTTTATATGCAATATCGTTACTGGAGAAAGAGTCGTTACAGTAAAGATGTTGATAGCGAGGGTAATACTTACGAATACCCGAGAACCGTCTTTCTAACTCGCTTTGCTTTAGCCAACGCCATTGATAGTCAGATGCAGGTGGCTTATCTCAATCGAGTAAGATGTTATTTCATGGGCACACCACTTGGTAGTAGTCGTCCTATCAATAAACGTCATGCTTACATTAACACCTACATGAATGTGGATAATAGTATCCTAAATAGTATCATGTACATGAAGAAATATGGTGGTCTTGACTTTGATAAAATCGTTTCCAATTTACCGACAATCGCAGGTAATAGCTATGGAAACTTTTTTAAAGAACTTGATATACGACTTGATCAACGAACTGAACTCATTTGTTGTTATAGTGTACTTCCTTTGTATGAAGTCTGGTTGAATTTAGTCAATGAGAAACAAATGCAACGTTGGAATCGAAATGAAATCCAACATGTTTCTCGTGGGTTATTCTTAATTAACAATAGAAAACTCTTTAGTACGGTCTCAAGTAAATTCGGGAATCGGTTACAGCTTCGTTTCAATCGATTAGCTGAATTACTTCCGAAGATCAAGTAATACCTTATTTATATAATAGGCTCGATAGGAGGGGTCTTATTATGAGTCAAGATTTAACTACTGTGGCACCCGCTATACAGAAAAAGCAAGCGGCTTTTGTAACTTATCACACGGTGAACCGTAATATTGAAGGTGGTCGTTACCGTTATGATCATGGTGACCTTTGTGTGGTAAAAGAGAAATGGTTAGATGAGGAAGGGAAACTTCATAAACGTCTTAATATGATTGAGAACTATCCTCGACCATTTTGGATCACGAAACCTAGATTTCGTAAGTTTAAAGACAAACGGGAATGGGCTTACTTCGATGAAGTGGACATGTTTCGTTCACCACATCACAACCTAAGCTTTGCTGTTCAAAAAGCATTAGGTAAATTTAACCCTGACCCTAAGTTACAAATTCGTATGGTCAACCGTGACCCTTACGTATTTGGTACAGACCTAAGTCCAACGTATATCTTAAAAGAAGCGTACAGCCATAAATACGGCGGTTATAAAGCCGGTCGTATGGAAGTATGCAAACTGGATATCGAGACCAACGTGGTCGATGGGGAAGAAGATGAGATCTTAATGTGCTCTATCGCTTTAAATGGTAAAGCGGTCACTATCGTAAGACGTGACTTCTTATTTAAGAATAACGTGAATGGCGATGAGAAGTTCTTTGAGATCTTAGATAAAGATATCCCTCAGGTGAGAGGTGAATGGGGTTATGATGTCGAGCTTGTTATTGTTGATAGTGAGATTGATGTAATCAGTGAAACCTTTAAGCGTTTACATAAATGGCAACCTGATATTGTAGCGGGTTGGAACGTCATGATGTTCGACCAAGCGGTAATCGCGAAACGAATTGAACGTTTAGGTCAAGACCCTGCTTTATTCTTCTCTGATCCTAGTATCCCTGATAAGTATAAAGGTTATCGCTTCAAAGAAGGTCGACGTTACGCAGTCAGTGATAGTGGTAAGAAGATGAACTTCAAACCTATCGAAAGATGGCATGAAGTCATCGCACCTGCTTCATTCATGTGGGTTGATGGGATGTGTGTTTACTACCGTCTTCGTAAACAGAAAGGTCAGTTACCAAGATATAGTCTTGATTATATCTCTAACTTACACTTGAAGATTGGTAAATATGAGATCCCTGAAGCTGAAAAATACGTAGGTCTACGCAAACACTTTTTCATGCAGACCCAATTCCCCGTTCATTATACGGTGTATAACTTAATCGATACGATCATTTATGATCAATTGGATAAGAAGTTAGGTGACCTTGAAAGCACATTCTTCGATTTATTGGGTGATTGTGACTATCGTGATTATCAATCTAACCCTTCTAAAGCGGCATGTAACTTCCATACTTACATGTTACGTGAAAGAGGTGGGGTAATCGGTAGTACATCTGATACGATGTTTAATGAGTGGGATAGACAACTTCCTCCATTGGATGGTTGGATTGTTGCATTGGATACCACTTACCTTGATAGTCATCAGGGTTTGAAATGTGTATTTGAAAATCCATTCCAAGAAACCCGTGTCTTTACCCATAATGCCGATAGTGATATTACGAGTAGTTATCCTTGGGGTACGATCTTCATGAACATGTCTCGTCGGACAACGAAAATTGAAGTCAGTCAATTGGTTGGTATCCATAAACGAGATCGTTATACTTTTGGTTTAAACTTGATTGCAGGTCGAGTCAATGCTATGTCAAATGCCAGAATAGCATTCAACTTACCCGACTTCAATAAGACACTCGCAATCTACGACGAGTTTGTCAATGAGTATGAATCAAATAGTGGACATTAGGCACCTCTTATAATTTAAGCTAATAAGTGGGGTAGTTTTCTACCCCACGCCTTTATGTCGCCAAATTTACTTAGGCTCTGTATTTAATCAGTTTTATATAAACAGAATAGGAATAGATAAAGATGAGTCAATATGATCCAGTTACTGACTATCGACAAGCCCAAGGGGATGCAAAGAACCCCACTAATCCATATCCGGGTGATGTCAGTAAAAATATTAATCCTGTTAAAGGAATAAGAGAAGATAATCATCGTATCGAGGTACAAGCAGATCGTAACTGGGTACGTCGAAGTTTCCACTACTTCAACACTGATCGTGATTATGGTCAAGCACAACGTGACTATGGTAAAAGCCATCAAGCTAAAGGGTTTTCTGGTGCACCTGGTGTGATTGAAGCAAAACACCGTAAAGCATGGCGTAGTTTCGTCTCTACCGAATTAGGTGGTAACTTCCCAATCAATACGTTATATGGTTATACGCCAACTGCAGATATCGCAGTAGATAGACAGTTCCCAGGTTTAGGTGGTGAGATGGGACGTGCTTATCAAGAACGTATTGAGGATAATGCCCATGATATCCATATCCGTTTAGGGGTGCAGAAATTTAATACGGGGATCAGTTTCTTTAGTAGCTGGTTTGATTATTACTCTCACTCTGTTGCAGTACATGGTCGTACACCATCTATTTTATATGAGATCGGTCAAGTAGCGGGTATCGTGATGGGCTTTATGGCACCTCAGGTGGTTGCGGTAGGTTTCATGATCAAGTTCTTTGCTTTATTAGGCGGTGGTCGTTTCTGGTACGTCAGTCCTGCGATGCCTTTATACTGGACGGCTGTAACTAATATCTTTAATGAGATTACGGGTTCCATGGGTTTAACCTTACCGACTACGGCAGATGATGCTTATGACATGAAGTTCTCAAAAGGAACTCAAGGTAAAGGTCCTTCTGCTCGTAATGGATTAAGTTATATCCAGAAAGTCTCTAAGTTATTACCAGGCGTATTCCAAGAAGCATGGGGTAGTAATGAGGAAGGATTTAATATCGATGTCAGACGTGTAGCCTCTCGTGCTCAAAGTACCCAGATGCAGATCAACCAATACGTTTCTCGTAAGTTACAAGATGCTCGTAACTATGATACGGATAAAGCATTTAATCTCTACGATGAAGCAATGCAAGCGATCCAAAACTTAGGTAAATGGGGTGGTAAAGTCGGGTTTGAGGGAAGTGTGAGTAATAAGAACTCTTTACGTGCTTATACGCAAGAGTACTTTAAATCTAAACTGGGTAGTTCAGATACGAAACAGAATGCGGTAGGTTTTGAGATCTCTGAGAAGAACCGTAAAGATGGTCAGTCTATTTATGATGCTGACTCCATGCAAGCCTTGTATACGAACACTAAGACTAATAGTAACACCAGCGATATTGATAATAACGATGATGTCCAAAAACTCTTCATGAAAGAATTAAATGATGGGAGCGCTTGGGTGACGTTACGTGTTGATGGTACCCGTAGTATTTCTGAGTCATTTAGTAATACTTCTGAAGAATCTCAGATTGCAAGTATGATTAATGGTTGGGCGGATTCTCGTAAACAGTTGATGTTTAATATGGCAGGCGGTAGCATGTTTGGTGACATCATGCAATCTGTGATGAATGGTGCAGCTGACTTCGTAGGGGGTCTAGCGAAATCATTTAAAGTGGAAGGGTTAACCGGTTTCTTGTTTGGGGCTAAAGTCGATATTCCGAAAACATACGGAAGTAGCAGTGCGTCTTTACCTAAAGCAAGTTATACGATTAAACTCCGTACACCTTATAAACATCCGCTTTGTGTCGCCCAGGATTTATATCTTCCATTAGCAATGATCCTTGGTATGGGTTTACCATTAAGTCAAGGTCGTAACGCACATGGTGGTCCATTCTATTGTGAGGTCTATGATCGTGGTCGTTGTGTGATCAAAAACGGTATCGTCAGTAGTATCAGCGTAGAACGTGCAACCTCAAATGTAGCGTGGACAGCGGAAGGGTTTCCATTAGGTATCGATATTACGATTGATATTGAAAACCTTGATACCACCATCCACATGCCTATTAATACCATGGGATTCTTAGATAGTATCAACCCATTTGATGCAGCTGAACGTATCTTAATCGGTAATGAAGGTGCAATGGCAGATTACGTCAGTACACTTGCTTCATTATCATTACCAGATATGATTTATCGCAGTAATAACTTTAAGCGTAATCTTTATGCTTACCAAAGACAATGGACAAGTTATTGGGATAGAGATCACTTTATCCAACGTATTGCGGCAAGTGCACCGGGTAGATTTGTTTCTGCATTTGTACCAGGTACAGACAGACGCTAAAAAAAAACAATAACACAAGTAAGAGGGTATCTACTGATACCCTCTGCTTATGTCCATTAAAACTGAAATGGCTTTGAATTTATAATGATGTATAAAAGAACAATCGCAATAATGGCTTTTATCATTTTACATCCATCCTTTATATTGGTTATAGTTAAGTAACATGTATCCCATTAGTACTAAGATCACCAATAGAATAAATGCGACTAAAGCATAACTGAACCGAATACTTGCTTTACCGTGTTCAAGGTAATGCGTTGGTACCACTGCTTCACTCTCAGTACGAGCATGAATCTGATAATACCCATATACACCTGAGACTAAAGCAATAATAAGTAATACGGCTAATGTAATAAAGATTTTAAGCATGGTTTCATCCCTCCTATAAAGATGAAGTCAAGTTTAATTTAACTGTGGTCGCGTTCGACTTGTTGAATACGTTTTACGCGATATCCATTGGCAGCAAGCACTTGTGATAATGCTTCTGCTGACTCTGGTGTCACATCAAGTAATTCTACTACGTAGTTTGATACGGATAGAAGCTTGATGGTTGGGTAACGAATCCAAGATAGCCCAATTGCATCTGTATTCCCATTTGGATATTCTACTAATACGTAGAGTTGAGAAGTATAATCTTTCTCAGAAGTTTCCTCTGGTAATGATGCAAACATTTGAGCATGTTTGGTTGCAACCTGATAGTTAAGTTGTTCTGCAACGTTACCTGATACGATTGAGGTTACACGTGCATTAGTTACTTTGGTTGGCATTACTGCATTTGGGTAAAGTTCGAAGTTATAACGCTTACCCAGTGTAAATGGATTACTTAAAGCCATTTATTCTTCCTCACCTTCGTTTAATGTAAAATAGAAATAACCTTCATCTGTAAAGAAGATACGTTCTATCTTGTTATATTCAATATCATGGTCATCAAAATACTTTAACCATTCCATACGAACTTCTCGTTGTTCATCTGTCAATTCATTGATATCAGCGATGAAAAGAAGTTCACAAACTGAATCAGACAACTCAATAAGTTCAGTTGGAATCGTTACTGGAATATCTTGAGTATCCATGTCGTTGTATTCATGTACTGATTTAATGAGACGTTCGATTGCCCCATCTTCAGCAAAGTTAACATGAAGCTCTTTCATGTGTTAATCCTTATCTAAATAAATATTTAGTAACAAATCCTCTACAACCCATTCGGAACGGATGATATCGTTGACGTGTGCATCGTATTCATGAAGAACAGGGTGCAGGTATTGTCTGATGAGTTTGTGGAGTTCTAATTGATCCCAAGTATCACGAAGACCTCGAACAGCGACTCGATGGGGATTGGTGTAATACAAGATCACTTCAGAGGGAGAAAACTCCCATCTGTCATTTTGTCTTTGTACTTCCCTTATCTTATCCATCAAGCCTGTTACATCAAATTGGATGACGTGCATAGTTCTGGTCTCCGGTGTACTAAGAAGTTTTTATTAAGATGGAACCGATCAATATCAGGCGGAATTCTTCCGATATCCAGATACTGAGCAATCCCATCGAATGATTGCAGTAATTCATACTTGTGTTCTAGGATGAACTCTCTGATGGCTGAGATATCATCAATCATGCTATCGAAGTGTTTTCCACCACTAAAGAACAACCAGTGCATGTCCTCATAGATATCATAACTCTCATCATTATTAACAAGAGAAACTAGCTCCATTAAGATACAATAGATGTAATTGATCTTTTCGGTTTCTGGGACATTGGTTACACCGAATTGTTTATCGATGAAATCCGTCAGTACCTCAGGTAACCAATAAACATGGTAACTCATTTATCCCTCCTATTAGGATATCGTAAATCTTAAAAATCCGTTTCTGTAATTGAAGTCTTGGATGCAATTCATGCCTACCCATTCATGTTCTCCATCATCCTGATAGACATTAATAATTCCTAAGCCTTCTATACCAATAATATAGCGTCGCATCAAGGCATTGAAGAAATCATTCACGTCATCTTGTTGAAGGAAGTCATAGTAAGCTTCATCGTTGAATTCCCAGTTCTCGTAGCCATCCTTTTGCATAGCCGATGTCATCTCATAGACGATACCCTGGGTATTCTCATCCATTTCCACTTCGAGGTCATTGAGTGTATTTTCAAGATAGCTTAATACATCTCTCCCATGACCTACCATCATTCCATCTTTTACTTCAGTACCTAATACGGTTAATCTAAAGAAGTAGTTCAGTAAAAGTAACATACATCCATATCTCACCTCTCTTACTGCAGCTGATACTTCTAGATCTTCGGTATTTGTTAACATCGGGATATCACCATGTAAGACCCCCTCAAAATGTCGTCTTATTTCAGTATCTTCCAAATAGACGACATAGTGGGAGGGTGGATAGGTATTCCCTCCACCCTTCACATTGGTTAGATCAATGACGTTGACATTCTGGTACCCGATAGGTTGTTGACATCTTGGTACGTGTTCAAACATCTTGGCTCCTAATATCTTAAGATAGATCCACCCCGATACATCTCGTAAGGGAAGTGTTTATTCTTATAATAAAACTCAAACTGTGCAATTGTCATGACTTTCCACATGAAGAGATCTCTCTGATCAGAATCATCTGCGATCATGAACCGGAAATCCGTTCGGTGGAAATCATCTAACTGATTAGCAAAGAAGTTATCGATGATGTCGTATGATTTCTCCACGAACTCCCATGCGATATCATAGTTACTAATCTGACTTCTTTTAAATACATCTACCACTTCATCATCTGAATGATAATCTAGATAATGATAGATGATCATGAAGAAGTTTAGTACACTGAGTTTTTCGGATTTGATTTCAAAATCATCAGCTTTGGATATCAGCTTCTGGTAAATCATCCCAAGGTGTTGATATAACGACCGGACGTCGATAATTGCGGGTCGCATCTCTATTGTCCTCTCTTTCATCTCTTAGTTCACCATGATAGATCATGATGCGTCTATCACCAATACATCTCACCTCTAATACATAGCCACGACGACGTATCTCAAAGTACTCGTATCCCGTTGGTTCATAGTTAACTGGATAGATACTAAATTGATCCGATAATTCACTCATGATATTATCTAAGATATCAGATACTCGATCACCTTGGATTTCTTCTACATTACAGTACTCAACCAGTGCAATATATTGGTATAACTGAATATAGAGTCTTTCGGTATCGTAGCTTGATGATGCGCCTAAGATAAAGTTGTTCTCTAACTCACGAGTAAGTTCAGTTAAGATCGACTGGTATCTCTCTGTTCTGAAAAACATGTCACGATCATAATGAAACTCACTTATTCTCACGTTATCTAAAAGACTATCTTCTATTAGTCTGCTCATTCTATCTGCATCTAAACACACGCAGAACGGATAAGCTGGTCTTAGGTATTGTCTCGATTGCCTTACAATATACTTCGTTGGGGTATAATGTAAATTCTCAAGTGAACGGGCTCTTCTTGCCATGTTGTACCTTCTTTATTTATCGAATTCGACAAACTCCACCAATACGTAAATGAAATTAAGATCAGCTGTAATCGTAATGACATTGACAACTGAGTGCTCCGTATTCATCTGATGAAGTCTATCAAAAATTTCATCTCTGACTTTTGTAAAGGCTTGGTTACCTTCTACTGGTTTGATTTGTTTCTGTTGGATTAACCACTTTACATTACAACCTAAATAAATTCCACGATAAGCAAGATAACTTGCAATAGGTTTAACTAAGCTACAGAAAAAGGAATGGTCCCACCAAGCATCATTCTCATCCTTCTTATAATTCAAATCTTCTGCTGATGGCGTCTCAAACGTCAATACAGCGTACTTCTCATTAAACATGAATACTCCTATAGTTTTCTATCTAAAATCGCTCTACGGCTTAATTAGACACATTTTAACACATGTCTATAACCTTCTTGTCATGTATATAATATAGGGTTGTAGTTATCGATAAAAAAGCAAAAAAAAAGAGTAAGTTACGGGGTTTTCGGCAGCCCCGGAAGTGTAACTTACTCGTGCCCATATGGGCAATTGATCCTAACAAGGAACATATGAACAATAATCCAGGCGACTATATTTCAAATCGCCTGTGTTATTATCCATATTAACGACGAGCTTTTAATAACTCTAACTCAGCTTGTACAGCTGGAGTGTTGATTACATTAGTACGGTATTCTGCTTTTTGTTGAGCAGATGGTGGTAAGTCTGCTGGCGCACCACCGAAGTAGCCTAATGAAGCTACTGCTAAAACAGTTACAGTGATAATTACTTTGTGTACTAAGTTGAAAGTTGAAGTGTTCATACGTAAACCTCTTTTGTTATACTGGTTATGACTATATCAGCGAATCTATATCTATGATAGCAGTACTGATACGTGTATTTTCTGAAGTCCTCATTAAGTAAGCAATAGAGACATTCTACTACATCTGAGAACTGGTTATAGTACCAACTATTCGGACTCATGGTCTCGATATAGTTGATTAATATGTAAATACGTTTTACATTTAACATGATTTATTCCTTTTGGGAGTAATTAAAAATCCGGGAGGGTTGCTGGAACAACCCTCCCGCTTTATGTTGCAGTAATACTCTTTTAGAGGAAGACAAAACGCATTTTAAATTTCTTTCTTTTTGCTAAAGGATAAGAAGATATTACTCTATTCCTTCATGTAAATTATATATACTTATAAAATCGATAGAAAGGGTTTTTATAAAAAAGAAAAATCGGGTAAAATAGAGGGTACCAACTGGTACCCTCTGATTGTGTCTGTTAATTGTTTTTAGCAGGTTTATGGGCATCTATTAGATCATTGAGTGTCTTTTCTCTTTGACTAATAAGTGCTTCATAGACACCCCACTCTGCAAACTTCTCTGAAATGAACTCTTCTGAGATCTCTTCATCGTTGTTTCTTGATGCAAAGTAGAATTGTGCTAATACATTTTCCACTGGCACTTCTTTTAATAGCTCATCGATCGTATTTTGGAAGTGTACGGTAATTTGTTCACCTTCTACATTCTTAAAACGATGCCAATAAGCAGTATAAGAAGTATTTCCGTTTTCATCGCGTGTAATGAGTCCACATGTTACATGAAGAAGATCGAGTCTTCCACCCGTTAATAAACGTTTCTCACGGTGACTTACTGTTGTTTCATGACCACAATATAAAACGCCTGCTCTAAAACCAGGTATCGCATAAATCGTAAAGTTATCGAGTGTTCTTGGTCTAGCTCGATGGATTGGGTGTTGAGTTTCCATTTTGTTATATCTCCTATTGATAACAAAATTAAGAGGATGTATCAACTACATCCTCATTTTGGAATATTCTTATTCTAATTATAGAACAAGGCCGTTTTCTTCTACTGAACCACCATCGACATCAAGTTTGATACGTGAATTCACGACACCTGATAATTCTGCTTGGAAGGATTCAGTTCTGTCTTTAAGATGACGGATCATTTCTAATACTTCATCATATTCAGTTGTAAAAAAGACAGTACGGTTCTCAATCTTTTGACCATCATTTAAACGGAAGATACCATCACATGAATAACCGGTTACGAATTTACCACGTGACGCTTCTTGCGCATCAAGTGATGTATGAAGCATCGCAAGTGATAGTGGGTTGCGATTATATTTCTCACCGAGTTTATCGGTGATCATAAGTGATGCCACACCTGGAGCTGCGCCTGTTACTTTGGTGAAGTTTAAGAAGTTACGTAAATCTGCATTATCTAAACCATGGTTTTCATTACTAAATAACATGGCAAGCATGCTGATGTATTCTTCTGCAACTTCATTGGCTTCTTTGATCGATACATTTGGAATCAATAAAGTGATAAATGGTACACCCGATTTCTTCGCCATGCTATCATAAGACACTAAAGTACGGTAAGCATTTTCAATGGATTTTAGGTTGTTATCATCTAAGAATAAAATAGAGATAACTGGTTTACCACGTTTAATCAATTCAGAAGCAAGTACTGGTGCAATCGTAGAACCCGAACCACCATTTGCAGATGCTACTACGATGTTGATATCACCAGGGTGTTTTTCACTGATGAAGTTAGGCACTTGTTGCATGATCTCTGGTGCGTTTTCTGCACGGATAGAACCTGAACCTTCTGCATCTTTTTCTAACTTAATTTTATAGAATGCGTTACGCACTTTAGGGGATTCAATATTTGATTCTGATGTATCGATTAAGAAAGCTTCGACTTTAGCGTAACCTGCTTTTTCTTCTAAAGGTGCTGTGATGTAAGGTGATACGACATTGATACCTGTACCACCACAACCGTAAATAACCATTTTATTTTTCATAGTTAATCCTCATGAGTTTATTAAATTTAAAAGTGTTTAGTTAACGTTAACGAAGTAATCAAACAGACTACTTCCATATACTTTGCTAAGATAGGAAGGATTTGTGAGATTACTTCAATGAGATAATATAGACTTATAGGAAGTAATAGAATTTAATTATCCCAGAAACAAAGGTATTTTTATTATGAGTCCAGTACAATTTGCGATTGCTGAGATTCGTTCAGTCATCCCGGATGAAATCTTAGAACTCGCCTTTATTCCAAAGACTAAATATAAATTGAGTCGTTCTCGCTTTACCCCTAAGAGTATCGACAGTCAAATCTATTTCAATGTGATCAATGAACGTGTTCGTCGTCATGTTGATAGTCAAGGGGCAAAACAAATTACCATTCCATTAAGTGGGTTAAAATTCGAAGAAGTAGAAATGGGTAACGGTCAAGCTTGGACTTGTCATATCCCTAAACGATTAACGGGTGGTCGTACGATTACCCATGTGATTTCTGTTCATGTTGGTATGGTAGGTACAGGTGCTGGCTTCTTAGGCGGTGGTAGTGTTTCCCAATTTGGTATGGGTGTTTCTACACGTAGTACCAATAATGCTTGCGGTAACGATATCCATCTTGCTTCAGCTCGTGCAATCATGGATGCGAATCGCCCAATGGATATGAACTTCACCAGCAATGTTTACTTGATCGATGAAAATACGATCATGGTAGAAGATCGCATGCCGATCTCTAACCTTGAGTTAAGATGTCAGGTATCCAGTGATGAAGAATTTAGTTTCATTCAAGGTGCTCACGTTGCTGTATTCGCTGAGTTGTGTTTACTGGCTACTCAAGCTTACATCTATAAGAAACTCTCTATCGTAAGTGATAAAGCGATCTTAGATGGTGGTATGGATCTTGGTAGTGTAAAAGAATGGATTGATAAGTTTGCAGATAGCAATGAACAATTCAGTGAACTCGTGAAAGGGCGTTGGGCGAAGATTCAGAAAATGTCTGATAAACCACGCCATAATCGTTGGTTAAATATGAAAGGCGCACTAGTTAACTTTAGCTAAAAAAAAATAACAACACAAGTAGAGGGACTCTTGATGAGTCCCTCGCCTATGTCCGGATTACTGACCTCTTTCAAGTTCAGTGAATAACGGAAGGTGTTCTAACACGGTTAAGTCTAGATTATCCACAATATTGTCTAAGAAGTTTAGCCATGTTTCTTCACACTCTTTACCGAAATGTAATCGATATGGGGCGTGTTCTTCATGCGCTAAATCCAATGGGATATTGTAAAGATAGCAGACATTAGAAGTAATACCTTCTTTACCGTGCTGTACAACGATAGTGATGAAGTTTTCTCGATCTGCCTTATCCATTGGTTTGCAGACTTGAATTAAACTATTTCCAAATTGAAGTGCCATAGTGTCTTTCCTTTATGCATACAACAAGAGATAAGGTCAGTTAAGTAAACCTAAACCCGATTATTGTACTTGGTTGTTTTCTGGTGCACCCATGAATGAATCAATGAACGCACGTAAGTCATCGAATGTTTCGTATTCATCTACAGCAAATACATGCTCAGACGCAGTACGGAAGTATTCAGTTACATTGTATACTTGACGGCAAAGTAATGCACCCATCACACGAACAACGTGCAATGCTAAGGAGTGACTAGAGATCACTTCGATCTTCGCAGTGTTACCTGCTGCACCTTGATCCACTAATTTAGTGCGGAACGATACCGGTGCCTGATGACCAAGTACACTGTTTGCATTGATTACCACACCGCTTTTCACTAATGCAGGTAACAATACTTTTTCAAGGTTTTCATCGTTAAGTAAGTTTTCAATTGTGAACTCAGGCATTAAGCTGATACCTGCACCATTGACATAACCAATGATTGAACGGAAGATGCTGGTTACCGCATAGTCATGAACGTATTGGTTTTTCGCTTCTTCGCTTTCGAATGCTTTAATAGAGTCGAATAATTGGCGATCCATTTCAGCACAGGCTAAAACACGATACTGATCACGTTGTTGTTTTTCAACAGCTGGGTTGACTGGTTGCACATCTACTTGATCTTCAAGTGCTTCTTGTACGTCGCTAGTCGTTTTAGTTTCAACTTCTTCTGTTGCCACAGTTTCATTTGTTTGTTCGGTCATTTAGAATACCTTATTAATAATTTGATTAAAAAAAAAGGGATAGCGGAGGACACATGCTATCCCTAAAAGAAGGGTGGAGGAAAGGAGATAACCTAACCAACCGAGGTATTATAATTGGTTAGGCCAATGAAATTAAACCCCCACCCATATACAGGAGTATGAGTAAACCGTTATCGATTAGTCTGAAAGACCACCCCATACTTTCTTAACTTTATCATGATCCATGATGTCATTGTTGTTCAATGAAGCATATTGGGTCAATGAAGTTGAGATATAACCTTTACGAACGATTTTCTCATCCGGATTTTTAAGGTTGTTGAATTTTGCTTCACGTTTTTGTAAAACACGGATTTGGCTGTGTTTACCAATACCTGCTTTAAGTGATGCTTGTTCTAACTCTTTATTTTTGTCGAAGACTTTCTTCGTTAAAGAACCGAACTCGATTGCTACCGCTGCAGCCACATCAGATTTTGCTTCATCGTGTGCAGTGATAGATGCTTCAGTGATACCTTCCGGTAATGCTTCTGCGATTGCACCTTTTTCAACGGTACCTACACCATTTTCATCTACGGTAACTTTACCTTTAATTTTTTCTAAGATAAGATTAACGCGTTCAACTTTACTTAATTTAGCCATGAGATTTCTCCTATTAAATTTTGATAGACTAAGTTTATATTGCAATATATACTTAAATCGGAACGAGATAAGTACATGAGTTAAAGTAAGATAGTAAAAGATTACTACCTTACTATCAAGTAGATAATATACCTTTATAATAACCTATAGAAACGGGTTAAGTTTTAGAAAGGTGGATCATCATAATCGTACGCCGAGTTATCATCATCCGATATCAGTCTTTTTACATCACCACTATCATAGACATCATCGCTAACTCTACCAGTTAGGATATAGGATACGACACGTTGGTCTGGCATTATGCGAGTACTATCGATACTACTACGCCAGAAAGCTGCAAGCTCATTGGTCACAATTGGTGAATCGTTATCTGTTAAGATCCCACCGTAGAATCTCAGTGCTTTAGCAAGTAGTTCGATTTCTTTGGTTCGTTGGTGATAATAACCATTCGAGCCTAAGATACCCGTATTGAATTCACCTCTTGGTTTGCCGTTCTCATCGTTACCGTATTCCGCCGAGCCGAATAATGATGTCTGACGATGGAAAACAAAGAAGTAACCACTGACCATGTCATAATACACAGCTGAGGAATCCACCGAGTAATAATCATCGTAGCCAAATGGGAATAAATTGATTACTGCAAGATCTACCGCATCAGTAACATCTTTTGATTCGAGTGTCTCTGTATCAAAATCGATAACATGCAAGATTCGATCAAATAACATCACCGCAAATCGATACGTGTTCTCAGCGACCCATCCATATAAATATTTCGTATCTGGTTTACCTGCAATACCTGTACCAACTTTGTCTCTGCGATTGATAAGCTCGACATTATCAACAAACACATCACTGCGTAAATCAGTAATCAAAACAAGGGCAAACTTAGTTGGTTTAAGTCTTTTTGTGACAGCAGGTTCAAATGAGACAACTGGTTCACTTAAACTAAGACGAGTGAACTTCTTACCTTCGGTATAGTTCTGATACAGTTTCAAAAGTTTCTCATCACGGATAAACGGTTTATTTGGTATAAACTGCGTATCCTTTTTCTTTGATTTATCGTTTACGAGCATTTCGAACTCCTTTCTTTTCTTGTTGTTCAACGAGATAATGTTCCAACACTTGAAGTCTTTCTTCTACACGTTGGTTAACATGATCTTGTGCATCTCTGTCGGGAATCTGGACAACTCTTTCCTCAACAAGCTTAAGTCTATCATCAAGATGATTGTAATCTTTGACTAAGACTTCGAATTTGTCTCTCTGTTCTTCCATCTCATGCACTGCACCGTATAATGCGAATGTTGAGAAAATCAAACAAAGCGACCATATCACAAATAGTGTTATTCCTGTCAGTTTTAGGAATGTCTTAACTGGTGATCTACGTTCTTGTTTAAAACCTGAAATTAAACCCATGATGTCCTCCTATTAGACGATAAATTAAGGGTAATTTAACTGAGATATAAGTACTTTTACTTGTACTTTACCATGGAGATAATATACACTTTTAAACCGAGATAAACCCCTCCCACCCAATACCATGTATCCAATATAAAAATTTATTATAATTAAAATTAAGGTCGAACCAAAAATGAATGAAATTAATATAGTGGAGTTCTGTCGCGAAGATGGACGAGTGGCACTATCGCTTGAATATCTTGAATCAGGAATAAACTTAAAATTGCATCAGAATAAATGTCTACGTGATGAGTGGCTGTTTAGTCTACCTTATCGCCTAGAAGAACTTTCTCGTTTAGACGAATTACTCCGTGATACTTGTTATAAGTATCTCGAAATGTGTCGTCAAAACAAACATCCTACCTATAAATGGATTCGTGAACAAATCAGTCCTTATAGTGGGTTGTTATATCAAAACGATTTATTTAGTCCTCGTTGTCAGATGACAAGACACGTGGCATCACATCTTCCGATGTACGTGGTAGGTGAAAATAAATCGGATCGTTTTAGTGGCTATCAAACCCGTTGCAATGGCCGTATCGTGGGAAAAGAAACCCAAGTCCACCAGATCCCGAATCACATGATCCACCTTCATCTGAAGCAATACAAGGATAAATATCATGTTGAGACTGGGATGAGAATACCAGGGAGATTCATGCACAAATGACTTATCCGTTCAAACATATTAAAGATAAACAAGAATTCAATCAGCCATTAGGTGGGTTTATTGTAAATCCAACCATGGAAGAGAGAAAAAACCTAAATAAAGTTCATGAAAAACTTGTACCACCGAAAGTTAAACCTTTCGTAGCTTATGATGATGGGTATCATGATGAAAGCGACGAGTAATAATATCTTTAGAGATAAATCAGTATCTAATCCGAATGTGATTAAGAAAATCCATCAAGGTAAGATTGGTCATTTAGTGGATGGTAAATTTGTCGAATTAAAAAACAATGAAAAAGTCCATCGCAGTAAGAAGATCGTTCGTCTATTCGGTTGTATTAATCTGCACAAGGAAGATCTTGATTTATATACGAGATCGGGTGGTACAGTTAAAAGCCGAGGTGGTGTAAGTAATGGTGGACGATCCACGACTGATACTTACATGCCAATGTATACAACCCATCTTCCTGGCCATCAACTTGGTTAAACACGAGGCATCCTAGGATGCCTCTTAGTTTTGTCCAAAAAAAAATAACAACAGAAATCAGGGAGTCCGAAGACTCCCGTATATTACTTAATGATTAAGGTTCGAGATTGTAGCGCACGCCAATGTTCTCCGATCTTATTTCGAAGACTGACATTAAGCCATTCATCTAATTTAGCCTTTAACGCTTCAGTCAGTTCGTAACCTTCCTTTCTGAAACCTTTTGGCTGTTTACCGATATCAACATTGTTACTCAGTGCCATGTAGACTTCGTTTTGTTTGATATAAGTCAAGAACGGCCAACTATCTAAACCTCTTGATTGGTGGGCTCCATATGGCATGATGGAGATCTCACCTTCACTCATATTGATTTCAGTCATGATCGTTGTTTCATAACCATAAACCTCAATGATGCGATGAACAAGATAATCTTTAATCAGATCAGCGAATGCACGCATCTCTTCTTTTGATTTCTTGATATCACGAAATGTGGTAATACTCTCAGCCATATAAAGCCTCCTCATCTATTCAAATTTAAGGACTATCTTCTTAGGGATATTTCCCTGACAGTGGTTCTCGTACAAACGGGTATACCGATAATAAAGCATATTGGCTATAGCATCGTTCGGTCGACCTTTAAAGTCTTTCCCATCATTCATATCCAGTCGATAATCAAAGTCATCTACGAGAGCAAGTTGTTTATGTTTGGTTTGCGCAAGGATGGTGAATCCTGTTGGTAACTGAACATACTCAAACTTTAAACAATCACGAAAATAATCATGATTAATCTTCTCACAATGACTTAATATCTTCTTACTTAAGAAACTCATGATCTCTGCACGAGAAGGTGCGGGAACATTCCTGGATACTAACATGAGATCCATGACTACCCCTTAGATGAACGTGTTACTTCCTCACCACCAATAAGGATTTTAAACTCACGAGACATCAGCGTTGTTGCATTCCAATTTCCCGGTAACGTGATCTTGTGGAACAACCAGTTATCAAGTACGATTCTGATATCATCAGAGAGATAATACTGACTCTTACGAACATCAAAATGAACATCGAATTTGTTTATCGCAACAACCTTACTCGTTGGTTCTTTATATCCGTAATTGATCTCTCGATATTCGCCGAACTCGTGATTATCATCTATAAACCCGCAGTGGGTAATACTGATAACACCTTCAACCAAATCAGGTACAACATGAAATACAAATTCATCATCGTACTTCATTCTTGCTGCCTCAATAAGATAAGCGTTTATCCCATGAACAATATCATGACAAACAAGTAGTTTGCTGATCGATTCTTCAAGGGATCTAAGCTTGGGGTAGTGTCCATCGGCCAGAACTTGAGTATTTGGGACATTGTTTACGAGTTGATTGTAGATCAGAGCAGTCGCATTGGTCGCTAACCGTTTCTGACCTGGATCATCATAGTTATCATCATACGCCATATTACTTCTCCGGATTCTTTGGTTTAAGGTTGATCACAAGATATTGCGATGCGACTGTTGAGAAAACCTCACCATGCGGCAATTGAACAGGTCTTTTTAACCAACTATCAACAATTGAGTTATACTCTGGATTGTATTGTTTTGCGACCAATGAATTGAGGAAACGCTCAATGCTATCTACCTCAAGATCAACTTCAGTTTGTTGTTCAAGATAAACGAATTGGGCATCCTGTTGCTTCGCTGATTGCCAGTGATGCGTGATCGTAATCACACGAGTATCAATATCATAATCCACGTTGAACAGGTGATCGATATTGTAAGCCTTCTTAGCGACTTCTTTCAAATGAGCTTGTACAGTATACGGAATATACTTTCTGGCGATATCTGAGATAAGGTCGTCGAGTAACTTAGACTTGAACTCACGCTCTTGTTTGGTCTTAGGTTTCTCTTTAACTACACCTGCTGTTTCAAGGGTCGCCGCTAATCCGCTTTTAAGACTATAATCAAACCAGGTCATACACCCTCCTGTTTATCAATGAACTCAATTGAGAAGTGTTTACTTCTGATAGTGTAAACCTCTCTACCATTTGGTAGTCTGATTGGGCAACACAACCACTCTTTAAGTTCCTTCTGTAAATCATCACGTAATACAATACTACCGTTAATGAGATTTCGTAGGCCAGCAAGATTACCTAATGAAACTTTCGTGTAATGGGTCGTCTCCTGAGCATAGCTCACATCAAAGTTACCACAGTTATCGTCTTCACCATCATCAAGATATCGTCCAACATGTTCAATACTAAGAGTACGGATATCAGAGCGATAAGATATTTCAAATCTAAGATTCTTACCGTAATGACGAATACCCATATTCATCAGAAAACTTTCTGCTGAGAGCGCAACATCCCGACCTAGGTTACACTCTTTGATCTGATCTTGTATTTTCCCTAATTTCACAATATCAGCTTGTGACTCAACAGTTGCATTCATATTGCGACCATTTGCAATATTGTATACAATACGGGAAAGATAAACTTCTGACATGGTTAATTTAATATTTTCTAATGCGTTGCTCATTCTTGGTCTCCTTTTAAAATCCTTCAGTAATTCCAGTATAAAGTTCAAAATTGATCTTTCTTGCTACTGGATAGGTTTTATATTCTTTATCCATGTAGAAACCTAACTGATCATCAAGTAATGCTGCATCCATTTCAACATGATCATATTTAGTACCTTTAACGTATTTGAATTTAACAAACTCACTTGCTTTGATTGGGATATTGATTTCATCATATTCGAAAGCATAGCCAAGCTGTTTTGGTTCAAGTTCAACATTGATATGAACAACGAGCTGTCCTTCCTCAATATACAAGTTACCACCCGCAGATAGTACTTTAACTGGATCACGTGAATTACGGCATGCGATCTCAAGTCGATTTATCAGTGAACTCGTAAGCAGCGACATGTCTGCTTTATGCGTAATACGGGTACGCTTTTTCACCAGTGTTTGATTGTATTTCATATCTCCTCCTATTAGAGATAAAGTTAAAATGTTTTAATTAAGTACTTAATGAGAACATCTTTATTCTCATAGAAATAATATACACTTGTAGCAATCAATATAAAAAGGCTTACTACTATATAGGAATTTCTGATATACATAGGCAAATATTTATCTATATAGGAGGGAATTGTACTATGGGTAATATCTATGACAATAATAAACCAATCACGTTACTTGCTGCACAACGTGTTCAGATTGGGAAAGGGGTATTAAACAATACGAAGTTATTAAAGCGCTATAGTCGACTTGATTTGATTGATGTCCATGATCATACGAAAGGTGTTTTAATCCGTAAGTTGCCGACGATTGTAAGAGCAAGATTTGAAGAGAATCCACCACCATTCAAACTAGCGTTTACCAATAACGATAATGCATTGCGTTGTCATTATATTTGGAATAATCGTGCTTTGGGTTATTTCGGCGTATTACTAGATGATGATGGGAATTACATGGTCTCCTATGATACACCAAATGTCACACCAGTTGAGATGTTTAGACCAGATGGTAGTTCGTATACGGTAAATAAGATTACCCCTGCGACGAATGGGTTTGATATGAACTTGATTCCTAATCTCCCGTTTGGTGTAACGAGTTTCTATTATGACTATACCGCCAAGTGGTTGATTGCTATTACAAAACGAGAAGATAACAATCAGCTTGAACTTCGTATCCTATCACTTAATAGTAATGATCAAGAAAGAACACAGCAAATCGAAAGACATCTTAATCAGTTGATCCAACCTACTGCCTCAGTTACGGATGGGGATGATAAACGTTATCTTATCGATGTGGAGTTTGCTGATATCTATTCTACGGTCATGCATTATAATCCTCCAGTTAATAATGCCGGATTAAATACTTCTTGGAATGCAGGTATCTTTGATAAGATCGCCATGTACGATACTAGAGAGGAAGCAAAGACCAAAGACTGATCAAATGAGACTACTTCGGTAGTCTCTTATTTCTGTTGCTAATTTAAAATCGTTAATATAAAGCGCATAGAGCGATTATTTAGTATAGGGATGATAAATTATACCAACCTATAAATAAAATGCATTAGAGAGCTTTTTAGAGGCATTCTAGATGATATTTAAACCAAAAAGAAAAGTGGACAAAAGAGAGAGGATATCTTTCGATATCCTCTATACTTTAACTTAACAACCGATTAGATATAGGTGTCATCAAATTTGGCATCCTGATACGCTTTCGTATTTTGGATGTTCTTCATGTAGTCACCGTAGCTCTTTTGAGGTTGTTGTGGTTTCTGGTAGTTATTACCAGTGTTATTGTAGTTCGGCTTGTTATCGCGTTTCATTTCACTTGGTGGGTTTAATAACTCATGCTGGATCTGGAATCCACATTTTGCACCAATAGTACCTTTATCGATTAATGGTTGATTCTCATAACCCATCATGTTACTATAGAAATCAGCAAAGTCTACGTCACCAATGAAATAACCATCTTGATGAAGATTGCCCGCATTATCAAGATACTGTTTTAATTTCTCTTTGATATTGTTTAGCTGTTCTTCTGAGTGAGAAGAGAGACTATAAACATGCGGGATGATTTTCTTACTTTGTTCATTAACAAAAATACGTAAGATCAATTTACTCATGTAATCGTAGAAGTAACTGGTAAAACCAAACTCCGCTTCTTTCATGGTCGCTGGATCAAAACCATTTTTACTTGGCATCACCTGACGCATTTGGAAAGCTTCACCAGTTGCTTTACTGGTAAGATCTAAGACGTTAACTTCAGCGGGCTCATAATGCAGATCATAACCATACCCACTTTGCGTAGTTGATAAACGGAAGTGGTTAAATAAACGATCGATCACTAAGTAATCTACCTGGATACGACCTTCTTCAATTTTCACTTGGTATTGGGCTTTCTTCGGATTAGTCTCATGTAAGATACGATCCGCTGCTTTCATCTTATACAACGTACCTTTCTCACCATGGTTAACGATATCCAATAAATCTAGTCGACCAAAGCGTTTCATTAACCCACCTACTCGAGAGATGGTTTCAGTATCACGGATACGATGAGGTTTAACTAGGACTAAACCTTTTTCTTTGTTCTCTGACATATCCAAAACTCCTTAACTCAATTCTATTTAAGTATTCGATTCAAAAAAAAAATA